ATTTTTAGCTATGGTTTAGGTCTTGAAGATCTTGATGAAAATAGAGCAGAAGCTCTGGTAGAAGGCGATACTGTCGTTGAAGAAAAAGAAGATCAGGTCACTGATGCAGAAACTACTGATGCTCCAGCAGAAGCACCTGTAGAAGGTGTTCCTGTTGATGCTGAAGCTGAAGAGGTTAAAGATGCTGAAGATGCTGCTGAAGCAGAAGCGGAAGTATTGGAGAATGAACAATTAGAGACTGAACTTCTCGAAGCACAAGCAGAAGAGCAAGAGATCCATGAGATGGATGACGCTATGGAAGATGCCGAAGGTGCTCTCGATGATCATCAAGAACTCATCGAGTCACTGGAGATGATCGCGCAAGACGGTGGTATGAACCGTCAAGCTGCACGATTCTATCAGCTCTCTCGTAAATCCATCTATGGACGTCTCGGTATCCGTGTGACGACTGAGTCTTTTGCGATGGAAGCGTTCGATGATGTAGCTACTCGTGTGGTTGCAACAGTAAGATCTCTAGAAGAAGAGAAATCCAACTTCAGGAAGTTCTTGGAAGGTACGAAGAAGTTCTTGTTGGATCTCTTTGAGAAGATCCAAAACTTCATCCTGAAGATCTTGGACACCAATAACGCTGTACGTAAACGCGCTGAGAAGCTCGTTAGTAAATTGGATGGAGCTTCTTTTGAAGGTGTGCTCTCTGAGGCACAACAAAAACGTCTTGGTAAGTACTTCGTCGTAGAAGGTAAAACCGTTGATATCCATACCTCTGGTGAAAAAGCTGTAGAAGCGGTTCTGAAAACAGCATTGTTGGTATCCAGCAAACTTGATCTGGCTAGTTTGGTCGGTGAGGTTGTTACTAACCTCTATGGTAGCAATGGTGTTACACCTATCGATAAAAACGACGCATTGACAGCGATGAAGAAAGCTTTCAATAATAAACTTGGTGTTAATGCTGATAAAGAAGACGTCGTACTTGCGAATTTCCCAGCTAATTACCAGTTAAAATTACCTGGGGTTCATAGCGAGACTAAAGGTATCACCTTCGGACAAAGCGAAGAAGTTGGCGAAGTCAAGATCGGTAAAGAACTGATGATCCGTGATGCCGGTAAAGCTAAAGAAATGTTAACACTTCTTACTAACTTCTTAAATGAAGTCGAAGCTCTGAAAGAACTTACAAAGACTGGCCTGAAAGAAAAAATCGCTAATAGTCTCGTTAATGTTGCAGCCGATCGTGTCAAGTTTAAAGAGGGTGATGATGAAACAGCTGTCATCCAGAAGAATGGTATCATCATCGCCTCTACCGTGAGTACTTTTATTCGCCAATACATGGGTGCGATGGCAAAAGTGGGTGGTTATCTTTCCAACCTCTCTCGTGTCTATCTTGAGGTCGTTGAGGTTAGCATGAAAGGTGCTTCTCAGAATCAAGAAGATGCTGCTTCCGCAGAAGCTTAATCCTTATACGTACTAGACGTCATATACGCTAAAATCCTAGGTGTCCTTATCATGGGACACCTAGGATTTATGACGTACATCGTCATGTTGAGATGCCGTATAGGATCTCTTAGATGATCACACGAGTATACTGTGACTTCCTTTTCTCCATTAATAAGAGTTGACTTATGTCTAATGAAATCACCTTTATGAAATACCATCGCGCTGAAGAAGCTTTTCAAGAGCTTCTTGCGCTTGCGCTCCCGCGTCATCTTTCTTTAAATGCTTCTGCTGAACGCTTCTATCAACAGACCAAATCTTCCTTGTATAAACAGCTTTCTTATTCAGAAGAGTCTGTATCATCATTCATGGATAGTGTAGCAGAAGTGTTGGAAAAACTCTTTAATTACTTCCTGGACCTCTTTGATAAGATTAAAGAACACTTTGGTGAGGTCTACATGGATGCCAGAAGACTGAAAACCGATCTTGAGAAAACCAAAGGCAGATTAAGTAATCCTGTCAGATTCAAGAAAGTCCCTGACGAGATCTACAGTAGAGTAAGAAACACCTTCTCTATCGGTAACAGCAATGTCTCTGTCTCAGATGGCTTAGGTCTTATTGACAAATACTTAAGTGATATCGATCCTAAAAACACCTTAAATGATCTTAAATCGATCATGAATAACACCATCGATAAGATCAATCTTCTCAAAAAAGAAGATGTCGACAGTCATGAGAAGTATCTCAAGAACCGTAGTGATGATATCGACAGCCTCTTCTACGAGATCAAAGATGACTTCGGTCTGGTAGAAGTCCCTGAAGATAGTAAGATCGATGGCTTTGATCATGGTAAAGGAGAATATATACAGTCTATGTTACTCCCAGGAGGCTATCAGGTTCTGGGTTATAAAGAAGACATTGAAGGTGTGCAAGAGACTGCTTTTGTTGGAAAGAAAATAAAAGCTGTATTTAAAAAGACAGCTAAACTTGAACCAGAGGTCATCACCCCTATCGACAATAATGCTGCAAATCGTATCTTGAGTCATTGTGAAGCTATCGTGAAATACGTATACGATAGCAAAAGGGATATCGACAGTATCGGTACGGATATCCATCGCGCAGGAAGAAAAGGTATCGCTGCTAGTAAGTTCCTTAAAGAGATCGAGCGAGGGGATGCCAAGAAGATTATCGAAGACTATCTTAAACTGCTCTCTACTGTCAGGACAGCTACGATAGATATCACCAAGATCATCAATGAGCTTTCTCTGTATGCTGTCAGAGCAGGAAGAGTAGCAATGCTAGCTATTAATAAATCTATCGAGGTATGAGAAACATGAAAGTATTTGCAGGACAGTCGATCTCTAATGGTGAACTGATACCAGAGACAGGACCCACAGAAGAACTAGGCGATGATATCAATGATCTCGCCAGTGAGTCTTACGCGATCGATCATCTATACAAGGATTATTGTAGATCAGAAGAGCTTTATCAGGAGTTACAGGAACTTCATCGGTCTCTAGAGTCTGCTTACTTAGAAGATGGTGTAGATAGAGCTTCTTACGAGATGTATAAGGGGCCTTGCAGGTCCTTATACGCTCGTATGGGGGAAGAGATCTCTTTTATCAGCTACGAGCATTTTAGTTCTCGTATCCAGATGTCTTTAGAGGAATCTCAATCTAGGATCTCTGCTTTATTTGAGAAGATAGGGGACTTTATCAGCCAAATCGGTGATAAGATACTAGGATATCTCGGTAGCATCACCACTATGGCTAAAGTCATCGAGAAAGAAGCTATAGATCTTAAAGCTTTTGCTAAAGGTAAGACCATAGACACTAGTCGTTTTAAGGGTAACAATAAAGCTCTTCCCTACATGAAAGCATTTAGCATTGATGATAAGGAAGAGACTAGTGTTGCGACATCCATGAAGATCATCGCTTCTTATACCCATTTCTTCAACAACCCAAAAGCTGTTGATGGTTCTATTGAGATCATGGATATGGCAAATAAGTACATGGAGATGATCACATCGACCAAAGAGACTTATCAGAAACGTAATAGATCATGGTTTAAAGAACTCCATAGTCTCGGACGTGAGATCAGTAAGAAACAGAAAGAGCTCTCTCTCCCTTTAAGAGAGATGTTTGGTTTACATCCTATCACCAAAGCTCCCAGATACTACAACTTCGGTAAAGGAGACTATTTTGAATCCATGTCACTGCCAGGTGGCTGGAAAGTCTGTATGGTCGATGTCAAGAAAAAAGCAACCATCTGGGCTGAAGATCCCAATGATGATACTAATCTGATTACGAAAGAAGAATTGATCTTAGATAGCTATCAGGCAAACTTTGTCCATACAGGGGATGCCGTCTATAACGGACTTTATCAGATCACAGATCGTGACATCGAGAGTATTACAGATGATGTCGTTAAGATCACGAAGACCATCCAAGAACATCGCAAGCAAGTCGAGTATATCGTAAGTCAATTCAGCAAAGCTTCTAAAGCTTACGAGAAGACTGCTTTGCGTATCCGTTTTGAAAAATATGCTTGGGATGCTGATACAGGCTGGGTAGAGTTAATAATGCGTTTAAATAGGACGTTACTGACTTCTCTGATGTATCTTGGTAAAGAGATCTCTCAGTACAGCTTAAAAGAATCTCAATTAGCACTGGAGTATATCCGTAAAGTGCTAAAATAACTATACGTCATAGATCCTCAGTGATACCACAAGTTGGTATCACTGAGGTAAACTTGCCGTGTAGTGCTTATTCAGATATGTTAACATATCTGTATCCTTGGTCATGGTGACGACTATGACTGTTTCTATCAACCTTATATAAGGAAAAATCATGTCAAAAGGTATATTTGAATACCTGGTGAAATCTGCTGAAGAAGCAGAGTTTCGTATGCTAGAACAAAGAGAAGGTGATCTTTTTGAAGATACCGATATGTCAGATATCGATCAGGAGTCTGGTGATATCGACGATATGCGTCAGTCTTTGGATGATGCAGTCGTTGCACTGGAGGACTTCCAGTCTATGCTGTTCTCTATCGAAGATTACGGTAGAAAACACACCAACTTCGATAAAACCATGTACCTGATGTATCGTAACCAAAGAAACAGTATCTATCGTTCTTTTGGTTATCCTGGTAGTACCCTCTCCCTGGAGAACTACGACAGTCCGGTAGTAAGATCTCTGGAAGAAGAGAAATCTATCTTCAAGAAGTTCTATCAAGGGATCTTGAACTTCATCGGTAAGATCGCTGATAAAGTCGTCAGTTTCTTCACCAATCTTAATAAACTGGCTGGTAAGGTCTCTAGCAAAGCTGCTGCTGTGAACAAGTATATCGCCAGTGGTAAAGACGTAGAGTTTAATCTCACTGATGGTCAACGTAGTAAATACAGCAAATACTTCGTCACGGAAGATACTGCTTCTGTCAAAGAAGGTTTGCAGAGACTGCGTAACGCCATGGCAAGCTTCCATGCCAAACCTGTTGTTGCTTCTATCGTAGAGTTCTCTAACAAGTTTATCGGTATTACTACAGATATCATTGCTGCAAAAGGTAAAAAAGATAAAGCCACAGAGATCGAGAAGCAGATCAAAGATCTGGGTGAGTTCTATCGTAGCTTCAGTAATGTTGCCCCTAAATCCATGGGTCTTACCAACGAACTCTCTACTCCACCTGAGTATGTCAGCCGTAGTTTCCGCAAAGTAGATAACAGTAAAGTCTACGAATCTGCAGCCCTTCCTGGTAACCGTAAGATCGTCTTCGCCCGTAAGAGCTACGGTAGTGATGAAGGTGCATCCGATGGTGCGATCTCTGCGATCCAAGTAAAACTCGTCAATCTAGGACGTGATCGTGATGCAGTCATTGATCCGATCGATAAGAAGGACGTGAAAGCGATCTTATCATCCGTGGTGCAGATCGCAGATACCGTTGCAGGTAACCGAAAAGATATCTTGGATGCGATCGATCGTTATAAAACGATCGCAAGACTTGCTAACAAAGAAGCCAATAATGACATCCAAAAATCTATTGATACTTTTGGTATTCTCTCTCGTTGGTTGAATAAATCTGTCCACCGAACCTACAAACTGCTGGCCCATCTCCATGAAGAATCAGACTCTGTGGTAGGGGACATCCTCACAACCAGTAAAGATCTCTCTTATATAGGTCTGAAATCTGCCAATAAAGCTATCGATATCATCATCGATGCTATCGGTGGTAAGAAGGCTTTGAAAGATATCCCTGAAGTCAACACGGATCAAGTAGAATGAGTATCAAATTAGAAGATGCCTTAAGGGCAGTTGACCGTTTGAGTCAAGAAGACTACACAGTAGCACCTCTGATCTCCGATAAAGAGATCAATGAGGCCGTCCACTCCATCGAGTCATTCTCGATGGAGTCTTTCTATTACAGTAATGTCGTTCTTTCTTTTGAAGAAGAGCGTAATACCTTCCAGAAGTTCATTGAGACTTCTAAGAAGTTCATCAAAGAACTCATCGCTAAAGTGCAAGAGTTTTTCGCAAAACTCTTGACTACTACCGGAAGACTGGAGTCTAACCTCAAGAAAGCAAAAGATCTGGTCAGCAAGACCAGTGATTTCTCTGGCAAACCTACTGAGATCCAGAAGAATCGTTTTAGTAAGTATCTGGTACTTGATGGTAAAGCGGTATCTGTTAAAGAGATCAGTGCATCTGTCAGCAAGTCGATTGATAGCTTCATCGGTGGGATCCTGGATAAGGAACCCTGGAATATCATCAACGAGAAAAAAGCCTTCGACACTGCGGAGAGCAATCCAGGTGAAACGGCAGAAGGTCTTTTTGCTAAACTCGTTGATGCTTACGCTGACAGTATCGGTGTATCTCTCGCCACTGGTACTGCAATGCTTGCAATACTACCCGGTAACGTTACTGTTAGTATTAGTAAAAAAGAAGGTCTTAAGTTCAGTCGTGGTGAGAATGATAGCCGCGATATCAATGATAACCAATTAATCGCTGACAAAACGACTGCGGTAGCCGCCTGTGATACGGTAGTAGACATCATTGATGTCATCGAGATGCTGCGTGAGTTCAAAGGAGATGTGTGGAACATCGACTACGCCGAGGATATGGCTGTAGTTGACAAACCTGATGGGTCAGACGATGAAATAAAATCGTTAACCAGAGCCTACTCTGCTCAAATTCGGTTCTGTCAAGGTTATATCAACACCTGTTCTAAGATTGCAGGATATCTGGTCCAAGTGGCAAGAGTGTTGTTAGAGATGGTCTTTATCTCTGTCAAGGGTGGTTCTGATAGTAAAGAAGCCAACGCTTCAGAGGAGTCTCTTAAAAATGAAGAGATCTCTATCAAAGAGACATCAGTGTTAGAGACGACCAATATCGATAACGATCCTTCTTTCAAAGACACTACTACGACTGCTAAGAAAGGTGATGTTCCGCATAATCCCGATAAAGATGTCAAAGACGATCTTGCGGTCAATGTAGAGCCACAAGACGGCAGCGTCTCTATCGAGAGTTACATCGAACTCTCTAAAGAAGATGGCTATATCAACACCATGTTTGATGCATTAGACCACGCAGAAGAAGCCTTCTCTGGTATCTTGGATCTCAATCAGACATTGGTTGATGTTAAGTCACACGAGTCTTTTGATCCTAACACCCAAAGACTTTATCGTAATGCTCAAACCTCTCTCTATAAGAGACTTGGTATCGATGTCCGTCACATCTCCTGTGAAAGTCATGGTGATATCACTGTCTCTATGGAAGAAGAACAATCTCGTGTTAAGAAGTTCTTCCAAGCAATATGGGATTTCATTGTCAAGATCGCTGAGAAAGTCTATCAATTCGTGATGGGACTTTCTCGTGTCGCTGATAAGAATGCTAAGAAAGCTGAGAAGATATCAATAGCTCTTAAGAAAGCAGAGTCCATCAAAGATCTCCCAGAAGAGAAACAAGTTAAGTATGCAAAAGCGTTCTACTATGGTGATAACAAAGTCTCTGTCGCAAACGCCATGCAACGTATCGTCAATCAGTTCGAGTTATTAGATCCTAAAGCTGTGTTGAACGTCTCTACCAAGATGTGTGAAGAGATGAAGAAAAACTTCAAGTATGTGATGTCTGAAAATGCGTTGGATGCTAATGTCTTCGGTCCTTACATGTCTATCGTCGGTAACCTCAATAATGCACTAGGTATCACCAAAGCAGTATCCTCTGCACCTAAGTACTTCAATAAAGGATCTGACAATAACTACTTTGAGACAGAGACATTGCCAGGTAATAAGAAGATCTGTTATGCTATCGATATCCGTGATATGCAGAAGTATACCAAACAGCAGATCCCCGAGCATCAACGCATGCAAGCATCTGGTACGATCAAATCTGCCATGGTCTCTGTCGGAGATATCCCTGATAGTCTTAGTTATCAAGGAGTGGGTCAAGATGGTCTAGAAACTATCTGTGAACAAGCTAAACATATCTCCAAACTGATCAAAGAAGATCAAGACATGCTGAAAGACCTTAACAGAAACTACAAAAGTTTTGTTAAGGAGATCCAGTCTAAAAGTGTTAATGGTATATTCACAGCAGGAACTGGTAGGGAACAAAATGGTCACCTAATCATTTTCATGGTCTCTATGTTACTGAAGCAGACAACTTCTACGATTTTGTCTGTGATCAAGGACTACAACTTCTATGCTTTGAAGATGAGTTCAATGTCCCTGTCTTTGGTACTCGATCGTATCTCTACTGAAGCTGAAGTCGATATCCCTCAAGATACGACTTTGAAATTAGGATACGCTGCAGCGTAAGTAATAAAACGTCATAAAGCCTTACTCCTTAGTAGTACCTATCATGGGTACTACTAAGGACGTATGACGTGTAATCTCTTTTAAGGATGCTATGATTCCAGAATTTCCCTTATAAGGATCTCGCTATGCCGATTATTAAATTTCCTTTGCAAGATACCAAAGACAGTATCATGCGTCCTATCATGACAGATATCACGTCTCAACTAAACATCAAGATGGGTTTTCCTGCTGATCTTCCTATCCTGTACGCGGATGAAGCAGGAGTGATCATGCAGCATCGCTCTACTTTAAAGAAAGAATACCAGAATGAACCTCATGGCGCTAAGTTCAACGCCAATGAACTTATAACCATCGAAGTCGATGAAGTCTTTGATGATGAAGTAGCAGCTACTCCAGTATGGCAGACTGAATACATGCCAGTCTTCAGAGATGATGCTTTAAACATCATCATGAAGCCTGTTTACATGCCTTGTGTACTGAATATCAATTACAGATACAGAACCAAAGATCGCGCTCATGCAGAGATGTGGCGTAACACCATCCGTAGTAAAATGAGTGATTATGGCCATCTTACACCACACAACTTAAAATACCATTACCTAATCCCAGATGTCTTTATCGAGGTACTTAGGAAGATCCATGAGTTTCGTGAGAACATTGATGGTTATAACGAGTCATTCATGGATTATCTTACTTCTAAAGGCTTAGTCCATGGCAGTGTAAGATTGACTACATTAAGTAACTTCAAAGGACACAATAAAAGACTTGCTATCACAGAGAACCAAACCAGAGTCTTTGGTCAGTTTGAGTTTGATGTCGTCCCTGACAGAGGGGGACGTGAGATGGAGACCACAGCTTGGGTGACAAACTTTAGTTATCGTGTTAGATACACAAGACCTACTCAGATGGTACTCATGTATCCTTTAATGGTTCATCAACAGTTATTACCCGTTCCTTACATCCCCTCAGGGGAAGACAAGATGACAGAAGTAGGACTGGGGGATGAAAGACATTTCTCATTATCAGGACTTAATCTAGAGATGTTCTCCGCACAAGAAGAGCGGAGAAGAAGAGCTGCTGTGAAGGGGATATCGATACCTGACTTTGATGAGTTTGTCCCTAAGGACACCATCAAAGGTGCTAGACGCATCTATGACGTGATGTTGTCTTTGTCAAACAAAGAACCTAATGATCTTATCCACATCATCGATGACATAGAAGACATGACTTTTGGTGAGCTGATGGTAGAGTTTATGCAGGGTGAAAGTAAATACATGCATAAACGAGGTGAATCGGTATTTCAAGTACAGCTCTATAACCAATGGTCACAGCTCCATGAGAGTTATATCAGAGTCAAAGAAGATCTGACATTAGCATCTTTGAAAGAGTTAACTTTAAGAAACTGTTATCATGTCAGACTGTCTGTTTACCATGATTGGACACAGTTATCAGCAGATGCTTTAAAGAGATTGCAGAATCATCCTAAGATCGTCAAAGGACTACTTGACTTCCTAGGGATTGATATTGGTTTGTTGAATCAGATCCTCTCTGGTATGCATGAGAAATACCACCATATCGACACAGAGAATGCTTTACGTGGGATCGATGCTAAAGTCTGGCGTAATGAACAAGGGGTACTCACCTATCCTCCTAAGGAAGATGAGTACACCATCTGGGATAAATGGCATAAAGTCCCAGATCACCTCTGGTGGGAGGTGATCCAGAGAGTCTCCAATACGAGATTTGATCAGAAGTCTATATTCACCGTACAGACACAGTTTATCGATGCACACAACTTAGAAGGAGACCGCAGTGAAGTCGGCATCTATTATTACTAAACGTCAACATCTTCCTGAAAGAGAGAAGCTCACCAGACCTGAAGTCTACAGTGAGCACCATAAGTCCATAGTCGTAGATTCCAGATGGGAGAACTTAAGTAATCTTATCACCAATATCGAAGGCTCTAACTGGAAAGTCAACTACTTTCAACAAGTGGTAGATGACCATACGGCTCTTGCTGGACACAATCCTAATAAAGAAGGACTGTATCAGCAGTACATCAAGATCATCAACATGATCTTGAAAGTAGACACTGCTTTAAACTGGACGCAGAATAACGAGAACAAATCAGGTTATGCCCAAGGATCTGCGTATATCTATCCACCTTTTGTTCCCAATGTCGGCGATATGTTTATCGCAGACATAGGGGATGGCTTTGCAGCAATCTTTGAGATCATCGTCTCTGAACAACAGTCTTTGTTTAAGCAATCAGTTTATCGCGTAGAATATCAGTCTATCGACTATGCTGAAGGAGATCGTTTAGTAGATCTTGAAAGAAAGGTCGTAGATACCAGGTATTTTGAATTAGATTTTGTCAAACATGGTCAGAATCCTGTTATACTCCCATCAGAGAAGAAGTTACTCGACACCTTAAAGCATTACTATCCGATCATAGCGGAGAACTACTTTAAGAAGTATTTCTCCGAGAGATATGCTTGTATGGTATTGCCAAGAGATGACATGATGATCTATGATCACTTCTTGACCAGAGCAGTATCAAGATGGTTTACACCAGCGGATTACTATAAACTAGTTAAATTAAGAGTACTGCCTATTGAGAACATCAAGGCTTTTAAAGCAGAATCTATCTTTGATCTTATCGAAGATCACGATGGCTATGCAATATCTTCTATCTTCTCTAAAGTAGGGATGGTCTCTGAACAGGCGTATGCGACGCATGGTCGGATACCACAGATCGCAAGAGTGGGACTTGATTATCTGGTTTATCCGATAGACTTGAGTTATTCCGTAGACACGAAGGATAAATATCAAGCGAAGTTATCGTTATCTCCTTCGCCATTACCTGCGTTTAATGGATATACGGAGACAGAGTACCAAGGGATCAAGTTGTTACCGAGACTAGATCTTAATAACAGCTACATCTTCAGTCCTTACTTCTACCAGAATGAGAGAACACTATTCTCTCATCTGGAGTTAGAGACTTGTCGTTATCTGGATAGCAACAACATCATCAAAGAGATCATCGAAGCGATGATCGCGGACTGGCAGAACTGGTATCCACATGAACAGTTCTACTACACACCGATATTGTTGATGTTGATGAACGCATCTATACGTGATTTGTAAGAATCACGTAGAAGAGCGTCCCTCCGTCAGGATGAACGCTTCGATAAGGGATCTATGATACCTTATCGAGAGAGCACCCATGAAATGAACGCTCTCATTAGAGACTTATAAATAGATGTCATAACACCCTGGTACACCACCATAGGTGTACCAGGGATCTATGATGTGTGATATATGTGATTATCATCATTAAGGAGTTCACTTATGTCTAGTTTAGAACAAGGCTATACCGCAAGGTCGATCATCTTCAATAAACTCTATCGCGTGAAGATGCACAACATCGATGGCTATAGCAGAGAGTATATTGATCGCTATGGCCTACCAACTACGGGAAGTAGAGCCGGTGACCGTTATTTTGCAGAAGAGTTGATCGAGAAATATCTCACCATCGCACAGATGGCAGAGTTTCGTAAACAAGGAATATCATTAAGAGTTATCAATAGCGAAGATCTCGTTGAGATGTACAAAGTCATCCATCGTCACATCAAGGATTTCAATGACAAACTCGCGACTTCTATCTCCTATAACAACGTCCCGATGGAAGATCTACAAGTACTGTCTGACTTTGCCTCCGAGATCTATCCATTAGTAGCTAATGTCTTAAATAAAGAGATCGATAAAGAAGATGTCAGTCATGACTACGGCATGCCTTTATTTGATCTTGACAATATCTTTAGGAAAGTCCCCAAAGATCAAGAGATCCAACAACAAAAAGAACTCGATCAGAAGTACTATCAGAAAGACTATACCGTCGATATCCCAAAACCCCCTCACGAAGAAGACATGCTGTCATTACAAGATCGCATGAACTATCGTCGTCAGCACATCTTTAGTAAATAAGGAATATAACATGTCATTTCCTTTTGCAGGATCTCCGATGGGTTCTGAGATCGCAAGGATACTTGCTAATGATGTTACCTTACCGATACGAGTCGTATCAGGTACAGTACATCTCTTAGACTCTAATATCAATGTCAAAGCTGTCAGGATCATGAACCTAGATATCATCCGTGATTACGAGAACAATTACATGGATGAGCTAACCGTGTCTTGTGTATTTCCCATTGGGACTTACATGGATATCATCTACCCACACAAAGAGAATCTGGAGTTTACGTTAGAAGCTACTCCTGCTACTTTGACCCAAGATGGAGAGAAGAAAAAGAATCCCGTACAAAGAAGATATATCGCGAAGATCATAGAAGGTGATAATCCTCGTATCTCACCAGACTCTCAGGGGACTGCAGAGACTGATGAGATGGACTTAGTTAGGATGATCACCGTGAATTTCCAGTTATCTGAGAAAGCGATATTTCTATTAAGAATGAGTCAGTCAGGATGTATTGCGAGAAAGACTACCGTGAAGAAGTTCATGCAGACCTGGCTCACCCATGAACTGTCAAAAATAGATGTTGCAGGAGATGAGAAGATCATCGGTATTGATTTAATAGAGCCTGACAACACAGAAGAGATAGAGCAGATCGTCATCCCACAAGGGACGAGCAATCTCTCTATCCCAGACTACCTGCAAAATAGACTCCATGGAGTATATAAACACGGGATATCTTCTTATATCCAGAACAAAGTCTGGTATATCTACCCAAGACATGATCTAGAAAGGGATCCTATCGGTAGTCGCTATATCACGATCTTTGTCATACCTCCTGATTCATTGCCATCCGTAGACAGAAGTTATCGTAAAGACGGAGAACATTACAAGATCCTCTGTACAGGTAGGATCACATTGGAAAACCATGTCAACCCCACCCAGCTTAATGTAGGCTCAGGGGTGAGATACTCTCACGCCCATGTGCCTTTGCAGGAAGTCTATCCCCAGAGATCAGGTAACAAAGCCATGTTCTCCAAGGATGTTCTAAATAAGAAAGAAGAGTTAGAATTACCAGGTAAAGAGAAACCTTCTCCTTATGCACCGAACCATTTTACCATCAATCCCTATAAAGAGCTCTCAGATATGTCAGCGACGAAGTTGGGTGTGGTAAACTGTCTCTGGGAGAACAGTTTACCAATCATCATCGAGCCTGGTACTTTGGCTAAGATCCATTACTTAGATCAGTCTGGTCAGACCTTATCTTTAGAAGGTGTGGTGGTGAAAGCCCATCATTCGACATATCTCCCACAGAAAGGCCTCATCCAAGAGACCTTTGTGACCAATACAGGTTTATCACTACTCGTCAAGAACGATGTCCAGTCTCCTGAAGCTTACACCAAGAAGCTAAAAGGTGGAGCTAAAGGATGGATGAGTGGGAGTGGATCGAATAGCTCGCCTGCGATGAGTCTAGCGAGTCTGTTCGGTGGTAAATATTAATAACACTATAAAAAGAGGTGACACCTATGTTTACAGAGCATGAATGGAGGGTGCTGAAATACATTTCAGGATTCCTCCTAGTACTCTTTGTTTTTATCTTAGCTTTGATCATGTACCTATATCGCCATGATATCCAAGCAGGTCATGGTCCGAAGAATATCAATCATTCTACTCAGACCACTCAGTCTACGCAATATCCGCAATATCCAAGATCTACTCAATCTTATCCACAGACTTATCCCTCAGGACAGACTACTCAGGATGTACAGCCTGAGCCTGTAGGACCTGAGTACGTAGATCCTGTAGATAATACTACTGATGGAGATATCTATAACAAAGATGACACCGAAAGGAAGTTTTAACTATGGTCTTTAATAAAGACAACTATGATTTTCTCGTGTTTGTCGATGTCGATCGTAATCTCTGTATCACGATCGTCGATCACACCACACGCATGATCATCGATCAGACTCTATTGATCCCTAGGATGATCAATGAAATCACCAAAACCAATGAATGGGACATCATGTGCACCCATGAGAAAGCAGAAGCGATCTTTAAAGAATATCCTACTTTGATCACAGAGATCTTTGCCAACATTACTGGTAAGATGAGTACTGCGATCTATGGGAGAGATGAGAGCATCTGTGTACCTGTTCCTTTAGATTCTAATAAGGAGAATCCATGAAGAATTATCACGACATGGTCAGTGATATCTTAGCCAACGGCCACCTGACCAGCAACCGCACTGACACGAAGACATTGACTGTCTTCGGTCGTCAGTATGTTTACCCCATGAAAGACGGTTTTCCGATATTGACTACTCGATATCAGGATTTTAGAAAGATTGCTATTGAACTCCTCTGGTATTTCACAGGCTCTAGTGAATGCACTTACTTAGACCAACATGACGTGAAGATCTGGAAAGCTTGGACAGATCCTCACACGAACTCAGTAGGACCATTATACCCGGTACAGCTTAGAAACTACAGATCCTTCAGAAATACCCCACATCCAGAGTACTTGGTCAAATCTGAAGAGAAAGTACCTGTTGCTGAATCGATTTGGTATAAAGCAAACATCGATCAGTTGGATATGGTAATAAACGGTATCAAATCGGATCCTTTCTCAAGACGTCATGTGATCTCCTATTGGAATCCTACTTATCTTCCAGATACACGTTATACACCGATTGAGAATGTCGAACAAGGGAATATGGCATTAGCCCCTTGTCCAACACTGATGCAGTTCTCTGTAAGAGAGCTTTCTACCTTAGAAGCATTAAGTATGCCTGAAAACAGAGCTACTTTATCAGCACTGTGTCATGATCTCTCTAAAGAAGGGTTAATCATCCATGAAGACCCTGACTGCTGTGAGACAGAAGAGAAAGAGGAATGTATCCGTATCGTAACAGATTACGTTAGAAGTAACCCTACCAAAGATTACTCTAACTATCCTCTAAAGAAGACAGGTCTTTCATTGATGCTCTATCAGAGATCTTTAGATGTCGGTGCTGCTGGTGGTTGGAATGTCTCTATGTATAGCTTACTGCTACACATGGTAGCTAAACTCACAGGACATATCCCCTTTGAGTTTATCCATTCCATCGGTGATATGCATATCTACGAAGATCAGATATCCGTACTCACCAAACAGATCTCTCGGGATCCTTATCCGCTACCGAAGTTAGTGATCCATGGAGAGCATGAAAGTATTGATGATTTTGATCTCGATGATATCGAACTGACAGGATATCAGTATCACGATAAACTCGTGATCCCTGTCAGTACGTAAATAAAAGTGATAGAGATATTTATTATCCCTGTAGAGTGCACTTTTAGGAGTGTATCTCTACAGGGGATCTATGATGTATATTGAGTATATTGCTATTCCTTTGTATACGCTTTTTTAAGACATTATCTTGGCTAAGTAATAGTTGTTATAAGGATAATGTCTTATAGAGCCTTACACGCTCATTCAGAGGGCATATACGACATAGATCAAATTGAACTTTAATTAATTTAAGGAGATTTAACATGTCAGAACACTACAATCGTGATACTGGAGAAGTTACTTGGGACCGAGAAGATGACTTTGTTGAGGACTATCCTGGCAAAGCAGAAGACCAAGCACGTTTCCGTGACGAGCTATCTTACACGGACTTAGATAGCTCTGATCTTTACTGACAACGAGAGGCATCCATGAATACTGATTACGAACGTTACCATCGAGATCCTTTTGCCCATGATGTACAGTTAGTTGATCATGTCAGCTACTGTATGTCCTACCCACTGGAACAGTATTGGTATTCATGGAGAGCCAAACATATCCCTGCGACCAACAGCTATTTAAAGAAACCCCATGTGACTTTGATGTATAGCTACGATGAGATAGCAGGGTTTCCAGAGATAGACTACGAAGATGAAGTATTTGTACAATTAGCAAGTATTGATCATCTGGTCATCCATCCTGAGTCTTTCCTGGGATATAAGGTGCATATTGACCCTTATGGGGTCAAGTATCTGGTACTACTGATAGATCCAACACTCGTGATGGATCAACATGAATACTTGAAAAGCTGTGGTGGTGTATGGTCAGCACAGTTAGGGGAATATATCCCTTTTATCATCATCGAAGCACATACTGAGTATACCGATATCCTGGCTGGTCAACTACCAGTACCAGGATATACGGTGATATTTGACCAAATAAGATACTGTCATTTTGGTGAAAAGCATATGAGGCTTGATCCTTAAGCTTCTTTTTAATTAAACTGAAGAAGGAATATTTCAATATGGCAGATCCTATTCTGTATCAATTTGTAGGTTCCAGTAATGTCGCTAAAGCGGTACAACTGGTCAAAGCTAACCAAGCAGATGCTAAGAAACTCTTGCCGGATGGCCAAGATGTAGAGTTCTTGGACTCTGACAAAGTCATCGTACCGATCGATGGTCGTTACCTGATCACGGATGTTGGTTCATACCTCGTCCAAGTCGGTCCTAACCACAACAACCGTGTCATGAGTAAGATCGAGATGGCAACTGAAGCTTATCTCGTCCCGAAAGAGAAACCTGTACTTGCTCCCAAAGTACCGCCGGTAACTCCTGGTAGTCAGTCAGGCCTGCCACCGAGTCAACCTGCTGCTTCAGAGGGTGGCGCTAGCTCTAGTGGTGGCGGTAAATCACCGAAACAAACCGGTGGTCCTGCACAGACCAACCCGCCTTCTGGTAGCCCACCGGCTGGCAGTCCTGGTGGCTAAGTTTATACCTCTGTATAGACGTCATATGGCCTCTACTCCTAGGTACACCGATAGTGGTGTACCTAGGATCTATGACGTTTACTTTGTTTTATAGAAGTGGTTTATGTGAAAACCTTAATGTTAATCGACTATAGTGAGTTGATCTCTGTACTAGATCCAGAGAGTTTACATGATGCGATGGATGTCTTGTGTACAGATGAGTTTAGATCTGTCTCTAAGTTAGTTTTATATCGAGAGAGACCTAGTATCCAGATGTTGTCAGAGATGATCATGGATCAGTTTGTTGATCTGTGGCAGTTGAACTTAAGTGATATTCCAAGTGATGTTCCTTATTCTTTCCCCATGAAGGTACAGTGGTTTGTGATAGCTCTGATGAATAAGTATATCTTCTTCTTACATGAGTTTCTAATCTCTCATCATCCGGTAGAGTTGGTCTGTATAGAAGACATCGTCTGTATGGATCAAAGACAGCTCTTGATCAGCTATGCTTGTGTACATCACCAAGGAAGATAGCATGATCATCCATGTCGCTTACTACGAGATATTGTATTTCATCAACAAGCTTTATCTAGATACCTGGGAACCGACGATTACGACAGATGTGATTGAGTTATTCACAAGAGAGTCTTTAGTCAGAGATTTATTTAGTTTTTATATCAATGTGGACACCAAACCTTGGGATATCGAAAGACAGATGATCGAGAACATGGGGATCTCTGTAGATCTTGATGTCAGTGATAGTGATATCGATATCGCTTGTGCTTTAGCGATATCGAGTATATCGGATTATCTTTATCAATATCTGGATGGGATGGGTTTGTGTGGTAAATTAGAGTATCACAGTGGATATTTTCATCCGCGATATCCATTTAACAGTTCTATCTATTTACAGTTCATCCCTTACTCGTCACTCTGGATGAATGAGGAGTTCTTCGGTGAGCTCTGTAAAGGTGGGGTAGCTGGTAACTATCCCAGTGATTTTTAAATGTAGGAGTCTATGTATGTTTAGTTTATTTAATAAGAAAAGCCATGAGATCCAAGAGGTGAAACGTGGTGAGATTATCAACGTTTATGGGGATTCTATCTACGAGAGTCGTGGTAGAGTGAAGGTTAATGCTTTTAGTCCAAGTGAAAGGTTTGCTGAGGTCAAATCTATCTTGGATGATGAGATTCTCAAGCAGTACTTCCACAATGAGTATCTGTTAACAGCGATACAGATTTTAGATGGACTAAGATCATTGTACACGTATCAGAATTACTTAAAAGTCGATATCACAGGACTAAGACTACTTGATATCGACAGTATCGAAGATCAGACTGTAGTGACACTGGTACAGTGCATCGTTAATAACATACAACGCTTCTTGAAGATCTTCTCTTTAAATGAAGATGATTTAACTGAACATCAGCTAAGAAGACTCTTCTGGGGATACGGTTATGACTTCATGAGCTATGGTGGAGATCACCACTACGTCTTGGTGATCCCTTACAGGATCAACGAAGATGAAGGACTGTATCAGATATCAAGATTGATATTAGAGAACCAAGACTATCTTCTTGATGAGGATCATCGTCAACAACAGGTATTAAGCAGCTATTTACAGTAGAGTGTGAACATGAGTGTATTAGTAGACAGAGAGATCAAAGAACTTGCCTTACAAGGGATGATTAGTCCTTTTCGTGATGAGAAGATCTCTAGTAAGATCATTGGTGATACTTTTTATCGGGTACCTTCTTTTGGACTGAGTCATGCGGGATACGACGTGGTATTACAGCCTAAATGGAAATACTACAGCAATACCGCAAGTACTAAGCACAGTAGACTTGCCAGAGAAGAGATAATGTTCGATGGTGTAGGTAATCTAAGACCTCGTCGATATCCTGATCCAGTATCTATCTTAGATAACACCGAGGAGTATTTTGAGGAAAGAGAGAGTGAAGCATTTATTCTAAAATCAGGATGCTTTGTTCTAGGAGTCACTGAAGAGACGTTTGATTTACCCGGTGATATTGTTGGAAGTCTGTATTGTAAATCTACTTTGGCTAGGATGGGACTGATACTCCCACCAACGATAGCTGAACCTGGCTGGAAAGGAGAGTTGGTCGTGGAGATCTTTAATGGATCTCCTCGAGATATCATCCTCTATGCAGGTGTGGGTATAGGACAGATGATCTTCTGGCGTACATCTGGTAGTGATACGCTCTATGATGGTAAATATCAAAATCAGTCAGGAGTACAATGTGCAGTACAATGAACCTATAGATGAAGCTGTAAAAGCTGCTCTCTTCAAAGCCCATGTAGAGGAATTGAAAAAGACTTTTAATACACCTCAATCTAAAGAAGATCTCAAAAACATGATTGATGAATGGGTGGAGGCTAATCGAAATACGATCTTCAGTACTACTGACAAAGTCACTGTGACTGAAGGAGAGGAACCTTACTCTTTTGTGATCACTGTCGAGAGAACACCCCTTGATGTGATAACCATTGATCCTAAATGGATCAGATGGGTGAAGAAGTACAACAGAGCTAAAGATCTCATCAGACAGCATAAAAGGAAGAGAAGATGAGGTATACAGAAGAAGATATCGTAACTGCTTTTAATGACTTCATGACGAAGATGGCTGCAGGTAACAACATGTGTCTTCCTACCATCATCACTAACGAAATATACAGAGGCAACTACGTCATCCGTATCAGTAATGGTTGTTTAATCGATGTTGATCAGGGTTTAAAACGTGTTAATATCCACGCACCCAATATCGGAGATCTTTTTATCGATGGCAATAGTTTCATCCTAGATGACATAAGAGAGTCCATCTCAGACGACCTATCGTCTTTAATGAGGCAGGTTTGTGTCCTGTATGCTAAAGGTATTATACATGGATCTGTCTTTATAGATAGCATGATTAGAGATGAACGTTATCAATATTTGGAAAATGAACGTTACTAATGTTAAAAAGTACCCTAGGAGAAGGATTAATGATCTCCAGGTGGATGACACACCGATACTCTTTAAAGATCCTATCATCGTAAACCCCAGCGATGAACATGAAAGAGCTATCTTCATTGAAGGTCTTAAAGGTTTTGTTCAGGAGCTCAGAGGTAAGAAATGAAAGAATCAACTGATGTGTTCACCATAACCAGACTTGATCGGTCTGAAGGTATCTATAAACACAATGAAGGTTTTGTCTTCTTTACAGAAGAAATAGATTTCGTTAAAGACATCATCAGACCTCAACGTTTCCATACACCCGAATACCTTTACCAAGCATCGAGAGAAAGCTGTTATGGATACCTTAAAGAACACAATCGAGACACGGACGCGTAAGCGTATCATGTCAACTAAACACTTACACGAGTAACGAGAAATGACCTATGACAAAGAAGAAACTTTATCTACGTATCTCTAAACGTCTAGAGAAGAAACGCTTCTTACGCAGATATCAAGCGTTTTGCGATAAACTCGCAAGAAACGCAAAAACTGGTTCTTTCAAAGAGAAGTATCCATCCATTTATCGGATAGATCCAAACTCCCGGATCAAGGATTATCTGTAAATGATGACGAAAGATTTAGTAGATAATCTTAACCATCTCATCCAGAGTAGTAACGAAATCCTAGATATCATCGATGTATTCAAGGATTTTATTACTGAACAGTACAATCGTTATCACTGAGAACCTTAACTAACATGGCTAAACAAAAGAAAATAGTACTTACTTCACTAGAAGACTTGAAAGCATGGCAAGAAGCACAGAAGCTCCTCCAAGAAGAGGAGCGCGCTGGTGATGATCTGACTGAAAAATAATACTACACGGCATATACCCCTACCCAGGACTCGGTATCCTGGGTAGGGGCTATGACAGGTATTTAAGAGATGCTATTTTCCAAAATCTATTAAGGAGGCATTCTAAACACTATAAAAACGCCATCACTTCGTGCCAGTGGTATGATGGCGTTCATATTAATAGCAGTAAGAACTTATCATGACTTCAGTCTAAGATAAACTACTGCATCAATGAGGTGTTGTGGGATGATATCCGCAACACCTCTATATATCTTTTATTTTCATGTCACAAAAGGCGCAATATGAACCCAATGAACCCAGAAATCAATATCAAAACCGGGACTATGAAGACCGAGATCAACCAGATCTATCGCATGGTAGACAACTGGCGTAAGATGGCTTATCCTGATCAACATCAGGATAAAGACTGGTCACTAGAAGAGATCTTAGAAAGACAGTATCACTGCTTAAAAGAAGAAGTCCTAGAGCTTGCAGAAGCCCATAGACAGAATATCACCGTCGAGATCGTTGATGGCATCTGTGATGTCATCTGGGTAGCGATGATGATAGTCTCTATCGGTAACAGTGTATACAAAGACACTGACAAAGAAGTAAACACGCCTCTGTCCTACACACTAAATGACGGTGAACTCTCTGACTTACTGACAGCGTCTTTATCATTCTTCATCCAGTATGACAACACTTTAATGAGTAGTGACTATGGTAAAAGCTTTGCTGAAGGAGAATATAATAAACTCTTGACTGATATCATCAGCTATGGGTATGGTCATCTCTGTCAGTATGGGGATGGATTAAGGCTTTTCAACGAAGTTATCGTCTCCAACTACTCTAAAGCTGTCGATGGTAAATTGGTCTTGGATGACACTAATAAAGTCACTAAGAAAGCAGCGATAGATGCAGGTAGTTATGTTAAACCTGATTTTACGGTCTATCTGAAATGAATGCAAGGAAACATAAAAGAAAGATATACACCAGTATCTATTATAGATACTGGTGGAAATGGTTGAAGATAACCTTTATTAGTGAAACCCAGTATGGTAGTTGTGTTGATGAGTTTGCAGAAATGGTTATCGATGAGATCGGTAAAGAATCAAGAGATGAAATAAAAAAGATACTCATCGACGAAATCAATAACCATGAATAGTAATTCGTAGTAGTCGTATAGACTGCATATATCCCAGGATACCTTTATCGGGTATCCTGGGAGCTATGACGTCTTTTATTTTTGGATATATTTATCCATCAAGATCATTAAAGCCATCAGCATACATGACCACAGACTGTTTCTTGATGTCTTCAAAATAATCCACGATGAACCTTTCTAGCATCGTTACTTTACTTTTAAGTGCATTGTTCTCAGTGGTGAGGTCTTGGATGACTTTCTTTTGGTTGACAGGTGTTGCTTTCTTAGCTATTCTTGCTGCTTCTACTCTTTCATGGGTCTTCTGAGAGATGATCTCTTGGTTAGAGAGGGTGAGCACACGTGAACGTGGTGTCACCCCTAGTTCACTTAAGACGACTTGTTTAAGCTTACCAGTGAGATCTGAAAGATCAAAGTTTACCGGTAGTGCTCCTAGGTCTAATGCTATCCCTACTACCGAGTAGATGATCCCTGATCCATTAGGGTAGGATAAAAGATAAGAAGAAGGGATGTGGTAGAGTTCACCTGAAGAGGATTTTAAAGTAACGACGGATCTGTTGGCTAACTGATCTTCAGCGTATTCGTCTTCAGTGAGCTGTAGGGATTCATAGAAGGCTTTATAGACGTCTATTCCTGATGCTTCTAACTCCTCTATCTTTCTAATGGCTACTGTGGTATAGTAGGTCTCAGAAGAGAGATAGGTAGAGAGTTTACCTTTTAGCTTGAAGATACCTGAGGAGTAGATCTGAGGGAGGAGTTCTGTAGTCATGGATAATCCTTATCAGTCAAAGTTATTCACGTTGTTCATGACTTCTCCTCTTAGTCGAAGTTATTCGTTGTACTCATGTCTTCTCCTTATCACTCGAAGTTAGCTTTGGCAGCTACCAGGAAGTTGATGTTGTTGAAAGACCTGGAGAGATAGAGCTTGCCGTCTCTGACGATACGGTAAGCGTTCGCAGGCGTTGTTGAGTACAGGGTAAATGACTCAGCTGCGATGATAAGCTCCATCAAGGCTTCTGCAAAAGCACGGGTAGTTGCTTTCATGCGGTTGAAGTCTTGCGATAGGGAATGCTCTGCGATCAGATCCGGATAAAGGTCAGTTAAGTAGTGGTAGTTATCTCTATTGTCAGGATGAGAGATCACCAATGACTGTAATGACCGATAAGGATGGGCAAGTACTGAAGCATAAGTCTCGATATGACTATCCGTATAACCATAAGTACGCTGTGCAAACTGCTTGATAGTAGGGACGATCTCTGCATACTTCGCCAGTGGAGTATAGATCCCAGAGACAGTTTGTCTGTTAGGGATGGCAAATTGATCAAATCTCGGGATGATGATAAACTCAGACCGGCGAAAGATATCCGGGAAGATCTGTTTCCAGTCATCTTGGTCATGGATAGAGTTGGTTAAGATGTGTCTGATGATAGCATCTCTGATCGCATCAGGGTTGTTACCACGTTCACCGTAGATGAACACATCCCATCTGGTATCCAAAGTGAAAGTAGGGTCAAGTCTATCATGCCACTTAAACATCAAGGTCAGTTTGATCGTATCTGGTTTATAGTCACGGACGATGAGACCTCTTTCTGACATGGAGATCGGATCATTCTCATCAGCGACAAACTTAGTCACTTCTTGTCTGGATTTAAAGAAATCATCGACATTTTTGATCGGGGTGACTACAGAGATCTCGTACTCATCATAAGTCGCACGAAAAGCTTTGTCAGAAAACCAGATACGGATAGTCGTATCTTGGTTGTTGATCTTCCATTCGATCCAACCAGGGCAAGCATAGTTATCACTCTTGATGACTTGTCCACAGGTGAAACTGTTTGCAACTGATGCATAGGTCCTGATCAAATACTGTTCTACTTGGTCTGCCCAGGAGGCTTGACCAAGTAACACTTTCTTGTAGATGTCAGTGACGATGGTGAAGATGTTGTCTAAGATAGTATCAGAGAGTTCGATATAGTTACCGTCTTCGACAGAAGTGAACGTATATAGAGTGATATCTTCATCATCTTTTTTAGCATAGATCCCACGATCTTTGGCATAGGTGATGGCATAGGCTGAGATCTCCCCGATGGGGTAGACATCATTTTTACTGTTGGCTCTGAGGGCACTATGAGATGCAAAGGCTTTGATAGAGATAGTCATGTGACAGAAGTCCTATAAGAGAAGTAAGTATACATATATCCCTAGGAGTCTAGGGACAAGCTATAAAATTCGATAATGCGAGGTACAGATACATGTGGTCATTGATAAGATACATTTTTAGTTTTATTTGGGAGGGGTTCCACAACCCAGAGAAAAGGAAGAAACCTTGGTTTTTATACTCCGTTGGTGGGTTGATGTTATTCTTGGTGGGACTCTGTTACGTACTCGGTAACAACTTAAGGTCAAGATCTGTCCTTAATCATAAATGGGAAGCAGCTTATGCAAGTCTAAAGTACAACTACAATCTCACCATGGAGAATAACAACCGTCTGATCAAGATCAACAGACATCTCACAGAGATCAACTCCAAGCTCTTAGAAAGTGGCATGGATATGTTCATGCGTATCGCTGATGCCAATCTCTCCGATGAAGAGAAAGATGCGATGAAAGGGGAGTTGGAGTTCATGAAAGAGATGCAGAAATCTCTGATCCAGCAGGTAGCAGATGCTGCATTGCAAGATAGAAAGACTGATGATAATGTCAAGAAAGATGATCAGCAAGTGAAGAAGATCTTAAATGATACTGGTCGTGATCCCAATCTCCCTGTTGAATCACCTCCAGCACCGCTACCAACACCAAAGAGTATCGGTGATGAAAAAGATAAACCATAAGGGATACTTTATAGCGTTTTTGTGAATATAAGGATGGAAATATGCTTAAAGGTATCGTCCTCTACTGTGACGGTGGTAACCATGGTAAAAACCCTGGGATGATCGGCTATGGTATCCATGGTTATACCTACCAGACATGTCAGGATATCGTAAACTACAATGATGAATACAAATACACTCAGATAGGTTACGTAAAGCTAGGTGATAAAGAGACTGAGGAAGACATCCATGACGTGTCTTATATAAAGAAGACCGATGATAAATACCAAAATGTCATTAATGGTTCTATTAAAGTCAGAGTAGAGCCTGTCAAGATCTTCAACAAGTATAGCAAAGTCGGTATCCATGATAGCAACATCGGTGCTGAACTAAGAGCTTTCAGAGATAGCTTGGATATCATCAAGAAAGAGACGACTGATGATGAAGACATAGCAGTAGCTCATGTGTACTCTGATTGTAAAAATGTCGTCAGTGGCTTTAATGATTATCTTCCTCAATGGAGTACTAATGGTTTTCGTAAGAAAGATGGAAATAAAGTCCAGTATGAAGATATCTGGCAAGACATCCATGGTCAACTAAGCTATATCAAAAGCAAAGATACTGAAGTCAAACTCCACTGGATCAAAGGTCATGATGGTCATCCTGGTAATGAACAAGCCGATTACTTAGCAACTATCGCAGCATCGATCGGAAGAAAGATAGGGCTTGGGGTCATTGAAGATGATAGTATCCAGGACTATGATTTAAGTCAGGTGGATAGTAAAGCTTCCATTCATCCTTTCCTGATGACAGAAAGGTTCTATTTCAATCCCAGTAGAATAGAACATCATCTAGAGAAGATCAAAAATGGCAAGCCTGTCCAGTATTATCTCGGTGAACTAGGAAGCAAAGTCGAAGATACCTTTGTCGGTAAAGAGATCAGTGATGCAGCTCTTGCTGTATGTTCATTGCGTCAAAGTGATGTCGTACTAGATCGGATCATGTTAGAACAAGCACGTTATCTCGAAGATAACGATGCCAATACAGATTGCATCGTCGCAGGTATGCTTGATCATATCGCAAAATCCAAAGTCTATCCTGATCTTCTTGCGAATAAAGATGTTTTATTGAAATCCCCAGGATATACGAGAGCTGAGATCAAATCGCTTTATGGAGATCAGATCACCTTGATCTTAGATCCACCCTTCTTAGCGATGCGTACTTTATCCTCTTTCACCTTACTGGAAGAGATGGCAAACTACTATCTGCAGGATAAGTTTCCTGGAGAGATTGTGGATATCACAGAGCTCCTCTATGAAGAAAGCAATAAAGGTAAAATACAGTTCAAGAAAGCTATCGGTACGGATGTCAAGTCTATCAAAGCCAAGATCAACATAGGAGAGATAGAGAAAACCGTCACATTGACCTTTGGTATAGATCTCTTAGAACGTAACGTCTACAAGAAGCTTGAGAAAGATATCGACAAAGTGGTGCTACTCAACTGGTCAGAAGAGGATAGTTTGTTCATGAACTATGCGGTGATGACTATCTTAAAGAACCATGACTGGTGTATCTATCAAGCCACGTATTCCTCCACTTACTATAAGAAAAGGTAAATCTCATTATGCGTAGTTTTAAATATTGGTTACTGCAATTCCTGGTGAAAAGAAGACCAGAGAGACTGAAAAGAGCAACAGCACTCTCCTCGATCTATCATGTATTGAAAGATACGATAGATGATGAGGATTTAAGACGGATCAATTTAGCATTGAAGCTTACGGTAGATCCGAATAAGATCAAATCTCTTAGATATCCGATGGCGATGCGTCAGGAGATCTGGGGAGAGAGCGGTATCGCGATCATCAAGACTCTGATGACTGGAGTGGATCGCAGTAAAGTAGAGAGAGTCTGGAACATCATGCCACCTTGGCTGAGATACAGTTACATGCAGTTTGAGAAAGATGTCGTGATCTTGTTCCGTGTACTAGAAGAGCATGATGAACAAGCTCAAGCATAGTTAGATATAGATAACACGTCATATCACCCTGATACACCTATAGTGGGTGTATCAGGGATGTATGCCGCTTATTCTTTTTTTTTCCTTAGAGAGACTACGTCTTTTGTTTATTTATCGTAGTGCTTTGATCACAGTAGTCAGCATCTCTTCAAATAAAGACTTGAAGATGCTATATTGATATCGTGTCAATGCATAAAACTCGATCTCTTCGGCAAGCTCTAGTGTAGACTCTACGAAGTAATCAGGTACTGTTTTACCATTGATCACTACGTCTTTACTGGAGATATGCTTCTTGAAAGCATTGAGCTGCTCTGCTAGATCTTTCGTCGTAGAGACGACTTTCTTGTTATCGATAGCATTGATCTTATCTGCAACTTCTGCCATGACTTTTGCACACTCTAGTACATCAGCATTACGCTTGATGACATTACCATAGCTTGTCTTGACAACATTAGTACGTCCTGTGAACAACGCAGCCATCTCTTCTTTTAAAGACTGTCTTTCTTGTTTTAACTGTCTTACTCGTTTTAGATCAGAAGAGAAGTCTTGATTGAGTCCTGTAGGAGAGGACAACGCTATCCCTAAGTTCTTCTGGAAAGTTTCCATATTGAACAAGAGTTCTTTATGGACATCAGAGAACTTATTCAAAAGACTGATGTAAGCAAGATAAGTCCCTGTGTAGTACTGTGGGATCGGGATGATAGCGTCCATGATATCAGTATACTGAGACTTAGAGACTTCTTTGACATCCACTTGTCTTACATGACTAAGATAAGACAGTGGTTTGTCATCAAAGCCTAGTTTCTTCGCAAAGTTATTAAAGCTATCAATGATAGACGGAATGATACGTTTGATCGCATCTAGGAAACCTTCTTCTGAGTAAGTGAAAGACTCTACAGAAGGTGTTAAGCGATAGGTCGGCATATATTGCAAAGACCCATGATCCAAGGTATCGATATAGCGCATAAGACGATAAACTCCAGTAAAGATAGATAAAGATGATATATGTGTCGCGTACGACTCATAGAGTTTTTAATCGAAAGGATTATGTAATGAGCTTTTTCAAATAAGAGGTACAGAACAACATGAACATGGTGCGTATGAATACAAAACTAGCATCTCCAGTGAAACCCTTGATCAATGTGGGGTGTCTTTTTGACATCCCCACAGGGACCTTTATTACGGGTATTCATGGAGAGTCTATTTTAAATGGTGGGATGAGTCGCTTTGATGCGATCATCGGTAGTGGTAACTTAGGTAAATCTACCTTAGCGCATTATAGAAACATCGTAGGTTGCTATCGCATGGGTGATAATGCTTCTATCTCCGTCTACGATACTGAAGTCAACATCCAGGAGTCTAGACTACAGCAGTTTATCAATGAAGCCACCCATGGAGAAGGCGCTAACTGGATCGAAGAAGGCAAATGGTCCGTCTCTGATAAAGACTCAGTACCAGGCGAGGTGTGGTTTGATGAGTTTAAAGCGTTCATGGAAAGCAAGATCGAAAGTAAAGAGATCTTGGTTGATACTCCTTTTAGAGACAGAGTCAATGATAAGGGAGTAGTGAATCCTCTAAAAGTACCCATGCCCACATTTGTACTATTAGACTCTATCACGAACTTCCAGACCAAAGATACTACTAAGATGCGTGATGATGTCACGATAGGGGACAGTAAAGCTAACATGCTCTATATGACCCAGAATAGAAACAATACACGTGTCATCAATGAGACTCACTCTTACTGTGGTGCATCATCTACTTACGTGACGATGACAGCACACGTAGTCGAGAAGATCCAGATCGACCCTTATGCTCCTCAGGTGAAAGTGCTGCCAGCTTTGAAGAACAACTTAAAGATCAAAGCACCGCCGGACTTCACTTTCTTGACGATGAACTGTTGGTGGCTGGCAGGATCTTCTCCTTTGATCAGTAAAGACCGTACTTGTGAATATCCTATCCAAGGAGAAGAAGGGGTCAAAGATGATACTGATCTTAATCTCGTGTATGTAACACAACTTCGATCTAAGTCTGGTGCTTCTAACATGAGTTTGGATGTCATTATCTCACAGAGACAAGGTGTACTCGGATCACTGACTGAATTCCACTATCTACGCAAGAATAACTACTTTGGTTTGATTGGTGGTGATAAGAACTATCATTGTGCACTCTATCCTGAAGTGAAATTAAATCGTGTGAAAGTAAGGTCTGCTTTAGATCAAGATCTTAAGCTTGCAAGAGCGATCAACATCTGTGCAGAGTTATTGCAATGTATCCGATATGCGAAGATTGATCCGAGGTTTGCCTGTCAGCCAGAGGCCCTCTATGAAGATATCAAGAACCTCGGTTATGACTGGGATATGATCTTGGGTCAAACAAGAGGCTGGTGGTGTCCTTTGGATCAACACCAGGATAGTTATTTCTTATCCGTATTGGATCTGTTAAAGATGCGTGTCGGTGAGTATCATCCTTACTGGTTAGAGGATGATAAGAAAACCATTAAAGTCAATAAAGGTAAAAAGTGAGTATGACTATGCAAGAAGTGCAAGATAACAATGTAGAAGCTGCTTTTGAAGAGTTAAAAGCAGATATGAAGTCTCGTGAAGAGCATGATATCGATGCAGGAGACTGTGATCTTTATCAGGAAGTGAAAGGGATGTTTGAACGTGCAGGGCACCCAGATCCTGATGCTTGGACACTAGGAAGACTCAGTCCTGATGATCTTAAAGGATCTCCTATGAGTTATCAGAGGTTGATTATCAATAGAGCCTTGAGACTTAAACTGGGTAAGTACGATGAAGATACTCGTGATCAACGGTTCTTACTGGTAGACAGTGGTAGTAAAGAAGACTGGGTGGATAACTTAAAACCAACCATCAACTTCATCACCAAAAGAGATAAGAAGGTTTTGGAAGGTTTAGACGATGAAGTCGGGGGTGATAGTGATGGCGGTAGTGAATAACATCAAAAGAAAAGCAGTCACGGATTTCATCTTAGAAGCCATTGATGATATCTTACCTGATGGTTTCAATAGAGATCGGGTGGATAAATACTTAAATAGCCTCAGTGATGAGGCTTTTGAGCAATATCTTAAAGACCTTAATGATGAGAAAGAATATCTCTCTGTGATCGCACCCAATGGTGCTGATGTGAAACTAGATCTTGCAAGAAACTTTGCAGTAGCTAAGAAATACAATATCCCACTCTATCGAAGACTGTGGCTAAAGACCCCTGACAACAGGGGTCATTACCTCACTCAAGATGAGTATCTGATCTTAAGACTTCCGGTGAGACGTCAGTCACAGATCCTAGATAAGAAGAAGTCCATCCCTGATAACAACAAAACCATCGATAACCTCACAGGACAACCTGCAGGATCTTCTAAAGGTGCTAAGATCTCTTATCCTGAAGTACAGATGCTCGCAGCCACGGGTCTAAATGAAACCTTGACAGAGTTCTTGAAATATCGTGGTGGGGATAAATACGGAATGCAACAGATGAACATCTCCATCAACAACACAGGAGGTGTCTCTTTGAAAGCAATAGAACCTTACTCTGGTAGAGTCAAATCCACAGATGCTTTACACGTACATCTGACATCGATGCATCTTAAGAACAATCTCTAAGGAGGGATTACTGATATGGCATTATTACCTCCAGGTAGCAGATTTCATTCTGGTGAGACCGAGACCTATAGTCAAGAGTCTACTGAACCTTACGTGAAATCTACTCGAGCAGATACTTCTTTAAATCATGACTACATCAAAGCAGTGTTATCTGAAGCCATCTCTTTGACTTTAGATAAAAGGGTCAGTCGTGATAAAGCCAATGCTGATATCCGTAATCAACAGAAGCAGATCTTCATGGATATCATCACCAGGTTCAAGGTACACACGCTTTTAAATAAAGAAGTCTTGAAGAAGCTATTAGAATCGATATTCAAGAATGAGACCAATATGGATCTCATCTTGACTTTAAGATGCGTGTTCTTTGCATTACTCGATCTTCCCGGTAATGAATACCACACCTTCTTCAAGAAGATCGTATATCAGATCCGTATCCCAGATGGTATTGATTGTTTAATATCCAATAGCCTGATGCAACGGATCACCACGACTACTAAAGAAGAGATGGAGAGTATCCTGAAGGACAATGACTTCTTGATCCCCATCATCTTACTGAACCTACATTTCAACATCAGCGATATCCAGGGACTATGAGTGAGGAAGTCTATCAGAAAAGAGGTATCGGGATCTATATAGATCTCGATACCCTCTTGGATACCCGTATGGGGACGATGATGATGTTAGATCCTGAACAAGGGATGGTAGTGATCGATGATGATGGTTACTATTGTCGTGTAGAAGAAGTATTCCCTGGTTTTGATAAAAAGATCTTTGATGAAGCTTACTCGAGAAGAGATCAGAATACACTAGAGCATTCTGCTGTATCGAATATGATCTTTATCTTAAAGGAAGCAGTAGCTGATCTTAAGGTCAAGGTCTATGAACATCCTTTGTATAACGATGTCATCGTCTATGTCAATATCCATCCGTATCAGCTAAGTGATACTGAGAAGAGTGATCTTCATGGAGTACTGAGACAACATCTCTTGGATATGGCGAAGATTGAGTTCATTGATGTATCTTTAGAGGATCTGGATTGTGCTTGGGTGTATACTCATGTATCGCATTTATTCATGTATCACTTCGATGTCTGGTTAAATGCAAGAGCTAAAGCTTTAGCCCATCGAGGACTTCCTTATATCAGTTTGTATTGTCCAAGGATATTCTTTGAAAGAAAACCTACTGAGGAAGAGATCGAACAGTTGAAAGGATGGCTTGAGGTCAATGACTTTGATCATTTTGACTTCATTGAGAAGACTTATATGCCGTTAATACAGATCCATTTCTTACCGGTAGATCATTTCTGTGTGATCAATGACTACGCAGAGCGGATAAAAGCGGATAACACAAGTGAGAAAGAGTTAAGTTGAAAGAGCACCCTGTACACTGGAGTGATCTGGTGTACAGGGTTATATGACGTCTACGCGTCATTTCCTCGTTACACTCAGATAGCCTAGACGGCATAAACCCTAGCTACACCCATGATAGGTGTAGCTATGTATAAGTATGTTTTCTTACAATGATGCTTGTCTTTGCTGAAAATCATCGACATTGAGATTGGATTCTCCTACCATGGTCTCGTCTAAGACGTAATCCCGCTTTCCATCTGTCTCATCTAAAGAAGTACGGTTAAGGTTACTGCCATTGCTGTAGATAGCGTCTCTTGGGGATAATGTTGACAAGATCTCAGCCACCAATGCTTTATTAGCGACCAGTTTATCAACATTGGCATCATCAGACTTGATCCGTTTATTGGTCAGTGCTTGATGATCCATATCACGTAAAGTCTGCATGAGGAGTTTGGAGAAATCCTCATTGCGGATGAGTTCTTCGTATGTACCTTGGGAGGTGATGGCTGAGACGATACTTTTGCGTATCGTCTGGGTATATTTAAGATCCTCTTCTATGGGATCTAGAGTTTCTACTACATCTGTCATGTCTTTATATCCTGTATTGAAATATACATGTCTTCGCTATGCTCAGAGCGTATATCTCAAAATAAATAATTTTAAGATATACATTATACCACTAGAGTAGGATATCCTACTCTGTTCTAACAAACACAGGAGAGGTCTATGTGAATATCATCTCAAAAATGTTCATCAACGCGGTAGTTTCACAGTATCTTAAAGGATATCACGTGGATCGTTTGCGAAGGATCCTTCCTCTGGTGAAGAAGGAGGCATCTATCGCTAAACAAAAACAAGAGACGTTGGATACCATCATCTCTGGTTTTGATGATATCAGAACCAGTTATCCATCGATCAGTCATCTCTACCAAGCCGTCAGATATCGAGTACACCACTATCAGGATCTTGAACATTTCACCCACGATCCTTACAAGGCAGAGTACCAAGACAGAAATGCTTTGGATTACTTTACCGTCTATGAAGGCAGTTATTTGATCCAAGTAGACAGTGTACTCGATCTCATTAATCAGATAACGTTATTATTACAGGATATCTCTCAAGAAGAGAATCCTGCTAGACGTGCTATCAAAGAAAGACTCTCGCATGATGTCTTACGTGATAGCCAGATGACACTATGTCATTTCTTAAGAAGCTACATCAGTAAGTAGAACACTGATGAAAATCCTGTTAAGCAGAGGTCACTATGAAGAAAACTATCAGGTCAGGAGAGAATCCCTTAGATCCGATCTTAAATAGCCCAGATAAAAAGAGCAAAGAAACCAATAGCAGTGCTGGTGGGATACTCGCACGCTGGTATCGCACGATACTCCATGATCTCAAGATCACAGGGACTCGTTTTAGTGAGTCACTGTCAAGATACTTAGAGATCATCTATCCCAATAACAACCTTGCTGCTTCTAATGCTAGAGGCAGTTTCCATAAGAAGTTCAGTGAACCTGAGTTTACCTGGAAGGTATTCTTAGAAGGACTTAGGGTATTAGGTGTTGAGAAGGTGGATTTTAATATCACCTTACACAATGCTGATGGTTCTAAATCTACCCATTCTTTAGATGTGTTACTCATGGGTAAAGAAGATGCTTTAAAATACTTACAGGAATGGCGTAAGGATCACGGCATCCATACAGCCGATCCTGAGTATCTAAAAGTGTTAGAGGAACAACGTCAGAAAGTCAAACAGGATATCCAGAGTAACATTGACTACTATGCAGACTCAATGCACAAGATCCGTAAAGCAGAGAGAAAAGAGATCCATCGTCCTCATGTCAGAGACAGTAAGAAAGGGAAAAACCATGCTCCAGAAGAAACATCAGAAGCTGATCAGTCCTGAGAGTGTGGAAGAGCTGATCCGTGAAGATGGGGTCAACCATATCCGTATCGACAATCGTGGTAGCACGAAGTTAGGGAGATGGTTGGATAGCCAGTGGATCTCTCCTTTCTACTATCCAGGATTAGGACAGTTTACCAACACAGAAGGTTTCTGGCATTTCATCAGTAGTGATCGACCGATAGAGTTATTGAAAGTCATCTCAGGTCATGAATGTCGAAAACAGATCCGTGATATGCGTCTTGCGGGTAACTACCACAAGGTGCGTATCCCTAACTTCTATGAACATATCCGATATGCCAATTACTTAAAGATCGAACAGTTTCCATTACTGAAAAAAGCCTTCATTGAGTCTGATCTTCCTTTGAAGATGTATTACATCACGGAAGATGAGGAGGGTAGAACATGGTTTAATGATACCCATGTAACCCACCCAAGACTTTCTAATCTGGTGAAGCTTCGAGAAGCTTACCAGAGAGATGAGAACTTGATACTACCTGTACCGGATATCAGTCCGATCTTAAAACATCATAAACGCTTTAAAATGTAAAACGCTCCTATGTTGTTACTTCGATGGTCTACTTCGGTAGACCATCATCTTTTTTTATTTTTTTTTTGGAGTTTGTTATGGCTAGTACGAAGTTAAGACATGATGACTTTTGTGTATACGGAGGTCATCATGGCTAAAAATATCGAAGGAGATAATGGTAAAAAAGGTGGATCTTCACCTATCGCAGATCCTACCCCTAAAGGATCCTGGTCTACGATCAGAGACAACTCAAAAGCAGCGCCAGATGCTTATAGTGAGGAAGGCAACAGCCAGTACATCTCTGAGTTTGGTGGTATTGCAAATAAGATATCCCAAGTTGCTTCTCAGTTAAAAGGTGGGGAGAAGGTATCCTTATCGACGATATCAGGATTCTTAGGTGGAGTAGGTAATGCTTTATCTGGGATCACTTCTACCGTAGATCAAGTCAGAAGTAGCTTATCTGGAGATAACATATTCGATAAACTCTCAGGGATCGCCAACATCTCTCACTCTACCTTGACTCAGATGGGAGTAAATAATCTCCCCAATATCGCAGATAGCTTAAGTCGTGGTCGTGAGATCTATGGTAATATCAACAACACCTTATCCAGAATAAGAAATACAGACTTCTCTAAGGTCAGTAACCTCTTTGGTATGGTAGAAGAGTTGACAGGATCAGATGTCTTTTCTTTATCTAAACTAGGTGGACAAGCAGATTACTTAACGGGACTCGTGCGGGATATCATGGATAATGATATCCCAGGATCATTGCATGCTTTAAAGGACATCGTCAAGAACAACCCTTATCGGGATAGGATCGTCAAAGATGTCTATCCCAAAGCTGTAGATAAACAAGATCTCTCTTCTATCAGAGCGATGACGGATATTGTTGGCGTCAAGAAGTTCAATACGCTTACTTCTAATCCTCATCAGCAAGGTAATTTCAGAAATGTGTTATCCTCTAACTGGAAGAAGGGTAACGAGTCTACAGATAGATCTAACATGGAAGTCTATCAAGATCTCAAAGAGACCTTGAAGAAGACTTCTGTAGATCAGGATTGGTTATACACCAAAAGAGGTAATGATCTTACTATCAATGCTAAAGACTATACTTCTGCTTCTGATAGGTTTAAAGAGTTATTCAAGAAAGGTTGCCAGGTCAGTAACCGTATCAGAGTACTGACGGATGAGCATATCAACGACGGTGTCAAAGATGAGATCAATGCTGATGATAATACCAGACTGGATGATGAGAAGTTCTTGATCATGTTAAGTCTAGGAGGAAGCTCTGTCAAATCAGCAATCAAAAGAGATTTTGGGAGAGTGGTGATTGAGAACAATGATATCAGGATAAATACATGATCGATACTGACAGAATCAATGCCCGTAGTGAAGATGAACGTACCAACTGGGTACAACGGGCTTTTTTCATGCGCAACATCACTGAACACAATGAAGGCGTAGATCCTGAAGTGATGTTTGCAAGAGTTTATAACACAGCGATGATGAAGTTTACCGATACGACTCCTGGTGGGAGTCTAGCGGTGAACCCCTTACCACAGCCTTCAAGATGGACAGATCCACCGGTGTTAAAAGAAGGAGAGAATGCCAATAAGTACAATACAGAGACTTTTCTCTCTCCTTACTACTCGGAGATGTACGATGATCATCAACAGGTAGTCTATTTTAGATTTGGTGTTCCTGTATTTAACTCTATCACGGGTTTCTATAGTAGATTCTACTCTCCATCGTACGGAAGATTTGTCAGAACTGGTGGTGCTGCATCAGACATAACAGCAGCGATAGGAGAGTTTATCGGTGCTACGGCGACATTACCTTTAAGAATCGTTTCCTTAGGGTTAAGTGCTGTTGGTATTGTTGGGGATACGATAGACAAAATAGGATCATTCTTGTCAGGCAAATCCTCTCAGTTGTACTACATGAAACCCACCATGCCTTTGTACTGGTCAGCAGCACAAGGGATATTGAACCATATTGCAGTCAATAAAGGGTTCTTAGCACCTCGAGTAAGGGAAAGTGACCATAGTACAACCTCAGACAGAGATCCGAGTTGGACACCTAGTGGTGCTGAATTAGAATATCTTAAAAGCAACTTTGGATCTATAATCACCGATAAAGGTAACATCAACCTCTATGGTGTTGCGACCCGTGCACAACGCGCGTATATGAAGCAACTAAGTGATCTCAATGCTTCCGGTAGTAGTGATCTGAAAAGAGAGATGGTCAATCGTTACAAATCTGGGATCAAAGCAACTTATCGTAACGTCATGGATCCCCATATCACCGACATCGATAGAGCGTCAAGTAGATGGTTCGGTAGTAGTCATGGGAGAACCAATGATGAAAGTAATGACGGATTGATAGATCCTACTGCTTCTGTCAGTAAAGCAGATCCAGATTCACTGTTGTCTATTATCAAAGGTGGTTTGCATGATGGTGCTGAGTTTGTAGGATTTCGTGTCACGACGACCGGTGGTGCACAGGAATCCTTCTCTAACTCTTTTAAAGAATCAGAATTAGCACAGTGGATAAACAATACTTCCTCTGCAGCAAGATCTTTTAAATTCTCTGCGAACAATGGTAACCTTGGTGGCGGTGCGTTAATGCAAGGGATCCAAGGGGTAGTTTCTGGTGCAATGAAGTCCATCGAAGGTGTTTCTGAGAAATTAGGTCTTGGAGGATTATTTGCCTTATCAGGATCTGCTTATGCAGAAGTTCCTAAGTTTTGGGATAGAGCAGATGCACAACTCTCAACCAAATCTTACACGATAGATCTTATCTCCACTTATGGTGATGTCTTCTCCCAGTTGATCAACATTTACATGCCTTTGTCGTTACTGCTCGCAGGATCATTGACCAGATCTACTGGTAGACACAGTTACACGGAACCTTTCTTGTGTCAGGTCTTTGACAAAGGGAGAGCACAAACAAGACTAGGTATGGTGAAATCGATCTCGATTAACAGAGGTAGCACTGGCAATGTCTCCTGGACGCAATACCAAGAACCTTTGAACATCAGAGTGACTTTAGACGTCGAGGATATGGAGACGATGCTCCATATGCCGATGGTAGAGAACATGGGTGGTGCTGAAGGGATGTTGAAAGCTGCCGCTGATGAGATCGCTGGTGTATTCAAAGGACCTAACGTCTTAGAAGGTGGATGGTTCGACTTTGATAGTCCTTTTAGTGACTACATGGCAGTACTCGGATCTTTGGATATGACAGCGCAGATCTACTTCTTCCCTAAACTGGTACGTAAATGGCGAGAAAGGCTAGCTAGACAGGACAGTACTTCTAATGCTTCTTACTGGGGTATGATGGCGAGCAATAACCCTATTGCTGACATCGCTAAGTTGTTCGTCCCAGGGACATTCCCACGATGATTATGTAAGCGTCACGTAAACGTCATAAATCCCTCTATCCTTACTAGCTATCCATTAAGGGTAGCTAGTAAGGTACTATGACGTCTACGCGAGAAAAGCTGTTTGCAATCGTATAGTATCCGTTTATGGATATCACATGCATGTTTTTAGTTATTTAGAAAAGGTATACCGATGTTATACACTAAGCTACAAAATGCTGCTATCCTGGCAGCACTGAATGATGTCGTCACCACGACCATCCATGGGGTCGCAGGTGATGACATCTCTGATAAGATCCAAGACCAAGGTCTGTCTTCTGTCAAAGATATCGTCTGGTCTAGACTGCAAGACCATTTCACTCAGATGTAAGGAGTACTATACATGATTACCCAAAATGATCTTGCTAAAGCTTTAATGGTATCTTCTCAATTAGAAGATAAGAACATTACTTTATCTGTCAAAGAAGACTCTTATCTGAGACCACTGGTCGAAGCGATCAGTCTTCCTCCAGAAGACGTGGTTACTAATCTTTCAGACATTGAAGTGATCAATGATGTTGTTGGTATAACCAACAAAGTCCCTGTAGAGACACAAGAGTTTATCCCTTCCAGATACGACAGTGCTTTGTCTGATATCGTCAGCACTACGATCCCTGATTTTCAAGTATTGTTGAAGACAGTCAGAAGTGAGATCAATCCCTTTGTCAAAGCACTGGTAGATTCAGTACAACACGCTATTACTTCTTTAGATCCTAAAGATCTTATCAAGACCAAAGTCAATACTGCTGTAGTCCCCGATGTGATCTTAGACAGTCATTTCCAAGAGCTCTTGAACAGATTCTCTCATTCTGAGATCGTTGAAGGTGAGATCCCAGCATCTCCAGTACTTGCAGATGTTGACAGTAGTGTGGTGATGGGATGGCTTGCAGGATACCCTGGTATCGGTGGGCTCCTGGTCAAAGATCTCAGTGATGATCTGGTCAAAGAAGTCTATCACGGAGTGTTCAGGCAGAACTGGCGTGGTGTAAATACCTTAGGTCACTACTTAAGATATCATCCAGAGCATGTGAAGATTGCTTTGATTGTCTTTGTTCTCTCAAATTGGTTTATCAATGATCTTCCTGAAGGTAGTACTGGATCACCTAGTGAAATCCTCGACCACCTCGAGTACTTAAGAGGACAAGCAGGTCTTGCTATCAAGAGCTATCTTGAGAAGCTTGATAAAGAAGCCCAAAACGGCATCATCATCAGCTCTCGTTCTAACAATGAGATCAGAGTCAATCCTTTCACCTATCATGGATGGATCAAAGAAGGTGGTGATGTCGAGGCGATATTAGGTCTATCATTACAAAGAAACACCTATCAGTCAGTAGAAGAGATCAATGAACACAAAGAAGAATTGAAATCTCTCTGGCAAGAACATGTCAACAATGTCACTAGAACGACTTCTGATGACATGGTACAACGTGTAAAAGAGTCACTGGAGTTTAACTTCCACCACTTGATCAATGAAGATCCTTTCCATGCCAGTGAACAAGAGTATCGTGAAGTGACTAATCTCTTCACAGATCTCTTGCAATACGTCCGTCAACAAGACATCGAAAACATCCATGTCTTGACATTGAAACTGGTATCAAGATCACTGGCTCCTATTTATCCTAGTCTGAATGCTGAGTTGTTCTTAAGTAGTATCGACACGGCTTTTTATAAATATCCCAATATCACGGTCAAAGAAGCAGCTTCTATCGCTGCGATCTACTATCTGGTCGATGCGATCGCAGGTGATATAGCTATCTCTAGATAAGGAGGGGATATGTTCGGCTATCTTCGTGATAGTGATGTCGTCAAAAGCAACTTCAAAGTCATCAACAAAAGGTGGGTGGCTTTGAAGGACTGTGAGATCTATTTCCCTGTCGAGTATAAGCTTAAAGGTCTTGCTGAAGTAAGTGATCATGTCTACACCTTAGGGGTAGTCATGATCACGGTAGGTACCGTATACGCAGTCCTTAGTGTCAACGCCATGATCACCTTCAACCCTACTTCTATAGAAGAGATCAAGTACGGTAATGATCCTTACTACAAACTCAGTTTTGAAGCGGGCGATACGGTGATCGAGAATATTGATATCGTCAAACAAGATACCTTGCCTTATCACATCTACGATCTCTTTATCTCCAAAGGTAAGATCCCTGCGTATATGAGCTATGTCGATATGTGTAGGCTCTTTGAGACCTCTAAGAGCTATGCTGATGCCAATGTAGGAAGTAGACCAGAAGTCGTACAACTCATGATCTCTTTGATCGCAAGAGCTAAAGAAGATAAAAGGATCTACTATCGTCAGGTAGTCGATAGTGATCCTGAGAGTAAGAATCTCGAATGGATCAAGATGAGTAATATCGAGTATGGTGCCACCAACACGCTAAATAAACTTGGTGGCAACTACTTCTCTGAAGGTGTCGCATCTGCTTTGATCAATCCGACAGAAAGACTAGAAAATATCGAGAGCTTACTGCGACAATAAGAAAGGATAATTATCAATGCAATATTTATCAACAGCAAGAAGGTCTCCTGGAAGGGAGATCTTCTTTGAATGCACAAGACTCCGTGGTACAGGTAAACAAGGTATCATCAAACCTGATGCTGATGGTTGCTATACCCAAGTGATCGGTGGTCTTAATGCTTACAACAGCATGGAAGACTTCTACGATCTAGAAGCAGGCGTGAGGTTCTTCCAACAACAATCCTCTTTCAATAGACGGATCAATCGTGGGGTGTTAAGAGCAGAGTATGGTCATCCCAAAATGCCCATAGGGAGCAAAGACAAATACGATTATGGTATCAGATATACTCGTATCGAGGAGACCATGGTCTGTGGTACTTGGCGCAAGATCTGGTTGTCAGCTGAGAAATTAAAAGATGAAAGAGGACGTATCATCGTTCCAGTCATGGGTACGATCTATCCCTCTGGTCCTTACAGAGAATCTTTGATCCATGCATTTGAGTCTCCTGGTGAGCAGGTATGTTTCTCGATCAGGTCATTAACCAAAGACTATCCTCGGGGTGATGGCACTTATATCAAGAAACTGGTTGACATCATCACCTTTGACTATGTCAATGAACCAGGTATATGGAACGCTGAGAAGTTATTGACACCTTCTATCGAGTCTATCGAACAAATCCGAGTCGATGGCATGAAGTTCTTAGATAGACTCAATGAGATCCCATCGATCAGTGCTGAGTCCTTTGATATCATCCATGTCAGAGAGAACTTATCTGCGCTCATCGAAGAGGAAAGAAAACTGCAAGCACAGCGTAGTAACATCATCTTCAGCAGGTGGTGATAGATGAATATCGATATCACGAAAAATGAAGTAGACAATGTCACCAGTCTGATAAATACTGCTATGGCTAAGACCTATAATGGTCTTAGCTTCACGGATCTTACTGTCATCGATGGTGTAGGTATTGATACGGTCAGTAAGAGTGCTCCCAACCAGGACTATGTCTCTAACACCAAAATCAGTATCAGTGGTGGTAGTGATTACGATGGTCCTGATGGGATCGAGTATAGACGGATCGATATCCATCTGCAACATGAGCTCTTAGGTGGGGCTGATAGCACCACCCACAACAAGAGTTATAGTGAAGAAGAGATCAATAATGTCTGTGACAGTATCATCACTAAAGCCAAACTACGTAAAGAGAGTCTAGATATCGTCTATGACTCTGTCACAGGACAAGATCACATCAAGAAGATCAAGCTTTCTGCCAAAAGAGGTAGTTTGCTATATATCGGTAAGTTGGAGATCACAGTCACTTTTAAGGTAAAGACGTTGAAGTTGGATGGATTTAAGTATGAACTTAAAAACCAGCCTTAACGTCTATAAATAAAACTCATTGAAAAAGCGTCATATAGCCTTACTCCTTAGTACTGCCCCATAGGCAGTACTAAGGACATATGCCGTCTAGGCTATCTTAATGAAGTTTATATCACATGGTATTATTGTTATTACCGTGAAATAAGGTAAACGAAGATACTATGATGTTTTCCGGGGACCCCTGTGAAAACATGTATTTTCTATTTCTATACTTGTTTAAAAAGGACGACCTTGATGAAACTTGACCACACCAAATCTGCCAAAGTAAACCTCCTGGCACTTGTCAACCAAACCAACAGCACCAGTCTTGCCGAAGGAGATATCGATTTTGGTACCCCTTCTGTGATCCCAGGTGTATCTTTACCGCATGACAAAACCACTGCGAACACCAGCCTTGCTGTCAATACCAAAGTCACCATGACCGGTAAAGGTAATGCTGCAGGTAGTGTCGAGATCCAATATAGAAGAATCTCTATCCGTAAGCAATATCAGTTCCGTATCGGTGAGACTGCTAATCCCACATTGACTGTCATCAAGTCTAAGATCCCTACCTTTGATGAGAGCTCTATCAAGAGTCTTTTAGTCAGTGAGTTGAAACTGATTGAGTCTTCTGTAGACATCGCTGTCACCATCAACTCTAATGACAATGCCTCTGTCACAATCACTGCTAAAGAAAATGATCTGGTCTATGTCGCAGATGAGACAGCATTTACGATCATTGTCCAACGTGATGATAAGATCCAGCTCCCAGAAGTCATCATCACCACCAACTTGAGTGGTTTCGAGTATGATCTAGAGTATGCTGCTAAGAATGGCTACACCTTTAGTGGCTAAGGATAGTAGATGAAGATCACTAAGAATGCAAGTGCGAAAGAGATCATCTTAAAGATGGTCTCTATCCATGAAGGGGATATCGATGAGTTTGATATAGGCGCGCCTACTGTCTTAAAAGCTGTAGTAAGTATCGACTCAGGGAATATAAATACAGCGATCGAAGCTGATACTAAAGTAGTCATCTCTGCCAAAAGTGATAGCACTAGCTACAAAGGCAGTAAAGAGATTGAGTACAGAAGAATCAATCTCCAGAACCAATGGACCTTGTTATTTGGGAAGACTCGTCTTAACTGGAAATATAACCAGAAGATGATCCCTGAACTCACCGAAGAGAATGTCAAGAAACACATCAATAACATCCTCTATCATGTCGACAGCGAGATCAGCTATGAGTTCACCAAGATCAATGATGAGCAAGCGAAGATCACTTTAGATGCGATTAGTAATAGTCTCTTGTATACCACAGATGGTAATAAGATCGAGATCAATCTTGAATACGCTCGTCGTAAACATGATATCTCGAGTATCCATCTCACTGATGACAATACTTTCGAGTATGAGACTGTCGTTGAGATCCCTGAGGTGACCTTAGAAGCATTTACGGTGTAGGTGAGTCATGAGTACGAGAACACAGAAAATCGCGATGAGTTATCCTCTAGGTCAAGCTGTTAATAAGTATCTTGAGACTTATTTTGGTATCGAAGAAGGAAAAGCTGATAGTGTCATCGGTAGCAGTGCTACTGTTACTGAGGATGATCAGACTCCTGCTAACTTCTACGATGGCAAAACAGCACGTGAGATCAATAGAGAATTGCCTAGCAATACATCTTTTCAAACCGATCAGATCTTACATAGCAAGATGCAGATTGATAAGAACTTAACGGGTTTTGGTTTTAAGATCGGTAAGATCAAATACCACCGCATTGATCCGGTATTGGTATTGAAACTAAGAACCCCTACTTGGGAAGACTTTGTTAAGTATCACGGCCAAGAGATCGCTCATAGTGGGGATTATCAGAAGGTCAGAGAAGTATTAGTGAAGATCTTTGATCTTGACAACATGTCTGGCCATCTTAACAACGACGATGTCATCAGGATCTCCTCTAGTACATCAAGTGGTAAGCCCCAGTATCAGGTTACTTTGGTAGGTGAAGCTTGTAAACAAGTATTCTCCAAAACTTCCTTTTTTCTCCATCCGGAACATGATCCTTCAGAACCCTTTGTAGACGAATAAAGACAGTTATCATGGAAATCAATATCGCGTTAACCGAAAAACAAAATATCTTGGCTTTATTGCAAAGCCGTAGTGAAGGACAGATGACTGATTTTGATTTCAGTAAACATGAAGATGAATTTGAAATCGGTCAGCCTGTAGAGATCAGTAGTCATCTCGATTATAATCACCCCAATGATCATGTCGAGCCTAACACAGAAGTCATCATCACTGCTAAAGATGATAGTGTACTCGTGACAGGATCCTGTACTTTAAGGTATAGAAGACTTAGTATCGAAGACCAGTGGAAGATCATCTTCAAAACCGATAACAGTCTTTATCGTTATCCTCCTGAAAAATACGTAGGTGGACTAACTGAAGAAGGGATACTGATGGACTTCTTTGTTAGGGTTTTTCCGATCCAACTAGACTTCCTAGATATGGATTTTGATCTTCAAGGTGAAGAAGGTAAAGTAACCCTTACTGCTAAGGAAGATAGCTACTTATTCACAGGACAAAAGATCATTGGTTTTAAACCTAAGGCCGTGAAACCAGCAATAAGTAAAGTCATCCCCCACACATGGGATGACTTCTTTGCTTATGATGTCACGCCCATGGGATCACTAGACATCACGGATCTAGGAGAAGCACATGGTTAAACTAGATCCGAATAAGAGTAGTTTAGAGAACTTCTTAAAGCTAATCAAAGACAGCAATCCTAATTTCGATATCAAAGAGATCGAAGTAAAAGCAGTCGAAGAACTTGATGGTGGAGATTCTCAGAGTTACTCAAAAGACGATGTCAATACCACAGTGGTCAACAACACTAAAGTGACTTTCTCAGTCGTTGCTGGGAAAGGCTACGCTGGTGAGGTTACAGTAGTCTATAGAAGGATCCATCTGGGAGAACAGCTTAACTTCTATACGAAGTCTGTCGGTAATCCTTCTACCGTGTACTTAGGGATAGATGATAGTCTACTTCCTAAGGATGAGTCTGAAGACATAGATGAGGCGTATTTTACTCACACTTGTCGTGGATTAGGATTTATTGCTGATGCTTTGGAATACAGATTCTATCGTAATGGTGGTGGGTACTTGATGCAGCTCATACCGAAATATGAAAACCTGATCTACACGGGTGGTTGTTTGGTCAATATCAAGACCTACAAAGCTAAGAAAGATCTCGGTAGTCTGATCAAGAATACCCAGATGTTAGATCTTGAGTATCCTCTTACTTTGGAGATCAAACAGATCATCTTGGATGAATTTGAATATGGTTGAGTTATGTTGACAATAAGAAAGGAAGTATTAGACCTTAGTCAAGGGGAGTCTGCTTTGATCTTAAAGATCAAGCAGTACTACCAAGACTATCTCGGTATCGATGAAAGTAAATTAACGGTGACCTTGAAAGGTGAGGTGGAAAGTATAGATCTACCGAAAGACTACTACCTTAATCATCCTGATATCAAGAGTATCGATGAGGATATCGCACCTAACACTAAAGTGATTGCACTCGTTAATGGTGTGGAAGTTGAGATCCATTATCGTAGACTGAACTTAGCTGAGCTGTTAAACCGACTGAGTCCTACATGGGAGGATTTCAGTGAGGGGATGAGTGAAGAATGGAAGACATCTGTTGGTGTCACAGTCAGTGTAAAGAATGTCCCTATCGAGCGTAAACGCATCAGTGATCGGTTCAAGGAGATCTTGAACCTACGTCATGATGGTGAGATCGAAAGTAAGTTAACCACACCTGGGAGACAGAAGAAGTTCGCCATGACTTTTCCGGTATCTCCTTATGTGCTGGAGGATAATAGCTTCGACTTTTATCCCAAGGGGTACAAGGGAAAGATATTTGTTCCTGCTCCTAAACCTGAAAATCTTGTTAAAGAGATCGCCTCTTCAGGTCTTCGTTATTATGCGTAATGTCACTATGCTACACGTCATACAGAGCACCTCAGTAGGACTAATGATAGTCCTACTGAGGATGTATGATGCATGATGTGAACTTATACACAAAAGGAATACTCAAACATGTTTATCGAGAAAGGTTTAACATTTAAACAACATATCGTCAAGTACCTAAAGAGCAAGAATATCGATATCGAAGAAGATGACTTCGAGGTAGAGAATGTTAGAAATATCGATGGATCAGGAGATCCTGCACTTGATGATAATAAATTTATCCTTGACAAAAGTACTAAAGATAAGAAAGTATTTCAGGTTGATGCTTCTCAGTATAACAAGTATGTCAAACCCAACACCATCGTCAAGATCAAATCTACCGATAACAGTAAACGCTTCATCGGTGAGATCGATATCAAATACCATAGAGCGACCCCTAGAAATGCTGTCAGACTAAAGATCATCAAAGATCAACTTGAGAATATAGAGAAGTACGAAAAGAAAGGGGTGAAGTCTTCTAGAGGTGAAGAGATCTATCTCATCTACAATAAACCGATCACTGATACGGCAGAGTATAAGAAAGATCTCTCTAACAAGATCTATCGTGCTTTTAAAGAGCATTTCTTCAATATCGATCAGTATAAGAAAGATAGTAGTGATGATCCTGTCAACAAAGATGCATTGATCTCAAACATGGTCCATACTGCTACTGAGACGACAGATTACTGGACGATTAATATCACTCCAATAGAACCTAAAGAAGGAGATGGACACAACGTCTTTTATAATGCTAAGTTCAACATGCCTGTGATCCTCTACCATGACAGGTTTGTAGCTTATCCTAAAGATCCTAAGTTAGCATATCAGCCTGTATCACAGAAGTTAGGTAATCGTATCACCAAGATCGGTATCGACAAAGACTACAGCAATGAACACATCTATACAGTCATCACCACTTTCAGAGAAAACAGCTCTGACAGGACTGTTGAGATGGAATCAGAACCTGTGAAGTTTGGTCATGTCCCTAGTGAGACTGAGTATAATAAAATCATCCCTTATATAGCAGAGAACGCTAATGTCAGATGGAACTATGCTTTTACTGAAAATGGTCAATGGGAATGCCCAGATAAGTATTATATCTCGCAGTTAGGGTTTACCTTACAAGACCAGAAGAACCTACCGATGTACATGGAGACACAGTTTGTTTATTTTGTCTTCGCCAAGATCGGTAATATCGACCACCCTTATGCAGAGACTGCAGGTGAGAACCGTGGGATCAATGATGCCGGGAGAAACTTTGTTGATGGAGAGATGATCTATCTAGATCACCCCATCACGGAAGCTGAGAAGAAGTCTATCACAGCAGCCGTAGATAACAACAAAGATGTGGTCTTCGACTATAAAAACTTCAAGAAGTTTACAGGGTATAAAAGACCTTATTCTATCAAGTTGGTAGATACTGAACAATTAGAACGTGCTCGTAATAGTGCTGGTCAAGAGCAATACGTTGGTAATTTGTTTGTCTATCGTAACAAATACGAGATCACTAACAATACTACCCATGAGAAAAAGATCGTCTACTCAGAACCCTTTACCTTTGATCAGTTACCTACCAATGTCAATCTTGCCAAAGGTAACATCGCTTATGGGGAATATGCCCTTGGTGAAGTCACCAATGAAGGAGAACTGCAAGTAGACTATCGTGGTGTAAAACAATATGCAGTAAATGATATCGTACGCAACAACCAGATATACACGCGTAATAAACAGATCTTACGTGTCAATGAGGCTAATGGTGTTGATATCTCTAGTAAGTATGTTTATCAGGTCGTCTATTACTACAACAACAAGCCCATGGGAGCACAGAGAAACAACCCTGATCTATACACCAGAGGAGAGTCTCCATTGATAGAGTTTACCAGTAAACCTACTCCTGCAACGCTAACACAGATCAATAATGTCGCTACCTTGTCGGGTACTAAAGTGGTGTTAAGATCGATGGGTGGTGGTAAAGAGTATCAGATAGACAACACTTTGCTCAACCACTACGGTATCGAAGTCTCTTACTTCAGACAGAAACAAGGTTATAGCAGTAGCCAGTATGTTTACTTTGGTTATTTCTCTGTCTGGTACGTCAAAGATCGTAAGCGGATCTATTTGAAACATACGGTCACACCCCTTTATCGTAGCCCTCGTGGTGTACAATATCCACTTGATGCTAATGCCCTAAGAGGACTCACTTGTACTTTGTTAAACATCAATGGTGATATCAAACTCGCTAACGATGCCAGTAAAGTAGTACTACACGTCAATACACTCGGTAAGATGTGGGATAAGAATAATGAGAAGATCTTGACTTACGATCAGCAAGTCTTTAAACCATTGCCGATTCCTGAGTAAGACCGGCACCTGAATAAACGTCATAAGTGATACCCTAGTGATACCTATCTATGGTATCACTAGGGATTTATGCCGTCTATACATCTATCAAGATACAGATATAAATCATATCTCTGAAGCATGACTACACAGGAGTTTACATGAATATCCAAGATGAGATCTTATCCTTAAAGAAGACCATCCAAGAACTTGACCATCACTACTATCAAAAGTCTCATCCGCTTACTACAGATCTAGAGTACGATCAGTTAGTACAAAGACTAAAGTACTTAGAATCCTTGCTAGGAGCAGATAAAGACTCACCTACTAAGACCATCACAGATACTAAAGATCCCTCATTTAAAGAGATCAAACATCTCACACCGATGTTATCTTTGGCTAACGTTTTTATCCCTTCTACTGGAGATAAAGACTATCTAGCAAAGTTCTTAGCATCCTTACAAGAACATGTGGATATCTCTAACATCGACTTCTCTGTCGAAGAGAAGTTCGATGGTCTCGCATGTAATCTCATCTATGAAAAAGGTGTACTGGTATCAGCAGCGACCCGTGGGGATGGCTCTATCGGTGAAGATGTGTTAAAGAATGTCCTCATGATCGAAGATATCCCTGCAAACATCGTCCCTTGGATGGAGATCCCTGAAGTGATCGAGATCCGAGGAGAGGTCTATGTCAGAAGGTCAGTATTCGATAGACTCAATGAGAACTGTAAGTCCTTTAGTAACTACAAGTCCTTTAGCAACTGTCGTAATCTCGCCAGTGGTAGTCTACGTGTCAAAGATCCTAAGATCACTAAAGAGAGACAGTTATCCTTCTTCTCTTATGGCGTAGGATATCACAGTAGTGCTATCCCTGATAGCTATACAGAAGTGTTATCTTGGTTAAATGAACTAGGATTTAAGACATCTCCTTTACAGAGGAGATGTCAGAGAGATGATCTTTATCGCTGTGTAGATGAGATCGGTCACATGCGAGATCAACTAGACTACGATATCGATGGTTGTGTCATCAAAGTAGACAGTCTTCTACTACAGGAGAGACTGGGATATAAACACAGAGATCCTTACTGGGCTATCGCTGTCAAGTATCCCAGTCAAGAAGTCGTCAGCCAAATAAAAGATATCCAGATCTTTGTAGGTAGGACGGGCGTTATAACGCCTGTCGCTGTCATCGATGAAGTAGAGATAGGTGGTGCTAGAGTCAGTAATGTCTCTCTAGCAAACTTTGATCTGATCGATGTAAAAGATATCCGTATCGGTGATTATGTCTTTGTCAGACGTAGCGGAGAAGTGATCCCACAGATCACTGAGGTGATCTTGGGTAAAAGAGATCCGTCATTAATGAAGTATACGATCCCTGAGAGATGTCCTTGTTGTAATGAGATATTAGTCAAAGAAGGGAGTTATTTGAAGTGTATCAACAGACACTGTTTAGATGTTGTTAAAGCTAAGATGAGCTATCTCGTAAGTAAAGAAGTACTAGATATCGATGGTCTTGGTGAAAGTACCATCGATATGCTGGTATATCTAGACTACTTAGAAGAGGTTAGTGATCTTTATTTTCTCGATGAATATAGGTTAACACAAGTAACGAATAGTGATATGCTCAGTAAGAAGATCTTGAAGAACATCCAAGATAAGAAAACTCTATCCTTACAGAAAGTCCTGTTGACACTGCTGATCGACAACTGTGGTCCCAGCATCTGTAAGCTACTCAGTAGCAGGTACAGCTTAGATGATCTTAGATCAGCCAGTGTAGAGGATCTTACCAAGATCCAAGGTATCGGTGAGATGATAGCAGGTAATATCTATCAATACTTCCATGATGAAGATAACCTAAGGTCATTAGACAGACTGTTATCTGTGGTCCATATTCAAGAAGATATCGTGGTAGATGATACATTCTTGTTAAAAGGAAAGCATATCTGTATCACGGGGAGTTTCTATGTCAGTAGAAGTCAGTTGAAAGACTATCTGGAACAAAGAGGATGTGTCGTCAGCAACAGTGTCAGTAAACACACCGATTATCTTCTCTGTGGAGAAGGAGATCAAGGGAGTAAGTACCAGAAAGCCATCAAGCTAGGTACTCCTCTGATCCACGAAGAAGACTTTGTTCAGTATGGTATCTTGATATAAATACGTGTCATGCCCACCTAGGACCGATGATCCTAGGTGGGATGTATGACGTCTTTTATTTTTGGATATTTTTACATAAGTAAAATAGCTATCATGTTCTAGAAGGCTCTGAATGAGCGTCTAAGACGATATACAGGCTTACCCTAATAAAGTATATTACTTTTATTATAGGATGTCTTATATAGCTTTATAGAAAGGATTTAAGGAATAACCTTGAGTAAACGTCATAAATGTCATATATCCCCACTAGTACCTGCAGTGGTACTAGTGGAGCATGGTGAACTTTGTTATAACTCTAAGTAATGGCTTTTATCATAGTTCTCAGTCTGAAGCAAAGAACCTTTCACCCCGCGATCTGTAAGATAGCTGATCAAAGAGAGCATAGAAGGATCCATAGCTGCTCCATGAGACTGATCTACCACATCAAAACGATGGTTCCTAAATACGTAGTTGTTACCCATCTCCATGATATCCAAAGTCTGTTCTTCCAAGGATCCAAAGTAACGTGGGATATGGATGGAAATATCGGGATCACCGTAGGTGTACATCGAAGAATGAAAACCAGTTCTAGCTTCGATACGAAAGACATGATGACGATCACTACCTTTCAAGGTCAAGATGGTGTTGACATAACCATCTTTGACTTGCTCGACATAGCACTCGGTATTGGTATATTGCTTCATCTTGGTTAAAAGCTCATCTACAGTGAATATATCTTTCTTCAGATGCTTCTCTTCACGAGAGATGATTTTATTCACCTCAAGATCCCCAATAGTCACAAAAGGACATTCTTTCCCGATGAAATAAGTATCAGACAAAGGCTTGATCCTTCTTAGGAGCTTCAGGAGTCCTATCATGGACTCCTCAGCATAAGTCGAGGTATGGACCAAACAATCATTCAGTCCTGATTCATAACACCAACACTGTCCTTCACGAGTGGTAATGAAGTAAGATTGTCTTTTGTTGGATAAAGACCCCCATGGGAATAAGATCGCCAAATGATGGTCGCCTTTAAAGTGGCGACCTGTGACCTCACCACGAGGATCTTTGTAGCTGTTAGCATACATGTCTTTACGGGTATGGATCTCAATGGTGGTCAAGACATCATTACGGTCGATAGCACTGATCACGTACTTACTGTACGGGATCTTCTTGTTACCACTCATGGTGTCTCTAGGTTCAGTCACATGGAGTTTAGTAGCATTTTCTAAAGTAGTGTAGATTAAGTCATGTAAACCACGATAAGAATAGAACTTATTTCCCAAGTGTTCTTTATCTGCTTTAAAACACTGATACATCAGTAAAACCTCTTGTAATTACGGGATACATAACCGTATTTTACGCTGTAAAGAATAAAACTATACTACAGCTAGTAGGAATATTATTTGTCCTATCTCGCGTAGTTTAAGCTGCATAAAGATATGTGCTGAATCAAATAATAAAGTATAGTTTAGTAGAGAATTAATTCAAGTGATTGAGTTGATCCGATACGATTCAAGCGATTCAAGTTGATTCAAGCGAGTTGATACAAGTCGATTTGAGCGAGTAGAGTTGATACGATTAGATTCGATACGAGTATGAGTAGAGTCGATATGAGTAGAGATTTTTTTTATAATAATCATCAGTGGACCTATGGTCCACTGATGTAAAGACAGTAGGAGATACCTTGTTCTTCAGAACCATGCATATCTCCGATATGGAGTGAATGGTTCTGAAAGAACTGACGGTATCCAAGGATAGGAGTATGGATTATCGTATCAAAGATACGATGGTCTACGACATAGATGTCTCGGGATGAGATCCCTTCGACTTAAAGAAAGAGCGCGTGGCGGGGCGAGCGCTTGATGGTATATGGGTAGAGGATAAAAATGGCGTATATGTCCTCTAAATGACTCTGTAAGGCTTTGTATGGCTTTACCATTAGTGAGTATATGGTTTTGATGTTAAAATGGCTTAGAAAGCCATTGAGATAGGTTTAAAGAATTTAAGGATTTTTAAGAGATGGTAATATGGATGATTTTAAATGAAAAAGTTAAAATTCTTCGTAGAAAATTATCTTGGATAGATCTACAGTAGCAGAGATCATTTACGGGACCATGAGAACTCCTTACTAGGACTTTAAGTAGTCCTAGTAAGGATAGAGGGTGTTATGACGTCTATACAGCTATACGTGTAAACGTCATAACACCCTTATCCTCTCTAGAAGCCTCTACAAGGCTCTCTAGAAGGAGATTGATGTAGTTATATTACTTTGTTGAGATAATGCCTTAAACGCTCATTTGGAGTGCTTTTGGAAGCCCTCTATGAACACTGCGGTGATACCAGAATTGGCTATCACCTTGGTTGATGAAGTTATAGACGTATAGACGTCATAGAGCCCTAGTAGTACCTATCAGTGGTACTACTAGGGTATCATGGGTTTATGACGTATATTTAAGATGCATGGTACATCTGGTAAGCTTGTTTACCTATCTCTACCAATAAGTGGTTAGTGGTGCCCAAGATGTACGGAGAGTTAACGATCCGTGCATTGATGGACCGAGCACCAAAGATAGCGTTGATTGATAGACCATCTTCGGTAGTAGGAGACTCATTCAACACCTGACCGATGGTAGACTTCAACTGGTTAGCGAAGACGATCTTATCACCATTTAGGCACTTGGTGGAACCTGAGATGTAGATACGCAAGACACAGGTGTTGCGCTCTAGTGGGCTACCTTCGATGAGGTAGTTCTCATTGACCTGTCCGGTATGACCTTTTAGTCCTAAAGAACGCGCATGTGTCGCTAAGAGTTTGTCTGTCTTATCAGCAAGTGCTTTTAGAGATTCCGACATGTCTTCTTTGTTGCCTTGATAGAAGAGTTCTATCTTTTCTATTGTTCCATGAAACTTCGCTCTGGGTGACTGATCTGAGAAAGCTTTTAGGGCATCTAAGGCTTTCTGATCAAAGAGCTGTGAACGTGATGTCACTGCTTGCTCTAAGGTACACAGGGGAGTATCGTAGTCCACTGCTGTACCAGGAGTGAGGAGATCATGGATGGTCTGGCTGAAGTCGATACGGATGTTTCGGACTTTAGTCTGGGTGGTAGAGAGTTTGTTAGAGAGGGTAAGATCTATCATGGAGCCATCTTCCAAGGTGTAGGAGTTCTCCAAGACTGCAGTGGTTGCAAGTGTTGCGAACTTGGTCGTAAGGAGTGATGGATCGATAGGATCAGGCTGGAAATAACTGTCGTTGTAAGACAGGGCTTGTCCCTTCTTGAAAGATTGACCTATGGTGAGATCAGTTTTCAAGAAGTGGGGTATGGTGAGAGAACCTTCTTTGCCATACTGTCGTCCTAGGGGATAGGTTTTTGAAGTGTTATCCGCATAGAGGACAGTGATCTCGTGGGGTGTGATGGAAGAGACTTGACCATCCTGAGATGCCATAGAGGCAAAGAGACTATTGACACGGTAAGGGATGATGTTGTCATATCCAGTCCTGACAGGGAGCGGTGTGTATCCTTGACAGGGGATATTGGCATCAGCATGTATCGAGGAGAAATTGATTCTTTTCATCGTAGTTTTCATCTTGGTGCGCTAGACCAAGACCGTCTTACTCGTGAAGAGCAGACTGCTTGCACTTTCATGCAAGACAAGACCATATCAACATCCCATTTTTGCGTTATGTAAAAGTGGGACGGCTACCATTTCCCGATGGCTTCATCGGTACACCCTGACAAGGGGATGGTCGTTGAACCTGCTTCTCATCGTGAGCGATGAGAAGATTGGCTGCGGGTTGTCCATTGTCAATAGACATACGTCTACATCATCTCCTTCTTTTTTACTATACTGAGATCATCACTGTCCCAGGGAGTAGAAGGAGCTTTAGGAGTTTCCCGTCAGTTAAGTAGCGTTTCGATGTAGCCATTACTGACTACACGGACGTATCTTCTTTTAATTTTAAATAATCCAAATAATGGCCATACCGATAACCATCTCGACAGACTTTCTTAAATTGGCTTTTCAGTCGAAGGGATAGTGCTTCTCTTGATATCTCTCTGTCTTTACAACAGTCCTTACAACTAAGGAACACCTTAACGTCGTGATCGTTGTAACAACAAGGGATGATCTTCCCTTGGAGTGCTAAGGTCTTGTAGACATCATCAACAGGATCCCATGGCGTGTATTTACGATACTGTTGGTAGCGGAAATACTGGTTTTTGACGACATGGATGTAGTTTTTATCCCGTTGATTTAAGTCTTTCAGATTGACTACAGTGGTACCTAGAAATGAAGCGACTTCTCCGCGATTCGCAAAGACTTTGTTCTCGTTGGTGAACACCATGTTTAGGATAACAGCCCATTTACTGCTCTTTCGAGAGACGATAGGGTCACTGTTAAACATCTTCCAAGGCGTGTGATCATCTTTGTATTTGATCTGTAGTCCATGGAGAAGATAATCGGACTTATCGTGGATCCATCGTAACACGGTTTCGTAAGGGAGATTCAAGTGTCGACTACAAGCAGAGATGCTCGGAAAAGAGAGCTCTTCTTGAGTCTTGTAGTTGAAGATCTTGACTTCAGAGCCACGTTTGTTAAAACGTTGGGTCGGGATATAATTTCGGTTTTGGCTGGTATGGGACATGGGACATTCTCACTGGTTTAAATTCATAATTCCGCCAGGATAGTGTCTCATTCCAGGGATTATTTAAAATGTTAAAAAAATTAGTTCATCGTCTTTTTCGATACACGGCATGGTGTTAAACACAGACGACATCATCGATGCCACGGATGGTGTATGGTCAGGATCAGAGAGGCCATAGACGTTTTTGAAGTTAGGGTTAGCTGTGGTGTAGATGTTGATCCCAACATCACCTGAGTCCACAGTCGCTTCAGAGATGGTACCGACATCATGGACGTCAAAAGCACGCATCGCTTTGCTTTTTAGAGTGTCTTTAGATCTTCCTCCAGTACCCGTGTAAGTCACGGCTTCTATCTGACGCATGTTCTGGAATGGATTTAGACCATTCACAGCGACGTTAGCAGGGTCTTCTAAGAATGAAAGTAAGATATCGTTAGGGTTGATAGTGATCCCACGGTTCATCTCACTACCACTACGGTGGTGCTGTCTTAGGAGATCTACGGTCTTCTTGTAGATCAGCGCAGGGATTCTTTCGTAGCTACGGATGCGTTGTAAGGAAGCATCGGTCTCTTTTGGAGCATCATCAAAGAGAAGAAGTTCAGCTGCTTTGAAGAGCAGTCCTCTGAATGTCTTCGGTAGATTGAGATCTTCCAAGATACGGTAAGTGATCGGATCGACAAAAAGATCGAATAAAAGATCGACTTCTTTGAAGATCGCTGATGCGGTACGCATGTTGTCGTAGATGACAGAATAAACGTCTTTCTGATCGAAGTGATAGCTATCGAAGTCTTTTAAGGTCTCAGCATAGAGGTTGAAACCATTTAAGATCGATGCTGCTAGCTGATCTTTTCTCGAGAAGAAGTACTTCTTGTTTTTGAAGGTGATTGCATATTCACCGACTTTAGGCAAAGCTTGCGTATCTTCAGTCTCGTGATAGTCGATGTTTAAGAGCTTAAGTAAGTTGGTAAAACCTAACTGATAACCTAAGATCACCCCGACTGAGATGACATTACCCATCACTTCTGTTTTTAAGCACGATAGTGGTGGTACAGGTATAGACTTCTTCAGGTCTTTGGATACATCTACCCCGATCAGATCTTCGATAGCAGGAAGTAGGATATATCTACCGTTTTGATAGACATAGAGGTCATCCTGGTAGTCCATACAGAGAGGATATTGATATCCTTGGTAAGACTGATACCCTACTAAGACATACTGACCAGACTGTTCTATCAAAGGTAAGTTAGGATGAAGGTCTTTCAACTTAGCATAGCGTTTGTGATAGTCGAGATAGAAGTAAAGACTGCCGAGTTTATCATCATTGCACTGGAAAGTCCTGAAGTCTTTAGCCAACGTAGAGTACAAGTAAGGTAGCTTCAAAGATCTATCGTAGACATCAGCTGTTCTCGTCTCTGTGATACGAGGGTTGTTTTTATCAAGACCACGAGATCTGATCTGTTTAGTGAGCCATTTGGGATAGTTGAACTTACTGTCTTCAGCACGTTCGATAAAGAGTTTACCGTAAGCAGAGGTCAGTGCTACTCGGGTAGAAGAGATCTTCCTTATCGGGATATCGGTCTTCTGTTTACGTAACCTGTATGCTGTACCGTTAGAGAGATAAGTACCATCTTCACGGATCTTCGGTAAGGTAAACTTCAGATGACTCTTCTTGCCTTTGACAGGTGTGATCTCGACGTCATAGTGGACCATAGTCCCTCGAGTAGACTCAGTGGTCGTCGTAGTAAGATCACTGATCATGATCCCACCTTTTTGCGCATGGACGAGCATACCTGCGATATCACGATCTAGAACATCACTTACGTACTTGGCATCAAAGTCCAGAAGTGTTGATGACAGCATGGCTTTATCAGAGACCTGAGAGATATCGTCTACTTTGACGTTATCTACCTTGATCTCTTCTTGCTTGACATCAACGTACGCATCGAGTGGTTTGTTATCAACCATGATCTTTTTATAACGTCCTGCAAGCTCTGTCAGTCTGTCGTACTCACGAGGGCTGATGACACCACCATCGAGTAAGTTGTCAAAGCGATAACTGTTTCTCTCTTCAGGATCGATATCAACTTCATCGAAGCTTAAAGGTGTATCTTGTTTACGGATGAGTTTACGCTGTTTGGCTTGTTCTAAGATGACATGTTCATCAGAGAGCTGTTTCTCAAGAAGTGCTAACTCTTTCGCTTCATCTTCAGTCAAGATACTATCATCAAAGACCATCTCTTCCATCTCGTCATCATAGCGGATAGATTTGTCTTTGACGACTTCTGTCTTCTCTTGTTGATATCTCTCTTTCTCTACTTGCAGTGTCTTGACAGATTGTGCTATCTCTTCGATATCACTATCCTCATCACCACTGTCATCCTCATCATCGTCATCTTCACGATCAGTCTCATCGACCTTAGTAGACTTACTATCACTAGCACTATCATCAACAGTCTTATCTTCTATCACGACAGCAGTACTACTGTCTTTGCCTTGATCTACGAGTTCACCATGCTCTACTAACTCATCGATGTCTTCACTTCTGACCTTCATCAATGCCAAAATGAACCTAACAAAATAAGTACGCATGATCCTTGGGTTTTTCCCAGTCGGATGATCTACCCCTTTGACCCAGCTCATCAAAGTACCCAAGTTGATCACGGTGAAGTAACCACTGTCAACAAAGACGACATTGATCTTATCCAAACCACTTCTACTTACTTCAGTAAAAGCACATCTCCCTTCACTGCCTTCTCTGAAAAGGTTGAAGATGTTCAACACCACATACTTCTCAAAGCTGTCAAACCTGTCAACATTAGTTCTGTTCTCTTGTTTGTTGACTGCTAAAAAGTAAGGATATCCTGGGATGACTCTAGGACATTCGATCATCAAGAACTGATTACTTCCTGGACTCTCTCGATAGATCTTCTCCATCTCCCCGCAGACCGTACGTAACTTGTTACTGAAGCTATGCCATCTACTCAAAGGACTACTTAAGTACTTATACTTCTTCTCAAGATGACAGTAGTTCACCACCAATGGACTCTCGACATCTTTCAAACTACTCTTTAAGTCAAATACTCTCTTGATCTTCTTGTTCTCGAGATGATACTTCCGTATCTCACTACTGACTACCACACTCTTAGGCTGGATACTTCCTTCCATGACAGATAACTTATCCACATACCAAGTCCCTATCAACCTACTTACCCCTCTAAACAAAGGGTCGTTGTAGCTAGGACCATTGTCTCCATTACTCACGGGTAAGTAATGCACTACACTACTTTTAGGTAGTCTAAACTGATCGATACTAAAGATCCTCGGACTGATCAATGAAGCCTCTCGTCTGTTGACATACTGACGATAAAAAGACTCCCATGTTAACAAACTCATGTTTTCTTACTCCTATCTTCGTAAAAGTCATCTTATCTCTAAGACACATCATACACGTCTACACGTCATATAGCCTTACTAGGACTATCATCAGTCCTAGTAAGGTGACTGCTATGACGTCTATACTGTCATCCTCTATATGCCATCTAACCAAGGCGATATAATCGCCGCAGTGTTCATAGAGGGCTCATAAGCCCTCTAAATGCTCGTCTAAGACATCATCTCTATCTACCCATATACTCACCTTAGCTATATCACATATCTCCTCTTATATAGCCATTTAGAGCTATTTAGAAGCTATATCTCTAATCAGCAATGATCTCTAATCAGTCATGGATGATACAAATATAACTATCATCCTAATCATCATCTTAACTGATCTAAGTAAGACTACTAAACACTATCTTTTCTTAGAAACCATAGAACATCTCTTCTACTTACTCTTAAGTAAACTAAATAAACATACAAACATCTCTGTATCTTCATCAATCACTCTTCATCAGGGATATCTCTTCGAGAATATCCCTTCAGAGCGCTCTGAATGAGTGTCTAAGACCATATATCTCTTCAACCATGATCTACCATTACTTATCCTATCTTAACCTTTTATAAAGACATCTAGAGAGCTTACACAAAGTACTCTAGATCTATATCCAAGTATCTTCTCTTAGTCATGTAAGTCTATCTACCATGGTAGTACTACTCTCCTACCTGTAGATACTTCTCTATCTAAGCATGATCTAGATATCATCCATAGATCTTTTATCATCACTAGTCTATACATACACGTCATATACCCTCAGTACTACCTATCTAGGGTAGTACTGAGGTATGCTTCTCTTACATAAGCAGTGTAGCATCTCTTAGTGTGTCATCGATACACTAAGATGCATCATCTTCTCTTCCATGATGGATACGCTTCTTTATCCATGATAAAGAAGTGATCATCTTTCCTTCAGTGATATCATCACTGACTCATCCTCACTCTCATCGTAGCATCTCCTCATCATCGATGCTACTCATCTCTACTAGCATAGATTGGCGCGATGACCCTACAGATCCTTCACTGATGATCTCTTACCTAGATCATCATCTCAGTCTCTTAGTCATCGTCGCTATGGTGATATCCAAAAAGATATCACCATCTTGAGGTGTAAAAACACCTCCTTTACTCTTGTTTCATTCATAATCGGCATACTGCCCCCCCTATGGTCTATGAAACCACAGGAGGAAAAGACACTGAAAGTGTCCATAATATACCCTTAAAATGAGTATATTTTTCACTTATGAATACTGAAATCAACATCCCACACATCCTATCTTTCAAAGCTATCTACGAATATCTTAGTCAATGGGAGAAAGAACACGGTATCTTGGTCTATAGAAGCAAGAATAAATCCTACAGATCACGTTCTTCTAACAAAACAGGTGTCTTTGACTGGAGTAAGTATATCAAGTATACCTTATATAACCCCCATACCAGAGACCACTTGATGAAGGTCTATGTGCAAAGACGTGGTACCAAGTATCCCAAAGACTACGCTAAGATGATCATCAGTCTCCCTAAATCCCTGACTAAGTCAGAATACATGAACTATTGCATCTTAAACTACGATGGTTATACAGCTATCTTCGGGGATAGTAAACTGATCCCAAAAGGTACTAATAAGAAAGCAAGGATGCTTGATCAGTTTGTCCCACAGCTTACTAAGGAAGAAAGAAAGCTCTGCTATCAAGGAAAATACATTCACCCTGATATCAAGAAGATCCTAAATATCCTAGCCTTCTATGGTGTAGAAGGGAATTTTGGGAGATTTCCTATACACTATCAGCCTAACGAAGATATCATAGACGAGATCAGAGCCAATATCGAAGAACGGAAGGCCTTTGCGCAAGAGATGCGTGAGCTAGATCCAGACTACGATGATGGTATCAAGACCTTTTATAAACCTAAACCACCAGAGCCTCTCGATGAATGGGGGCTATAAATGGGTAAACGTAAAAATGGTAAGTGGTTCTACACCCAGAAAAAAGGGACACTTTACACAGATCCTGTAGGCTACGGCAGGATCTGTGATTTCTTTCATGAGCTTGTTGATAACAAGCTTATTGATAGAGTTATATATAAGAATCTCTCCATGTACGGCGAGTTCTCACTATACTTCTACAACACAACCTTTAAAGTAGACCAGGTGATTAAGATTTATACTCGATATCCTATCCCGCTAAAACCTTATCATGCTAAAGACTCATTGCTCTCTATCGTGTTTCCACCAGGGATATTCGATCACCATAAGTACCGGTACAACATCTTTGACAGATTTGGCTCTTATCAGGTCATTATCGACGATGACCTTAGGTTATCTCGCTATTTCTCTTATCCTTGCGAAGAGTTTGCTGCATTGATGATGACCCTACGTCACCTTAGTATCGGTGGTGATGGGATATCCTTCTCTCCGATTTACAATGGAAAGAAGATACTCCCTTTAAAACACAATCCATTCTATCCTGGTAACTATACGACAGGTGAGTTTGAACACACACTACTCCAAGATGAAAATGGTCATCAAACCACCCCTGTTTTAGATCCTATTGATCAGACGTTGGAACTTACTTACGAAGATCTTTATACCTTCTTTACAAGCGAGTTAAATAAGACCTTCCAACAAATCGAAAAAGGAGATGGTTCTTTCTCGGTTAGACACCTAAGACTGGTTGATCGTGCCGGGATGCTTCCGGTGATCAAGTATCACTCGAGTAACCACAAAAATACTTCTTTTTATTTTAACAGAGCGAAAGGTCCTTATATGACCCTGATCTTTCCAGAGATGTCTTACTTCGAAGATTTATTCTTTTTCTTTGAGATCACGGATCGCAATGGTAGTTATGTCATCCGTAGAGCTGATTACACGAAGTACATGGAAGTTCAATTCGCGAAACCTGATGAGTTCTTCATCAAACTCATCGAACTTTTGAAGAAAAAGCTTAATATCCGACCATCTGGGATCTATTTTAAACAAGAGGTTTATTCATGAATGAAGAAAAGATCAACTGGGGATATACTTATACAGCCCCAGATTTCAGCACGTTTTACGAGATATTCTCCCGTGTTTACCGCGAAGGGACCTTCCGTTTGAGAGGTTTTGGAGGTCCAGACTACTTTGTCAATGAACTAAAATGTGTGATTCAAGACGAAGAGCTCTTCTTCCAAATCCAAACCAGATATCCACATCGTCTTTATCCAGAAGGGATTGCACCACTTCTGACGATCCTTTATGACGATCCACAAGAACCTTTTTGTTTGATCTACTATGTCATGGATCATGAAGGCAGTGTGAAAGTAGTAGACGAGTATTATCGTCCTATTTTTGCTTATGATGGTTGGGATGGTCCGGATGAGGATTTCAAATTGTTATTAGAGATACTAAAACAAATGGGTGTTTACGGAGAGGCTTTGTTTGAAGCGAAACCTAGCGTTGAATATCTGCCTTGGTGATTTGGATAATGACTACACGGCATGTCATCGAGGATCATCCCTGATCCTCTCAGATAGCCTAGACGGCATATACCCTACCCAGGATACATAGTCCTGGGTAGGGCTTTTCTTTATTCGCATACGCTCATGCAGATCACCCTAGGGTACCATTGTCGGTACCCTAGGGATGTATGACGCGTATATAAAGAAGAAAGATGTTAAGAAGAAAGGTGTGGGAACGTTGTCATCTCACGATGACAAGTTGAAACAGACGATATTGACGATATCCACATCTGTGGTTCTTAAGAAGTTACCCATGGAGTCTAGATAAGCTCCTTTGGATCGGAGGAGTCTATCTGTCTCTTCCAATGCTTCATCTGAGTAGACTGGGTTAAAGGACATGGTATCACCATCAAAGTCAGCACCCATAGCACCTAAGATAGACACTGGTGGCGACATCGCTTCTTGTGTCTTCTCACCAAGTACTGGGAAAGAATAGTAGATCTTATCACTTATTCTCCACTCATCATCCAACTGATATCGTATCTCATCTTGGATGGTGGTCTTGACTTTAGTCTTACAGACCTGACAGGATCCAGGTCCTGAGATAGGATACCTCGTCACTACTGCGTTATGTTTATTCAATATCGGTGCTAAAACCACATAGAAGAACTCAGTATAAGTCGTCGGATGTACGTCTTTTCTATCATACTCCGCTGGAAGATCCCTGATATCTCTAAATAGCTTAAAGACTTTCTTACCATCTATCACAGAAAGATAAGTCAAAGACAGGTAATGATCATCTACCATGACAGACTTATGACGTTGTGATTCATGTTCGTAATCATTGATCAACTCTTCTATCCCTTCAGAAGAAGCAAAATGATCAAAGGTCTTAGGTCTTACTTTAACGTCTTCTAACATCAAGGTATCTTTGTTTACTAAAGGTACTGGTATATTGGCGTTGACAAATATCTCAGAGAGGATAGAGTTCTTGATGTGGTATATGGATACTGGTAACACCCCTTTCATCGCTTGGTATAGTCCTACCAAGTTATCATTAAAACCCACTGAGGCTTCTGATAACAGATATCTTCCTCCAGGTGCTGAAGAGGTGATGACGTTTCTTGAGGTGTTAAATACGCGTCTTGCAGCCCATTTACCTAAGAAGAGTTTCTTCTTTCCTTCCACACGTTCTGCGATAGCATTATAAAGATCATTTAACGCTTCTTGCATGGCATATCTTGTCTTGTCATACAAGGCTTCATTGACGGTCGCTACCTCTAAAGAGATGTTGTTAGATTGCCTGATCAATGCTTGATAATAAGTATTTAACTCATCAGGCGTAGGACCACGGTCTTTGAACTCTACATCCCGGTATCCTGCAGGCATGACGATGACTTTGTCTAATAGTACTTTGTCTTTATACTTCTGCAGTAGCGCTATTGCTCTTTTTCTATCATCAGAGCCTGTGTCTTGTAGAGACAGCATAGAGAAATAACGGATGAAGAAAGCATATCCAGTTTCACCTTGCAAGACATCACTTTTCTCAAAGTCCCTTTTCTGTTGATTGAATACTGCATACTCCACCCCACTCATGATGTCGCGATAGAACTTCCTTGCTTTTATCAAAGCTTGGTAGATGACAGGATGGATGACTTTTAGCTTGATATCAATATACGCAAATACCTTATAACGCATCTCGGACCCAATCGGTCCAAATATCTTATCCGAGTACAAGCCTTCTGGGTGAAAGACTTCTTTACTACTGTCAAAGATCGACAGTTCTGTGATCTTGGGTAAGGTTCTTAGATTCTCATCATCCAGGTTCAAGATGGAGATGTTAAAAGGAAGATAGATTTTCGCCATGGCAAGAGATCCTAATTTGTTGAACGTTTAATAACGGAGTACCTAAATATGTCACTATTTAATTTCTGGGGTAAAGACAATCAAAAGCCCAGGGACGATGATGATTTCTCAAGACTTGAAGATGTCGATTTCGATGATTTTGGTTTCGAAGCAGAGCTACCCGATGACAAAAGAAAACCTTCCACCACCTTCTCTTCTTTCAAAGAAGGGGTGGTGGGGGAGTTTAAGTCTACCGACATCGAGCGTGTCGTCAAAGATGCGCTCCCTAAAGGCTACGGTGATATCATCTCTGCTAAAGATCAAGTCAAGTCTGCTTATACGGAAGTCGTCAGAGATGCTTTAAAAGAGTTCGAGCCTTACAAACAAGACTTGAAGAAACTTGCTGCATCCACACTAGACTCCTCACAGAAAGTCTTACCAGAGACTTGGTTTAATAAACTCAAAGAACTCACCGATCAAAGAAGATCAGATTATAATTTCAGCAAGAAGCAAGATGAATCTGCTTTAATCCAACAAGAGTTGACCTCTATCTTCTCAGCACAAACAGAGCTGGATAAACAACGGCAAGAACGACAAGACAAGCGTGATGGATTAAAATCTATCATTGAGCATTCTCGTTTCAGAGACTCTATCTCCCAACTTGATGCCATCCGAAAAGCCACGATCGCGCAAGTCAACTACAATGACAACGTCCAGATCAAGTATCAACGTAAGAACCTGGAAGCTTCCCTTAAAAGAACCAACCTTTTATTTCGTCTAGTAGAAGAGACCTCAGCATTCAGACAAGAAGCAAAATCAGTTCTAGCTTCTATCAACAAGAACACTGGTCTTCCTGACTACGTGAAGTTGAAAGGATCCGAGATGTTCATGACCTCTGCCAAACAACGCATGTATGGCAGGATGTTGGACTATGCTTTCAATGGCAATAACTTCTTAGCCAACTTCTTAAGAGAAGCTAAGGAATCTGCCAAAGGTTGGGTATCAGGATTTGTCTCAGCAGTAGGACCTGCTATCTCTGATGTCCAGATGGCAGCTTCTATGGCAAATGACGATACTTTCGGTGGTCCACAGATGAGCAAAGCCAGTATGCTAGGTCAAGGCTTTGGTGGATTTGTTGGTGGTGAGATCAAAGATAAACTCTTTCGTCAGGTCAAGGATATCGTCACCGGTAAGAAGAAGATCAATGGTAAGACCTTCCCTTGGGCAGATCAAGTCAATAAAGGTGGTGCTTCAGCGCAGCTCATCTTAAATAACCTGCCTTATTACTTAAATAAGTTTGCTGATGAGCATGAGTTCTCCCGTATCCCTGGAGTATCTGGAGGTATTGATGTCTTAAGAGAGATGACTGGAAATGCTTTAAAAGGTAGACAACTCTCTGTAGAAAGATACGCTTATTCCTCTCTTACTAAACCTGCGATCTTCTCTGGAAGAGTATCACGTTCTATCACTGATGTCATCCCAGGATATCTGGCTAAGATCTTGCAAGGGATCACTTCTATCAGAACAGGACAAGATGCTGAAGAGATCAAGTATGATTTCACTAAGGGGTCCTTCACAGGAGCTGCTGCTTTAACCACCTCTATCATGGAGAAAGCACTTCCTACTAAGCTCAATCAGACCTTCAGATCAGATACGAAGTATATCTTCGATCAGATCGATCCCAATAACGATCTTTCTAACAAAGATCGTGAAGCTATCATGCGGGTCATCAGTACCGATATCCGTAAAGGTAGTAAACGCTACGATAGAGACTACTTAACTTCCAAAGATACTTTTGCTTCCCTTGGAGCTGATAAAGCGGAACTTGCTGCTAAGATCTTCGATCAGTATCTCGATAACGACGAGAAGCTATTAAGACTGCGTCGTCAAGTAGGACAGATAGTACCTACCACTTCTAACCTCTTAGAGACTATCCAACAGTTGATGGATACAGGTTACGGGGATATCCTCTTGGAACAAGGGATCATCAAAGACAACGGGGTGATTGATAGAGATCGTTTATTTGACCTCATCACCCTTAGCACTGATGATGATATCACATCAACCCCTTCTAGATTCGATCCTAATAACCCTGATTATCCTAACCGTAATCGTGGTTTAGGAGGAGAGCTAAGACATGCGTTCAATCGCAATGTCTCTTTTGCAAGAAATAGCTGGAATAACCGTAATCTCAGAAGAGCTTCTTTAGAAGGATCTACTTCTAGAGAGCAGTCTGTACAGGTGAGAGGTAATAACGCTTACGGTAGTCGTGGTTATAATCAATCTCAGATCACCAGTCCTTTCAGTCAGACGAGCTATCCGCAGTCCTTCAATTACGGTGGTGCAGTATCTCAGTCGCAACAACAAGCGATCCAGCAGACAGCAAGTCAAGTAGCAGCTCTTAGAAATGAAGTCAGAGCTATCTCTAACTACAGAAGACTTGCGCTAGCGCAGTCCTCTACTCAGGGTCAAGATACTGGTCTGACACGATCTCTGCTCAACATCCGTGATGAAGATCAAAGATCATCACTCTTTGCATCCATGTTCCATGGGATGCTACCATCTCAGTTATCAAGTCGTGCACAGATGTTTGGTGGTAAATTAGGATCTCTGATGAAGTGGGGAACAGTTGCTTCCCTTGCACCATCACTCCTACCCTTCATGATCGGCAAGAAGCTCTACGATAGAGCACGACAAACACCTACTGAAGGCTCTGAAGGTGATGTCTATATCCCTGGTGAGTCATCACCCCGTATGTTAAATGCTGTCATGAAGCACGGTGGGTATTTTAACACCGATGGTTCACCGATACGTGGGTTAATTGATGTCAAAGGAACCGTGTTAGATGATCAAGGCATGGTCGTCATCACTGAAGATGAACTCATGTCAGCTAAGATCATCGGTCCTAAAGGCGTGATCTCTACTTTCAAAGCGATCACTAAAGGTGCTTTGAAGAAGTACTGGTCTATGGCTAAGACTTCTATTGGGGTATCCTTGTACATGCTGAAATCTCCTTTTACTGCCATGAATGCAGTCAAAGAAGGAGTATTTGGTAGAGCATCTGACGTCTATGTCAGAGGGAGATCCACTCCTGCTCTTTTAAAACAAGAGATGAAAGAAGGTCATTACTTCGATGCTGATACCGGTAGGACCATCGATACCGTAAGAGATATCGATGGTACAGTTGTAGACCTCTATGGTAATATCGTTCTTAGCGATGAGGATATCGATAAAGGTCTATTCCTCCCTAATGGTAAAGCCTTAAAGGTCAAAACTCGTAGATCTATCCGAGGTCGCATACGTGCTACTCGTGATAGGATCTCTGCTGCGTCTGGTGGACTCACATCCACCATGGGTAAAGTGAGCTCAAAGGTGAGATACCTAAGAGATCGTTATAACGAGATCGCTGATCGTAACACCCGTGGGATCGAGTATGTAGGAGCGCGAGTATCAAGAGCACTACCTTCTCCTCCAGACAGTAGTGGTATCCTTAACAACCTTAATAACGTCATAAATCCCCTTAAAGAGCATGTGCTCACTGGAGCTACAGGCTCTCGTATCAAAGAAACAAGTACACGATATCTTGCTAATGTCCGTGGTGCTGGAAGTAATCTCTTATCAAGACTGAGATCTTTGTCAAGTCAAGATCAGTCTACCCTACAGACTGAAGCTCAGGTACAGTCTGCTCAGACATCTGTCTCTATGTTAGATAGACTTAAATCTATCGCGACGACTTTAGATGAAAGATTACCAGGGCGTCGACGCCTCGGGGATAATGACGGTGATGGAGATGTCGAAAACTCTGTTGCGGATATCCTCCAGCATCGCAATCAACATGGTGCAGCAAACGCTGTCAATGTCAATAACACCAACCAACCTGAGAAGAAGAAACAGTCTCTCTTAAGTAAACTCTTTGGTTTACTAGGAGGTGGTCTCAAAGGCGTTATTGGTACCGTCTTAGGTGGTGGTCTTGCACTTCTCACCAAAGGTATCAGAAAAGCTGTATGGTGGGGTATGAAAAACATCACCAAAGGTCTCTGGGCGATGACGAAGAAGATACCTAAACTCCTCTGGAAAGGCTTGACAGACTGGGGTCCAAAAGCTTTTAAAGGTATCTTGAACATCGGTAAACGCTATATCCCGAAACTCTTCAAAGGACTTTTGAATTACAACAAGTGGGGGGTGACTAAAGTTGTTAAAGGTCTGTGGGAGACAGGCAAGACCTTAACTAAAGGCATCTTCCAAGGCGTAGCTAAAGCAGGTGGCTCTGTTTTAAGAGGTCTTGGTATGGGTGGTGGTATTGGTGGTGCAACATCAGCAGTCGCCCAAGCAGGATCACGTGCTGTCTCATCTGCCGCTCGCATCACTGGAGGAGTTACTCGTGCAGGAGGTGCAGCACTTAGAGCAGGAGGAAGATTTGCAGGGGTTGCAGGTGTAGGTATCGGTGCTGCACTCGATGCCAAAGACATCTACGATGGTGTGGTCACAGGAGACACTGACAAAGTCGTCTCAGGATCCATGGGTCTAGGTGGTGCTGCTGGTGGTGCTGCTATCGGTACTTTGATCTTCCCGGGTGTAGGTACTTTGATTGGTGCTGGCGTTGGTGGGTTACTTGGATGGATGGGTGGTGGGATCACCAATGGTATCCGCCACTGGGTCAAGAAAGGTAAGCTCTCTGAGATGGAACATATCCGCTTTGTCCAATATGGTTTCGATCCTAAGCAGAAAGAGTTCATCGATCCTATCCTCACCCTAGAGAAGATTGTTGAAGAAGCCTTGGTAGAGCATAACGGACAATGGATCGTCGATCGTGATAAGATCGATGGAGAAGAAGCGTATAAACTCTTTGGTATCACTGAAGAGACTACAGAGGAAAGACTGAGTTATATCCAGACTTGGTTAGAGGAACGTTTCATCCCGGTGTTCCAGATGAACGTGCAAGCATTGAAAGTATACTATCCGAAGAAGATCCTTGCTTATCTAGACGAGGTGAAACCTGAAGAGAAATATAACATCATCGAAGCCTTAAGAACAGCGCCTGCTTCGATGTATCAATGTAACATCAACCCCTTTGATCTCTCTAAGTTACCCATGGGTCCAGGAGATGTCGCTAATCTCTTAAATCAAAGATCTCAAGAGCTAAAAGAAACAGCAGTCAAATCTGCTTTAGATGAGACTGATGGATTCTTCTCTCGTCCTTGGTTTGAGTCTGATAGTGAGTATGCGATCCGTAAGCAACAAGAACGTAGTCAGATAGAGTCCCGTCTGTCTCAGGACAACAATAAAGCTTTATCTACGATTACAAACACTGTTGCTGGTGCATCTCTGTCTAACATCTCTGCTAATGTCAAGGAAGCAAGCTTCACACCGATCAAGATCTCTACCACCACAGGTGAGATCAAGATCGATGCATTAACAGCGATCAGGCTGAAGTGCTATGGTCTTACTGCAGTCGATGATAGAAACAGAGTCATCCAACTCATGCAGCTAGAGCAGACCTTTGATCAAGATCCAGGGATCACCCTCAAAGATGACAACACCTGTATCTACAGAGGTGATCTCTCTAAGATCTTAGACATGTTCATCAACACAGGTGTCAACATGAACTCCAGATGGTCAGTCTCGACTTACATCCAGGAGAGGTTCTTGCCTGTATACCTGAAATGGCGTGCGATCTTAGCCCAATATCAGATCCGTGATGCGAAGAATCTGCATAAAGCAGAGAACCTCTCTGTTTATGCGAAACTCAATATCGCCAGAAACCTCCTGATGGCGACCACTGATCTGAAGCAATCTGCTAATGAGACCAGAGGAGACTCAGTCTTCATCATGAAGACTTCTCCTTGGAAAGACTACGAGCTAAACCAGTATGCTTTCACTACCGATGACAATATCGCTTATCTTAGAAAACAAGCGAAAGATCAGGTGCAAGAGGAGAAAGTGTCAAGTCAAGATACCGATAAGAAAGAAGCTACCAACAACTACGATAGCTTCTTGAACACGGTCAAGAACTCATCGCTTACAAAATCGATCATGGATTTTGTCTATGGCAATGACAAATCTGGTTCTGGTACCAGTCTACCTCCTACATCGATAGCAAGACCAGGAGCTTATGCTGATTCAGTCTCCGGGATGACATCATCCATGGCATCTATAGGTGGCATCGGTATGGCTGGGATGGCACAAGGTATCCAGCAAGGTATCAATCAAGGTCAGATGGCGCAAGTGTCTGATGTCTCCTACGGTGGTGGTCAAATACCCCCGGTGGGGTCAGAAGTACCTTCTCCAGTGATCAAGATCAGGACTGGTATCCCTATCCTCGATGAAGCTCTGCAAGCCAAACTCTATCGTACAGGCACCCGTAATGGTAAACCGATATATGGCTCAGATAACAAGCTCATGAACCAATTTATCGCGATAGAGTCCATGGGAGATGCGTCAGCAGTTGCTCCTAATGGTCTCTATAGAGGCTTAGGTCAGATGGGAAGAGATGCCTGGAGTGAAGCTAATGCTTTACTCAAAGGTGGTGTCGGTGGCTTTGAAAACGTCATGAATCCTGGGATCAACTTCGCTGCAACGAAAGCTTATATGGCGATCAATGCCAGAAGAGTCAAAGGTGCTCCCATGGATAACCCCTTGCACCTCTATCTGGCACACCAGCAAGGTGCAGGAGGGTTAACTCAAATTTACCATGCTGCAAGAACAGGTTCATCTGTGGAAGGTAAGATCGGTAAAAACATGCAATCTAACCTCCCCAGAAGTGCAGGATCCGCAACACCTTTAAACTTCTACAACTACTGGGCAGGTGCGATCAATAGCCGATATAAAGCATTTGCTGATAAAGGCTATGCTAAATTCGAGAAAAATGGTGCTAATGCGACTCCAATTAATGATATCTCATCCTCCTTAGGGTCTACGTCATCACTGATGGCAGGGATCCAACAAGGTATGCAAGGGATGGATAGTGTCTCTGGTCAAAGCCAGTCTGCACCACCTGCAGGTGTAACCAATGATCAGTCTACTACGGGAAACTACAGTCAGATGGCTTCGTCCATAGGACCGAATACAGACGGATATGGTTTAATGAAAACCACCTCCTATGGAGATCCTAGCAGTAGTTACTCTGGTAATGCGATCTTAAACCCTGTCAATACTGGAGATGATTTTGTCCCAGCCAACAATGGTGAGGATAAGAATATCAATTCTAGTATCGGTAAAGGATCTGATAAAGCCGTCAAAGCTGCTACCTATGCAACCTCTAATGCAGCATCCACCTCACGTGGCCGCTGTGCAGAATACGTCAGAAAAGCACTGCAAGCAGCAGGGTATAAGTTCACCCCTCTAGGGTCAGCGTACATGTACAATGATCTCTTAGGGACGATTGGTTTTACGAGAGTCCCTAATGACGGACAGTACATGATCGGAGATGTCATCGTCTATGGTAGAACGGGTGGTCATCCCCATGGTCATATCCAGATCTACAATGGTCGCAACTGGGTCTCTGATTGGGTACAACGTTCCATCATGCCTTATCGTAGTGGTCGTGGTGGTGCAGTAACCCTCTGGCGTGATCTCTCTGATGGTGGTCAAGCATCATCTGCGAATACAGATCTGTCTACTGATGCTAATACTCCTAATACTCAAGCCGTCGGTCCTTTGAAAGATGGCTATGTCAAAGCGGATACCTACGATGGACTTACCAATAACCAAGTCTCACCGCAAGACAGAGCGATCCAGGAGTATGTCAGAAATGCCGATCCCATGGCAAGAAGACCTGATACCTCTCGTGTACAAGAGATGCAGCAGACCAAACAACGGGATCTGCATAGTGAAGCACTGGTATCCATGCCAAATCTCATGCAAGAACAGATCACCGTCAGTAAAGATCAACTGGAGATCTTGAAGCAAGTCCTTATGGTACTGCAACAGACACCACCGGGTACTGTGGCAAACCCTGGGATGATGCAAGCAGCAGCCACTCCAAAAGAGACTGTTGTGAATCCAACATCACCATTGCCTAAAGATCAACCTGCATTTGCAAGAGAATACACTCCTGTCAACACGGTGCTCGATGCCCGTAAGACAGTCGTGTGATAAAAGAATAGACGGCATAAATGTCATAAACCCTACCCAGGACCTAACATCCTGGGTAGGGGATTTATGACGCGTAGCGTCTATCTGAACCGGTCTGTAAGACTGGTGAAGAAATGACGCATAAAGTGCAATCTAGATTTTTTCAGATATATATCATTTTACATGAAGGTGATCGCAAGATGACCTTCCCAACCTTTATATAAGTCAATGACGTCGACTTTAAGAGACGTCACCTTACGATCTTTTTTATAAAGGAGACAAAATTCATGTCTGATATATTAAACATGCTAAACACCCCAACCTTTCACATTTACGGTGTTTTCGCATTCATGTTGGTAGGATTCAGAACCTATCAAATCCTGAACTACCATAAGTATTACGGCCATGTGATCACTAAAGTAGCTCACGTGGTCGCGATGATGGCTCTAACGGCGTACCTCATGTACGTGTGGATCACCCCAGAGCCCGTCTATTTCCAATATGGAATCATGTTTCCACAAACAGAATCCATTCTGGAGATAGTCGTTAAATGCGCACTCGTTAGCCTGATATTAACTTATATCGGGGCTCGTGCGCACGGTGATTTAGTTCACCATTGACCCCAGATTGGTCATTAACCCTAAATGGGTGTTGCAGTCTTTGACATGACAGTAACACCTTTCTTTACAGTCCTAACAACAGGAGAACAACTATGTCAAAGTCAACTGCATATCTGGTTACCACTGGCATCTTCACTGCTGTAGCCACCGCTATCTGGTGGTTTATGGAAGACGATAAAACCACCGTGACTGTGAGTAAAGAATCACAGTCATAACCTAGAAGATCCAGAGGAGCTATCTCCTCTGGATCATCACTACCCTATTTTATTTTTTTTTCTTTTATTTTTTGAGCATGTTTCTTGTAAATAAGATTTCATGTTATCGTAGTACTTTCATTTAAATCCTTAAGGTAACTTTGATGAAAATCGATAAAACCATCCCTGAGAAGCTGAACATACTGCGTCAGCTCAACGAAGATCTGACCAAACAGAAGGTCGGATTTAGCGCACCGACTGTGGTCGACGATGTCACTTTCGGTGCACCGAATGTCTTACCGGGTGTGGCCGATAGTTTCGATGACACTACTATCGTCCCCAACACCCAGATCCAACTCTCTTACACAAGAGATGGTCAAACCCAGAAGATCGTCTTCAACTATCGCAGACTGCATCTAAAAGGTGTCGCTCAAGAAGAAGCCGTTGATCTCGATAACGCCAAGGGCAACAATGAGATCTTGCGTCATGATAGCGAAGGCGCACCAACAGACGCTGAAGCGTATAAGAAAGTAGCAGTAGATAAGATCAAAGAAGTCTTTGGTCTTACCACAGATGCAGATATCGTTGATGGTGAGGAGTATGATATCAAAACAGGTGTCTCTACTTTCAATGTCGCGATCTCTATCCATTCTTATCTCTACCATGGTGTCGTTCCTTACAAAGCACTCACCAGAGCTAAGAACTTTGCTGAGTATGTCAAGAAAGACGATACTCATGGTTTTACCAAAGTAGAAGCAGCTACTAAGTTAAGTAATCTGGAACTGAAACAACTGGTATTCCCCGTAGGACTTAATGAAGTCCCTGAAGGTTTCGCTAACACTGATGTGAAGATCGATAAACTTACACTGCATGATAAAGTCACCAATATCGGTAGCCGTGCTTTTGCAAGTTCTGTCTCTTCTTTGAGTGATATTGAAGGGGGATTACCTGCATCTCTGACTAGCATCGGTGAAGAAGCATTTGTCGGAGCTACTTCTGATGTGGTTGCTGTCCCTGGTAACCTCACCACTATCGGTAACAAAGCTTTTGGTATCGTCAAAGGTCTTACTTTCACGACACTGCCTTCTTACATCGCAGCACTGAAAGTTGATGCAGCAAGAACGACAGATAACAATGGTTATCTGAAGTATCTGCCTACTGATGAACAAGGTCGTGGTGACACTGAACACAACACCTATTCAGAACTCACGTTCAATGGTCGTCATGAAGACACTAAACTTTTCTTGAACGCAACCGATCTCTCTACTCACGCTGATCTCTTGCATGAGAGTTCCTTTGTATCTTTGATCAAAGATGTTACTCTGAGCAAAGACTATACCGCAGTCCCTGATGATGCATTTAATCATCTCACTTTGGGCGAAGGTCATGTCTTGAATCTGAAACATGTTACCACTATCGGTAATGCTTTCAAAGACGCGACTATTGATAAAGTAGAGTTCTCACCTGCACTCACCCAAGTAGCAGAGCATGCTTTCCAAAACACTACTGTCACTAAAGTCGTGGTCGATAACAAAGCAGAAGAAGATCGTATCAAGGCTCTTGCTCCAGTACTCGCTTCTGCTACCTGGGAGCATCGTGAGTCTACTACTCCTACTCCTCCCCCCGCTAACCCTGATGAGTCTGAGCCGAAAGTGATCACCTCTGAAGGCTTACACTACCACGGTTAATTTTTAACATACCTAACATAAAGGATACAACACCATGAGTATTGATAAAAACACTACAGAGACCAAAGTCATCATCGATCTTTTAAATGAAGATCTGCGTACTGGTGGGGATCAGACAGTGATCCCGACCGATGGTACAGGGGTGACTCTGGGATCTCTTACCGTCATCGAAGGTGTCAGCACCTCTGATGATGACAACGCAGATAGCTTCACCCGTAACACCAAAATGAGTGTGGTCTACACTGACGGTAGTAAGAAAAAGACCTACACCTTGAAATATCGTCGTCTGAACCTCTCTGGTTTTGCTAAAGCTAAAAATGTCGATATTGAGAACAAGAATAAGCAAAATCAGGTGCTGAGATACACCGTCAGTGGCAGTGATTTTGAAGAAGTGTATAGCACACCGTTTGAAAATAATGTCAAAGCCTATATCAAAGAGCAATTAGATCTCCCTTCTGATACGAATATCACCATCACCGACGATATCGATAAAGAAGATTTCGCAACCGGTAAGGTGGTATACACCGTCACAGCAGATGCGAATTCAAAAGCCTTTATCGGCAATATTAGCTACCAGCTTAGTGATCGTGCTCACGATGTTGGCGTGTGCAAAAACTTTAATGACCATTACATCTTCTTCAAGATGGATAACAAAGCCCGCTTGGGTGTCGTCCAAGGTCTTAGCGAGATTGCATTCCCAGTTGACGTCACAGAAGTACCCGAGGGCTTTGCCAAAAAAGGTGAGGTTACCGATGGGACAGAATTCCATTCTTTCTATTTCCACAACAACATCACCAAGATCGGTAAAGATGCTTTCAAAGAAGCAGTATCCAAGATCAACCACATCCAGTGGAGCAACAAACTGGTAGAAGTTGGTGAGAATGCCTTTGCGAATAGTGGTAGTGAAGCCACTGAAGAGTTGACCTTACCAGAGTCTATTGAGAGACTGGGTGATAATGCTTTTGGTAAAGTCTCATTGATCAATACCTCTAGCGTCAAGTCTTTCACTGCGGTTATCAAGAACAAAGTCGTAAACCAAGATGGTCATCTGGGTGTAGTTAAATATACTCCCACCCATGATCAAGGTGCCGCTGATAGAAATCATGACACCTACTCTGAGTTTACCTTCTCTGGACATGATGACAATTCTAAGTTCTACTTCACTTCTGATATGATCGGCTCTTCTGACTTTGAAGATTTGATCGCAGCGAAGAGTTTGAACAATGTCATCGTTAGCAAAGCGTTGGCCCAAGTACCAGGCAACTTCTTGGATCAAGCACACATCGATGGTAAACTGGATCTCGTCAATGTCACGGAACTCCAAGAGCGTTCGTTCTCACACATGGTGATCGAAAGAGTAGATCTCTACCCGCAGTTGACGACCGTCGGATCATCTGCTTTTGATAGTTCCCATGTCGCTAAGGTCTATGTGGATTCTGAACAAGAGAAAACCCGTCTGCAGCCTCTGCTCCCCAACCTCGCTTCCAGTGAATGGCATATCAGAGGTGAAGAAGCATCCGGCCCAAAGCAGATTGATTCTCAAGGTCTTAGATACAACTAATATGTTGGGAACAGTCTAATAGACGTATACACGTCATAACCCCTCTATCCTTACTAGCTATCCATCAAGGGTAGCTAGTAAGGATCTATGACCTCTTCTTTTTCTTATATGAGTCCCTCTATAGGAAATGTTTCTATGCCCACTTTCAATATCGATATCACCAAAACCTCTGTCGAGAACCTCTATCTTCTCGCTAACACCATCATCACCAACAACATCACTCCTGAGAACACCAATATCACCTTACCAGAAGATGTCAATGAACTCTACCGCATCAAAAAAGAACCCGGTCATGATGACCGTATCTACAACACCCAACTCCTGATCACCAATAAGAAAGATCAATCAGTGCTCGCAAGATCAGTGCTTCTGATCTATAACCGTATCGATATCGACAAACTCGCTATCAAGAAACTAGGGAAAGAGAAAAAGATCATCGATACCCATGCAACAGATCTTTCAGATGAGGACTGTATCAACAAAGTCGTAGAACAGATAGGTCTGATCAGATCAGCATGTTCTTATCAGGTATCAACGATTGCTAACACTAAAGTCATCACGATCACGGCAAATAAAGATAATACTAATTATACCTACATCAATCAAGCCCTGATCACGGTGTCCCCACAATAAGAGATCCTCATGCAAAAAGACAGCAACTTCTACGACAAGATCCACCTCTGGTCAGGAGAGTTTGATGAGAACCTCTCAGAGACTGAGAACCTTCTCTACCAGATGAACTTTGACAATGATACTGATTTCATCGATACAGATGTGACTTTAGGTCCACCGATCAAGACCAAAGACATCTCGGTCTCTCCTCAAGATCCCAATGCTACCATCGAGACCAATACCAAAGTACTGGTCACAGCAACATTGACCTCAGACTACAAGGGATATGATTATTATCACTACCGCAGACTAGATCTACAAACTCTCTGGCAGATCTTTAATAAGTCCTTGGTGAAGATCCCAGAATCTGTTAAGAGTGATGAGGATATCTTAGATTTCTTTAAGAACAAGATACCCTTACTGACCCAATCTGTCTCTATCCTGAAATACCGTCAGGATAACCGTGACTATATCACCTTGAAAGCCAAACCCAACAGCTATCTCTATATCGGTGAAGTATCGATGCCTGTAGCGTACTCTACCAAGATACGTGGATTTGACTATACTACAGTCTAGATCTCTTGAAAATAATTTCAAGTATACATTATACAACATGGATGCATGGATGCCTGGTATTTTTATACGATATTCATGCATCCAGTGTTAGTCCCTGATTAACACTACTTTTCTTTTTATCTAGATCTAGAAGGAATAATCCATGTCAAACAACATCGTTGAATCAAAGATCATCTCGCAAGACCTGCGTGACAAAGCTGATGCCATCAAGAAGACCATGTCTTTTGATGGTAAAACTGGTGTGGTCACTGCAGGCGAAGGTGTCTTTGAAAACACCTTGCCAGAAGGTATCACCCTGAAAGACTGCAAATCAGTAGTAAGTGCGCTGTCTGATTTTGCTGTAGCTTCCCAAGTTGCATTCTCAGAAGTCGCTATCGATGGTCTGAAGAAACACAGTGAACTTGAAAGCGTCACCACTTCTATCCCGACGATCCGTTCTCATGACAAGATCAACCATGAGATGCTGCGTAGTCAAGAAGTCCGTGTCCCTGGTAAGAAAGACGGTGATGGTTCTACTATCACCAAGTATGGTAGTGTCAAATCTAGCATCGAGATCGCAGGTGTATCTACTCGCAACTCTACGATGAAGAAAGTTGCTACCTACTTCAGCCAAGATGCTGCTGAGAAACTTGGTAAGAAGTGATCTGATCTACAGATAAGAGATACATCCTCCGTTAATGACACACGTATCTCTTATCTTCACACAGAAAACGTTTGCTACCCTCATCCTGGACCGATGTCTGGGATGAGGGTTATTCTTCCTTTATTTAACTTTGTTCCATGTTAAAACATGTCACGACGTTATATTCAGTCAGAGCACCTCAGTAGTACCACTATCGGTACTACTGAGGATGTATGACGTGTAGTCTTTTTTTTTGCAATCTAAAAAATTTCAGATATATACTATCTCCATAGACGACCATTGGTCTTTTCGATTGAAAATCCCTACCGTCGTCTAAATACGTCATCTACCGAGAGGTATCTATGATGATCTTTTTCTAATCTTTAATCTATCTAGGAGATAAAACATGAACGGCACTTATAACCTGCTCGCAACGATTGCATCATCACTCTGTGCAGTGATGCTGGTCCAACTTTGGTGGATCACCCCCTTCTCCTTCAGGGAGAAGTTCTATTACACTGGCATCACAGCAACAACGTTAATGTTCGTCTGGTTGATCGCTACACTACCCAATGGGATTTTACCTGTGTGGGTCGTAGTAACCTTTGCAGTACTTACATCCACACTGATCGTCGCGTGCTTCCTCTTCTTTGCAGGGACTGCGAAGTATGAGAAGGAACGTATCCTGAAAGCAGCGTTAGATGCATCAGGTGTCGATTACATCACAGAAGACTTGAACTTCATGCGTCAATTTGACCGTAGTCTGGGTCAGAAAAAGCCGAAGTATAAAAAGTTCAAAAAGACAGAACGCCGGTTATTCCGCAAGTTCTGGTGTAATGAGAACATTGTCTAAAGGAGGTAGCCATGAGAACATGGCTTGCTTATGGTAGCCTTCAGCTCTTTTTGATGCTGAAGAGATACTATCAGACGAGCTTTAAGATCGTTGGTAAGATCTTTCTCTGGGTCGCATTCTTGATGCTAGCCCAAGGGATGATCACCATGGTGGTCAGATATTGCTTGTCATAAACCACTGTACCCCGATTTAACATTTCAATAGGAGTCTATCATGTTTGCCATTGAACCCGTAATCAACCTGACACAACACGAACCCACCCCGGATCAAAAAGCGATCATCCATAACTGGGTAGATCTGACAGATGCAGAAAAAGCATCTGTTAAGAAGGCGCTAACCTTCCGTCCACAGGAAGTATCAAAGCACACCATCATGGGTAAAGCAGCCACTCTGGCTACTCTAGCCAAAGTAAAAGGAGCCAAATACGCCCATATCGGCGGAGCTCCTTACTTGATGGCACATCTGGAGGATTGTCTGAAGCAAGCTGGCATAATTCCTCTATATTCCCTTACAGAAAGGGTAACAGAGGAGAGGGTTATCGATGGTGAGGTTGTCAAGACCAGTGTATTCAAATGCGCTGGTTTTTATGCTGTGGAATAAATCAGATAGCCGCTACGCGCCATAAACCCCTTGTACCCTGATGTACCTACGGGTGCATCAGGGATACATGACATCTTTTATTTTCATCGAGGTCACCTATGGTAACCTCTCAGAGAGTCGTGCTCATACACACAGATGCCTCTAGATCGCTATGAATGAGCGTCTGAGGCGTTATCTCTATTTTCCTGTATCGTAGCATGACTTTATCAAAACAAGTCTTGTATAAGCTTTCTAAGAAGGAATCCTTACATGGACACATATACCTATATCGTGTTATTTAGTCTGGTGTTTGCAACCGTATTCATGGTGTTTGAAGAAAACAAATCCTGGTTTAAATGCACAACACACCTCTTCTTCTATAGCCTTTATTTCTATCTCTTCTTTGCAACGATAAGCCATATCAAAGAACAGGGTTTTCTCTGGACGAATATGAGCTTTTTATTCATCGTGGTGGTCAGTTTCTCTTTGTCTATCTATCGTGAACATAGAACCCCTCCCTCTAGATGACCGATATAGTCATCTAGAGGGTCTATATGCTGTATTTATTTTTTATGTCATACTGTGATCTTGATACTACTATCTTTAAAAAGATCTATAGGTAGCACTGTCTATGATGTATACCGTACTAAGTTATATCGTAGGGATCATGGCATGGTTGATGATATCCTTAGTGATCTTCACTCGGATATCTGTCTTCAACAAGTTCCTCTTTACGATATATACGATAGCATTCATGACGATGTCAACGATCACATTGCAGTTCTACAGTGGTGAGGTCTATGTCTTTTTATTATTCTCGCTCTATGTCTTGTGGGCATTCCTGCAAGGTATGGTAGTCTATATCTGGATCCTCTGTTATAGACTGAAGAAAGCAAGACGTTATGGTCTCTCTCATGTCTCTGTAAAAGGAGATCCTGATTACATTCAGTTCATCATTGACAACCATTTATGCTAAGGTGGGTGTAGTTCTACACCTGTATCTTTTTAACCGAAGGTAAACTATTCGTTTAACTTATTTTGAATAAAGGATAGCGTTTATGTATATCACGCTTCTATCTACCGTGGTATCGATGGGACTCTCCTTGTATGCACTACTCGCCTACTGGAGACTCCCAAAGATCCTGATGAAAAGATATCGAAGAGCGATGATGATCGCTTTTTCGATAGAGATGTTTTTATTTGCAGTGTGTGCAGGTTGGTACAACATGATCTACCATGATCACTTAAGTATCACAGTGCTCTCGATGATCTCGTTGGTATCGACAGCACTACTCGCACATGCTGGTAAACATCAGATCAAGAAAACCAAAATCTACCAACAAATCTGTTACCAACACACCACAGGTGTGTATCAATAAGAGATCTTATATCGATAGTAGTGATGAAGACGTCATAGATCCCCTGATACACCTACTATGGGTGTATCAGGGGTATATGCCGTTTATGCCGTCTAGACTAGTTTAGTGTATATCTATATCAAGACTCGCAAGTCGTACAGGTGTTCAACAAAGCTCTGTTGAACTTCTGTGCGGCTGACATACTGAACTGATAGTAGATAGATTTCATCCCTAGCTCATGGGCTGTCAGATAGAGTTGGTTGATATCTTTCGTAGGAGTATCTGGATGGACCAGGATGTTGATAGACTGTCCTTGATCGATATACTTCTGACGTTGTGCTGCTTGCTGGATGATAGTGAGCTGTGATATCTCTTGCCAGGTCTTGAATACTGCTTTATCTTCATCAGAGAGACCTTCAAGATGTTGCACTGATCCATCATTGACGAGTATGGATTGCCATGTTGCTTCATTATCAAGACCTTTCTCTTGTAGGACCTTAGTGAGTAAAGGGTTACGATAGGTCGTCTTGATCTTGGCGAGATCTTTGATGTAGTAGTTGCTGCGGATAGGCTCCACTGACGGAGATACTCCACCTAAGATGAAGGATGAAGACTTGGTGGGAGCAACCGACATGGTCGTTGTGTTGCGCCTGCCATATCCCTTAAGGACCTCTGGTTCACCATAGCGGACAGCCATCTCACGAGATGCTGCGTAAGATCTATCATGGATGGTCTTGAAGAGCTCGTTGTTAAGCTGCATCGCTTGGAAAGATTCAAAAGGTGTGTGCTTATACTGCAGATAGCTATGCCATCCCAGTACTCCGATACCGATAGCACGGTGACGAGATGCGAATCGGTGAGCTTTTTCCATCATGGGGATAGATTTACTCTTCTGGATAAACTCTTCCATGACAGCATCAAGGAAATACGTCATGGTTTCGACAGCATCAGTATCTTTCCATTCATCAAAGTAAAGTGCATTCATGGAAGACAAGCAACAAACGAAGGATTCCTCTAGAGATGACGGAAGGGCAATTTCACTACAGTTACCTGTATTGACTCCATTAAAAATGACTCGGTGTCTCAGCGGCTCATTACAGCAGTATGTATCTTCTTTATCAGGCAACTCATACACGCCTTCAACCATTACTCGTTTATTAAGGAATCTGTTATAAGGTCTTTGTGTGATCTTAAGTCTATTGAGCTTAAGACCTAGATTCAACAGCTTTTGTGATTCATATCCGCTAATCAGTAAACGATACACGCGTTTAGTCTGGAAAAGACCGTATTCATCAAAACCGTTATTAAGCGGTAGCCATCTTTGACCTCCTTCTCTAAGAACACGTATCTTAGAATCCACACCTAGTGTACTAAGCATGTCATGCAAATCATCGAGAAAATCTTTATTAATGGACGACGCGGTGATCTGTTCAGAACCATCACAACGATAGATACAGCCATCTGCATCCAGATATCCAGCCAACCATTCCAATCTTGATTTAATCGTGTACTCATGATTAGGGACAAAGAATTTATCTCTTAATCCTTTCATTCTGAGAGTGATCCTATTCTCTACAGGAGCGTGGAGTTCACTACGGATATCACCTGTGATAAAAGGTCGTAGATCTTTTTTCTCGTGATAGAGATAGAGGATATCTACACCCCTGTGGCGACAGCCATCGCCAGTGAAGAAGCCGTTGGTATAAGCATCTTCTAACTCAAGATGGCCCTCCATAACAGGTAGCGACCATCTGTCCAACATATCCCCTTCCTGGAGATTTAAGGTCTCTTTGATGATAACTTCGCTGTCATTATGGTTTTTGATAAACCATTTGTGATACCCGGTACACTTGATCTCTCGACCATTAGAGAGTTTTACCAAATAGAGTTCCTGATCTTCACCCGTCTTAACAAGTTGTACATTGGGAGACCATTCTTGTCCATTCCAGACAGTAACAAACTCACCAACATGTTCAGCTATCGGAGTATGACCGTACTCTTTCGTTAAGATAGTCGTATCACCAGAGACACAAAGGTTGCTGGCATAGATCGTCATGTCTTTGTCTTTATAGACATCAGGCTTCTGATTATTGACATTGTCTTTGAAGAAGAGATAAGGGATACCAGACTCTGCTTTACGTTGCAGTACTTTAGCCCAGATACGTCTTTTCTCAGCATCACCTTCTTTCATCTCTTTTAACCACTGATCTCCGATACAGACACCGTAGTACATGAGCTGGATGGGATTGCCTTCTTTGTGGATATCGAGCCATTCCTCGATATCAGGATGCTCGATATCGATATAACCTGCAAATTGACCCTTACGAGAGTTGCCGGACACGCAAACCGTGTTGTTCCTTCTAACGACGAGTCTGCCTAGAGGAACGGTTGCACAATAGACTTTACCTTGATAGTCTACTTTAGAGACCTGTACATCGCTACCTACCACCCACTGGACATTAGTGTTCTCGTCCAGATAGAAAAGACGGGTATAGTCATCTAACACTAAGTCTTTGGCTTGAGCGATATCCGTTTTCTCATCCCAGTCAGGAAAGATGTTTTCCCCTTCTCCTTTGTATCGATACCCACCAAAGACCATGCGATGGTTAGGAGTGACAGAGAGATCAAATTTACCTTCTGCGTAGTAGTGATACATCTCACCATTGTGATCTTCGGTGATGAGATCATAGGTGTCGGTATAACTGATATTGTTATACTCATCCACATGCGCTAAAAGATCTTCACCTTTCTTGACATCTCTGAAATCTTTAAATCCTTTATCAGTAAGTACTTCAGTACCTTCTTCGTAACAAGTACCCTGCGAAATAACATCAATAACTGTATCGAAGAGTTTAGCGAAGTTAAATGAACCATCAGAATGACCGTTGTCTTTGATCGGTGCACCGCGAGGACGGATGGCACCGAAGTAACCTGAAGTACCACCACCAGTTTTGCTCATCATACCCACTTCAGCAGTGGTGTTCATGATGTCGTAGATAGAGTCGCCTATGTAGCTACCGAAACAGTTGTGGACGATCACACCTGCACAAGAAAAAGAGTGGTCTTCTTCTACGGTGAAGTCGTATACATCTTCTACTTTATCGGTTTTCTCCAAAGAGAGAATAGGGTAATGCTCAATACCATCATTAGCAACAGACACATTCTCGTCGATGACATGGTCTTTATCATTTTTTAAGATCTCGTTATTGACAGCAACTAAGTGTTTATTGATGTTAAGATCTTCTACTTTCACCCACCCTTCTTGAGTAAGGACTGGGTGATTGCCTGTGATATAAAGCTCATCAATCTCCAGAGTTACCTTTAACCGATAGATATCACCCTTATCTTTGGTTGGGATCACTTTGGTGACAGGACGATAACGGTTCTTGTGGGTAAGGACCATATCTCCTACCACGATATCTTTCGCTTGTTTACCACCACTCTTGGTATTGATCCAAGTATCACCAGTGACACAGCTAATGGGTAACCCTCTATCCAAACCAAAGTTTGACCAGATCGGAGAAGCTAGCGAGTAATAACCTCTTGCCATGTAGTGGTAGAATTTATCAGCAAAACCTGGATAGTCTAGTAATTTCTCGGCGTGGTCTGCGATATATCTTATCCGATCTTCAGGTTCTGTACCTTCCAGAAGGTATCCACGGTGAAGAAAGATCCGTGAGGATTCATTCAACCAAGCAAAGTCAGGACGATTTACATTTGTGTCTAACATAGAAAAACATTTCCTTAGATGAAGTTAAAAATGAATAAAATGTCTGTATAGAACAGTAGTCAAGGAGGAGGAGTAGGAACTCACATCCTCCTGATTATAACATATTTGACTTACCCAGATAGTGCTCTTGATAGAGCTTATTGAGCTCAAAAAAGTCAGGGAGATTGAAGAGATGATGCATGAATTCGACAGCATTAGCATGACCTCCAGAGAGGTTCATGCCTTGGATCTTGCGTGTTAAGGTAGGGACTCCTTGGATAGAGAGGAGTTCTTTAGAAGTCGTCTCTCTAGAGATATTTAAAGCTACACCATTACTAGGGTAAGCTGCTGATATATCAGAGTCTGCACAGTGTGTTCTGATCTTGGTATAGAAACGACCTTTCTCGAGATACCATTTGGATTCTTTTAAGAGCATCAGGTGTGCTGGTAATGTAGATATCCAGTCCAGCCGATTGACTTGTTTTTGATCCAGCGGCATCGTGACGTTAGCTGATGTCCCTGGTGCATAGCCTCGATCGATCAAGAATCCATATAACTTATCCCAAGTTCTTCTCGGCTCAGAGGAGTAGATCTTGAAATGAGAGGTCTTGAGTGCCAAAGGCATGGTGATCGAGAGATCATAAGTACGTTCATCTAACATCTCAATAGAGACACAGTCAAAGACGTTGTAGATGATGTACTCAAGCGGATAGTTCTTCTGCAGGAAACTGTGCCACTGGATAGAGTTGGATTTAAGATGATCAGCTTCTTTGAACTTGAGTTTTCTGATCCCTAGTTCTTTATCTAAGATAGCGTCCAATGCATAGCTAGGTTCATCTTGTCCTGATTTACGGATCTGGTAATACACCTGCATCGCATCTATGAAGTAAAAAGATGCAGGGACTTCTACCCAATGCCAGCGTTGTGCTGGCTTCATGGGGGTGAGTGATCCATCTTCTTTTTTGCGATACAGTGGTCCTTCATGGTACTTGATGTATCTAGACTCTATCGGTACTAATGGATCTGATAATACCTGTCCAGCATCGATGTCTTCATCTTTGAGATCTTCCAAGATCTTTGGAAGATCAAAGTTGATATTCCAGATAGCGACGATATCAGGAGACCATAAATGTGCTCTTTTAAAGACTTCTACTATAGCTTGTCCTGCTGTATCAACAAACACTAACTCCCACTCGATCTTTCTTTGCTTTTTGACATCCCCTAGATAGAAGTCAAATTTCTTGTATAACTCAGCTTTGACATCATAAATCCCTTTAACAAAGTCCTTCACTACAGCAGTGACGACTTTGTCTTTATAAGAAAGGGTGGCGATGATGGTTTTATTGGTTCCATGTAAGGTATCTGTCTCGATATCAAATACCGCAATATCAAAAGGAGAGAACTTATCGTACTTCTTCTGATACTGCCATTTAAGATAACTACTGTGTTCGTAGTCGGTACCATAGACGTAAGGATTACCATAGACCTCGTTAGGATGACCTTTATGCCAGAGCATACCAAGCGTTCTTTTAAGGTCAAAGAACTGTTCACGTCTGGTAGTCGTTCTTTCCTCAAGGTTTTCTAAAGGTGCTCTTTCTTTTTTCTGTTTATAATTACGTTGATTCATCTTGGCAACGTAGTAAGGTCTTTTGTAGTCTTCGACGAGCATCACTCTCTTGGTGGTAGTGTCATCTTTGAGATAGACTTTCTCTTTGACTAAGTGAAGATCACGGGGACCTTGGTCTATCGGGATGACAAATCTACATTCACGTGAGATGATATCTTCTTTAGGGATAGGTTTATTGGTCATGGAGGACATATAAGGATTCCTGGTAGCGCATGGGGTATAAGCCTATGACTTTGAGGCTTCTTTACACCGGTTTAAAAAGGAGCATATACTTAGGGTCACTTGTTTAAACATTTCTAAGGAATACGCATGCGTAAGATAACAGACTTCATGCCAGAGATGAAAGATCTCACGATCTCTAGTGAAGAGATCGTGATCGATCGTCAGTCCTCTGGCTTTTTTAAAGAGCTGGTAGCATTGATCCAGCACTGGCGAAATAATCCCACTGAACTTGTGCTTGTCAATAAGAGTGCCTATGATTTCACTGATGAAGACTTCTTGAAAGCACCTGACAATGAAGCTTTTGCTAAATTGGTGAAAAAGCATACTGGGATGACGGCAAAATTCCATGTAGTAAAAGATAACAATATCAAAACCAGTGTAGCAAACACGATGATGTTTGCGCCTGTTTTACATAACTCAATATTAGATATCCAACACGACATCTTTGGTAAATACAATAAAAAGTTCTTTGATAAGGTCAGTGAAACTATCGAGAAAGATTATCCTGAAGGTTTCAAAGGTACAGTATCACGTAAGACCGGCAAAGTCACAGGAGACTTTACTAAGATCCTTAACACTGTCTTTACTGGATATACATTCATTACCAGTAATGACTTCCCAGTAGAAGCGGTGGCTGCAGTTATCATGCACGAGATAGGTCATTGCTTTACTTTCATGGCAGCATTAGGTGTATGTTTCAGGACTAACGTAGTACTCCTGCAACTGATGTCTAACCTGAATAAATCCACCGATCTTAAAGAAAGAGAAGTATCGATCAGTATCGGACTTAAACATCTTAATGTCGATATGGATAAAGGATCTATCCAAGATCTGGCTCACCACTCTGATAAAGTGGTTGTTAGTATTGTTAGTGGTAATATTAATCACTTAAAGAGTATCTCTAACTCTGATCAATACGACCTTACAGCTGCTGAGCAGACTGCAGACCAATATGTCGCACGACAGGGTGGTGGCTTTGCTTTAGCGCAAGGATTAGAGATCATAAATCGCTTGTATGATCCATCTATCTTTAAGAAGAAAGCAGAAATACAGGCAGCGCAGTTCATCGCTATCAACAGACGTATTTTCGAGGGTTATACAGTTTTAGATGTCATCCTCACTATCTTTTCGACGCTTGGATGGCTCTATCTCTTCTTCAGGGACAGACCCATTGATGTTTATCAGGATATGGTAAATAGATACGATGTAGGTGTCATTCGTATCCAACGGATACGCGAAGATCTAATCAACCAGCTCAAGACCACTGGTAGTAAATCTAATCAGATCCTGCAAGATATCAAAGCGATCGATAGCGTCATCGCTTTGTATAAGACCGATGAAGCTTTTATCAGCAAGTTTCTTAAGAAGAGATTCCAGAAAGATCGTGCCAAACAAGCAGAGCTCGCAAGAGAACTTGAGTCTCTTGCCGCTAATGATCTTTTTGTCCTTGGACATGAACTGAAGTCCTATTGAGTATATACTCAATAGGACGAATGTTCCCCATGCTTAAGAACTATTAATTTTATTTAGATAAGGAACACAAATCATGATCGATGTCAATCTTAACCGTGAGATAGAAGTATTATTCTCAGGTATTGATCCTACTTTAAAGAACAAAGCTATCTCCTTCGCAGCTGGTGCTGCTATCGGGAGAAAGATGCCTATCCCTAATGATAAACTGCAAGGCTCTGATGAGCAGTACAACATCGAGCTCATTAAGCAGTCTAACAAATACATCTCCATCATCAATGAGCTCATCTTGGTCGATGTCCCTTACACCAAAGCAGTACTTAAAGCTGTCTATGGCGTGAGATATAAAGCCAGATACCCAGATAGCATCATCACCAGTGAGAATGAATGTATCACTTGTGATCTCTTTGATATCCCCACCCTCTTCAAAGATGTTTGCACCGAAGGACTTAACCAAGTCAAAAGACAGATCATCGCAAGCATTGATCTCATTGCTTCCGCTTTGATCAGCTATGATGGGGACATTATTGATACTGATATCCCAGTAGAGTAAGCTATGGATATAAAAGACATCCAAAGACAGTTTAGTCTAGATGATGATACTACCATGTCAACTGAGTCTCACCAGGAGCCTACCAAAGTCACTCCTGATACTACTGTTAAGATCACGTTAACAGAACCCCATCGTGTCGATCTCTCTGATAACCATGTAGAAGAGCTTAAACGTCTGCGTGATCATCTTAAAGAAGAAAGAGCGATCAACAAGTCAAGTGCTTCAGAGATCTTATTCCTCTTAGATGGAGACCATGAGATCCGTTTTGCCAATGAAGGATACTTCACGGAGTATCCTTCAGAGATCGGTTATCAAGAGACGATGGAAGATCTGACAGAGATCATCGAAAAGAAAGATCAAGAGACCTATCGTAGTCTACAAGAGAGTATCCAAAAACAACTCGATGAGCTTAAGCATCAGGACTACAAACAAGTCATCATCCAAGAGAGAGATCTTTACAACAAGATTAAGTCAGAGATCTCTTTTAAAGAAGATATGTTTAAAAGCATAGACTCTGATCAAGTCTCTGTCCTCTATCAGTCATTGCAGTTAGATGAGATTGATGCACTGAAGAAAGCATTACTCACACGACCTTCTCAAGAGTCTATGGATATCGAGACAGCTTTGAGCACAGATATCTACACTGACTTACTTGCCAAGTATGATGATATCGTAGCACTTGGTATCGTGCTAACTGAGAAAAGCTATCAAGAAGACCTTGTAGAGCAAGATGTATCTATTATGAAAGCTTATCTCAGTTTCATCTATCGCATGCAAGAGATCATCTATCAGAGACACCGATTACACGTCTGGTTATCCCATCTGGATCACCAGAGTGAATATATTACAGATCAGTAGCAATATTTTGTCTAGATATAGTCCCCTGTCCCCACATCGGTCTTCTAAACCGATGACGTAAAAGCGTGGGATGGAAGTCGTGAGGTTCGATTCCTCCAGGGGGCTCCACCGAACATCTACGAGTGTCGTTGATGTAATGTACTGTTCTTTAGGGTAACTAAGATCAGTCGAGCCGTGTATCTGTTGGGTTCATGAACAGGTACATTGATTCTCCTTTTGATAATGTGATATTGCCCAGGGGATACCCCTGGGCTTTTTTGCCGCGTATTCTTTTTTTTAAGCATCATAGATCCTCACACCTCAGTAGTGCCACTGATAGGTACTACTGAGGATGTATGCCGCGTAGCGGCTATCTGAGGAGATATATCTCCGAAGAAATGGCGTCTATATAGACATCATTTTAATGAACACTGACAGTATTAAGGAGATTTATGGCAATCCAAAATGACATGATCTTATTCCAGAATGACTGGAATAAGTATCCCACAGCTACCATCCACTTAGAGACTACCAATACTTCCTTCTTAGAACTCGGTAAACTCTATCGGGATATGGGGATCAAGAACAATGCTTTTCACCTAGCACTAATCAATCCCATGTTGAAAGAGGTAGATCCACATTCTAGTAATCTCACTGAACGTGAGATCGCCATGATCGCCGCTGAATGCAAGATCAATCCTTGGTACTACATGCGTGAAGTACTAAGAGCTCCTCCTGAAGGGGGTCTTAACCCACGTCCTGTCAAGGCTAATCGTTCTAACATAGCACTCTGGTGGTTATTCTTCAATCATTGTACGGTATACTTAGTACAGCCTCGTCAGACAGGAAAGTCATTCAACACCAATGGACTTTCCACATACCTCATGGACGTCAGATGTGATAACACCAAGATCAACCTGTTAACCAAAGATGACAGTCTTAGAAGAAAGACCATTGATAACATCAAAGAGATACTTGATTATCTTCCAGATTACTTAGACATGCGCATCAAGAAAGATGCTAACAATGGAGAGACGATCACCATCAATCAAAAGAATAACCAGTATGCAACATTCGTAGCACAAGCTTCTCGTAAAGCAGCACTTAAAGTAGCACGTGGTGATACAGCACCTATATTCCACATAGACGAAGCAGCTTTTATCTCCAATGCATCTATTACTTTCCAGTCAGCACTCCCTGCTATGGGTGCTGCTATCGATATCGCCAAAGCCAATGGTACTCCATATGGCGTGATCTTCACCACAACTGCTGGTAAGAAAGATGACCCTGATGGCAAATATGTCTATCAACAGCTCATGGAAGCGATGGTCTATGACGAAAGACTACTATTCGATGTAGGTTCTCAAGATGAGTTAGAAGAAGTCGTAAGAAAACATAGTAGAGTAGATCGTAAGAAGAATCCTCGTGGCGTATACAGAGTCAACTGTACCTTCTCCCATAGACAGCTCGGATACTCGGATGAATGGTTGATCGAGACCATGGAAAGAACTCAGTCTGAAGGTGATGATGCTAACCGTGACTACTTCAATGTCTGGACAGCAGGTAATGAAAGATCTCCGATATCTACTCAAGATGCTGAACTTATATCGCTGTCTAAAGTAGAGAAACCCAAGGAAGATGATATCCATAGCTACATCTTCCGCTGGTATGTGGAAGATGTCGATCGCTATATGCAAAACAATCACTGCATCATGGGCATCGATACTTCTGATGCCTCAGGAGGAGATGATATCGCTGTAGTCATCTCTGATGTGAAAACCGGTAAAGTCATTGGTTGTGGTAACTACAACTACACCAACATCTTTGTCTTTGGTAAGTTCATTGAGTCTTTTATCTTGAAATATACCAACCTTACTGTCATCATCGAAGCAAGATCCACTGGTGTAGGACTTCTAAACTACTTACTGATAGCACTCCCTGCAAACAGTATCAATCCTTTCACCAGACTCTTCAACCGTATCGTCAATGAAAGATACGAGAGTGATGTTAATAAAGAGTACTATGAAGAAGCCATGCGCTATGGCAAAAGAGAAGATACCATCAACAAGTACAAGAAGTACTTTGGTTATCCGACCTCTGGTGCTGGACTTTATTCAAGAGAGTCTTTGTATGGTGGAGTATTTAGAAAAGCGATCAGTATAGCCAAAGATAAGATCCACGATATCGTGCTCGCAGATCAGATCCTAGGGCTTGTCATCAAAAACAACAGGATCGATCACGATGACTATGGTCATGATGACATGGTCATCGCTTGGTTATTAACACACTGGGTGATGAGTGAGGGAAAATCATTAGAGTCTTATGGTATCACGCCTTATGAGATCTACTCTCGTATCACTGAGAAACCCATAGAAGAGATCCCTTACGAAGAACAAGTACAGAAGTACGAGCAAAGAAAGATCCGTGAGAAGATGATCCAGCTCTATGATGAGTTGCAGAATAACAGAGATTATTACATCGGACTTAAGATCGAACAAGAGCTACGTAATCTCAATAAGAAGCTGATCCTGGAAGACCATGAGGTATTCTCGATAGAGCAGCTTATCCTGCAAGCTAAAGACAAAAGAAAATCTAGGAGGTATGACTAGATGACCGTTAGGTCTATCTAGGCGCTATGACTAGACGTCATATATCCTCAGTACTGCCTTAGATACGGCAGTACTGAGGTGAATGTTATTGTTTCTGTTGTCTTATTAAAGCAAGACCAAATATTACGGTGGCAAAATACAGTACTTTGATCCCATGTAAGGTGATCAAAGTAGTCTCAGTATCTGCAACATGTCCTGTGATCCAGGTGATTACCAGGATAAAGGGAACCATCGCAAGTAGTAGTTTGTAGGATTGCTTGATGTTGACTTTGTAGAGTAATAAATAGTAGGCTACTGTGATGATGTCAATGATGGTGACAGTTAAGAAATAGTTTGCTGTAGTCATGGTGTTATACTCCTGTATGTAGTCGAGGGTGTGGTATATCGAATACACCACACCCGTGACCAAACATATCTGTATATGTTTAAAGCCCTATGTATATAGGGTTATTTTAAACCAAGTTTTAGTTTACATCATCTCGTCTTTCTTACCATGACAACTACAATGATGACCTCTATAACACCCACCCACCATTTTAGAGCGTATCGTAGCGCTTCATCGCTACTATCGCCAGAAAATAGTTGTGGATCCCACGCATAGTTACCGGCATCATTAAGAATGAGTAACGGGAACAACGATAGGATAAACACAGACCATCTGTTATTAACCACGGCTCGATATAACAATTCAGTGATAATGAATGTTATGACGATATTATGTATAAGTATCATATTACCTCCAAATAGAGGGCCTATCGAACAGTTACAGAATCGGGTGGAATCTGTAACAACCTATCTTCTATATTTCAAGAAGAATGTCTGTTCAGATGATTAGACATCATAAATCCCCTACTAGGACTACTTAAAGTCCTAGTAGGGGCATATGACGCGTAGTCTTTTTTACATCACTTACTGAAATAGCTCATGGTAAATGCTCTTAACAGTAAGTACATCAATAATCCTGTTCTAACTGCTGCTATTTGTGCAGGGGTTTTCACCTGTGCGGCATGTTTGACGAGCTTCTCAGTATCCTGTCTGATACGGATCAACAATGGGTCTTGTGATCTAGAGCTTGTGTAGATCCCTTTCATCCGACTTAACAAGTATCCCAGATCATCCCGATGTCTATTGATATCTTGTCCAAGATAGCTAAACGCATGTTCGATGATGTCATCTACCCACTGTGTCATCTTCTTGTTCTTGGAGATCTCTTTGGGGATATATTCCAGGACTTTGATCAAAGTAGTAGGGTTCATGACAGGGACAGCACTACTGATGATATCGATCAACTGATCTTTGATAAGACTATTTCTGTCTTTTAAGATATCGAACAAATAACTGCTGTACTTGTTCTTGATATTGATATCATCTTTAAGCTCTACCTCACCATCAAAAAGAGCGAGTTTACTGTCATTACCAATCTTCTTACCTTGGTTGTGGATATTGATAAAGATACCATAGATGTTAACGAGCATACTACGGATACGTGTTTGTGTATCTGTGATGATGTATGCAACAGATGCGGCTTCTTTACCTTTAGAAGAGATGTCTGGTGACATCGTCTTCAAGGTGTTGCTGTGAAGATGATAGATAATGTCTAGTGCTCTATCTCTGAAGAGTTTACCCCATGAACCTTTCTGCTTGATAGCAAACTTGTTATTGAGTGCTGCAAGTGTTGCTTCTGCTTCACCTACTGAACATTGATATTGCCAATGTACCCACATACGTGAGGTGATGAATTTGTATTGCAGTAACTCTAATGCAATCGCTGCACCATTTTCTTTTAATCTCTCTGGCAAAGATGAGATCAATATCACATGCGCGATATAAACAAGTGCCAGGTTGCAAGGATCTCCTGCAACCTGATAGTACTTCTTCGGGATGAGTTTATCACATCCCTTAGATACATCCTTCTCATCGATACCTAAGATATCGTGAAATATCCTCTCTCTATCGATAGGGGTAAACTTGACATTATAACAACCAATGAGGTTACCACCAAAGAACTGTGCATGATCACGGTTCTTGGTGATAAAGGATGTCTTCATGACTTCCAGCTTATGGACTAGTCTCTCATCTACCACTAAGTGCTTGCAAGCAAGATCAAAGACCTCTTTGATAGACCTTGGCTCATTCATCATCACTCCCATCTCTGGTTCTGATGTGGCCACGATAGACGTGACCTTTATACTTAAGGACATAGTCCTCCATGGTGACACGTATCCCTTCTTGGTTTAAAGGAAGATCATTTTTACTGTCACTATCGATCGTGATCAAGTATAAGTTCTCACCATTCATGATCGCATCTTCTTTGAGATGATCGAATGTATCAAGACTTACTTCTTCATCTTTGACGACATGAATCGTCGCATCTTGATCTTTCTCTAAGATGTCAGATACGATCCGTCGTGCGATGTCCTCATCAGGGACATCGATACCGACGGTATCTTCACTTTCTGTCGTGAATGATGTTCTTTTAGCGATAGCTTCAGACCTATCATGATAGACATCATTTAAAAGACCTGCGATTGTCTCTGACAAAGAACCTACGATCTTGATCTTTCTTTCGCCGAGTTGAGCTAAAGCTTGATCATACATCGAGACGTATTCATCATCAGGAAGTTTACTGGTGTTATCGGTATATTCTTTTTCTATCATGTCACACTCCTTAGATAGAGAAATTCGATAAGACAGTCACTAACTCATCTGTCTTATCTTGGATGATCTTGATCGATTCTTTACTGATCCTGGCATAAAAAGCAACTTCCGCCATCGAGGTGAATAACTCGATGGCTTTTCTGCGATGTTTACAGATGAAGTCTATCGTGTTAGCTCGATCTAGTGGTACTTGACGATATCTTCTTAACATGCCAGTTGTGGCGTGTTTGTGTAGTCTGATCTCTGTCAGTAGTGGCTTGATCACTTCTACTTCAGTAGAAGGGACATAAGCGATCAGTTCATCGACTGTGGTAATGAAGATCTTGTAACAAGCGATCAGTAATACTTCGGTGTTATTCACCAAAGTTTCGTTATCCATGTCTTCATGGATCTCTTTTAAGTTAAATATATCACTCATGTGAACCTTTTCAAGTAAAAAGAAGTATTCATCTCCTCCCTCCTAGCATGAATCTTACATGTCTGGTCATGTTTTCTTTACTATTCATATAGAACAATTTCCCGATCTTCTCATCTAACATCGTCTGGTATTGTTCCATGCAGTCACTGTAAGACTCAATAATCTCTCTGTACTTGCCGAGCTCATGTCCTGAGTAGAGTTGTGCTTTGTCTACTAGCAACACTTGTTCATTGTAGATATAAGCTTTGATCGCTAAAATGATCAGTTTAGTAAACTCAGGGATCAGTCTCGGTCTGATGGTGGATAACTCATCATCGTTTTCTAAGATACATACCAATGTTCCAACTGATGGAGTCATCGGACTATCGTGGACTAATATCGTATTCTCACCAACCAGATCTACTCGGGTAGACTCTGCTACCTGGGGATCAGATATAGAGTTTAGTAGATAATCCGTTGCACGATTTAACATCGTGTTTTGACATTGGGTTTGGTATCCATAAGAAGCGTTATTTAATCGATAAGGTTGGTAGTTGATAGAGATCACTGTAGTGATAGCTCTGCCACCAGTAAGCTCTTTCGGGATATAGTAAGTAAAAGTATTCTGATCAGAGTAGACTTGTTTAGCATAGGCTAATGGGATATAGGAATATACACCATTGGTGACATTGAGGTCTTGAAGGACAAACTTCAAGACGACTTCTTCTTTGATTCTTTGTTCTAAGGATTTCGGAGAAGCTCTTTGCATATAGCTTCTGTCGATGAAGGTGTTTTCGAGTATCGGTCGAGGGATTTCTCTCGTCGCTCTATTGATTGCATGTTGGATAGCATTCATGTTTTCTGTACCTGTATATATGTTGGATAGTCCAAGATTCATAAGAAAACACGAATATCACGATGTACACGTCATATATCCTAGATACACCTATCATGGGTGTATCTAGGAAAAGGTTTATGACGTTTATTCTTTTAGTCCCAGAAGGGCTCTTCTATCGTGCCAGAAGCATTGCGCTTCTGTCCGACTTTTTTCAATGTCGTATCTTCTTGACCATAGTCCCAACGGATACCACCGATATCGGCAAATGGTAATACAAAATCCAGATACTCCTCAGGGGTCTGTCCAGAGACCCGATGTTTACCCCGTGCTACACACATATACGTCGTGCCAGACTCATTGACCTTATATAAGAATAACTCCAAGTCTACTTCACGACCGATACCTTTACTTTTCGCATAGTAGTTACCATCACGAACCATGATAGCCAGATCTTTCTTACCCATGCGATGGAGATCATTGGCTTCACTAGAGAGCTGGTGTGGTGTTAAGAACGCAATCTTCTTCTTAGCGAAGAAGTTGCGGGTTCTGTTGAAGAGATCTTGATATCTATCCGCATCATTACCACCAGAGCATCCTGTCAAAGGTAACATACACAGATAGTCTACACAACAGAGATGGATCTCGTATCCTTCTGCTTCGTACATGTTGATCTTGTTGAAGAGATCTAGATAAGTCCACTCTGATGGGTTTACCCGGATAGATTTAAAGACATAACCATTTTCATTGAGTCTTCTCGCAAGGTATTCTGTACCACCTTTATTGACCTGTAGCTTAGCAAAGTCTTCATCACCAAAGGCTTCATTATCAAGATTGCCTTTTAAAAGCATCATGACGTTAGCAGTAGTTAAGGTCATCTCGTTTTCTAAAGAGATATAGAGGATCAAGGCTTTCTTCTCTTTATCAGTCAAAGTCTCTTCTGCTTTATTGTAGATACAGGCTCCTAAGCATAAAGACAAACAGACTAAAGATTTACCATGGTGTTGCAATGCTGCAACGACTGTGGTCTGACCACGTCTGAGTCCGCCACGGGTCATTTTGTTCAAACCTTGCCAAGGTGTCTTGATGATAGACTCTCCTTTAGCTTCATCTCTGACTTCTCTTAACACGTCTAATAATCCATCTCCACTGATAAAGTCTACTTCTGCTGTGACTGCAGGATCCTTACGCATGTCTTCTGACATCGATTCAAAATAAGGCGTAAGCTCAGAGACGATACCACCGACGAACTTATGCATGTCTTTTATCTCATGCTGCTTATATTTAATCGTCGCTGATGCTTTTGACAAGATAGATTTGATCTCATCTTCCTTTAAGGCATTGGTGAGATCTCTTCTTAGTGAGAACACCACGTGATTAAGCTGATCTTTCTCGTAGGGGTACACGACCGCTTCTTGGATGGTGTTATATAAACTCTCATCATCCTCACAGACCACTTTCAAGTCTGTCATGATCGATACCTCATCAAAGTGAGCATCTTCCCCTGTGCGAGCCATCTGGATGATCAGATCTCGTATCCCTTGTAGTTTACGATGCTCTGATGTGAATGCTTGTGTCTCTGGGATATCAATGTTCTTAAGGATATTTAATACAAAGTCCTTATTAGAGACATTGATCTTATCGATCTGGTTCTCTCTGATAAGCAATGTAAAACATTTGGTCAGTAACAGTTTAGTGTTCATTGATGATACTCTTTTTAAGAAAAACTATGAGGTCATACCTCTTGACCCACTAATAAGATACGCTCTATCCCTGTGCAAACAGGGTAGAGTACTACGATCATCTACGTGTAAATATAGCCATGTATGATGTAAATAAAACACACATGCTTATGATAGCTTATATTTTTACACGATATAAATAGGAGAGGAAAAGATGACTTATGCACGCGGAAAGGATCATCCTTTCCAACCTGTCATCTATGTCACCAAAGCCATCTATGAACAGTTAGAATGGTCAAAATTAGAGTTAAAAGATCTCTACCATTTTGACAAAGTACTAACATCTTTAGGTGACCAGGCGATATTAACTTTACTGGGACTTAACCTCAATACTGAGGATAATCCACGTTATATTCATGAAAGAGGTCCTTATCTCCCAAATGCCATAGGTACCGCGACATTATTGCATTTGTGGCAAGAGGATCTCCATGATCACGAAGACCTGAAGCTTGCCTATGAGAAGATCTTGACTGAGCTCTCCTTGCTCAGTCATTATCCTGCGATAGCCAAAGCTTTTCCGGTCGAAGAGACGGACATAAATCTCTCTTACCAGGTGATTCATGATCCGAAATCGATCTTTGTGATCCTAGATTCGTATGCTGTAACTACAGATACGAAGAACCTTTCCCAAGAGGAAAGTAACCTTTTATATACGAAATTTCATGCATTGGCTACGGAGATTACCCGGTCGGTGATAGAGACGTATTCTCTTTACTTCACCCATGACCGTGTAGCACAGTCTCCGTGGTTCTTCCATTATGTTGATCAACTATAAAGGACTTAACTAATTATGGCTATTTTTGGTTCCAAACAAAAACCTTCTTCTCATAACGCGGCTTTGCTTGATAATGCAAAACGCGCATTCGCCACCCGTGGTAACCCGCTGGACAGTGGCGTCATCAGTCGTGCATTCTCAGCAGAATCCTTGGATGCTACTGAGCGTGAAAAGCTCGATGGTGCTGTACAGGATCTTGAGGCTACCCTGGGCGAAGTCGTTAATGAGACTGAGAAATCTGAGAACGTTGAGTTTAACGAAAACCAACGTGATGCAGCTCTTGCTGCTGTTGCTGCTGCTGGTGCTCGTCAACGCGTGCAACAACAAGCAGCTCAAATTCCTGCACTGGGTGAAAATGATCGCTTGATCCCTGTCAACGCAGCTGTCTCTGGTGAAGCTTCTGTGCCGCGTATCGCACAAGAAGCATTCGACACCACTGAGAACCGTAACGCTATGCTGTTCTCATTTGCCTACAACTTGAACGCAGCTCGTCAAGATGAGTTCGGTGAGACCTTCTTCCCGACTATCACCATGGCACCGACTGATGCTGCTGCTATCATTGAAGTAGACCTCCTGAACGTTCTGGAAGATCAGAAACGTCAGATTGACGGTAGCTATCAATACCAGTTTGGTCGTAAGTCTCTGGTAGCCGCTATGGTCTATCCGGAGATCCTGCACAACGATACTACTCGCATGTATCCGGTCTATCGTGATACCAGTCCGGAAAACATGGCTAACTTTGTCCAAGCTTCTGACGTTGCCCCTTACAACGTAGAAACTGAAGATGGTCACGTCATCAAGACTGCACCTCTGGCTGTTGGTCGTGATCTGGATTACATGGGACTTTGTGCTGCCGACCACCTGATCGGCATGGACACCCTGAACCAGACTGATGCGATCGATCCTAGCGTCAACCTCAGCAACGTCTACATCAAACTGAAGACTGGTGAAGTCATCGCTTTCCGTGGTCTGGAAGCACTGGCTGAGTCTACTTATACTGCAGCTGTGACTGGTAACAACCGTCAGATGAACCTGAACTATCAAGCGCGTCGTCTGACTGTCACCCCGACTACTACTAAAGCTGATGGCACTGCCCTCACTCTGGCTTCTCAGACTGCTGGTCATTCTGTATCTCTGCAGTTCAACATCTCTTCTAACCTGAACCTGGAAACTGGTCAACTGAACTTCATGGCTGGTAAGGTTAAAGTAGAAGCAGTATTTGACTCCTCTAAGAACAAGCTTGATATCAAGAGTGCTGGTGCTGGTAAAACCTCTGCGGATCTCTTCGTAGATGCAGAAGTCATCGGTGTTGACATTATCGCACGTCGTGTAAACACCAACCGTCGTGAACGTGGTCAGCTTCTCGATATGAACCGTGAGCGTATGGCTTACGCACTGCCGATCCTCTCTCCGATCACTGCAGTTCGTCCTGCGATGGACAGCTATGAAGATGAAGATAGCGTGAAGCTGGATCGTCTGGTGAAAACCACCTATGTACGTTGCTCACAAGCAGCTGTCAAGACCTTGAAAGCTGCTGAAGGTTTCCTGTCTCAGATCGACAGCCAAAACCTTGAGCCTGAGATGCTCTATAACAACGTAGCTCTTGGTGTAGGTCGTTACTATGTCAATCCGTGGTTCAAACACGTAGATCTTGACGTACAAGCTGAGATGAACACCCTTGAATCAGCAAACCGTATGGCTGATGTCAATGCAGTACTCGTGAACACCATCCGTGAGATGGCATATCGCGCTTACATGGAGTCTAACTACATGGCAGCTGCATCAGTGCTGCAAGGTGAGATCGGTCGTAAACCGCTGATCATCATCGGTACTGACCAGTACATCGCTGCTTACTTGATGGTCACAGGGGACTTGCGTACTCTGGGTAATGAGTTTGATGTCAAAGTGGTATCTTCTCCGAACATCGAGATGCGCAACAAGATCTACATCACCTTCGGTAAGAATGGTGGTAGCAATGATCAGATCAACCCGCTGCACTTTGGTAACATGTTCTGGCGTCCTGAGCTGACCACCAACATGCAGATCTCTCGTGGTCAAACCACCACACGTGAACTCACGGTACAACCGTCCTTCCGTCACGTCGTCCACCTGCCGATCCTTGCTTCCATCACTGTCAGCAACCTCAAAGGCGCTGCTACCAAGATGGTTCCGATCCTGCAGAAGATCGTTCCGTAAGCTATGGTGGTATCTATCTATCCTTAGTGATAGAAGTGATAGATATAATACACGTCATAAGACCCTTACTCCTAGCTACACCTTTAGTGGGTGTAGCTAGGATTTATGACGTCTATACAACATCTATACATGTAGATATCTTTGCATTCTAATTAAGCTCAGGTATTAAATATATTCGTGTAGGTAGCAGTCATGGTGGCTGTTATAGAGATATATTTAGATAAAGGAGCAATACATGATAGAGAAATCTGATTATCGTTCTGAGATAGGATTCGATCCACTTCTTTTGGATCTTCAGAGTCTACCCTTGCATCTGACCTTCTGTCGGGTCTATGTCAACACTACTGAACAAGACATTGTGATCGTCAATGACCACAATGTCAAATTTGTCATCCCAAGAAACAGCGATGTGCTCACATCTTTGAATCACCATCTGATCAATAGCAATCGCAACTATAATAACACACCCCAAGGCCAAAACCCAGCCGTAGTGAGAAGAGGTCTGTATATCATCGACACCATGATCACAACAGATCCAGTCACTGAAGAGACTTATAAAAAGTACACGATCGGTCGTGATTACAGTCAGTACTACAAACCTTTACCGACAGACTTCTATACTCCATCAAAGAAGACACAGATTGTCAATCGTGTCGGTAAAGATGCGATAGCAAGAAAGTTCTTGCGTGGTGGCACGATGATCGGAAACACGGTCTATACATCCATGTACGGTTATGTCGCGAATAATGGACCATCGTCCATCGAAGACATCACGGGACATGACATCATCGACTACTTCAAGAATGAAGTCAGTCGGTGGATGCAGACGATCAACCGGGAGATGAGTTATTTCATCCCGGTAGAAGATCTCTTGCGTCACGAGACTTTGTATGACAATAACGCTGATATCGTGGTATCTTTGAATTTAAGAGAAGATGTCTTCATGATCCATCCGAAGTTTGATCCACAAAGAAATCGGGATATGGATTTCATTGAGTCTAAGATCAGTGGAGATAGAGTCATCTATGTACCATTTAGATGGGATCATCCGAATCTCTATCGTTCCACGGGTATGGATGGTAAAGTCGCCCTAGTTGAACCATCCCCTGTGATGCCTGAACATAAAGAAGGTACGATCACAGTGCTAAGGCAAGAGTATCGTCACGACCTCGGTCGTAATGTGATCTCTAAAGACAGCATCTCCTTGAAAGATCCTCCGGATATGATCGAAGATTTCTTCTTAAAACACGGGCTTTCTTTTGATCCCTTTATGGCAGGATCAGTTTTTAGTAAAGATCGTCTTGACATAGTCAAGAGCAGACTGAAGAAAGAAGCTGATGATGAAGAACTTACTTATAAACGCGAAGAGCGTGAGTTCAAGAGAGAAGAAAGAGAATATAAACGACAGGAACAGCAACAAGAACGTGAGTTTAAACGAGAGCAACAAGAGCGACAGCATAAGGAAGAGAGTTCTTTCTTAAACTGGTGTGCTAGAGTTGCTAAGAAAGTAGAAGAGACAGTGAAGAGCTATGCTGGCATCGTCACTGCAGGAGCAGTAGTCGTCACTGCAGCGATAAGTGCTTGGAGTAAACTCTTCAAGAAGAAAGAACCTACCACAGCGTAGATAGTATTAGGCTTATTTAACCCATAAGGAGTACCCTAAATGAACCCAGATTTGATTGATTTTATCCAAGCGGATACCCCGAAGATCAATCCAGATATCGCTGAAGGCTTGATCACCAAACATATCCAGTATGGTGAAGCTTACTTAGACGATATCTTTCGTGCAGTATTGAAAGACCTTGACCATGGCATGGGTTTTAAATACCTGGGTTTTGAACGCATGAGTCCTGCTGATGAGTTTATAGAAACGACCAAAGGTAAAAACAACGGTCCACGCCAGTACAACCTAGCGCGTACCGATACCTATATGGTCAAACTCAAATTCGAGTTTGATAACGAGATCATCGAAAAGCCATTGTCATTACCGTTTATCTCACAAGCAGGGACTTTGAAAGTCTTTGGGACGACATATGCTGTTACCCCAGTGCTTGCTGATAGGATTATCTCGATCACGCCACCTGTGATCTTTATCCGGTTGATGTCGGTAAGACTTAATTTCGAGAAATTAAATTACTACTTCATGGCAGATAACAAACTGGAATATCCGCCTGTTGTAGTATCTGAAGTGTATAAAACCAATGGAGATGCAAAGACGCCAATGGTTTTCTATCTTCTTTGTAAGTATGGTGTCAAAGGGATGTTCAAACATTACTTTGATGCTGATGTCATCTACGACTACGATGATCAGTTAACTCGGGATAAGTATCCTGAGAAAGACTACGTCATCTGTAAAACCGCAGGGATCTCTCCCAAGAGAACTCGCATCCGTGACTACGAGAAAACCAAAATCGGTTTTGCAGTACCCCGGAATAAATTTACCCCGACCATGAAAGCTGTTATCTCAGGTCTATACTACATCTTAGATCTCTATCCTAACGAGATCGCGATGGAGGACTTTGAGGATCAATATACCTGGCGTGTACGCTTAGGGTATTATCTATTCGGCTATGGTCAAAACCCCGAAAAACTCAATGATGATATCCTAAATCACTTGTCATCCGTAGACCAGTATATCGATGAAGTCATGCGGGTGAAGTTCAAGAAGATCAACATGGATATCCGTGATATGTATCAACTGTTCTTTGTGATCATTGATCAGTTTGAGAACTGGGAAGCCCAGAACTTAAACCAAGAATCCAATCTCTATCCCAAAGAGCTGTCCATCCTTTATTACCTTTATCAAGATCTAACCAAACAGATCGTCAATCTGGTCTATCAGTTAAAGAAAAAGAACAAGTTTAACGAGATCAAGATCAATGACGTCAAAGAAGCCATCCGTGCTAAAGTGAAAACCAACAAGATCAATATCATCAACAAGACCCATGGTGAAGTCAATGTAGTCAACTACAGTGGTGATAACATGATCTTTGGTGTCACGCAGCTTTTGGTCCCACAAGACAAAACCACTAAGTTGCGTAACGGCAATGATGGGATCAATCTTGAGGATCCGACAAAAAGACTGCACGTTAGTACAGCAGAAGTAAGAACTTATTCAGGTATGGCAAAAGCTGCTCCTGATGGTTCAACCAGATTAAATCCCCACCTGAAGATCGATCATGAAGGTGGGATCATCCGAGATGAATCGTTGCGTGAGATGCTTGACAAAGTCCAATCTCGTATCACTCGGAAATAAACTATCTATAGCTTAAGCTAGACGCTATGCGTCATAAGACCATTCCTTAGGAGATGCCCTTGTGGGGTGTCTCCTAAGGCTGTATGACGGGTGCGTTGTACAGTCGTGTCTTAAAGCAGAAAAAGCTATAGATAGAAGATGCTACTTTAGAAGATATCTAGAGTAGCTTAATCAGCTATATTTGAATAGCCTAAACAGCTATTTTAACATTTAAAGGAGTTTTCAATCATGTATCCTAACAACGGCTACATCCCTACCATGGCTTATGCCAACGGTAATCCCCCAGTGAATCCCAGATTCCAATATCCAGGAATGATGAGCAATGCGTTGCCTTATGTAGCAACAGCATTGATTGCTATTTTACAAAACCAAGCCCCCAATAATGCCTTTAGACAGATGGCATATAACCATCTCTGTCAGCAGAACTGGGATAACCCTGATTTCCAATACCTGTGGCAGATCGCAACAGCTAACTGCTTGTATGCTTCCCAAGCGTCCCGTTGTGATCCGATGCAAGCGATCAATCCTGTTTGTGAGGAAGTGATCAAAGGCTTTATCTCTTATCTGTGGTTCACCTACTACAACAATGATCAGAATAGAGTCGATAACTACGATATGCGTCTTCTCCAAGAAGGGATGCAGATCCACCAGATCCATGTACAACGGTTAAATCAAGTCACACCTGGTCAAGCTCCGTACTATCCGACTAACAACAATTTTATCCCTAACAACAACGCTCCTATGGGTTATGTTGATAATGGGTATCGTCCTGTCCACCCTGCAGCGCACAACCCTGCTGCCTATAATGCGGCAGCAAATGCTGCAGCCATGAATCGATATAACGGCTACAACAATGGCTATAACGCAGGACCGATGACTGCAGGATCTGCGTCTATCGGTGGTCGTTTTAGTCGTCTGGCTGCAGAAGACAGTGTGAATAACACCCCTAGTGATTACTTAGAACGCAATCTTATCAACCATAACCGTCAGGTGCAGAATTCTCTGCCCTCTGACTTCAGCAATATCAGTTCTGCCAATCATCCTGGTAGAGCTTATCCTTCTAACCAAACTAACCAAAATAATGCTCCTGTACTGGAGAGAACCAGTAGTCCTTTTAAGACCATGACGGGTGCGAATTATCAAGCAAATGCTTCCGATGATCCGCATTTCCAATATGTCGGTCCAAAAGAGACTACGATCTTTGACAGTGAGATGGCGAGTGCCTCGAATAAAATCGATCAAGCTTATCAGAACCTGGTCAGTGAAGGGGTAACTACAGCTAATCAGGAGTTTTTCCCATTTGACCCTAGAGACCCTAAAACTGTAAAAGAGTTCGAAACGTTAGGACTAGTAGAAGAGTTAGAAGCGCTCAAACTAGCTACTCAACCTAAACCTATTCCACCCCATCATCCACACTTCAACCAAAACCCTGATTTCACCTATAATCCCAGAAGGACCTACAGACTCAATCCTTCTATCTGGGAAAATGGGCTTATCTGGGAACCCAGTAAATCACAACCTGCATGGATCCCCTTTGACGTATGGCGTTGGGATTGTCATTTAAGAGTCAATGACAAAGGTCATGTTGTCCAAACCTTTACCCGTAAGGAGTACCGAAATATGAAAGAAGAAGATCACTTGATCGAGACTTATGTCGATGAACACAGAAACCATTATCAATCTCCTCATCCCACAGCAGAAGAGTTGAAAAGAATCCGTGATCAAGAACGGATCTTACAGCTTGATGAAGATGAGTTAGCCGAACAAGAGAAAGCCATGCGTGAACGTAAAGAAGATCTTGCTATCCTACCACAAGTTGAAGAAGATCTGGTAGAAGCCAGTTCTTTGGAGAACATGTTTGAGCAGATAGAATTGAAAGGTCCTATCAAAGTTGATACCAGTGTGATCAGCAAAGGTCGGATCAAGTATCACATCCCTTCAGAAGAGGACTATAAACGTGTCTTGCAGAATCTTAGTAAATCAAGCACCTTCTCTGATGTCGTAAGCTACATCACTAGCATTGACCGAGGCACCTTTGCTCGTGTCAAGATGGTGCAGATCTTTGGGGATCTGACCAAAGTGGTGTTAAATGATCATCTGGGTATCGATATTGACTTTGATGATATCATGGATGACTATAACGACATCGTGATGATACTGAAACGAAATGGCGATATGGATGCCTTTGAACGTGAGATGATGCATCGCTTGAAAGGATTCCTCACCTATGAGAAAGATGAGGAGCCTGTAGAGCATGATGGTGAGAAGTTCTATCACAACACCTTCTATATCGCTACCAATGCTGCAGTCTTTCGTAACAGGATGCATCTTGAAGGGGAAAGTGATCTCTTCATCGTCGATGAGATGGTCAATCCTTCCTTGTACAAGATCGCTAAAAGCATGAATGATCAACCAGGATATCACTTCATCAAACTTCTCTCTGGCAACATCTATCGTGTCACTGAGATGACTTACGCAAGAGATCGATTCATCTTGCGTAAGGTGAGGCCTATCGTCTAAGGAGTCACTATGGGATCTCAACTAGGTTTCCATGATGAAGACGTAGACTACGGAGGTGCTGATGAAATTTAAGTCATTACGCAACAACAAACCTTACGCAGTATCGACCTGTGATACCATCAAACAAGCAGTACTGACCTTTCAGGAACGCTTAAAACATGACCATGATATCAAAGTAGCCTCCGGGCTACTGAGAGACTTTGCTTTGATAGAGGGCAAAGAGGTGATGTATCAGTTAGAGTTCCAGTTCATCGGTAACAATGTCTTTAAGGTCATCTATCAGGTCTATGCAGGAGAGGATACCGAGTACCACGAGTATGGAGGGTGGACAGAGGAATATCTGGCCACCTTTGGTGAGGATTTTGTCAAAACGTTATTTGATACTGCATCGGTATCTATCAGAGAAGATGTAGCAGAGAAGATGTTGAAGAATCTGGGTCGCCATACCTGTAATCGTTTTCATCAACCAAGTTATGTTTAGTTAACACAAATTACACGTCATATGTCCTAGGTACACCACTGTCGGTGTACCTAGGATGACTTATGATCTTTTTATTTTTAGGAGAGTATACCCATGATCCAGTTTGGTAAAGTCATGCAATCCTTCTTTGTCGGAGAAGTCAATGGTATCATCTTACTCTGTAATGACCAAGGGATATGGTCGGGGAGTAATAGACAATCTGTACAGAACTACATCCCTTATCTCCAGGGTAGTGATCTTCGGATGAAATCACGTAACCTGGGTGGATTTTGTTACACGAAAGGACATCGTCAAGGATTAGACTATTATGCACTAGCAGCTTACGCTTACACCATAGAGGATAACCAAGAGATCCTCCATCTAGATACAATCCCTATCATCATCGAGAAATACTTACTCCATATCCCTAATGCTAATATCACCAACACCGCAGTACTCTTAAAGGACTGCAATGATATCGAGCTCATGACAGAAGTCGATGAGCTCTTATCTGAGTACGACAACATCAATGTCTACTCTACCAAGTTCCACAAATCCTATCTAAAATGAGATTTCATCAACTCTACTATAGTGGAGAACATCTCGATATCATCTTTGATGTGTTAAGCAACTTAACTCAAGGTAATATCTATCATCTCAAACATCCTAGGGACAAGAGACTTGCTGTAGGACTTATCACAGATACTTGGGAGTATTTCTCATTAAGAAGAATCTGTATCGACTATGCTTGCAAAGATAAAGAGAGTGTTCTATATCGAGCACTATATCAGACACTACCAATATATCTAGATATCACGGGTCCTACGACATACTTAGAAGAAGAGTATTTTAGACTACTTAAGATCACAAGTCGGTGATGTCTATCGGTCCTATGGCAGTAGTATCATACTGCAAGAAGTCATCCCACTCGTCTTGGATGACTTCTAAGACATGTACTCTAGTGATGATCGGATCATAGGGGGTAGATTTTTGATACTTTGGTTTCTCTATTAAGAGATCATCCCATTCATTCTTAGGAAGATGGTATCCATGTCTATTGATGTAATCACGAGGATCATAGCCGTGAGGATACTCTATTCGATGGTGTTTGTATCTTCTATTACCTTTATCAGGTACTACCATGACTCTTTTTAACATGTAGTCCAGTAGAGCAACCAGATCTTGATAACGATATTCAAAAGGAGTCGGATACTGATCTTCTATTAAGTCGATATAGTACTCAAGTTGTGCTATGATGCTGTCAACACTGTCCCAGGATCGATAATAGTAGCGATAGATCTCTTGATCTTGATCGATCTTACTAGGGGACTCGATCAAGATGTATCTTTCTGTGTAGTCATTGAAGATATCTAGTGTCTTTAGGTTCTCTTTGACGATCTTATCTTGATCGATATCGGTCTTCTTGATCCTATTTAGGCGATAGCTGAGTAGTACTAACTGGGTTTTACCATCACCATGGAGACATGATCCGATCTCACGACCTGCACAGAGTCTGTCTTTGATATAGATGTGTTTATAAGGATATTTCATGGAGTCCTCGTATATGACAAAATGCTCATCGGATACGGATTGCTATCGTCTTTGTCGTAGTAGTGGAGTTCTTTTAACTGATACGGAGTGAGATCTATATCTGGGAAGTAGATCAGGTTGTCTTTCTTTATTCTGGTGTGTACTAGTGTGATGATAAGATCTGTTAGATAAGGTATAGCTGCTTGATAGATCATCCTACCTCCGATGATGTATACATCATCAGGTGTGCTATCTATCGCTTCTTCTATACTGGTATAGTGGGCCACATTGTGGCCTACCTTATCATCTGACCTGATCTTTTGTGATACGACTATTACTTCTCGGTTAGGTAGATTTGGCATCAGCTCAAAGGTCTTACGACCAACGATGACCGTACATCCATCGGTGGTCTTTTTAAAATGTTTCAGATCTCTGGGGAGATGCCATAGTAGTCCTTGATCATCGCCTATCGCATGATCAAGATCCATAGCAGCGATCGCTATGACTTTTTTCATATCAGACTCCTTTTTTCAACTATGAAGGTATTAAGGTACATTATGTCACTTTTTTTCAATCCCAATAAACCTAAGATGATCGTCGTTGATGATAATCATCCTAAGCTCGAAGGCCACCATGACGCGAGAGCTTGGTGGCCGAACAAGATATACATCAAACGTTCCCATCAGTACGATGTTCCTTTGATCGAGCATGAGAAGACGCACTTACGTCAGATGTGGCGTGGACTCTCCTGGACACTCTATCAGATCAATAAAAACGTCAGATACGATATGGAGCAAGAAGCTTACTTGGTCCAGATAGAATATAGCTTACGTGAGTACATGAAATCTCATCCAGGACTGACTCGTAATGAGTATCGTCAGTACGCTGATGAGAAAGCACGTACTTACGCAGGTTATCTACAAAGAAACTATGGTTTAGATGCAGGTACAGATGAAAGATTCCTGAAAGACTACGATCGTTGGTATCTTTCTCATCTTCATCCTTGGATCGTCTCCCAGGTAGGAGAAGATCCGGTACGGCATGATCCTACCCCACCTAAGAACCCAAGTAATCCAGAGCCTCCGAAGAACAAATACGAGATGTGATCATTATACCTCATCTAGGAGATATCTCCTAGATGAGGATCTATGACGTCTATAGTCGCTGAGTATATTTGAAATATTTTCAAATATACATTATACACGTGGACGTACGCTATGTATATCCACACTTAGAGATAAGTGTCGTATAGTCTGCTATATAAACCCACATACAGAAAAGAGGTATTAACCCATGTTTAACATTATACCGGATACAGAAGCGTTCAATGAACGCTATACGGTCATCTATCCGCTAGGAGAGTTTATCGTCAGACTCCCTGATGGACAGGAGGTCAGTCTGATCCCGACCAAATTTGTGGATCAGGTAGCTGCTTATGAAGTAGAGCATCCTGGTACCGTATGGTCAGTGATCGCGACAGAAGTAGACACCAATGACTACTCCGATGAAGAGACCACAGATGAAGATGACTCTGATGACTCTAGTGATGAGGATGAGATCACTGAAGAGGAAGATGAAGAAGATAACGCAGATACCGATGAGCCTACGGAAGGATACGTCATCCGTAATGGTATCGAAGAACTCTCAGCACTAGGGTTTATCATCACAGAGGAATCCTGTCCTGAGGATGAGGTCAATGACGGTTACCTCTTCAACCCGGAGGTATAACCCATGCCTTGGTACAATGAAGGGTGGTACAAGACCTTTTTCACGGTAAGAGGTGATCAAGATACCTTGGATAAGATCCGTGATCTCACCCAAGATCACGATCAGCTAGATCTGAAGCGACTCGTAGTACCTCCAGAGGAATTACTTTCAGACAGTCAGTTATCTTCTCGTGAAAACCAGTTACTGGATCTGATCCTGATCATGGAGGAAGAACAACTTCCTTTCAAAGAGACCAAAGTCAAAGATCTCTTTGCCAAGGGCATCGTCCGTGATGATCCTGACAATGAGATCATCCAAGCACTCAAGACTGCAGGAGAGGATAGTTTCTTACAGTACTGTCAAAAGCACCTCTTGCAAGAGAGTAAATCTATCATCCCTTATCTCAAGAGCAAAGATCGTTACGGTTATGTCTCATTAGAGCAGTTTTACTTGAATGAGTATAGTTCAGGATGTATACCTATCGGCTGTGCTTCTCGGGATACTGATAGTATCAAAGGGATGTTCATGACGACATGGCTACCACCGATAGCCTTCTTCATGACTCTAAAGAGCCTGTTTCCGGTTGAGATCGATGTCTCTTACATCGACTCTGCTGCTGGGATCTACGTGACTTTAGATGAAGACTTTCAGGAACGTAGTAGTGTAGAGATCACGTCATAGATGACATGCTCCTTAGTAGGACTACTATAGTCCTACTAAGGATATATGACGTGTAAACTGAAAAAATGATATGTTTACGAGCATTATTGATCGTATTCTTTTCAATCCAAACCCAATATAGGAGAGGTTAATTTAATATGGCGATTGAACGTGAAAAACATGGGGTCCGTATCTACTGCTGTGGTGGATCATCCCAGTCGATCATCAAACCAGTCTATAAATCCTGGAAGAATGAAGATAAACCAGGCTTTGCAGATGTCGATTTTGCAATCTTCGACACTTCTGACTCCAACGCATCTTCAGACTTCCAGGAAGAAGATGTCTATTTTGTCGAAGGACTGCGTGGTGCAGGACAACTTAGAAATATCCCTGCACCAGAAGTTGCACCTATCGTCAAGAACCTGGTACAGAAATTCAGTCCGAAGTCTTTGAATATTGTTTTACATTCTTTATCTGGCGGCAGTGGTAGTGTGCTCGGCCCCGTGATCGTAAGAGAACTGATGGATCGGGAAGCACCGACCATCGTCCTCGCGATAGCAGATCAATCTTCTTATAAGTACACCTACAACTCCATGCAGACTCTGAAGTCTTACGAGTCCTATGCCAAGTCTGGCAAGTACCCGATCATCATGGGGTATTTCTTCAATACAGACTCTAAGTCTCGTAAAGAAGTCGATAAATACATCATCAACACCATCTCTGATCTCAGATGCTTGTTCTCCAACCAGAATATCGGTCTGGATGAACAAGATCTCTTCCACTGGTTGAGATATGATCGGGTCACCAATGATTACCCGAATCAACTCGCATCATTCACCATCATCAACGATGGGGATAACCTGGATCCGAAGTGGTATGGTAAAGCGATCTCTGTTGCAACCCTTGCAACAGAAGATCAACCTACCGACTATGCTGAGATTGTAGATTACCATGTTGAAGGTGTTATTCCTGAAACATTGTCATCTCAGATGAAAGAGTTTGCGAAACCTGTGCACTTTGTTATCAGTGATGGGGTCTTTGATCGTATCGTCGATGAGATGAGTGATCATCTGGGTAAACTCGAGAAAGAGAAAGAGTCTCGCGTCGTCCGTAAGTCCCTCGTGACTAAGGACGATGTCCCTGATGAAGACACCGGTCTCATCCTCTAAGATGAGAACGGTGCTCTGAGAGGATATCTTTAGTATCCTCGATGAACACAGGTTTGATTTTGTAAATAAACCTAGTTCCATACAGAACACCCTCAGTAGACCTACCATGGTCTACTGAGGACGTATGACGTGTTATCATTTTCTTTACAAGTGACAGTAAACGTCATATATGCCTCTAGGAGCCTCTGTAAGGCTCCCTGAGGCTTTATAATAAATTACTTAATACTTTACACTACCTGGATCCTATAGAGCCTTATAAGCTCATTCATGCGTATATAAGACTATTGTAGGATATCCTTGTTACCATTAACCCATAGGAACCCCTATGTATCCTCGAGATATCAGACCTGTTACACTGATGTTAGATCTCTTTGATTTCAAGAAGACGATCGATCAGTATCAGTGCGTAAGACAGATAGAAGAGAGAGTTTCATTGAAGCTCTTCTTAGAGGTCTTTGTCATCGAGACCTTGAAGAAGCAGTATGGTTATCGGGCATATATCGATAGACACGATGAGATCTCTTACTACGATCTCATCGGTCATCTGTCTGTCGAGATGATGACCAGACTAGAGAAGATGTTCTATCAGCTTACGATACCTTACATCCCAAGACTTATTGGGAACTATGACGTGTATATCGACTACACGGATAACCAAGTTTTAGCCTATATACGAGTGTATTAGACCCATGAAAGTGTTAACTAAGACCCAGGAGCATCCCGTGTATCAAAACAAACTCCTTATAAAGGATGAATGTTTACAACCATTGACTGCGATAGAAGCAGTCCTTAAAACCTCAGGCTTCTATGAAGCATTCCCATATCCCAAAGGGATCTACGCCAGACACCGTTTTCGCCCGGTGATCTTGGATAAATCTGATAAAGACTACTGGATCCGTGAGTATCATACTGGCAAGAAAGATGATACTTGGGTCAGCTATGATTACTTAGTAGAGAATATCGAAGTCGTAAGAAGTAAGAGAAGCATGATCTTGGATGAGTATAGCGTCGTCTGTCCTGATACGACGATGTTGACTTTACTACCCGTGATGCCTATAAAAGCAGCTATGCTCTTAGAAGAAGTGCTCAAAGATCTGGTATTTCGTACCCGTATGTGGAATGATCACCCACCTTACCCTTTCGATACAGCGATAGCAACATATCTAGAAAGGTTTATTAAAGACGTCCCTGAAGAGACCATGGATAAACTGGTCGGTGCTATCTCTAGCGCTGCTGGTGGGATGATCTTTGATACCATCAACAGCATCAGACACTATAAATGGGATATGCTAGAAGTTGATATGATAGAATCACTACTCTTGGTCTTTGATCAAGGAGACTATCGGATAAATGAGTGGATGAACCAGAACAATCGAAGAGATTATTGATAGGAGAGATTACCGATGGAAGAAGAACTGATGGAAGAAGAGATCAAAGACTATAAAAGTCTTGCGATCCTTTTAGATCTGAAGACGATCATCGATCTGATCGATCAAGAGGTTAATGTAGACTCTGATATCGAAACTACAAAGATCTTGTTAGAGAAGCTGATCTACATGGCAAGTCATCCTTACAAGGATGATGATGCTCAGGTCATCAGAGACTGTATCGAGAAACTTGGGATCACAGACCACAGGCTGCAAGAATCCCTAGAAGCCAAACTCTTCTTGCTGACCTACACCATGGTCAGCAATGGGGTAACAAATATTAAGTTATTGGGATATGAATATCCCGATGTCAAATATAGCCTTCCTTTGTCTGCCTTTAAAGATATCGAAATAAAGTATAACGAAGGATCTCTGAAAGGATGGTTTGCTTTCATCCATACAAGTACTGATCAACTAGTGATCGAAGGATGAGTGATGGTATTTCGCTTTACTTGTAAGGATTATCTCTATCCTTATTACCTGTACTACTTGGAGCATTTCTTAGAGAAAGATCCGGTGTTATCAGACAGAGTAGCGGCTATTGAGTTACTAAAAGCACCGGATTATGTCTCGACACTGATGCTTTTAAAAGCACTGAGAGGACTCGAGGATAATCTTCACTACCTAAAACAAGAGATCAAAGGTAAAATCCTCATGCCTTGTCGCTATAAAGCTCGTCTCAGCTGTGATCAGATCGTGATCGAGATCACGCCATGAGTGATCAGCATCGTTATCTATTATTACCTTTGGTCCAAGAGACCAAAGAGTATATCGATGTCTTTACTAATGTCGGTATCCCTTTTGAACAGATAGAACAGTCTATAAGAGACTTTGTCTATGATCTGGTGTTCACAGATCCTAAAAATAGTATCAAAGACAGTGATGCTTACTATATCGAACATTTTGATAAACTGGTATCAGGTCATGATCTCAAGATCCCTTCTATGGGAAAAGAGGTCTATATCTCATGCCTCATCCGTTATTTCAGACTTCTGAAACACTACTGGTTAAGTGAACTCACAGTACCTCCTTATCTTCATCCCAAAGAAAAAGAGATCTACTATAGTGAATGGATCATCGACGATATCACTTACCATGGTGATATCGTCTGTCTCTATATCGGCTATCATCTCCCCATGGATCATGGGGGAAACTATGATCGTTCTTTTATAAGGTACCCTTGATATGGACAAAACCACTATCTTTGAAGTCGGTAAAGCTTACAGCTTCTCCGTCTATCCCTCTACCATCATCACCAATGATTTCGACTATGCGGTGTGTGATGGAGTATTTACCGCAGATATCGCCTCCACGCAGTCTGATATCCGGGCGATGCATGCGCAGGTCTTTCCATACCTGCCAGCAGGCACGCCTGATGATGCACATATGTACCACTATGCAAGATTCTTGTTGACTGATGGTTCTACCCGTATCCTAGGTATCCCCTGGATCAACATTGATACTGTCAAGATCTCCAAGATCCAGAAGATCTTGGTCGAGATCCGTGGACAGACAGCTGATAAGATCAATGAGATTCGCTCTGTATTACTCGAGAATGGATTTACTGATATCTCCATGACAGTAGTTACAGATACCTCTGCTTTCATCAAGACCAGAGATGATTGATCTCTGATACAAGAATACACGTCAAATATCCTTACACCTCACTAGTACCAGTTATAGGTACTAGTGAGGATGTATGTCGTGTACACAGCTATTCAACTCAAATCAACATAAGGAGTCTCTATGGATCAACCAAGATTTATTGTATTTGAAGGACTGGATGGTTCTGGTAAGACCACCCAAGTCAAACTACTCAAAGAACATCTTGAATCACAAGGGCAACGTGTCTATACAACACGTATGCCTGATACCAGTAATCGTTTAAGCCAAGCACTACTAAAGATAGCAATAGAACTACATCAGAAAGACATCTATCGTGAAGCAGTGATGGCTTTCACGATGTGTTTTAATGATTACCTAAGGAATGTTGAACCCAAACTCATCTCTAAGAAACCCAGATACGACGTAGTTATCACCGATAGATACTTCTACTCGCTATTTGCATATAACTTCCCTTTGAACAATGATGCTCGTGTATTCCATGGTTTTGATGGTATACTGGGCATGTTGAATAAATTCAATGTCATAAGACCAGATGAGATCATTTTCTTAAATGTTGGTCCTAAAGAACAGAGAAGACGGATCTTAGAAGATACGATGCGTACTGGTGGGAATATAGACAAAGCAAATCTGGATCAATACTCTATCCAGAATAACGAAAAGATGATCGAACGTTACATCTGGGCGATGGAGTATTTCAAACCTCATGTTGGATACAAGATGGTTACTGGGACTGGAGATATCGAGAGGGTCCATGAATCGATCAAGAAGTTCTTGAAGGTATAGACGTCATTTTCATCGTTACACTCAGATAACCGCTACGCGTCATAAATCCCTACCTAGGACTTGATGATCCTAGGTAGGGGATGAACATGTATTATTACAATCAAAAGATCGACAAATATATATTACTAACATGGGGCTCTTGATCAAAGTCCCGCGTCTTTAGGTGCACTAGAGACATCTTGAACGGGTCCTACTGGAAAAACATTACGTCTCAAAGAGTCGTGTATCTGGAATCAGCAGATACACTATCTAGCGAAAACCTGAGTGCTACAGGTAGACGCATTCTTGTAATGGTAAACACAGAACATGTTCTTATTAATAATAACCTCATCGATATCGATCATAGCATATCTGATCGTAAGACTTAATCATGACTTTCTGGACAAACCAGTTGATCCAGAGAGGAATATGGTCAATACAGTCCTACTCGGAATGATCGGTGCTTTATGGACCATCTACAAAGCATTTATAGATGAACCCGTGTGGATGAAGATCATTGTCTCTATAGGGGTTATCATTTTCACGATAATCTTTGTAAGACATGCGTTGAAACATCCAAGATTTAAGAAATAACATATATCCCTGATGCGCTATACGCGTATCAGGGTGTTATGATACTTTATTTTTTTTTTGATCAAAAGATCGGATGAGAGTCAATCCTGAGTATTGTGGTGTCTCAACGTAGCGAGGGTGATCAAATCCTCGCGTTATTGAACCTTGGTTAAAATTGACCCATGGTTTAGTAATACAGAGGGAGACACAATGTACCAAGCTGGTATATTTGCATCAGTAATATTCCTAGTATTTACAAAGCACCTAGATGGAGTCTTAGTACTCCATCTAGGATGTATAACGTTTTATTTTTTTAAGGTAAAACGATGGTATTACCGACACTTTGGATGAAAGCTGTTAAAGCCTTGTGGTGTTCGAGATATACTCCAAAACCATGCGCATCACCATAAGCCACAGTCTTACGACCGATGTTGACAAGATCTCTGACACCATCTATGTCTCCACGATCAGCGTAGACATAGATCTTGTTCTTCCACCAGAAATACGCAGAAGAGATAGAGCCTCCTTCTGGCTGCATAAGGATCTCTGGGTTATCGACACATGGGACACCAGTACCTTGCTGTACTGCGATATAGTTAGCAAGACCTGTTACTTGAATAGGCCCCATGCCACGATACCGCCACCCATCACCACTTTGTTGACCACGGTTACCAAGTCTGTCACCATAGACGTAGTTAGCGATAGCTACTTGATCAGCTGGTTTGATGATTCTACCATTGCTGTCTTTGATGTAGCCCCAGGCTTTAGCCAAAGCTCGTTGTTGCTCAGTTTGGAAACGTTTAGGCCAAGTACGCATCATCCCTTCCGCAGAGTAGTTTAAGGACTCTGAGAAGGTCTTCATACAGCCAGTTTCGGTTAAGATATTGGCGAAGAAACCAGCGACACGGACAGGTGTGTCGATCTGATAACGTCGCATCAGGTAGATGTATTTATCTGCCCAGGCATTGGCACGCACTGGATCTACGCGACGAGAGATCATCATCTGTGCCAGAGGAAAAACATTTGTCATAAAGAAAATCCTTATATAGACATATTGACATAGATCCTAGGTGTACCACTATCGGTACACCTAGGAGAGTGATGTTTTTATTTTTGATCAGAGATCACAGATCGTAGAACGATCTAATGCGGTTTTGGACACCTTCAGGATAGTAGATCTCGAATACATAACTCCAGTTGAGTTTACGAGATACTTGATAACGCGTCTTACGATCACAGGTGTTCAACATCAAGGTCAAGAGGTGGGCAAATGCAGCATGCTCTGCAGAAGACATCGGCCATTCCTCAGGGAAGCGATATACTGCATCTTGAGAAAACACACCCTCACGATGTTCATAGAAGAGTTTCAAGACGTTTTCATAGACGATGTTAAACTCACGATCATCCAAGTTAAAGCACATGGCTTTTAAAGCACCCCAAAGTTGTGCTTGATAACGTGCACCTTCTTTGGGTTGTAAGGGTTTACCGACAGCCATGTCTTCCATATAGCGGAAGATGGTCTGCAAGATAGAGATCGCACCAGAGGAGATCTCTGTCGAGAGTTGTTCTAGATTAACAACCTGAGAAGGAGCTGATTCGATTTTAGCTTCTTCGATATGGTTGGGAAGATCCTGATACTCAAAAGACTGCGTGGGTGTGGTATCAGGGGTAGTGACATGGACATCAGCAACAGCAGCTTCTTGCATGAAAGAAGGGATCTCTTCTTCTGTGTTTAATGCTGCATCTTGCTGTGCACGACGTGCTAAGGCTTCTTTTAAGAGAGTATCTTCATCAAGAGAAGGTTTCTCTTCTTCGATTGGTTTAGCTTGTTGGTTCTGTTGGTTCAGTTGTTGACGTTTATTACTCATGGTGTTTACATACTCCAGATGTTGTTTACAGATAATGGATAGAGAGGATATCTAGCTGAGAGAGCATTTCTTAGTTTAGCTGATGAGCTCGTCAAAGTTCAGCTCTTTCTTGATCAGCGGTTTACCGTGCATGGCTTTCATGAAGGTGTTCAAAAACACTGATCCCATCGCTGATACTGCAGATGAGATCCCATGTTGGTGTAGGGAGAGCACTGGTCCGACACACTTACTACAGTAGTCGGTGTGAGATGCTTTACAATAGGCAGGACTTCTCATAGAAACAGTCCTGCCTATCAGTGAGGAGAGGTTATCTTCAGTGATCAATATTGATTGCTTATTCTCGATGTAGTAGAATCCCAGATAGGTTTTGCTACTTGCTTGGGTGATAGTAGTTGGCATCCCTAAGGTGGTACCACAATCCTCTATCGATATCGATGCGTTAGAGGATGTTCTTAGTAGCTCTTTTACAGCTACACCCCCAAGTTGAGTCTCAGCACCCCGTGAGAATGAACCAATACGAGAACCATTGATGTAAGAAGTGAGCTTAGAGTAATCGATCCCATCGCACAAAGGTCTCGGATTGAAATCTACAGTAGAGGTTTTATCCTCAAAGTCACGATCAAAGCCATACATGAGAAACATCTTCTTTCTAACGACATCAAAGTCTTTGCCTTTGATGAGAAAGCCCATAGAACGATCTCCTTTTAGGTACTCACGGTCTAATTGCTCCATCTCTTTACCAATCTCTGCGATGACTGCAGGATTGTCAAGATGATCTTTGTGTTTCTCGATGAGTTGATTTAAGACTTCTTTAGCGTTCGGTGGGGGTAATAATGATTTCTCTGTAGTCCCTGGTGTACAGACTTGGGTTAATTGCGAGATAAATAAAGCAGCATTACAGTACTTCAGGTATTCTGATACTGGGATGTCAGAAGGCTTTTGTTTAGGATCATCATCATCTACTAATTTAGGTTTGATGATCTTCTCGATATCTCCTGGTCCAAAACGTTGGTTGATATAAGGTATCTTGTCTTTGAAAGGATGACAAAGTAAGAGTTTATTCTGGATGATCCTACCTATGGTAGTCTCTATGGTGTTAGGAGCATTTTCTAAGATACCACCAGGTAATGTAAAAGGTTCATTGTAGATGAAAAGACCTCTTTGGGGATAAGATCCTTCGATTTCTCGCCAGAGTCCCTCTTCCGTATAGTAGAGACATTGATCATCTTGGTACTTGAGAGATAGATAAGGGATGTCTTTACTATCGGTATCGTACTTGGTATAGGAGAGCAGAGAGATGATCCATTGGATATCTTGGATGAGATCTGTCTCTAGTGCTTTAAGGAAGTATTGATATTTGTTCATTTATACCACTCCTTCTTTCTTTAAGGGATGCTTACGGATGGAGGCGATGATCTGGGTAGCTGTCGTGATATCGGTGTAGTCTGTCAAGATACTACTGTAGCAAGCATTGGTATCTTTGGTAGAGGTGATCAGTGAGAGTAGATAAAGATCAGTCGCTACGCCATCGATAGAAGCATCTTCATGGAAGATGTCTTCTTTTAAGAGATTTAAATATAAGGGAAGCTCTAATCCTAATCCTAGGTTTCTTTGGATATACTTATACACGACAGATGACTGATATCCAGGATGATCTTTTAATGACTTAAGGATCTTGATCTTGTTTGGGTCAATAGCAGGAGTATCAACTATCTCTTGGACATTTCTCTCTGACATGACCTGATAGAGTCGTGTCAGTAATAATGGTTCTACTTTGTCTATTAGAGTATCGTAGTAGATCTCATCGTAAGCATCAGCAAATGCGAGTAGTGATACTAAGGTATATCTGATATCTTCAGACTGCTCGATCATTTCTTTTATCGTAGTAGCATCTTCATGTTCTTCGAGGATCATGAGAGAGGTAATCAACTGGATACGATCTTTAAAAGAGATATCCTGTATCGTGATACCGTAATTTAAAATTATATTAGTCAACTGCGTGATATGAAACTCATGGATCATATCCAAAGTCGCTAACACATCCATGTCTTCATGGGTCATCATCTCGTCTAGGAGTTCATACTGGTCATCGTCGTTATAGTAACCAATGATCTTTGCTGCTTCTGTATATAGATTCAGCAAAGGATCTGGTACTCGATCGATCAAGAAGGATAAGATAGAGGTAAACATAGTCAAGTCTCTTTTTTGAGATTTACAAAGATGGAGGATGATAGATCTATCATCCCCAGGGTCATATCGTAACTGGAGTTTTCATTAATGGGTAAGAAGCAAAAAGCACAAGCTGCACGTAATCAATATCAAAAGCAACTACGGGAAGAGAAGAAGCAAGAGAAGAAAGATGCTTTATATCGAGAAAGAAGAGAAGCCTTCATCCAAGACATCGAGAGTAATAATGAATGGGATAAACTGGAAGGCTTCTATCGTGAAGCCAACCAGTTATTCTATCCGATCCGTATGCTCGTTGATCGTGTCAAAGGAAGAGATTTCTCGATGTGGCTAGATGAAGGTGAAATGGCAGTCCTTCGTGAACACATCAGCATCTTAAGTAGAGATCTTGCCCAATACGGAGAAGAGATCAAGAAGATCCATGCGATCCATGCAGATCGTAGTGGTCAAGCAACTATAGAAGACTTTGATATCATCTTAGGGATCGCTGAGAAATACATGCAGTTTGGCCACAACTTCATGGGTGTGGTCCAACCCACTTATGATGCCATCGTCGATATCTACAAACTCACCGAGTATCGTGAATACGAACATAACAAACTCACTAAAGAGATCAGCAATCACAATCAGTCTAACACTGAAGTCAGTGATGCGGTCTATACAGAAGTTCAATAAAACATAAGGAGCCTTCATGACAGATGAAACGAACAACGGTCCAGTCTTTGGATCCAGTAAAGCTGTATTTGGTAATGATAACCAAGCTACAGATACGATTACAAGTGCTGAGGATACTCCAGTAGCTACAGACTCACCTGTAGCTACTAATGATACTCATGCTAGCACCCATGCTAGTGATGAGGAAGAATATATCGATCTCACTCCTCCAGTCAAAGAAGAGCGTATTACTACAGAAGAAACTCCTCCTAAAGAAGAGAAGTCAACTGACCCTGATCAAGAAGCCAAGAAGAATAAACTCTATCTTGATGTCTTAAAGAGTAATGCAGGTTTTGATATCACCACTCCTGAGACCTATGCTGAAGTCACGATGCAGCATAGTCCTTATAAAGAGATCTCTCCTCAGGACTACGCAAAAGAGTTCGCAAAAAGAGAAGAAGATATCATCCTCCCTACGATGACTATCCGGGACTTCAAGATCCGGGTCGAGAACTACAACTTGAACGGTAGTGAATATACTCAAGATACGGACAGAATGAATCGGGTATTCCAAGAGCAATACCAGATGATGCCTTCTGAGGAGTCATTCCAGAAAACAGTCGCTGATGATAAAAGATCTTTCACCCAAGAGCTTGAATGGGATAACGTAGTACTGCGTCCAGCACAGCGTAAGTTCAAAGTGAAGAATAATGCCCAGCTTACTGGTGAAGCAGCATTACTTCGGATCAATGCTCTACGAGGTAGAGGGGGTGTATTTCATATCCCACTCTACCATTCAGGTTTCTGGGTGACGATCAAGAGTCCCTCTGATGCAAGACTACTACAGATGGAGTACGAGTTCTTCAAATCTCGTATCACCCTAGGTAGAGCGATCTTAGGTGCTATCTTTACCAATGATCAGGTATATTTGGCAGAGATGGTCACAGACCTCTTTAAGGAATGTATCTACTCGACATCCTTACAGAGCTACGATGATATCTTAGACATCATCAAGATCCAAGATCTACAGACCATCGCTTGGGGTCTTGCTGCTGCTATCTATCCTCAAGGATACCTGTATACTCGAGCAGTAAATGACAGTGAAGGACTGCCAGGACGAGTCGCCCATGGTATCGTGGATATCGAGAAGCTCTTCTGGGTAGATCGCAACAGTCTTACCGATCAACAGAAGACCCATATGGCCAAAGGTCGTAACAATGGCTCTAACATGACCATCGACTCTGTTTTGGCTTATCAAGAAGCTTTCAAGAACTTCAAGAAGAAGATCAAAGTCGCCGAGGACATGGATGTACTTATTGAAGCACCATCCATCCGTAAGTTCTTGACCAGTGGTACGGAGTGGGTAGAGTACTGTATCGATCAAGCCAACAGAATACTCGAGACCTCTGCTGGTGAGAATGATAGAAACGAATTAATCAATCGTTTCTATCGAGCGTCATTATTGAATCAGTATAAACACTATATCGCTGGATATACGTTCAAGCCTGAGGAAAGCAATATCGAAGAGCTCTACGAGGATGAGTCTTCTATCGATGGCTTCTTAAGAGAGTACTCTGGGGATGATGAGATCCGAAATACGATATTAAAAGGTATCAAGGATTACATTGAGGATTCATTGGTGTCTATTGTAGCGACTCCTACAGTGGACGATGAGAAAAATGACAGTGTGAGTAAGTTCCCGCATCTAGTCCCGATAGAGGCACTGTACACTTTTTTTACATTCGCTATCCGTCGAGCACGGAGAGCGATGAGTCGAGTGAATCCCATCTAAGTCCTCATGTGACATCCCAAGACTTCATGGATGCTAATATGACCAAAGGGTTTTTCCATCTCTTTGGTCGTATGCCTCGTGAAGAAGATCTAGATGAGTTAAGATTTCAGCATGCTTACGAAGGCAACTTCGTCAAGATCATGCATGAAGCTAACTTAACTTATCCTGATAGTAGCACACAACAACTGGTAAAATCGATCCTCTATGATGAAGTCTGGGGGATCGATGTCAACCATGAACATGATCTTTCTCCTGTCTTAGTACACAAACCTGAAGTCTTATACGACAAAAATACGATGTTAAGGCAAAGACTGGATGATTTTATCTTAAATGAAGTCAGACAGTATACAGGTCTTACTTTCAATGAGTATCTGGAGTTACCTCGCTCAGAACAACAGATCATCCTTGAGGGATGTCGAGATCATGTCGAGAAGAAACGTCGTAAAGAGGATAGTCAAAGACAGGAACAGGATAAAGTCATGGAGCAGTTAGGGCTTAATGAGAAGATCTGATATATGCTATGATTGAAAAAGCTGTCGTGATATAGCTTCCTTTAGTCATTTTGGAAGACACAGTCTCCTAAAAACTCCTGTAAGTAAACGATAGGGTAGGGTAGGATGATAGCATCCTACCTCCCTTTTTTGATAAAGATGATTTATACTCCCCCTGATACACCTGTAGTGGGTGTATCAGGGATTTATGACGTGTGTGAACCACACACGTCTATCTGAACAGATCAGGGACGATCTGTGAAGAAATGCCGTCTAGGCTATCCGAATGGAACGTAGTGGAGTGAGGAAATGACGTCTAAACTCTGATATCTTTACTTAAGTGCTATATCTCTGACCCCTGAATATAAACCAAGGAAGCATCTATGCTGATCTACAATGATCCATTTGTCAAACCACAGAAAGAATACCAAAGAAACATCAATCCGCTAAAAGACTACATGGAGATGGGAGCAAGATATCTATCGAAGCTCCATGGTACGGACTATGAAGAAACCCTGAAATGGATGAAAGAGAATAGGGATACTTTACTTCATTTCAAAGATCCTGCTGTCAAAGCTGTATTTCAAGATAACAATGGGGACAAGATCGAACAAGAGACAACGTTAGGTAAGTACTTAAACGATGCGATAGCCAACCATGAGATCATCTCACCACCCCTGACTACTTACTATCCTGAGAGGAAGAAAAAAGCATTCCTGGTAGACTTTACATTAGCAAACATCGCATCACGTAGTAAGAACAAGAAAGAGATGTTTCGGTATGAGATGTTAAAAGACCGGATGAACTATCTCATCAAGAAAAACGAACAGGCTAATGACAAGATCTCTAATAACGCAATCTCTGGAGCCTCTGTGGTTCCAAGTACCATGATCTACAACCCCACGATGCATCCTTCTTTGACTTCTACTTGTCGGATCACATCAGGCTATGCCAATGCCAACAATGAGAAGTTCTTAGGAGGAAATCGTCATTACTACAGTCCAAATATCATCATCAATGATCTTGTCTCTATCACCACGCATTTTGACCATGATCTCATGTTGCAGGTGATGGATAAATATAACATCCATTATCCGACAGCAGAAGAAGTCTTTGCTCTGATAGTAAAATGCAGTAGTAAATACGGTCGTCACAGAAGTAAAGAAGGATTGATCAGAGCGTATATCGATAAACTATCACCACTAGAGCGAGCAGCATTTGTCTACATCGGAGATATGTATCATCTTAAGGAGTATAACCCTGATCTAGTCAGAACGATCATCGCTAGACTCTCTGAGAAACATGTTATCGATAGAGATTTAAAAGATCATGTTGAGATCATCAACAAAAACCCTGAAGCGATCTATTATCTTGCCTGTCAGATCTGCAAGAAAGAGACGATCGGTATTGATACTTCTTTGAAAGAGACCAAGGAATCTGAGTTAGGATTGTTGCTTGCTTCTAACATGGTGAAGATCATTGAAGTGTTACATGACTACAGTGATCTATTTATCGCTTTCTATCGCACTTCTAACATGCCTACACAGGTAGCACACTTCAAGGACAGTATCCGTGAAGTGGTCTTGATGAGCGATACGGATAGTACGATATTTACCACAGAAGACTGGGTAGATTGGTTCTTGGGACATATTGACTTTACCGATACCGCAAATGCTGTATTTGCTGTGATGGTATTTCTATCAGGTTCTCCTTTGAAGCATCTTTTAGCACAGATGTCAGCAAACATCGGTGTAGATAATGATCGGATATTCTTAATCTCCATGAAAAATGAGTTTAAGTTTGAGATCTTTGTCCCTACACTAAACACCAAGCACTACTATGCCATGATCACCTATCAAGAAGGCAACATCTACGATAAACCAAAGATGGAGATCAAAGGTGTGCATCTTAAGTCCTCTAACGCACCGCCTGCGATCATCAAGAGAGCACAGGAGATGATGAAAGAGATCTGTGAGACAGTAAGATCAGGAGAGAAACTCTCTGTGCTTAAATACATCAAAGAGATCGCAGATACAGAAAGAAGGATCATGGCTAGTGTCGATCAAGGGGAGAGTACTTACTATCGTATCCAGAACATCAAAGATGCTGGCGCTTACAAGTTAGGAGAAGACTCTATCTACAAGTACTACTCCTTATACAACGATACTTTTGGTCGTATCTATGGTGAGATGGAGAAACCTCCTGTGATGACATACAAGATGTCTACTTGGCTTACGAACAAGACTAAGTTTGGGAGTTATATAGAAAGCTTAGAAGAACCATTGCGATCTTATTTCAAAGAAGCGGTGAAGAACTACAAGTTAGATAAATTACCGACTTTCTATATCCCGGTTGATAACTTCTCTAATCAACCGATCCCAGAGGTCATCACCAGGACCATTGATAAAAGAGCTTTGATTATCGATATCTGTCACATCTACTACTACATCTTAGAGACACTAGGAGTGTTCAGATTGAATCAATATCAGACGAGATTACTCTCAGATGAGTTTACGGTATAGATAAGTAATAAGCTTAATAGACGGCATATATCCTCAGTAGTACCAATAGTGGTACTACTGAGGTGCTATGACGTGTGTTATATAAACTCAAGTAAAAGAGACCACATCATCGATCTCTCTTAGGATCTTCTTCTTCACATGTGAAAACACAGGTTGACTCCAGACACTATCACTCTCCATACGTCGCATGATAGACTTTAAGTTCTGTAGACTAGAGCTGTTGACATGATGGCTATCTAGATGGAGTGCATATCTAAGATAAGGCAAAGAAGAGTAGATATATCCCCAGGTGTTCTGTCTGGTCAACTGTGTATATTGATACTTACAATGCTCTTGTAGAGTAGTACCATCGATCAAAGGAGTGCACTTCAAGACATGTCCGATGTCATAGGAGAGCTTCTCTAAGGTAGTTATCGCGATGTTTGTAACCTGGTTTAACTGATCCGTATAAGCATTAGCTGTACGGATCGTATTTCTTTTTCTGGTATAGTAGCTGTCTTGTGTTAATACCTTAGAGATGAAGTTATTCAGCACACATTGTTTTACATGCGATCTTAACATGTTCGTTAAAGGATAGCGATAGAGAAACGAGATCATCGTGTCTTCAGGATAGTACTGTCTGAAGTACTTGTACTGGAATAACAGCTTGGTGAAGTCAATCAAGATCACATTGATCAATGAGGTGTTATCGTCTTTCTTGATGATCGGTTGATAGTCTACTATGTTGTATTGATGTCTCAACACTTGTACAGGATCAAGATCTTGCCAGTGATACTTCACTTGACTGATCTCTAGAGGAGATGTGATACCTAGGATGATCTCCTTATCCCCACCATAGAACGCACCATAATGCACGACCCCTTGGTTCAAGCTGGTCGTGATACCAAAATCTGTGGCTTTATAGATCGCACTGTCTCTGACCCAGGTATAGTAACTATAGTCATCCTGACTGATTAATGGATCACAGGTCCAGATGTACTGCGAGAGGATATGGTTAGAAGGTACCCATAGGGGGTGTGCTCTATGATAATCAATCTCTCTTTGTAAAGTGGTATTGATCTCTCCTTTGACATAGCTGTATTTAGGGATATAGATCTCTGAAGATCCTCTGCTGTAAGGGATATTGAAATAATCTAACATGGATGTATCAGTGGTAGAAGAAAACTATACGATAAAGATAAGAATAATATAGTGGGGGTTTCCTCACCATTGGTAGATGCTCATCGTAGCGTCTACCATAGGAGGGATTATATCCCTTTTCATCAGGGGATATCCCGACAGTAGTTTTTGGTGTATCTAGATGTAATCTAAAATTTCATCTTCGATGGATACTCAGGATGTATTTCTGTTGATGCAGAAATTACATCCTAAATATTACCAGATATACATTATACAGATGTGAGGATTCCTCACAGTAGCTACTGTTTATTTAACGTTAACTTAATAGGAGTACTAAGATGGCTGTTCGCACTAACGACAACCAAAATCAAAACCAAGCATCTCAGCTGCAAGCTAATGCTAATACTCAACCGCGTTTTGACAATACTGTCGATCCGCAAACCAACAATCAAGATCAAACTAACGCCATGGCAGGAGCTTTTGGTATGGATAACAACCAACCTGTCGAAATAACCGACTGGTTGAGTATCGGTATGCCATATCACATCAACGTCAGCCCGAATGGTCTTGCGTTGACGCAGTTCCAAAAATCCATGCAAGAGTACTGGGACAACAATCTCTCTCCGGAGCTGACCGTTGAGATGTTGCCAGTAGACCGTCAATCTCAATCTAACCTGGCCGTATCAGTTCTCATCATCGCAGTACGTCCGTCTAAGGATGATAAAGCACCTGTTGCCTATCATGCCTTGTTGATCGAGTCTTCTGTTGAACCGTTCCCGCCGAAATACGAGAACGTCAATGGTCGTCAAGTAGAAGTCCTGCAACTTACCTCTGATGCTTACGACTACACCATGCAACAAGTGCTTGCTAAAGTCGTCGCTGCACGTTATCCGCAAGCAAGTGCTCACATCTCAGCTGATGCTGAAGTGATCCCGCGTGGTTATGATCTCACCAATGAGCAAAACATCCGCATGACGACCGGTAATGCGATCATTGCTTGTGGTGCAGCATTAGCCTACACCAACCAAAACTTCAAAGACCTCAACCTGGATCGCATCCACAAAGGTCGTAGCAAGCTCTCTGAGACAGTACGTTTCGGTAAGAACGTTGAGATCGACCAAGCAGGTGTCCCGGTACGTGCCGATATCATCATGCAGACTGATGCTTCTCCGATCAACCAGAGCCAAAATACTTTCACGGTGCCGGAGTCTCGGACGATCACTCGTAGCACAGGCTACATCGATCTCCTGTATATGGATGCTTCCCAGAACTATGGTCCGATGCCTTGGTCTACGCCGAACGCCTGGGGTGGTCAGACACCTGTATACCAAGCTAACCTGGTACTCACATCTCTGGTAAACTACAAGATGCAAACCACTGCTGGTATCTTGCAAGCTCTGGTGAACACTTCTTTCATCAGAGAGAACAACCTCTGGGTACAAGCATTGATGCCCAATCCCAATGTCAAGAATGACATGCACGACATCGGCAACATCGGCTATGACATCTCCATCCGTCGGGATCAGAAGTATGAGAAAATCAATACCTCTCCTGATCAGTTCAACCCGGCATTCATGGGTGCATTGATCCAGCAATGGTTCTATCCTGGTATCGCGATCTCCTTGGATATCCCTGTCTGTGGTGCATCTTCCTGGTACCTGAAAGTCTTTGCTGAAGCGGCTACTGGCAAAGCCAATGCACGTAAGCACATCCAAGAAAGTGCTGATATCCTGACCAACGGTGCTTTCAGCAAGATCTATGCCTCCATCGGTGGTCAAGGTCATTTCGTCACAGCACCGGATAACATCATCTTCCTGGGTTACTACGAGTCCAAAGAAGGTCGTCGAGATATCCGTGATCTGGACTACTTGGCAGTCTGTGGTATGCTTGGTAAACGTGATCGTGGTGATATCGCAACTTACACCGATAGCTACAACAGTGGATATGCATTGTCTTCACGTCTGCATCACCGTCGTGCGTTGATCCAGTCTTGCCTGAACAACGTGACTTTCACCGGTCATGCTGTACGAGTGAACTTTGAAGCAGAGTTCATCAAGGCACTCTTGATGGCTGTCGCTGAATGTGGCTACCATGTACAGCCACAACAACAGTTCAATGATGTCAACTATCAACGTGGCACTGCTACCTGGATCAATGGTAGTGTGTTGACCGGTGATAGCTCTGGTATCTTCCGCAGCATGAACAATGTCGGTGGTGGCAGCATGTTTAGCACACGCTTCTCCATGAACAACTATCGTTCTATCTAAATAGACGGCATACATCCATGGTACACCGATATGGTGCACCATGGACAATGAATAATGATACATCGTCATCCCTAGTAGGCTTCAGGGTCTACTAGGGATGTTCTTCATCCACATTCGTTTATGAAGAGCACCCTGATACACCTGTCATGGGTGTATCAGGGATGTATGACGTATGCTATATTTTTATACAACAGAGACTCTCTATGTGACTTTTATGAAGTCATGACTTTTTAAATATCTAATATCTGTAAACAGAGGACTTGCTATGGGGATCTATGCTAGACTGATCAACTTAGACGAAAGATTTGCCAATATCAAGGGACATGATCCCGTGATTGTCAACCATTTAAACAATAGAACCACAGATGAGAAGGAGAAGATCAACAGTACGGTGTATACCACCATTGGAGATGTCTATAACAACATCCCCAGTTGTCAGTGTGGGAAAAAGAAAGGTAAATTTAGATTAGGGGAGATCTGTGGTAACTGTGGAGAACCGGTTAAAGAGATCATCGAGGAGTATCTTGAGAACCGTGTCTGGATCAAACAGCCTGTGGGTGTCGCACCACTGATAAACCCTCAGGTATGGTTGATGCTAAGAGAGAGATTTAGCCTCGGTAACAAGAAACCTGCATTTGAAGTGATCCAGTACATGACTGACACAGGCTATCGTGAACCTCCCATGCATAAAGGGACCAAGAAAGTCAACGAGTTTATCGCAGAGTTCAATATCTGGCGCAGGGGACCTCGTAACTACAACACTTTTGTCGAGAACTTTGATTACTACATGGAGTGTTTGTTCAACTCCAATGTCTTAAAGAAGAAAGATGTCGGTAATAACTTAAAAGAGTTGATCGATGCTAACAGAGATAAGATCTTCTGTTCTTATGTTCCTGTACCCAATAAGTCATTGCTGGTTATCGAGGAGTCTCCTTATGGTAAATACATCGATAAATCACTGACAGCAGCGATAGATGCGATACGATTACTGACAGGTATTGACGAAGATGAAGAAGCCAATAGAAATGTCGGAATCAAGCAGAACCGTGTCAGTAAAGCACTGACCAACTTAAGTGAGTACTACAAACAGACGTATAAAGAACTGATGTCTCCTAAAGAAGGGATATTCAGAAAACACGTCTTTGGTACTCGGGTAGACTACTCATTCCGTACAGTGATCTCGTCACTGACTGGACCTCACCGCTATGATGAGATCCATGTACCATGGGCAGTTGCGATCAACGTGTTATATAACCATATCGCTTCGAAACTCATGCACAAGGGATACTCTCCTAATGAGATCTTCACTTTCATCAACCAGTATAACCTGGAATACCATCCTGAGATGGAGAAGATCTTAAAAGAACTCATCAAAGAAGCAGGACCTAGAGGGATCCCATGTCTCGTGAACCGTAATCCATCATTAGGAAGAGGATCGATCCAAAGGGTGTATATCACCAAAGTGAAAACCAACACACGGGATATCACTACCTCGATCTCTATCTTGATCTGTCCTGCCATGAACGCAGACTTTGATGGAGATGCAATAAACTTTGTTTTGTTGCTTGACAGGAATGCTGAATTCAAAGCAAGAAAACTAGCTCCTGAAACCAATATCTTCGACCTTAACTCCATCCATGAAGCATCTGATGTCGTCCAGCTCCCCAAACCTGTCGCTGGTACGATCGCTAACTGGCTAGGAGATGATAAAGAAGTAGACCCTAATATCAGAAAAAGGATGAATCAATACAGTGTTTAACAGAGGTGATCTATGGTAGCAGTATACCAAGGTGGTGATCAAGACTTCTCGACGATGGCATTTGGTATACCCAACTACAATACCTTGCAGTATCTTGATCAACAGTTCCAGTCTATCGACAGATCTTTATTCTTCGATCCTTCCTTCATCGATCGTGCTTATGAAAGTTACTATCAGTTCGGTGGTAGTGAAGCGATCCAAAGAGCAAGAGCATTACTCAACGCTACAAATACCTTAAGTGATAGCAGTCAGATCTACTATTTAAAAGATCTGGTCCAGGTGCAGACAGCATCCCCTATCATGCAAAGATACATCATGGCTGATCCTATCGTGAGAGCACTATATCAGAACAACCTCTGTGATGGCTATAGCAGTAGTTATGTTGATCATGATCCTGGTAAGATCGGAGAAGATCACTACGACTATCGTCGTGTCATGAATGGTATCTTGGAATACACAGAAGGCGATGAAGTAGCGCTTGATAAAGGTGAACATCTGGTCTTTAGGACCAAGTTCTATCTGGATGATACAGATGAACCTAATCTCTATCCGTCAGAGCAGTTTGATATCTTATCCACTTGGGAGATCGTACGTAAGTACATCGCCCTTAAAGGAGAAGATCCGACAGATCTCTATGGCAATAAACTCTAGGATGAAACACTGGCTATCTAAGTATGAGACCTTAGAGAGCTTTGCCTATGAGTAAATCACTAGCAACCTTATCAGCAGCAGGCTGGGTGAAGACCACAGCCCAGAAACTAGACTTTAAACTTGCGTGGTTCTTTGAAGCAGAAGAACCACAGTCCTATCTCTATCGCGGTGAGATCGCAGATATCCATGCGATCATCGCGAGGAATTCCCATGATCCCAATAGTGCTGTGCAAGATCTTGAGATCTCCTTGAAAGAGTATCTCTTAAAAGACTTTGATCATGTTGAAGTAGAGGGGATCAACATCTCTGAAGAAGAGGATGATCCTCGTGCACGGGTGAAGATCAAACTGATCATCCGTGTACACGATGATGGTCAGGTCTTTGAAGTGAACAAGTTTGTTTATTTCAAGTACAACAAGTTCAAAGAGATCATAAACGCTCAAAACTACGGTATCTGAGATACCGTAGTCCCGTCACTACGGCATCTAAGTAAACGTCATACATCCCTAGTACACCTATGGTGGTGTACTAGGGTGCTCTGAGTGCAACGATGAATAACCCCCTACTCCTAGCTATCCCGTGATAAGGATAGCTAGGATGTATGCCATGTATATAAACACCACAGATACACAAGGAACCTTAACCATGCAAGAAAACTATACTTCTATCCCTGAAGGACAAGACCCCAATGAGATCAAACAAATCCTTGCTGAAATGAAATCAGGTCAGATGGAGAAAGAGCTTGATAGGATCTTTGATGATCTAAATACATCAGGTCTTCCTCATGGTAGAATGCCTGAACCTTTATTTGTCCAGGTATTCTTACCGTATTTTGCAGGAAAACTAGATCCTGAAGATTTCCCTAAAGGGATCACGCCTGCCACCTGGTTTCGTATCGCAGGTACTAGAGACAACGAAGTTGACGTCATCGACAACTTCGGTAAAGTACTCTTCACTGTTCCTCCGATATACACAACTAAGTATATCGAGACCAGAGATTACTCCAGTAAGATCGTCGATGCTTTAAACCATGTCAAAGAGATCGAGAAATCAAGACCCATGGAAGCCAAACAGCTCATGAAACTTGAGCTCTCTCGAAGACTTCCTATCCAGCAACGTGAGATCAAACAACATTTCTACAAGAGATGGGCTGAGATCTTCATGCGTTATGGTTACTTCATGGACAATGAAAATAATGTCCACCACAGTGAAGAAAGATCAGACAGACTGGAAGATCTCTTAGAGTTTGATGATTAAATAGTGATTATGCAAAAACCTATCGTTATTTACACAGGATCAGATTTTCATTTATTTCACCCAAAGACCCCTACGAAGAAGATTTGTGATGAGATCCGTAAATACATCCTCTCTATAGAGGATGCGGATATCTTCATCATTGCAGGTGATTTCTTCGATAGACTTTCTACGATCCCTAAAGAAGAGTCTGCTGAAGCAGAGATCATCATCTACGAGATCTTGAAATGGGCAAAAGAGAAAGATGTATTAGTAAGAGTACTGGAAGGTACACCAAGTCATGACTGGAAACAATCCAGATGGTTTACCAGGATCAATACGCTATCTGGCATACATGCAGATGTTGGCTATTTTGACACGCTTGATATCGAGTATATCAAGCGCTATGATCTTCATGTCTTATACATCCCAGATGAGTGGGATGAACCTGATAACACTTTAGATCAAGTCAAAAGGCTTATGATCAGCAAAGGTCTAGAGCAAGTCGATATCGCTGTGATGCATGGGCAGTTTCATTATCAACTGCCTCATGTAGCACGTGCACCTAAGCATAACGAAGAGGAGTATCTGAAGTTAGTAAAATACTTCATCACCATCGGTCATGTCCATAAACACACCACTTTGGATCGTATCTTTGCGCAAGGATCTTTCTCAAGACTTGCGCATGGTGAAGAGGAACCTAAGGGATTTTATCGTTTTGTCATCCATCCTGATGGTCAAATGGAGAGTAACTTCATCGAGAATAAAGATGCCCTTTTATATATCACCATCGATATCACAGATCTCTCGATAGAAGATAGTTATCGCTATATCGAAGAAAGGTTACAGTCTATCCCAGAGATGCAGCATGTAAGAATCCAAGCTTACGCTGATCATCCTGTACTTAAGAATATCGATACCTTGATCAAGCGGTATCCTCTATACCGCTGGTCCAGTAAGATCGAGAAAAGAAAGGAAGAGATCCTTGAGAGAGAAGAGATCGTCTTTCAAGAGTATCAACCTCTCGTCATCCATGAAAACAATATCAAAGATCTCTTAAGAGATCGTCTAATAAACAAAGGAATCGACAGTAAAATGATCGAAGATGCATTACTCTTAATCGAAGGAGGATGAGATGCTGATCAAGACCTCCTCTCGTATCGGAATGATGCTTTCTCGTGAGAAAGGTCAGTTTCCGGTCTCTATTGCTACATCTTTAGCACTAGAGTCATTGTTCAATATCCATCCTGACACCAAACACAAAGAGATCCCAATCGAGCGGATGAATACGCTCTGGATCAATATCCGTACTCTGTGGCGTAATCTATACGGATCCATGGAGCGATCTAATGCTGATATGCTGTCCATCCAAGACCTCTCTTATGGGGTCTTGGAGGACTATTATGGTCTCGTAGATGTCATCCGTAACTACAGTCCTAACATCTTGATCAAGTGTTTCCACTCTTACTACCGCATCAAGTTAACCTCTCCATTCTCTCGTTTTCGTGAACCTACTACCCCTATCCAGATAAACCAACACGATAGGATGTTAAAGACGATCGATTTCCTACTCGCAGAAGCATTGCTGCCAGCAGGAGATGATCTTAGAGATGAGACGAAGATGATCGTAGTTGATACGACAGTTCCTGAGTTAGAGTCCAGTAGTGGATTTCTTTTATCGCATATCAACTATGATCTCTTAGTGACCAGTAGTCTGTCCCAGCTAACCTTACTGGAATCCCATACCGGTAATTTAAAGCAAAAAGATAAGTGGTATAAGAGATATTATCATGGCAATGCTTTACCAGAACTACCTTTCAGGTATGATCTCTTACAGATCTTTGGTGATCAGGTCATGTTCCACCCGATGAAGAAATCATTAAGGGAGAAAGTACTGGAGCTTGCCAAGAAATATCACTGGACTTATGCGACCACAGGTGATCGCATCAAACAGTCTGTTGATTATTCCCACGACTATGATCTCATGGCTTTATTTGCCATGCTTAATAAACTAGATTGACGTTCATGTGTGGATATCCTTACAGATTAAGGATATCCTTAACATGAGTGCCTGATCTATGGGAGGTCCTTCATTCAAGGATCTTTTTTATCTTCTCTTTTATAGGAGTCTATCCATGAGTCAACAAACGTTTAAATCCCCTTACCGTAAGAACATCACTGATGAGAAAGCTTTAAACCTCTCTACCAAAAATGACCAGAACAAACGTGCTAACTTTAACGTACGTTTTGCTGGTAATAAAGTCAGACTTACCGTCTGGACTGGTATCGATGGCGATGTCGAAAATGGTAAGATGGCAGCAGTACTGGAACTAGATCAATGGTACTCAGTACTGGCACTACTGAAGTTCACCATCAAACATCGTGGTGAAGGAGCGTACGCGAACAAAGTAGAGCTTTATGGTCTCGGACAAGATGGCTGGAAAGGCGGTCCTAAACCTCGAGGGGATATCTTCATCGGTCGGGATAGTGAAGGTACTATCTTTATCTCCTTCGTCCTGCAGAACCGACCGAAGATCGCATTTAAATTCGAGCAACTGGATTTCGCCAAACTCAGAAAGAAAGATGGTTCTGATTTCTTAAAACCTGATCTCTCTGAGATGATGGCTTCTGCTTACTTGGATCGTGCGACCTATATCACTGCAGTACTGTCAGCGACTGAATATGTCGCTAAAGAGGATCGCCCTAACCAGAATCGTGGTGGTGGTAATAACCAAAGTAACAACAGTAGTAGTAACAGCAATAGCAATGTCGATCTTGACAGCAGCTTTGATGATGATCTTGGATTTTGATATCTAGATAACACGTATACGCGACATACATCCCCAATAGAGAGTATCCTTACTTTGACGTAGGGATACTCTCTGGGGTATATGACCATTAAATTTATTACAGGTATTAAATATATATTTAGGCTCACTACCATCAAGGTAGCTGAGTATCATGTATAAAAACTGCTTCTATAGGAGTCTCTGTGAAGATCTATGTCGACAAACTACTCTCCAAAGCAATCTTAACCCACAATAACCAAGAGATGTTTTATAACTTAAAGCTTTATTGCGAAGGTAAAACGACCAAAATAAAGCTAGAAAGTAAGGATTTCTTTATCACCTTAGATGCTTTTACTGAATCCTTAAACAAACACGAACAGAAAGTCCTCTGGGACTTCTATGTTCGTTGTCGGAAGATCTTGGATGACTATCTGGATATCAAGGAACTGGAGCATCAACTAAAAGAAGAGATCAAGAATATCGCAGAAGTCTTTCCGATGGATCGATTGGTACACTGGTACGAGATCAAATCTGGTATCCCGATCCCTGATGTCTTAAAGACTTCCATTGATGATCTGCCTGATAAGGTATACGCCACTGCTGATCAGACTTACTTACGTAAAGACTACGTGGGCTTATGTGGTCTAGCATTAGCGATGACCATACTAGCACCCGTATTTGCCGATTATTCCGAGAAGACTCGTACCAGACTGGGTAACAACTGGCGTAACTATTACACCTTTAAGCTCATCGAAAGAAGTAGCTACTATCACAGCAAAGAGTTAGAGCGACTGAAGGTCTATGTGACCGTGACTGTCGATAGACTCTTACCTAAATACGAGTCTGTGATCTTATCTGGCATGAGCCAAGATGAGTTTGCGACTTGGATGCTTGCATCAGTAGTTGCTAAGAAAGTAGCCTGTGGGGATATCTCAGGGGATCCTGAGATCCATCCATTAATCAAGATCGTCCACAAGTACATCAAGCAACGTGTACAGGCCATGGAGAAAGACTTCCATGGCATGATCAAACACCGTGAGATCAACCAAACGGCTGGTGAGGATAACAAGATATCCTTACTGGAAGCTTATTCCTCAAGACAGTCTTTAACAGACAACCTCATCGTCATCTGTGAACACTATCTTGAGAATGTCAAGAATGTCGTCTGGAAGATCGATCCTACCGTACCTGAGTCTTTAATCGAGGAGTCATTATCAACCAAATCCTTAATCCAAAAAGGAGACCTAGATGATGGTCCGATCACTTTACTGAAATGGGTGATCAACAAAGTCATCCCTTGCAGGATCATCGACTTCATCGACAGAGAAGCGATCATCAACGCCATGGTAGCTGTACGAACAGTTCTTTGGCATCAAGGGAAATACGATCTTGCAGGATTAGTATCAGCTTTGCCATTTGACAAAGAAGATGTCCATATCGTCACGGGATCTGACAAAAGAAACCGTGTCGTCAAAGATCTATCGGATAAGATCGATGAAGTCTATCCTTATTACCGTAAAAGCTCTGGTAATAAGAAAAATAAACCTATCAAGTCTGTGCAGATCGCAGCCACTGCACTGGAGGAGATGTTCACCCAAGATACCTGGTATCTGACATTACCAGAGAAATGGCTGCAAGAAAAGACATTATCAATCAGTCGTGAGTACAGTGTCTCTGAGGATCTCAGACTGACACTGATCGACCTTGCTTTAGATATCGCTCGTACTTGACCCCGTAATTGGCCCTATATCAACATAAGAGGATAACCCATGTTCCCTGAAGACCATTCGTCCCGCTATTACATCAAACGTCTCCTGATCTGTGAGACTATTCCTTATCATGAACAGTATTTCCGTCCTTACCAAGTCTCAGCGACTGCTGATGTGATCAACGATATCCAGAACAACATCATGATGTCCTCTGAGACCAATATCCCGACATCAGCGATAGCGACATTCTCATCACAGATCGTCATGCCATCGGCTGCACCTTCTGTGATTGCACCTATTGTCAATGGGTGGTCAGAGAAACGTTTTCGTTTCCTGATGGAGGTCGTCTGGGAGAACTCCTTTGCGACTACCTCAGAGATCATCTCAGGTTACACGGATCATCTTGGTTATATCGACCAAAATGGACGTGCTTTCCTAGATCCCCACATGGATTTTTATATCAACTCTTTAATCCCGATCAATATCGTCAGTCAAGAAGGTCGCTATGGTAGGTCTTTCAACTACCATATCGAGTCTGCCAATAACCCCATCTCTACTTTTGGTATGGGGGATCAATCAGGACAGATCTTCAACATGTCTCCCATGAATGTCGCATCGAACATGATGACGAAAACTTGGGATAACCATGATGCTATCTGGGATGGTGCTACATCTGTAAGACAATATCCATCACTGTCCAACATCAGCAATGCTAACTCTTTACGTTATACCGGTAGGATGCTAAACACCTTCCGTGAAGTCGGTCTCGATAGCTCTGTGGGTTATGGCGGTATAGCAACAAGGGACGCTTTTGGTGAGGTCAGAGGAAGAGTGCATGAACATTCATTCACGAACGATAAATTTATCGCACTACTAGGTTCTTTTACAGGAGATCCCAATAGAACCCACTTCACCTGGCAAGAGCTACAGTCGATAGATCCCAATGTAGTACTAGATGAAGTCACCAAGGTCTTGAAGAGAAACCAGTTGAATAGTAATATCGACGTCATGGGGATGAACCATGTCGCTGGTGCGAACTATGAAACCATCATGGCAGTCAATATCAGTAACATCTTGCCATCTTTGATGCTAGATTACGGTATCACATCCCTTAGCTTCTCCTCAACCAACAGTAATATCGGTGGTCAGACTACCACATTGATAGAGTCTGCCCAGTCTTTCTCAACAGCGATGGATCTTACCCCTTACTTACCAGCGATCACTTCTCGCATCAATCAAGAGTTGATCCCAGTGGTGTCCATGCAGAATCAACAGGTCTACACCTTAAGTGTCGCCTGTGAGTTGATGGGTTCCACCATGGTACAGATCTCTTTCAATGGTGGTCCTATGGTACCATACATCATCCCGACCTTTGCATCCAGTGTGTTCTTACCAACATTGACGACAGATTACTCAGATCTCGATAAACTCTCTCGTGGCATGAGTGGTATCTGGGATGTAGTCAATGATGCACTCGATATGAAATTTGGCAGTAAATCCACCTCTTTTAACCATATCAACGCTACTCCAAACAGTGTTTATGACCCAGGATCAGCATCATCTATCGTTAACAGTCTTTATCAATAATCCCTTCTACCTTCTATAGGAGTCTTATCCATGAACCTACTTTCTGTCTATGAATCGATCTTAAATACCGCAGGCTTTGTGGTCGATGATCAAGGACTTGTATCTACGATCCTCTCTGGTGACAAAGTCCCTGCTGTCATCGAAGTCATGGAACACGATGAACCAGTCTCAAAAAGACTGGTCCTCCCTACCAATGAACAACTCTCAGCTCCTGGTGGCTGGGCTTCTCGTATCGCATTCCATCCCTTAAAGGAGAATGTCGTTCGAGGGGAATCAAAGATCGTCGAGTACTTACGACAAGCGATCTCTTATCGCTTAAACATCGTCATCCGAGGCCTCATGGAAGAGACGATGAAGTTTGCTTTATCACCTGCACATCACAAAGGTCTTAAGTCCAAACAGATGCAGCTCATCGGAGCTGCTAATGAGGCTAATGAGACCACCATCAAGAACTTCGAGAAGATCATGCAAGTAGTCTCTCCTGTAAACACGAGATCTTCTTTCACCTCGATCTACTTGAAGAAATTGGGTAAGATAGGCGATAATGCCTACTCTTGTGTTGCGGTAATCAACTTCCCCTTCTACAATGATCTCTTGGAAGCTGAGAAAGAGTTCCACGGGGTGAAGCTTAGAAAAGCAGACTTTAAAGTCTATCAGAACCTCTTAGAATACATCATCCCAGGTATCCAAGATCGTAATGAATGGCAGCTTGGGGTGAATGCGTCCATAGCTCCATTTGCTGAATCCTTGATTAGAATAACAGATAAGATCGGCAAGGTTTTAAACAAAACAACCGACATCCTCTTCAAAGACAGTAAATACATCCCTGAAGAAGAGCGTGCGGCACTCCATGAGTTCTTCTATTTCAAAGATGATCACATGGTGGCATTTGAGCATCTGGATAACCTGTTACCAGAGATCAAGCTTATCCCACCACTGCCTGGCAATGATGAACCTGAACAGAAATCTCTACATGTGCGTCAAGAGAGCACACCTCCTGTGATCTCTACTCCGACAGAGACAGCAAATCCTTATCAGCAACCTCAGCCTGTTAAGGAAGACCGTTGGTCTAATATCCAACCAGTCACTCCTACACAACAACCATCTTCTTCTAGCGGTAATGGAATCAATCTCTCTGAAGTCTTTGGGCAGCAACAACCGATGACCCCGATGATGCCACCGATGTTTCCTTATCCCCAGAACTATGGTTATCAAGCATACCCACAGTTAAATGGTCGTATCTCTGCTTTTCAACGTGGGGAATCTGCACCGATGAACTATGTAGGCACACCTCCTATGCCTCCGATGGCTCCGATGGGACAGAACTTCTATCCCACAGCACCGATGATGGGAGGTGGTGGATACTATCCTGGTCCAACATACCCCAACAGACCTAATGGTATCTAACATTCACTAACGCTAATTAAGACGTCATAAAGCCTCTACTCCTCAGTAGTACCTGTCGTGGGTACTACTGAGGATATATGGCGTCTATGACGCTTATATAACCATTCTCTGTAAATCAATAATACTCTCTATATGGCTCTATAAAACAAGATCTCTCTTAATCCATAGTAGTATACCAGTACTACTGAGATATCCTCTTACAGAGCTATTTAGAGGTCTTGTGAGCACTCTGTGAACGCAGAAGCCATATAAATCATTTTTACTTTTCAAAGGAAAACTAATCATGCATAATTCAAATGAAAATATCAATACCCTTAGACAACCTCTCATCGATAGGATCAACCAAATACTCTTATCCATCCCCATTGATCAGTTCGCTGATGTCACAGATACGATTTTTAACCTTTTAAACGTCTCCAAAGTCTCATCTACCGAACATGCCACAAGTAACACTGGCGATGAGCTCAAAAACATCCGAATCAATAAACAGTACATCAAAGAGATGGTCGATATCTCTTTGTTAGAGCAACACACGACGGAATCTTACCTAAAACATATCGAAAAATCTCTTATTGAAATCGCCGAGAAACATACCAAGCACTTCGTTAAGTTCAATAAAGAGCTCTTGAAATACGCGATCTACTATCCCACTGCACTGATGCTACGCAATAGTCAGTTCCCGATCCCGCCGCTATCCGACGTCCAAACAGACGATCCTAACTATATTCACAACACGATATCTTTCAAAGATTCACCTTACTTCGCCCTCATCAATCACTTCGATGATAATAGCAACATCATCGATACCACATACATCATCATCGATCCTGGGAGAAGAGAGGTTTTCCTAAAGATCAATGAAACCACGAAAGAACTCGTCTTCCTCTTTGACAACAACATCAAAGATCCCTCTAAACAGACTGATGTAGATCTCTTCACCCATGATCTCGTCATCCTCATCAAGGAGATATTCACCTATCTAAACACCTCTTATCTATACCGTAAAAACAACCTTTCCCTTAAATCTCTTAAAACTAAATAAGGATAATACCCATGTCTACCATAATCACTTTCCATGATCTCATCCAAGATCACTTAAATCAACTCCCCAAAGAAGCTTTCTTAGAGCATTTAGAAGCCTCTCTCATCCGTCTAAACGCTACCTATGCCAAAGATGCTCACGCTTGTGATACCTTACGTAACCGCACTTTTGATATCTTAACCTTCGCCCATACTGCACTCTTCCAAGGACTTTCCAAGTACAGCACCGACTTCAAAAATCATCTCCAAGAATATCACGTCAAATACGGCAGTAAGAAGACCTTCCTAACCAGGATCACTTATCTACAACGCTATACCCATACCAACACTTATCAGGACAGTTATCTCTTAAGAGTCAACAACCAAGACTTAAATGTCGCTAAAGACTATCCCAACACCATACTTTCTATCCATGACAAAGGTAATGTAAATATCGAGAACCTCCTTGTCGACGACGGGATCTTTGAATATCTGCCTAAACTCAAAGAGCTTTTAGGTTATCTCCTAGGCTATCTTGCTTATCACCAACCCTCATCTGACAGAGATGTAACTAAGATGAAATAACCTTATATAGACGACATATACCCTTACTCCTCACTAGTACCTGTAATGGGTACTAGTGAGGATCTATGACGCTTATTCTTTTCATCGAGGTTACTAACAGTACCATCTCAGAGGAAAACAGCAACCTCTCAGAGAGTCGCGTACACGACATTTTCATCATCTACTACTCATATATGGTCTATCATGATAATTTTCTACGAGTATTTTCAAGTTTTTCTTATTTTCTACAGGAAATATCAACATCCATTTTTACTACCATTTTCTAAAACCCTTCTAAACAGCTTTCTAAGACATTTTAACATTAAAGTAATATCATTTATCATGGTAATCCCAGATATCGCCTCAGAGAGCCTTACAGAGCTCTCCAGGGGCATATATGACATTCTCATCATCCCACATATCCGTCTGTCTCGCCAGCGCCCGCCAGACGGCAACAATCTAACTTAGGTCTAAGCGTGAGCGTGACCTCTTGGATGCTGTAAGCAAAAACAATACTTATCTCTGATACCGTCAGTTCTTTCAGAACCATTCACTCCATATCGGAGATATGCATGGTTCTGAAGAACAAGGTATCTCTAGTGTCTTTACATCAGTGGACCATAGGTCCACTGATGATTAATTGTCCTCTACCCAACTCTGTCACCTCTACTCAAATCAACTCACTTGAATCAGCTCAGCTCAACTCGCTCAACTCGAATTGCTAGACTCTCTCGACTAGCATCGCTTGATCAGTCGTTCTGATCACTTGGTCGTTTGAATAGATCGCTCTCTCAAATCAAATCGTTCGGTCGATAGCTCGTTCCCTCAGATCGGTCGATTGATTGCTCTACTCAACTGGATCGATCTCTCAGATCTTTTTTTCACTCGCTCTCTCTATCTCTTGAGATATTTGAGAGGAGTTTATTACGAAGAAGTATAGGAATATTATTTATCCTATCAATTCTTCAAATTGAATAAATTCTCTTAAAAACACTGTAATTACAGTACTTCTTATAGTTTTTATTTACAGACTGATGAACCTATGATGTACCAACATTTTAAAGACCCTAGAGCAAATTTCCAAAATAAGTTCTATTCTTATCGAGGATTACACGACTTAATCCATGATACCATCTACCAATCAGAACGGTTGAATATCGTAGGTCCTTTTGACACCATGAGTGGTAATAAGAAGATCCCCTATGACAAATACACCATCAAAGCCCTGATGAAAGATCAGAAAGAGATCATCATTGAACTTCACACCAGGAAAGAACAGTATTTGAGTAGCTACACTGATCCTACGGGAGAGACTACAGGAAAGTCATTCAAGGGAGAACATTTCTTTGCGATAGTCTTTCCTTGGGGATCTTTATCAGACTTACGTCAGTCTTACTTCATCACCACAAGAGAAGGACAGTGTTGGTGCTATGAGACAGACTGTGGGGATAAACTGGTCCACAATCCTAGTCGTGCTGAAGAAGAGTTTATTGGACTGATCCACTTATTAGCCAGGATAAGAGCTTTTGGTGAACGCAAGATCCCTTTGATCACCTATGAACGTCCATCAACCAAGATCGGTGACGATACTACCAACCGTACCATCGAACGGGAAGAGAAGCATCTGAAGTATGAGTATTTTGATCTGGATCTCTTGACTACTCGGATGAAAAGCTATACCAACACGACGATGTATGTTGAGTCTTGTGAGTATGGTTTTGTCACCACCATCTTAAGTCTGCAAGGTGGTGGACAGCGCTATGATTTTCGTATCCGTTGTACTGATGGTTTTAACCCAGGTTTATATACAGGAGCAGATCCTTTTGTGACGATCTATACTCCCAGATACTTCGCTGGGATGGAAGAGCAAGTGATCGAGATCATGGATCGTCATGGGAGTTATCGGGTAAGAGATAAGTATTTCGATATCCGCAAAGATGAGCATTACGCAGGTGGAGAAGATCCCTCTTTAAGAGAGTTACTTTCCTATCTGGGTAGCAAAGGTGTTGCTGGAGGATTGATCAATGAAGCAGGTTACTGTGATCGTTCTCTCCACGTCATGGACGCTAAAGATGTAAAGCTATAACAAAGTACACTACTCCTCACTAGGACTACTAAGGTCCTAGTGAGGAGATATGACGTGTATGATTTCTTTACTTACTGGATCATCTTTCTGAAGTTTATCGAAAAGGAGTATACCACATGTACCAGAGTTTTAAATGTATCCCTACTACCAAAAGTTATCGTCATCTCAAGATGCCATCAACAACCGCGATCTATGATTACTTAAAAGACAGCACTATCCACGATATCTCAGATCTTGGCATCAATAAGAAAAGTGATCCCTATCAAGGAGAGACCATCCATCACCACTACCTCTTCCAAGTAGACAATCCAGTATACGGACAGAGCTCTGTATCGATAGAGACGATCACTGGAGAAAACATCGATGCTAAATGGATCTTGAGGACAGGGTATGGTGTTTATAGAACTACCGAGCTAGAATACACCTTTGATGAGACCTACAACACCATCAAGTGTGTCTACGAGAACAAGTCGTTATTTACGAGAAGGATCTTCAATGTGGATCCTGCTTATCGTACATTGGTACATTTGCTTAAGTTATCTGGTCTTGGTATTGATATCCCAACCCATGTAAACCTTGATTTCCCTAAAGTAGAAGTTAAAGCTTTTTCTGAGATCTCATCACGTCTTAAAGACCACTATGCTTGTATCACCAAAGATGAAAGAGATGGATATCTGAATAACTATCTCTCTTGGAGAGATGATTTTTCTATGCTTGTTAAGACAAAGATCACGGATGATGCCAGCTACTACGATGACAACGACTATGATTTTGCGATCTTGGTGATAGATCCCAAGATCGAAGGATCTTGTCTGATGGCTTACGAGTGCTACCTAGATGAGAACAACATGAAGATGATCATCAGAGACAGCGACTATGTGATCACGGGTATCAAGGATAACGATGAAGCCCTCTCCGCGATGTATGAATGGTCAACACTACTTAAAGGTAAAGTCAAAGGACTTGGTTTTAGTGAAGTGATTAGTCATGCTTTTATCAGTGATAAGGCAGAGAAGAAATCCTCTAAGAAAGATAAAGAGGATAAAGAGGATAAAGAAACTACTCCACCTGTAGAAGCTGCAAACACAACTGTAGATACAGCAAAGTCTCCTGATCCTACTCCTGCACATGCTCCAGCAGTAACTGTGTCAACACAGGAAGAATCTATAGTGGCGACAGATATCGATACAGATGCACCGTTTTGGGATTAACATCTCAAGATGTTCGCAAGCTCTCATTTTGGGACTAATGTCCCAAGATGCTCTTTGGGATTAGTATCCCAATACACGTCATAAATCCCTAGTAGACCTATCATGGTCTACTAGGGTAATATGACGCAGTCTCTCTGAGCGGATCAAGGATGATCCGTGAAGAAATGACGTATAGATATTTTTTACATGTAAAAAATATCTTATATGCTTACTCATCGTAGATGAGGAACGACTATTCGTCGTTTAATGCTTTCATAGAACGATGATAGAGCAAGAGTCTTTGGATCTCTTCCATAGGAGGTACCAATATAGCTTTTAATTCACTACACTTGCTGTAAGGATCTAGACGATCATTACAGCGTAGCGTGATCCAATGGAGTCTATAGTCGATGTTTTTATACCTTAACAGATTGTAGAAATCATAGTCGTACTTATACGCCTCAGCAGGGGCGATCTTTACCGTATAACACAGCGTCTTCAACCTGGGCAAATGGTTCTCCAGGACAACTTTGAAATCATCATCAGTGTAATCAAAATCATCCTGTAGATCACTTAAGGTGATCTTAGGTTGGTAAGTTTCATTCATGGTCATGTACCTGGGATGAATATTATTTTAGGTATTTAATATACTACTAGAGTGGACAGTTTGGACTGTCTCATACTCTCTTTTTATAAATTTAAAGGAGTCATATAACCCATGAGCACCAGTAAACCCAATCGTATCTATCGTGAACTACAAGGGGTGTTAAGTCTTAACCCCTTTGAGAACACGAACTCTGCTTCTCGTAAGCAGATGTTCTCATCCCACATCAGCCAGAGATTAGTGATCGCATGTCCTACGGTGAAGAAGATCCAGACAGGGATGGAGATGGAGTATGGTAAGTATACTTTCCATGTCAAGATGCCTGAGAATGGACGGATCTTGAAAGTGATCCATCGGTATCCTGAGAATGACTATATCAAAGATGGGTTCAAACTAAATCCAGAGACTTTGTTCTTATACGAGAGTGAAGATGGTGTCATCGGTATGGTGACATTAGAAAGATACCAGAGTCTTCATCCTGAGTTTGGCTATGAGTATAAAAGATGTCCTGGGGCTGAGATGATCCAGACAGGAGCATCGATAGCCAAAGATACAATATTCTTAGACAGTCCTTGTAAAGGACCCAATGGTGAGTACAACTATGGTGCAGAACTTAATGTCGCATACATGACCCATCCTTGCGTCTCAGAAGACGGGATGGGGATATCTAGAGATGTACTATCAAGGTTTAACTTTAGGATATACGAGAAAAGAGTGGTTGAATGGGGTAAGAATAACTATCCTTTAAACCTCTACGGTGATGATGAGAACTACAAACCTTTCCCTGACATAGGGGAGTATGTTCACCCAAATGGTCATCACAAAGGCTTGTTGATGGCATTAAGGGAGTATGATCCTAATCTACTCGCTATAGACCAGTCCATTAAAGCTTTGCAGACTCTAGATCCTATCTTTGACAAAGCCACTTATGTCCAAGGGGAATGTGGAAGAGTTGTAGATATCAAGATCTATCATCAGCCTCCTAACAAAGGAGAGACTATCTGTGACGAGATGATGGTACAGCCTATACGGTATCGTGATGCCATGATCGAGTTTAGAAGTCAGGTGTTAAATGAGTATTTTAAATTAAAGCAAGAGCGTGGTGAACATCTACGGATAACTCCTGAGTTACAGAGATATATCGTTGAGACGATGGCTATCTTGAATAAAGGTATCTCTGGTGTGAAGACTAACCTGCAACTGACGTATAAGACAGTACCAGTCGATGAATGGAGAGCAGAGTTTGTAGTAGAATACGTCATCACCCCTAACATCGGATCTAAGTTTACTGATATCCACGGTAAAGATTAACTGCCGCTTCAGGTAGAAATACCTGTCGAAAAACCTCTCTAATTGCTGGAAACCCTTAGTTATATCAAACTAAGACAATCAGCAGCGAAGCTTCTCTTGAAGAGAAGAACGTTCAACGACCATCCTGTGGAAAGGATACCGGTCAAGTGACTGGGAAATGGGAGGGGTCTGACTACGTTACTTAAGTAACGTAAAAGATCGTGATATGGTCTCAACTGCATGGTGACATGCAGCAGTCTTCTTGACATGGAGAAGACGGGTATCGATTAACGCTCGATACTGAAGAATCATTGGGAAAATCAGTAATCACACATGTCTTCGAGCCCCATGAGATGCCTGTCGCGAAGAATGGTCTTCGTGCAGACGTCATCACCGATGGAGCAGCTACCTTCAACCGCATGAACAATGGTCGCCTCTATGAACAATATCTCAACTCCATCAAATATGATCTCGAAAATGAGCTCATGGGTTATTTTGGTATCCAAAGAGGAGAATCTGTAAGTACCATCAGAAGTAAAATAAGAGATCATCATCAACACCTGAGTCATGCTCTACAGCGTCTTAATCGTTATCATGATCTTGTCTCTCCTAAGCAAGGAGAATGGATGCGCGGTCTTTCACCCGAGAAGCAGTTTAACTATCTCGTAGACTGCTTAGCAGAATGTATCATTGACTATCATCCTACAGAGACTGAACGAGATCTGGTCAGTATGGTGGATGATCTTAATCGTGAATATCCCTCTTGTTTTGACAAAGTACAGTTTACTGATGAGAATGGTAACATCACTGAGTCTGTTGACAAGATCCGGATCGGATCTGTCTACATGATGCTTTTAGAGAAGATCGGTAATGATTGGTCTTCTATCGCTACCTCTAAGACTCAGCACAATGGTATCATCAGCTTCACGGCACCTAAAGATAAACACGCCTCTCCTACCAAACAACAGGCTACACGTGTTTTAGGTGAATCCGAGATACGAGTGGTAGCAGCATACGCCGGAGGTGATTTTGCGATAGAGATGCATGACCGCAGTAATGCACTATCTACCCGTAAAGCTATCGTGAAGAATATCTTAAATGCTGATAAACCCACCGATATCGACAGTATCGTCGATCGTGAGGTCTATCCGCTAGGATACAGTAAACCTTTACAGCTCACGACCCACATCATGAACTCTGCGGGCTATGAGCTCGCTTATAAACCTTTTGATCCGTCTACCCAGGTGCCAGCACACACTGATGTGTTTTTGTCTCCTGATACAGACATCCGAGATCTTCAATCCTCGTGATTCCAATGTCCTCTTGATTTTTACAGTACACGTCATAAACCCTTTACATCCTGATGCGCTATATGTGTATCAGGATGCTCTTTATCGATATATAAGGTTGTACCCATGCGACTCTCTGCCCGTAAATTACTCGCGATCCCACCGCAAGAACTACCCCATGAGATCACTGGAGACTTTACTCTGGTCATGGATGATGGGGAGATCCAAACTAATGCTAAAGAAACCATCATCTCTTCTTACTTCTGGGAGTATCACCGTAAGTATAAGAAACTCCCCTTGAAGGTCAAACATCATCTTCATCCTCACTTAAAAGGAAAAAGACTTAAGAATAAAACCCATCTATCTTTGTTATCCTCTATCGTTGATGACTGGTATCAGTGCTATGACACCAGTAAAGTGAGTGATATCGATCATACGGAAGACAAACTGAAGATGTTAAAGATTGGCTATGATGCAACCAATCTTTATTACAATAACGTCTCTACACTAGCATCGAGGTATGTGACATCGGTTGATATCACAGATATCACCGATATCATCAATCATCCCAAAGTCAAATCTATTCGTGCTAATGGTAACTACAGTCAAAAAGGGATCCAAGAGATCCATCGACAGGTATTAGACACGATCTTAAATGATCCTGATCTCAAGGATAACAACACCGCATCTCTTCTAAGATCAGGTCTTGTAAAAGACTCTCAGCTACTGCAATGTATCGGTCCTTATGGTTATCCGAAAGATATCGATGACTATATCTTCCCAGAGCCGATCAAGAAAGGCTTCTGTGAAGGCTTTGTGGATTTCTACGATAGTCTTACTGAGTCAAGATCAGCATCTATGGCACTCCACTTTAGTAAGTCTCACTTATCTAAAGTAGAGTATTTCTCTCGTAAAGCGCAGCTCATCGGCATGAACTTTGCCACCATCCACAGAGGGGATTGTGGTAGTAAACACTATCTTCCCTGGGAGGTGCGTAATATTCAGGATATCCGCTCAATGACAGGGGTTTATTACCTAGATGATCAGACCAAGAAACTGGTGATGATCCACGGTAATGAAACCGATCTTATCGGACAGGTACTTAAGATCCGTACCATCATTGGTTGTGTCCATCCAGATCCCAATGGAGCGTGCGCGACTTGTTTTGGAGGGCTCTCAAGAAACATCATCCATGGTACCAACATCGGTCAACAAGTCGGTGTGACGTTAGCATCCCAGAACTCACAGAACGTTTTGTCTACCAAACACGTCATCCAGTCAGCGGTTGCTTCCTCTCTGATGATCTCTGGTAACCAGATCAAGTTCTTCACTTTGACGGATGATAAGCAAGGCTATAAACTCTCCCCTTATCTGGAGAAAGAAGATCTGAAACTCACCATCCCATCTAGGTCGATGCTCTCGATCACCAAGATCCAGAACATCGTCGATCTTGATAAGATCTCGATCTTCAGAGCAACCGATATCCGTCAGGTGAAGATGACGTATATGGATCGTACTAACAAAGCAGATCCATTACTGAAAACAGAGCTGGTAAGACTGGAATATCAATCTCGTCATGCTCATGGCTCACGTGCACTACTGAAATATATCCGTAATGGTCATTTGAACATCGATAGCAAAGGGGACTATGAGATACCTTTGGTAGACTGGAACGATGAAGATCCTATCTTCATCTGTCCAGAGAAACAGTTCTCTACTGTCAATTACTCCAAAGGCATCGAAGGGATATTAGAATCCCGGGTGAAACTCAAGAACCAACGAGATCAGACTTCTCCGATAGACTTTATCAAGGAGTTGACAGACTACATTGCGATCAAGATGAACTTACCTTTGTCAGTATTGATTGGTATTGCGTATTCTGCGATGATCGTCTCTGCTAAAGATGGTGATTATTCCATGCCTAAACCTTGGACAGACTCAGGGGTAGGGGTGATGCTAGAGACCATGACTCATCGGTCATTGGGTCCTTATATGGCATTTCAGACGCAGGATAAGGTGTTAACTAACCCATTGTCCTTCACCAATACCAATAGGCTGGATCACCTCTTTGACTATATGCTGTTGCCTAGAGAAGTGATGAAATATAGAATCTACGGAAAGTAAGTAAATATATGTAGCCATGGCACTTGTCGCATGCTTCCATACCTCCAAGTGCAAGTGGCGTACTCCCTGAACAGGTGCTGTGGCTACTCTGCTGATTTATGATGACTGTGGTGCTCTACATCAAGATGATCATGTTTTTGGGCGGGTTACCCTAGGTCATGAGCATCATTGACATCACAGTCATCGCCATTTGTATTTCCTTTGTTTATACTCCTTACCTAGGGTGACCTAGGTAAGGTTTTTTGACGTGTACACTAAGAAACAACATGTACACACAGGAGACATCTATGCAAGAAGACCCAAATACCAATAAAGACACGACGCCTTCTCGTAAAGGCGTCTATGTGAAACATGATGGTGATATCTACATCCAAGCCATGCAAGGTAGACCGAGTCTCTGGAAGAGACTACGGGATAAGATCAAATCTCTTTTCTGTAAAGACCATCTTAAATAGCATAAACGACATACATCCTCTAACCTCTACTAGGACTATCAGTGGTCCTAGTAGAGTCAACACCTATGACGTCTTTTATTTTTACGATACTACAACACTATGTCTTTTTATATAGAAGAGGATGACGATGTTAAAAATCGACACATATTCCCACCATTTCACGATCACTATGCCGGATCATTATCAAAACACGCCTATCCGGGGAATCATGAATGCATATCTAAAACTAAACCTCCACTATGGCTATCGTAAAGAAAGGGGGAAGTTCGTCAGAGAAGTCAAAGCGAGATACTTCGCGATGGACTTCAATAAACAGATCTTTAGACTACACATCAATCAGCTTCCATCCTTCTTAGACCATCTAAGAAGCTATGGCTACTATGGTGATAAGATATCTATCGAAGATCATCCCGTAGACACGAGTCAATATGACAAAGTCGAATATGACATCGATCCTAAGTTCACCTTGAAAGAGATCCAAGAAGGTGCTATTGAGTATGCTCTAGAACCAATGAAATATCCTGCTAAGATCGTAGAACTTAAAACAGGGGAAGGGAAATCTCTGGTATCAATGAAAGTAGGAGCATTGTTACAGAGTAGATTTGTGATGATGATCCGAGCAGGGTATATTGACAAATGGTATCTAGATCTCACCCAGAATACATCAATCCTTCCTGAAGAAGTCTATATCGTCAAAGGACACAGCTCTTTGATGAAGCTCTTTAAGATCATCGAGTGTGATAAGCTTTATCTCTATAAAGCTGTACTCATATCAACCGCTACTTTTAGAAGCTATATCAGCCAGTATGAGAACTTTGATCTGGAGACTTTTGATAAGATCTATCCGTATCGTCCGTACGAGTATATCGACTTGTTGAAGACTAGATGCCTCATGATCGATGAAGGACACCAAGAGTTTCACTTCTTGTTTAAGCTCTTCTTATACACCAATGTAGAGATGAGTTTAACGACTACTGCGACACTCACCCCTGATGATCCCTTCTTGAAGAAGATGAGCAATCTGGTATATCCCCTAGATCAGAGATTTAAACCAGATACCCATCAGCCGTATATCCATATCAGATCTCTGGTTTATAAACTCAGAGATCCACGATATATCCGCTATGAATCTGCTCAAGGCTACAGTCATACCGCTTTTGAAGGATCTATCTTAAAACATAAACCCACTACTGAAAGATACTTCGATATGGTCAAATCCGTGATCGATGAAGTCTATATCCCCAACTACGAGAAAGGACGTAAAACGATCATCTTCGTCTCCACTGTTGCTATGGCTACAGAGATGACGAAGTATCTACAGGAATGCTATCCTGATCTAGATGTCAGACGCTATGTATCAGAAGACCCTTATACCAACCTCATGGATCCTGATATCAGAGTCACGACCCCTGGATCAGCATCCACTGCACACGACATCCCAGGACTGTTTTTAAACATACTGACAGTAGCATTGTCATCTACCCAGTCTAACAAGCAGACCATAGGACGACTCAGACCATTGAAAGACACCAATCCTTTCTTTTACTTCTTCTCCTGTGAAGATATCATCCAACACATGCACTATCAGTCTGCGAAGAAAGAACAGTACTACGACAAAAGACTGTCCTACCAAGTCATCCCTTACCAAACCTACATCTAAAAGAGGTACAACTATGCTAAATCGTCTCGGTCAACACCAATCTATCATCCCGATCTTAGAGTTGAAGTCTATCTACACATCACTCTTAGGTACAGGCATAAACACCATCAATGATCTTGACAATGATGAAGATCTCATGCAAGCACTGCGTAATGAAGAAACCGCTGCTAATGCCAAAGGTTATAGCGCAATCAGACTTACTTGTGCATTATCACTAGAGGTATTAAAAGACAGATTCTTATACCACAAGTTCTTATCAGAGATCAATACCACCAAGAAGATCGATATCAGAAGCTATACAGCAACGATCACCATGGAGTCTGTCATTGAAGATCATTACAACATCTATTTCACCTTCTTAGTAAGAGAGAAAGACATCGAAAAAGCAACATCGACTTTGCTAGAAGTCGTGAAACATGCCTCTGAGATGAACGATTATAATTGCCATGTAGATGCTATCAAAGATGAACTCTGTGTTATGGTAGAGAATGATAAAGATATCGAACATCGCAATATCGCAAGATATGCGATCATGGATAGCATGGTACCACGATACAAGACAGATGAACAGTTAGAGACATTGAAATCCATTAAACATCGCATCACCACTATGGTCAAGCCTAAGTATGAACCACTAGAGATGAATCTAGGTGATGTGAAACCCTGATGAGATAGTGTTGTAGATAGACGTATATACAGCATAAACGGCATATACCCCTAGTAGACCTGTCATGGTCTACTAGGGGATCTATGACGTCTTTTATTTCGTTTTACCCATTTGCTTTTCCTCGATGACGACTATATCGTCATCTCAGAATTAGCCGTTGGCTTTTCCTCGACAGATACACTATCGGTATCTGCCTCAGAGAGCTCACGGATGATGATCTACATCATCAACCATTCGCTTTAGGATTACGGATACGGTTGATCGGATTGATATCTTCAGCAGAAGACTCGTATCCTTGACCTCTGAGGTCTCTGACATAACCAGAGATCTCTTGCATGAATGCTTCACGACCATGCGGATCTGCACCGATGATATCGATCTCAGAGAGGATGGTTTGTGCGAAGTCATCCACACCTGCACCATACTGAGCGATACCGGTAAACTCGATGTTGACATCTCGTCTTTCAAGATCGTTAGCTTTATCACGTTTGGCTGTGTTGTCACCTGTACCTTTCGGGAACATGTTGGTGACAAGCCATGCTTGGTTGACAGAACCATGGATCTCATCAGGCTCAATGAAGAGCGTGGTGAAACTATACTGGTCTGCCATCAGGTCATTTAAACGTGAGCCTGGGATGGTGTTGATGGTCGCGAACTTGGTGTTCGGATCCATCATGAAGTAGCGGATATAAGCACTCCAGAAACGATAGATAGAGATACCTACAGTCTCAGCCCAAGTGAACTGGATGTTCGGTTTCTCTTCCGTGACGTTGGTGAAGACTTCAAACTGCTGACCACTACCACCAAAAGGTGTTTCAGTGGTCTGTACACGCAAGGTAGCATTTAAACCTTGGATAGATAAAGGTTTGGTCTCTATCAGAGAACGTAATGCTGCGATCCAGTGGTCAGCGTTCGGCAATGCTTTCATCGCGAGTGGTGCTTCGATCAGGATCGGGATGAGGTTACGGGAGACGTAAGGGTGGGCGTTGACCCAGGTGGTGAAGTCAGGAGAATAACCAAACTGACCACCATAACGCAGATCTGCTACCCGGCGGTTGACGCCGGTAGCATACATGTCGTTGTATCCATCCTTACGCGGACGACCTGCATCAGGACCATCTAGAGCTTTGGCAGGACGGGTGAAGAGGTTGCTATTTCTAGCCATGAGTAGACTCCTTTAGATTAAGATACAAATGCCGGGCTATCTGCTTCGATGTAATCCAAGTCATGGACTTCAACATAAAGCGTTTCAACCGTACGCATCATCGGCAACCAGACTGCGATACGCAAGGTCCAAGAGTAGCCTCTGGAGTTATCAGCATCGGTGAAATAACAAGTAGGCTCTATCCGCACCATCTCAGCGAAGCGTTGTTTCAGGTTCTCACGACAATAATCTTCAACACGAGCTTTCAGCTGAGGTTTCGTCGCAATGATCCCTGAGAACTGTTTCTGACAGTACATACCGACGGTTTGACATTCAGCAACAACCAGTCCTGCAAATACTGAGGTGAGTACTGATGTATCGTCTTTGTAGACAGAACGTCCTGCCGGGAAGTAGACTTCATTCTGAGACAGTCTTTCAGGCCACATCATGCCCATCGCCCAGTCTCTATTACGGATCGTAGTCGGTGCCCACAGGGACTCGACACTACCCAAGAGCTCAAACTTGTTGTAGGGGACTCTGTCGAAGAGATAGGTGGATTTGAATGAAGTACCAGCTGCCATACGAGAGATCATATTCGCAAGCTCGAAGTTACACGGCAGTCGTTTCTTGTAAGTAGACTGCAGTGGTTTACCAGAGCGAGAGACAACAGATGCTCTAAAAGTAGGAGTTGCAAAGTAATCACTATCGGCAAAGATACGTACGTTCTCAATGATCGCGATATGACGAGAGAACTCTTCACTGGTAGTAAGTGGTCTTTCACCATCGATATAAGTCGCCAAAGAGACGTTGGTGTTCTTACGATGCGCGATAAACTTCGCGATCTTGTACTTGGTCTCCAAGGGGAAACCACTATCCCAGAAATAAGAGCAAGGATACTGGATGAAGTCTTGATACTCATCATCCGGGTCACCCCAACGATCCATCTCCTGGGCGACAAGTCTGGCAAACTCTTCGTTGGTCATGGTACCATCAGAAGCACCATCCAACCAGTGGTTGGTGTTCTCGGTGAATCTTACTGCATCACTACCAGAGACAAATCGAGCACACTGATAAGGGATACCATTCTTCTGTTGCAGACCAAAGAGGTTGACCAGATAGAAGTCTTCACTGTCCCCTGTTACGGTTTTAGCAAAGAGATCATTGTTGGTATAAGCTTGTCTGGCTTCTTCTTCCAGGATCAGTTTAGCGACACGTTCAACGTTGTCGTCATAAAGGCGCAAGCGACCAAACGGGCCATATCTGAGCGGATTACCTTGAGAAGGATTGAGATCTTGGTAGTTATCAACCAAGATATCGTTGATGTAACGTTCTTTAGCGTAGTCTTTATCAACAAGACCAGGTTTCAAACAGAAATCATCGAGTTTCTCACCAAAGATGTTGTTTACGACTTTAGCAGAAGACTCAGCATCCAGTCTAGAGATGAGAGATGCTCTAAAAGGATAGACTTTGTCTTTTTCAAAGATGTTGGTCTTGATCGGATAAGAGTCTAGAGTAGTCGGTGCCCAGAGACGGATACCGAAGTTGTTACCTTTTTCACCGAGGTGAGGTGCTTCCAGATCCAAGATCGGATAGACTTTAGAGTTTTCACCTCTAGCATTGGTCTGCGTACCAGTAGTGATAGTAGCTTTACCAAAGGTAGATTCATTGGTAGCTGGATCAATCGGGATGATCTGTTTGGTGAACTTAACCAGATAACCTTTGATCTTATTACCGGTGGTTACGAGATCGCCATTAGTATCACGTTTGAAAGAACCATCGACTTCACGTACGTATTCATCAATCTCTTCTTCTAACACGTCCATGGAGATACGCATGGAAGCTTTGGGACCGATATCCTTCGGGACCAAGCGTTTAAACATGATCGGGTTGGCATTGGTCAGGAAGAGTTGCAAGTAAGGAGTTGCGTGTGTGGTGTATTTGGTTTTCATGTCTAAGGTTTTATCACCATAGGTGAGACCGATGGTGTTACCATAGACGTGATGGATATCTTCGTGATCACCCCACTCTGCGAAGTCATAGACGAGAGGTAAATGGATGGCACGAGGAGCGCGTTCATAGCGACGTTGCTTGAGCGATTTATCGTCAGTACCTAGCGCGATGACTGTAGGTGCCCCATTGACAGGGACAAAAACATTTGCCATAGATAGTCTCCATGATTTTTAAATATAGAAATCCACATCCGTCATTGCCTGATCACGACAAGACGTGTGATGTGATGTGTCTTTAGTGCACTAAAGACACCTTGTTAACTGTTCCCTGTTGTTGATGATCAACAATAATCCGGGTGTGCAACCCTTATTAGAATAACAGTAAACTGCACGAATATAACGTATATAGGTGCTGGTGTCTCATAGTTTATTTTTTTAAGACTCCCTATGGTAGTGATGTAGAAAATTAATATAAAAGAATAGACGTCATATAGCCTTACTCCTAGCTATACCTGTAGTGGGTATAGCTAGGATATATGTCGTTTATACAAAGACACGTTCTTATTTCCTGAGAGATGCTCCATAGGAGAAATGCTCCATGGGTATCTATGTATGTTATCCGTTAAGATAAGGAACTCAGCCATGACGATTTATTATTCCCCCTATGACACGACAGTCACTCAAGGTTATCCTGTCAAAAAGATCAATGACGAGATCTTAAGTCAGTACATCAAAGGTGAACTGACCAGAATGACGACAGATATCTTTGCGATCACTGGTGGTCATATCACACCACTATCTCAACCTTTTACTTTCACTGAGAACCAAAAGACAATCGGTACTGTGATCGATCTCAGATCTCAAGTAAAAGTCGATAGTGCCTATAGGAACAACTTAGAAGATCTGGAAGTCAAAGCTACTTCTAAAGGAGAGTATAACTTCCTTTTCAACAATGCTAAACTCCAGTCTGTCTGGATCAACCATGATCCTAAAGTGATCAGCTATATCTCTCCGCAGATCATGCTGATCTACGGCAGATGGATCGCAGAAGTCATCACCAAGAGATTTGGTCTGGATATGCGTGAACAGGTGATGATTGAGACTTTAGCATGCTTGTACTACATCTCTTTGTTTGCACATGAGAGAGACTTTGATCGTTTCTTTGTTGATGATGCATTGCTTAAGATCACTCAGACCTTGAAGATCTCTACTTTGATTGCAAAAGAGACATTGCTCGATATCGAAGAACCCTTGACCGATATCCATTCCTTAGTAGAGCTGATCAAGACTAAGTGTGATAATGTTAAATTGAGTCAACTAAGCTCAGCTATTCTGATATCATTACTGTCTTCTACATGGATGGGTTCTAGTAAATCTGAGACATTGGCTGTTGCTATTGAACATCCCCCGACATTCGTAGGACTGGTATACGCTTCTATCAATGAAGTCCTCTATAGAAGAACAGGATTATCACAGCTAGTCATGCGAGTACTCAAAGGTGATGCTAAGAATGTCAGTCAACGCATTAAGAGTCTTTTGGATGAGGAGATCTGATCTTCTTGTATACTAGGTTTATTCATAGAAGGAAGGAGTTATGCCAAGTCCTTTGAAATTTAACTATCTCACCTGGCATGGTGCAAAACATGTCTGGGCTAACCCTAAGCAAGATGATCAGTCTATCCAGAAAGCTGCTAAAATCTCTCGTATAGGAGGGGTGAGAAACACTATCACCATCCAGTACAGAACGATAGAGCTTCCTGAGAAAGGACATCGTTTCCATGTCTATCAGATCGGACAACTCACCCCTGGTTTCTTAGGGTTGTTTCCAGATGAGAACAGATGGATCCGCTGTGATGATATCATGGAAAGATCCCAGATGATCATCAACATCTTCACCATCGATGGCATCATGATCCCCAATGTCAAAGCCTGGTACCGATGGACAGATCGTCGTAATCTCATCTTTGCAGTCCGTGAAGTCAAATCTGTTCCTTGGGATCTTGACAAAGAAGACCTTTACTTTAGGTTCTATTCAGGAGCGTATTTCAATGTCCTTAGAAGAAACTTGAAGAAAGACTTCATCAGGGTCAAGGGGTATGTCATCCAAGACAAGAACGAAGTATCTGAACTAAGAGCTTTTAAAGATAAGTACATCAGTGATCGTGGTCATCTTTTCATTTATGTCAATGGGGTCTTTAGAAATGATATCACAGTAGATGACCTTACCATCGGTAACACAGTAGAGATGGTCTACGACTCTACCGTGTATAAGAAGGTATCCTTGAAGTTAACGGATCTGAGTACTTTTGATTCATTGTTAGACCAGAAGAGAAAGTATCTTTTAACCTACGACAGTAATGTCAACAACACCATCGACTACCATGACGATATCGATTTCTTTATCGTCAGACACAAAGAAGATGTGTTGACTCGTCGTTATGGTGTCTATTATCACCGAGTGAAAAGTGATAGCGTAAGACAGATCACCCATCGGGACTACTCTTTAGTCGTCCCGTATGTGGTAGGCTTCATGGATCACTCGAATCAACATGAAGAAAGAGATGGTAAGAAGATCTTTTTAAATGACCAAGATGCCTATATTGACTATTTCGTAAGACGTGGTATGTTAGACAGACCTCTGATCTACAACAGCCACAAGTTGCATGAGTTATTCAAGCTGCCTTTTGAATACAGAAGAAATGCCATGCTAGGTGTTAGAAGTAACGTGAATGCATGGCGTGCTGATGTGTTAGAGCAAGGAGATTATACTAAGCTCATCTCTAGTCCTGATGTCGTCTATGATGCGAATATCGTCGAGAATGCTTACGGCTACCACTCTATCTCCCAGTTAACAGGATATTCTCCTGATATCGAGAAAGACATCTATCAGCAAGGATCATCCCGTAAAGTGATCTTGAGAGAAAACCTAAGACAGATCTCTTCTCACTGGGAGTATGATGAACATGGAGTATTGATAGACTTCTACAATACAGAACTCTCCACCGACTACGAGATCCAGCATCCTGAGACGAAGTTGATAGAGCATCTCTCAGGTAGAGCGACTGAAGAAGTAGGGTCTATCTATAACCCAGTGGATATCACCATCCCTTATAACGAAGAGTTTAGACTCTATCGTTGTAAGAAAGGGTTAGAGTTAAAGCCTGATGCTTGGGTAGATATCACGGATAATGAAGACAATCTCTTCAGAGTAAACACTGGTAGCCAAGGTAATAAGACGATCGAATGGTTGGTCAATAATGACAACCATACGACCTTACTGCGTAAAGATGATCAGGTTTTAGCTTACTTATTCGAGAAACCACTCGATAATGGCATCATAGACCTCTATCTGACTGAGGTGGTTACCTCAGGCCAGACAAAGAAAAGGATGCGGATGTTAGTACCACGTGGACATTTGGATATCTATCTAAATGGTCATGCTTTGGTAAGGAACATCGATTATTTTGTCGATTTCCCAAGAGTGGTGATTGTCTGTAAAGAATATCTAGATGCAGTAGAGACAGGTAAGAAACAAAAGATCGTCGTAAGACACCATGGCTTTTGTAATAAAGATCTCTCTCTACAGAATCCTGAACAGACAGGATATGTGCAGTTTAACAGACTCTCTTATAACAAGCGATACGATTTAAAAGATGATAAGGTATTAAATATCATCATAGGAGGTGCGGTCTATGATAGGTCAGTACTTGGTTTCTCTGAAGAAGGCACTACTTTGAAGATCGAAGATCGTAAGTTTGCTGAGATTGAAGGTAAACCGTATCAGATCAAAGATCTCATTGTTCCGATGCGTGGACTGACTGCTAAAGATACTTATACCTTACGACGAGAGTCAGTACTGGTAGAGGAGTCTATCTCTGGCTACATGACTTTATTTAAGCCTGAGACCAGAGACCCTAATCTTCCTCCGATCAAGGCTCTTTATCCTCTATATTCACCATTCCTCTCTTGGATCTTGGATGATATCAGGAAAGGTACCTTCGTATTCCCTAAATTAGATTCTATCTATGCAGATAAAGACGTATTAGAAGCTTGTAAGAAATACGAGTGGTTGCTCAAAGTCGATCCTGTGTATCAAAACCAATGTATCGACTATGAATACGTCATCATCCACCCTCATCCCCACTACAAAGTGATTGATATCGATATCTTGCAGTACAAGCTACTGAGTAAGATTGCAAAGCTTTACTTAAAAGGTAAAGTCATCCTCTCCCACTTCATCCGTGAACGGTAATCGACTATGCCACAACTCTATAACAAAGGACTTATCATCACAGGGACTGATGGTATCGCACCTGTCTATGAACCAGATTCCGTCTGGAAGATCTGGAACCTTGATGAGATCTTCAAAGGTCAGGAAGGTAAAGGTAAATACGTCCCTAAAGTCAATGACTACGTCTGTGATATCGAGACCAACGAGTACTACATCGTGGTCTCTATCGACACCACTACCATGATCGCAGAGCTGAGAAAGATCGTAGGACTACGTGAGATCCAGCGTATCGAAGAGATCGATAAACTCATCTCTACCGATAGATACGCAAGACATGAGACCTATCGAGTATACTTAGATACCTCAGTACTACCATACACCTTGACCGTAGATGCGAGATTTAAGGTCTATGGTAGCATGACCCATCATGCCCAGATCATCCGCGGTAGCAGACTCAATAACACCGCACAAGTAGTATCCATGGTCTACGATCAACATGGGATCATGGTAGACCAGAACATCCGCCTAGAGCTTGCAGAAGCTGATGGTAAAACCAACTATGCGGTAAAATCCATCCCACCTTGTCACACGACTGTCAAGATGCCAGATGGGGAGTTCGTCACTGTGGTCGTTTATAACGACACAGGTGGTGTCGTCGCTGTACGAGAGATGATCATTGAAAATACTGCTGTGATCAGACAGACTGATACTGCACAAAAACAAGTAACCGATATCACTCTGGAATCTCCGTTTATCGCAGATACGGATCCGTCATTACTGCAATATCCGTTAAATGTCCCTGTAAGAGGATTAAACCTCTTTGGTGTCGTGCACTACTCAGACGGTAGTCGTAAGAGACTACCGGTAGATGGTACGAAGTTTGCAGTATTAGGACTTCGTGATTATACTTCCTCTATCGTTGGATATGAAGCAGACTTTGACCTAAGATACAGTCTCTCTGATGATGAGACTGCTGTTGGTATCCAGAGAGGTAACAACATCGATATGTCTATCTTGGGTGATAAGTTCATGACTCGTCATTACAAAGCGATGACAGTAAGACCAGATGATGCTTATTCTGTCAAGCTCTATGGTTATCCTACCTGGGTAGATGCATCCAACGGTTACCGTATCGAATGGTATCTCTTAAATCTCGAGAGATCAGTGTGCTTCTATGTCACCCCACATGTCAAGTACAATGCCAATAAGCCACCCTTCCAAGGTACCTTGTATGGTGTCAGTCAGCGTATCTCTGTGTCGCTAGACTTGAAAGAAGCCTCTGTTGCATCTAAGAACTACATCCATACACAAGTACTCGACGTTGTGTTACAACGCCAAGCAACCGATAAAACCAACTATCCATGGACAGTCGGTTTTGAGATCGATCAGTATCCTTACTTCGGTGAGAATAACTTCGCTCAAGTACAGACGGTGAACCAGAATCTTAAACGTGTCAATATCTCCATGAATGAGAACAACATTGATGATTGGTTAGAAAGACTTTACTATCGTAGTAAACCTTTATTTGACAAGTTCAAAGAAGCAAAAGCACCAACACCTACGATGTTTAAAATCATCACTCCTTCATCACAAGAGTTCCCATTTGCGATCAACCAGTGGAATCAACAACTGGAGATCAATGATGCATTAAGCTCAACAGACAACCTCTATATCCAGTTCATCAAGAGAACCAATGATACGGATCTCTATCTGGGTATGGTAGCAGTACCAGTACTGGAAGTTTAAATAACACACGTCATTTCCTTGCCACTATCTACGATAGCGTCTCGGAGAGACTACGTCATACGACATATATCCTAGGTATCCCACTTATCAGGGATACCTAGGAGTTATGCCGTGTAGCGGCTATCTGAATGGAACGTAGTTAAATGAAGCTATCTCTGAGAGGTTACTGTAAGTAACCTCGATGAAAATGCCGTCTAGGTTAGCCGTCCAGGCTATATATCTATATCTAAACATAGGAGTATACCCATGAAACCCACAATACCCAATAAACCACAAGCCATTTATAATCAAAAAGACTTTCTGGTCTATCTAGAACCTTATCACCATGTCTCGATCAAAACCAACATCTATGGTCAACAGACTGAACCGAATAATGACGATTTCTTAAATGATCGTAAAGTAGCCACATTACTTAGAGGTCCAGCCGTCATTCCGTTGTCTGAAGTGACTTTACATCGGAAGTATCGGTCTTATAGTCAAAAGACTATCTTGACCGAAGATCAGTTTACTTTGTTAGACAACCCCATAGACAAAGACGTAGTGATTGTCCATATCCCTTATTTCGCACCTGACATAGATCTGTCTGACACGTTTGAGGATCATCCAACCTATCGCTACGATCACCCCACTCAACGATGGATCATGATCTGGGAGAAACTCAGTGATTCTGGCCTACGTTCTTATCTTAGTGCTTTCGAAGACCTTCATTTCAGCTACGTTGGTGATGATCTCATCATCCCCAAAGGCGAACATCAGTTCGTGATCTATCACAAGCTGATGGATGCTGAGGATAAGTGGAGCTTATACGGAGATCTATATGTCGATCTTCCCAAGGGAGAGGATTATAAACGTTTATTAAGTGTCGTTGATGGGATCAATAGTAACTACATCAAAGACGGTGGTATCGCTCTTACGAGACCTTATACAAGAACGGTGATCGACCCAGGTGATAGTCCTGACTACTATGTCTGTCATTTGGATATCAAGAGAAAGACCAAAATCCCATTGGAAAAGATTATCACTACAAGTATGTATAGCGGACACTTTGTTGATATCTACAAACTGATCCATGTGTTAAAAGACAAGTTTACAGTAGTAGAACACATCCATGGGTTTAACGGAGATTACACAGACTTCTTCTACAGAGAAAAGGTGGATTACCGTACTTATGGTAAATTGAATCTCTCTTTACCAGAGACAGATGAGTAGACGTCATATAGACCACCCTGATACACCCAATATAGGTGTATCAGGGATGTATGTCGCTTATATTGCATTCTACTCCGTAGGAGCAGGATGTCATTTTTGATTTTATCAAAAATGCATTCTAAACTTTTTCAGATATATATCACAACCATGAGATTGAGCATCAATCTTCTTAACTTTTCTGTATAAAGGAGTTTCAAAATGTCAGACTTAACGGTAGTTGCAGGTAACGCTTACTTCATTGCAATGCTTCTATACATGACCGGTGTAGGTTTCCTGCGTAAAGCAGGAATCACACCCAACACTAAAGCTATCATGCAGATGATGTTCTCATCTGTAATCATGATAGCTGGCTGCATATTGGCAGCCGCTACTAATGATGCAAGAGATGGTGATGGTCTTTTCATCGTCTCTGCATTTAACTGTGTAGTAGGGACAGCACTCTTAGGCTGGACATGCTACTATGCTTATAAAAGCTATTTGAAATCTAAATCAGGAGTACAATCATGAGCAATGAAAATCAGCAAAACCAAACTGAAGATCAACAAACTAAGCAAGAAGAACAATCCACTAAAAAGGAAAGTTGGTTAAAATTCTCTTTGGGAATGACAGCGGTCGTCGCAATCTCAGCAGCAGTAGGCTATGCTGCTGGATTTGCAACAACCAAGTTGTTATCTAAATAATGCACGTCATATATCCCTGATACACCACATGGGTGTATCAGGGGTCGTATGACATCTTTTATTTTTTCATTGGGATCAGATCTGATCGTCAGAGGGTCCTTCATCCATGTCCATATCAGGCATGTCAGGAAGACCCATATCACCACCAAGATCATCCATACCAAAATCATCTCCAGATGAGCTATCATCACTACTACTATCACCACCACTGTCGAAACTGCTGCTACCACCAAAGCCACCATCATCAGCGATGTCGTTGTCTTTGGCATACATGTCAGAGAGTTTCTTCATGACTTTCGCTTTGTCATAGAACTTACCCAGACTCTTGATGATGTTACTGGAGAAATCTGCTGTGGTCTCGTAGATATCAAAAGCAGGTTTGCCTTCTTCATCCTGACTGATGAGATCATTAAGCTCTGGGAGATAATCATTCTCTACCATCCAGTCTCTGGCCATCTTAGCTACGATCATCTTCTTCACAGGTTCAACGATGTTGGCAAGCTCTCCTAGCATCTCAGGATCTTGGATCTCAGAAGAGATGTAGTACTCGACTGCGGTGTTTACCGCATCGATGTAGTCTGAGAACGCTTCTTTCTTACGAAGCACAGAGAGGTTATTCGGCTTAGGTAGCTCTACTTCGATCTGTTTGACGAAGGCTATCGCTGCTTTTCTGACGATCCTGAGTTTGTCATCTTGACTAGACTGATAATCTTGTCTTTCTGGTAAGAGATGTTTGATGACATCATCGTAGTTGTTATAGAGGATCTCTTCGAGATCTTGCATCAACATCGGTGTCGCTAAAGTTATTTTTTTGATGTTATCTGCGATGAAAGGGGTGAACTTCTGTTGATACTGCATGGTGCGTCTTGCAAACAACATCGATTCTTGGACGATCGATGTCGCAAACTCTGCACCACGCGATGCATCCACTGTCTCTGGAGACATCCCTTGTCCCATGATACGTCTCTTTCTGAGATCTTCTTCAAGATCTGTATCAGCTTTGGGTACTTGGGAGGCAAACTCTGATATGTCGATTGACATATCAGGCATGTCTTTTGCCCCTTCAAACTGAAACTCGACGTTGGCTTGTGATGCCCAGGTAGCGATGTCTACTGGGTTGATGACACCTATAGGGACAGAGTTAGCTGCTTTTAAGAGCATGTACTCTGTTACGATCTGTTCACGTCTGGCTTCCACATCTGGATCATCTTCATCGAGTTTGACAGTGACTTTGGTTCTAGGGATGGAGTTCATCACTGCTGCTCTATTGTTAGCAAGCATCAGTGAGATCGCAAGAGAGTTTACTGTCTTTAGGTTATCCAGCAATGATACCCCCATGCCATTCTCGTCGTACTTGAATGCCATGTAGGTCATGAGCTCTACCGGGACAAAGAGAAGCTGCGTAAACTGCTGTGCAAGAGCACGGCTAAACATGATACGGAAGATCTCATCACTACCACCGATAGAGAAAGTCTTACCATAGATGCCATTTCTAAGTCTTTGGATGAGATCTTTCTCAATGATAGATGCGTAAGTACGTGCTGCACTATCGTATCTATTACGTGCTGACATGAGAGAGCCTTGATCCCCTCTACCATCGTAGAGGTTCTTGGCTTTATCCAAGAGATGAGATGTGAGACATTTACGATTCGTCTCTGTCATGCGGTTAAGTTCATTGTAGTAGTCGATAGAGGTTTCTTTGGATACAGGATTACCTGCTTCATCGATCAAGACAAAATAACCTACATGTTCTTCAGGGTTACCTGGAACAAAGACTGGGATCACTGACTCTGATGGTAGATGCATCACCAGTGGTTCAGAGATAGACTTACGATATCCTTGGTCATTGGTCTTGACTTGTACTAGTGTGTTTGATTGATAATACATCCTTCTGTAGAGGATATTATCAAGATCACGATCTGCGAGATAGGTATCTTCTTGCGAATGGATGATCTCATCTAAGGTTTTTGCTCTTAAGAAGGACTCAAGTCTCGGTACTGAGAGGATAGAGAAGTTATCAGAGACTTGGATATAAGAAGTAAGATCATATCCCACAGGGATATCTAGATCGAATTCCTGATTCAACTCTTCTAAAGAGAACACTAACTCACTATCTGCTTTAGAAGTGATGGTCTTCTTGTAGTTCTCTAGAGAGAAGAGCTTATGTTCTTTACGATCAGATTTACCTAAGATACCTAAGGGAGACAGCAGTGACTGCTTCTCTTTGATCTCTCCAAAGAGATTGTTAAAATCTTCTTTGGAGAGTCTTTGATTGTTATTGATGACTTCATCGATAGCATTCTCAGGTAAGACACAGACGGCATAAGAGCCTTTTTCATACAAGATGTCCTTCAGCATCTTGGGAAGCTTGGACTCAATTTTATAGTTTAGCGAAAAATACTGTTTTATCACCCGGATCAACGATGAGGTCACGTCTGGAGGACAGACGGTCTCAGGGGGGACATATGACAACGTCGTCGTCAGCATGTCCTTCGGAGAAAGTATGGATGAGATCAAGATCTGTGAAGATAACTCGATATCTGGCAGTAACTGCATCACCGTCTCTGCATCTGCGATATCTTGCATCTTGGCTCTTGAGAGCTGTTTTAAGAAATTGATATCTGGTTGGAATGCTTTTCTGTTACCTTGTCTGTCGTATTCGACTCTATAGTTGTTATCAGAGATTGCTTTTGACAGAATAGCAGATTGGATCGGATCTCGGATCAGTTGGATGGGTTGGACACCAGTATTCTTTTTAAGATCATTGATGACGTGTTGGATGGTAGATGTAGCCATCTAAGATGCTCCTGTATCGGTTCAAAATCAAAGGATAACCAAGACATGCTGAAATCTTATTTTAACTTCGACTATTACTACGCGATATACTTAGATAAGTGTATCGCGCTAGCACGCTCTATGGTCGTGAAATCTGAGTATATCGCTGACACCATGAATGAGGTCGTCAGGAGTAAAAATGTCATCGTAGATCCCCATGATCCTAAGGAATGGCGATACTACAAAAACATCTGTGGAGAATATCATTTCTTAGATAAAGACATGGTGGTCGTCTCGGTAGATACCGAAGAGACGATCATCTTCTCTAAAGAGAACTTAAGAGATCACAGAGCAACAGCCAAAGCTTATCAGTTTGGCACAGTGCTCTATGAAGAACTACTCTCTCGTTATCCTGACCAAGAGATACTCATTTTAGGTATCCTCTATCCAGCAGATAAAGATAAAGCTATCGCTGCTCCTGATGGAGAGATACTCTCTTACCCTCCTAATCTCGTCGAGGAGAATGAATATACCTTCATCAAAGACCTACAGGAATGGATCAGAGCGTATAAGTTCAGAAGAGAAGCTCCCGTATATGGCTTCTCGGATGAATACTGGCCTATCGCAAATCTTGGTATCTTCTATCTTAACTTACTACCAGCGATATTGACCATCCGTAAGTCTAAGTGTAAGACCAATGAAGCACACTCCTACCACGTCAGACGTTATCTCTCTAGTCATGGCTTTTTGGATGATTACTTAGATGCGATGACGTTGAAACAGATGCTGAGGTTCTACATGAACATCAACTGGATCGAACGTAACATCGGTAAACGTGAAACGCAAAGATGGCTGATCAAGGAAGTGATGACCGAGCGTCATCTGCCTATCGCTGAATATAACTTCAAGCATGATAGCTCTAAACAGCCTGATGAGATCTATCCTACCAACTTCTTCCAGAAAAGATCGATCAATGGTCTTGAAGATACTACTCCTGATGATGATCTTAGTCTGCACCAGATGCTTCTAAAAGAAGATGAGATCGCCAAAGATAACCCTATCTCCAGACAAGACTTCGAGTATCAGTTCCAGAGAAAGCTAGAGAACAGTCTTTCTAATACCCTACACACAAAAGTCTTAGAATCCAAGATCACGGACTACACAGATGCTGAGGCAGAGAAGTTCAGTAAGACATTACTGAACGTCTGGGCAGATTGGTCTAGTAAGGGTATCTTTAGATCATCTGTCTTCTTTGTCGATCATGTCAATGGACACCAGATCAGACTCAAATCCAAAGATGCTTTAATACTCTATCTATACGCGTATTACAAGTCATTTGGCTATGATTTCCATCGTATCCCAGACATCAAAGTAGAGACTGTCCCTATCTTAGAACATATCCCAGAGTCAGAGCTTAGGCTACTTGGACAGACTAAACCTAACCACAAGAGTGAACTCTTCGCCCAAGTAGAGCCTGAGTTTATTAAAACACTCTTGGATAGTAAACTCTCTACACCGAACATCGTCTCTATCGCTCAGTTCTACGAGACGGTTAAAGTCATCAGTCGTACTTTAAACCGTAATCTACAGCTTGCTCTTGATGAGAACCATTATGTTCTTCGTGGATACAAAGAGAACATGGTCTATCGTCTCTACTCTGATCACTGGGTAGAGCTTGCTCCTAAGTACACAGATACTGATGGTGTCTTGAAGGCTAAAACTTATAAATCTTTCTTCCAAGAGAACCAACTTGAGTTTCGTGGATATACCCAAAATGACTGGGCGAAGCTCTATAAAGCGATCTTTGAAGCAGCAACTGGTGCTAACCTTGACACCACTTCTTCTACGCGTGCGGTACATCGTGCGATGTTATCTTTACTCAAGCAGCTCTCTTCTTACTCGGTACAGTACATCGGCGAAGCTAACGACACAGATCTCTTTGTCATTGACTTCACGCCTCCTACTCCAGGGGACATCGCAGGCTATGGGGAAGGACTGATCTTCTTTGAGGAAGAACCGATCAAGATCCTTGATCATGATGGCTATGGTAGTGAACTCTGGGATGGTGAGATCATCACCGGTGGTAAAGACGAGTATCGTCTCTACCAACAAGGGGAAGAACTCTATCAGGTCGATCAGTCTAGTGAGCTTAAAACTGAAGAAGAGATAGTCTCACTCTACTTCATCGAGAATGACTACGATGTCTTCACCTTAGATGAACTCACTAGAAATGATGACGATCTGATCGATATCCCAGGGATCTCTTCTTGGAACAAACTTACTGATAGCCAGAAGACCAAGATCAGGGATTTTTATGGACATGATTACCGCTGGAAAGATCTCCAACAAGAAAGACGTAATCTGCAACTCTCTCCTTCGATGTCAGGGTTTCTCTATCCTACTAAGAAGCGTCTCACGCTCACTACCGGTACAGGTTTTTACTATCCTACTCCTTAAGTTCAATAAAGGCCATCTATGAAATCCATCACTCGCACCGCTTATGGTGCTTATCTTAACAACTGTCTCTTACAAGGACTTCCTTTCAAGGTCATCCCGAATACTACTTTAAATGAGAAATTAGGGATCAATAAACAACAATCCTTAGGACTACCGCAAGATCACTATCCTCAGCTTAGATACCTCTGTATTGGTAACAAAGGACATCGGGTTGAGCTTAGTAACACCATACCGAAGATCAAACCAGTGCAGCATCACTCTACCGACGCAGCACCTTTTGGCATGATTCCTTTTGTCCTAAGAGAATTGGATAATGATCTTCCGCCAGGATCCAGAGAGAAGTATGCATTAAGAAGACAAGAGACTTATAACGGACAAGACTATATCGCTTATTATCTAAAACGCTTTGATTTTAGTAAATCCAAAGTAGAGATGTGGTTATCCTCAGTAGAGAATGGTACTAAAACGGTTATTCCTTTTGTCCCTAATGCTTCTAACCTAAACCCTGAACCACAGGCGATAGCCAACTCCGGTATCAACGTAGTAGATGCTAAATACGTCGAAGTCACTAATGAGATCGAGATCATCTTCACCCCTGAGGACTGTGAAGAGTTGAGACATGTCGCTAACGTCATGTTCAATGATGAAGAGCTCGCTATCATCTCTGAGTTTGGTCTGGTCTCTGGTTTTGATACTCGTATGCAAGTATCTCATCAAGGCAACCAGATCACCATGAATGAAGTACTGGCTGCACAGATGTGTAACGTATTCTCTACCTTCAGATCTTGCTATATCGACAACTTAGGCTGGCGTATCCTGATCAAGATCGGTAGTAACCTACCACTCTGGCTCACGACACAACGCCCTTAATCTCTTTATACGCGTCATATACCCTTTACTCCTCAGTAGTACCTGTTATGGGTACTACTGAGGATGTATGACTTATGATCTTTTCTCTATAAGGAATCTCTGTGTTTCAACTTCCTAACATCCCTTATTTCAGGATCATTGGTATCGATCCAGGGACCGTGAACCTTGGGATCTGTATCTTAGATATCGATCCTTATACCTATCAGTTCCAAGACATCAAAGCTTATACGGTCATCGCAAGAAGACTGGCTTACTTTGATATCCAGACAGCTTTGATCCATGGTGAGACTACTGCACGAATTCACGCTTATCAGCATTATCTCTATCAGCTATTCCAGGATCAACATCCTTCTATAGTTGCTTGTGAAGAACCTTTCTATCACAGACTCCATCCTGGTTCTTATAAACCATTAGTGGCATTACTGACTCATATCCAGCAAGCTTTATATCAATATAACCCTTATCTTCCTATTACGCTCATGTCACCTTTGTCTGTCAAAAAAGCAGTCAATGCCCAAGGCAATAAAGATAAAGATGCTGTCAGACTGGGATTATTACACTACAAACCCTTCTCCTTGTCAGAATCCTTCTTAAATGTATTAGATGAACATGCCGTAGACGCTTGTGCAGTGTGCGCTTATGTTTATAACCACATCTTGAAAAACTAAGGAGTAGTCGTATCTATGTTGCAATTTTTATTTGCTATGGCTCCCGGTCTCGGGAAATATTTCAACCTGAAGACTGGAAAAAGGTTCTTCTTCGGTATTTTGATCTTACTTTGTATTGTTGCTTTCTGTGCTTCTGTCTTTCTCTTGCAGAAAGAACGAAGTAACAATGCTTCCCTTAAACTAAAATACGAGAAACAAGAACAGAAGCTCAAAGAGAAAGATCAAGAGATCGCATCTTTGAATGATCGGATCAACAGTCTCTTGATCGTCCAAAAAGTCCTGCAAGACACTGTAGAAGAGACCAATAAGAAACTTGATCTCTCACGCATGGAGCATATGCAGATCCATGATAACTTAAGTCAAGAAGAAGATGCTATCTTGAAAGATCCTGCGAACTATGAAGCTTTAAGACCGGATAGTTCTCCTGTCGGTAACGTCTTCATCTTCCGTGATCCTACTACAGATCAATCCAACCAGAAAGTACTCACTAATGAAGGCTCTGCTAAAGTCTCTGAAGCCAGAGCCAAAGCCATGTGGAACAGTTATTGCAAAGGCGGAAAATGCAAATGAAACCTCTCTATCTCTTCGCTGCGATATTACTCCCAGCCTGCTCCTCTACGCCTAAAGTAGAGATGCTTACGATCCCTGAGTACCTGATCGCTGACTGTGAGCTACCTCAGCCACCCAGTCCTACGAAATACGCTATCATGAACTTCTTGGATAAAGAGAAGACTCTGGTCAATCTTTATCTCCGTGCTTCTGAGCTCAATAATGCTTGCAACATAAGACTACAAGCTGCTAGAGCCTATCAAGCCCGTATCCAACATGAACTGAAAACCAACGGAAAGGTAACGAATGACTCCCGTACACTATCATCTCAAAACCCTACCGGACTACCTGCAAGTCAAAGATAACAAGCCTGAAGATCCCAGAGTGACCTATGTCTTGGATGAGTATCGTCACCTTCGGGCTACAGGCGTGCCATTACCAGAGCTGACTGATGAGACCACTTTAGGTGAAGTCAAAGATGCTTTAGCTGAAGCGATGAACACCCACACTGGTGAGATCTCTAAATTCACCACAGGTTTTACTGATAAGTATCTAAAGACCGATTATGTCCATGACGCTGATCCTCGTGTCAGACAGTTTGAATGGATCAAATTAGCAGGTTTTGTCATCTCAGGTGTCTTAGTCCTCATCGTCGTCATCTCACTTATCATCGGGATCATCACTGGTGATAACAACTTCCTGGCGAACATCTTAGTCCCTGTGATCACCTTGATCGGCTCCACTGTCACCGGTAGTCCTCCTTCTCAACCCCCTTTTTAAGAGTATCCCATGTCTATCTTTAAGAATCCCCGTTATCCCTCCCAAGAAGCCCTTGATAGTCCTAAGACCATCTTAGAGCAAGAATACGTCTTCTACGTGCGTATCACCAACTTCAAACAACTTGAAAATGCCGCTCATGCAGAAAAACATGAACAGTGGCAGATCAAGATACCTTCTACTGATGACAACGCAGGCTCTGGTTCTATCAGAGCCCGTAAAGTCACCTCTGCTGATGGTACTATCTCTTACGAGCTCACCACCAAGTCTAAGACCAAGAAAGGTAACATCGAGACCACTGTCCCTACTACAGAAGAGAACTTCACCCAGATCGCCTTCATGGCCAACTCAGGGATGCGTAAAGATCGTTATACTTTCCCTATCCCCAACTCTGATCTCTCTTTTGAAGTAGATGTCTATCCTGATGGTAAAGCAGGCTACTATACCTGGGCTAAGATAGATCTTGAAGTGAAATCTCCACTATCATCATTCCCAGAACTCCCTATCCAAGTAGAAGAGATCATCACGCCTCAAGACGCAGAGACGCCTGAAGGTCAAGAAGAAGTCTCTCGTCTCTTTGACACTTTCTTCCTCCTGAAGAACAAGTATAAAGATCTCTCACCTTCCTTGAAACCAGATACTACAGTAGAACCTGAGGTCAATGAAGTATCTGATCAAGAAGAACAGGAGATCACTGAAGATGTGAAAGAGATCCCTGAGTCTACAGAGACTGATCAGGATGCTGCGCAGAATGCTTCATCAGAAGAGACTGCTGATGATAATACCACCACTGAGACTAAAGATAACAGTGACTCCGATACTACGGACCTTGATGATGAAGGTCCTTCTGATGAACAAACGTGAGGAGTGTACCATGTCCATCTTTGATGCCATCGGACTCATCGCAACTGCTGTTAGTGAGTCTGTAAAAGAAACTAGGCAGAAAGAAAAAGAACAAGAGGAACGCGCAGCCAGGAAAGAACGGGTATATGAAAGTGCAGTAAATGATGTTAAAGACCGCACCTATACCCAGCATGAGGCGATGGAGATGCTAGAGAGGATCAATAACCACAACAAACGGTATTATCGCAAGATCCATCCTTACATCGAGATCACCCATACACCGGTTGAGATCAAGGAGTATCCTACGAAATTCATCTCTCCAGAAGTAGGCTATACAGGCAACACTCCTGAAGAATACGTATCTGGAGGATACAACATCACCCTCCGTATCAGTGGGGGTGATTATATCGAGCTCACCAAGTACGAAAGACCTGAGTAGACGACATAAAGAACACCCTAGTACACCTGTCATGGGTGTACTAGGGATCTATGACGCTTATTAGCTATTTATATAAGCTTATAAGACGCTATCTCAACAAAGTAATATAACTACATCAATCTCCTCCTAGAGAGCCTTGTAGAGGCTCCTAGAGAGGATGTATGTCGCGTAGCGGCTATCTGAGATGATACCATCGGTAACATCGAGGAAAGGGTATATGACGTATATGCTGTCTAAGACACTACTTATTGTTACAACTACTCTAATTTAAAATCATCTAAAAATACCATACTTCATAAAACCCCTCTATATGGCTATCTTAGCCATCTTAACCATTATATCTATATCCTTAGTCAAGTGTACTCGTCATAAAGCCTCAGAGAGCCATATAGAGCTCTCTAGAGGCATATATGACTTGTTCTCTTATCTCAATATCATCATCTTCGCGCTCGCCCCGCCACGCGCTCTTTCTTTAAGTCGAAGGAGTCTCACTCCGAGACATACTCAGCGAAGCTTAGTATATACATACAACAACCATTTTTCCTTCGAAAAAAATCCTTTTTATACCTCTATCTATACCTCTAGATCTCTTCAGATCCTCTTCAGAGATCTTATCTTAGTCTATCTTAAGTAAAACCACTACTTATCTCATCAGAGTCCTTACAGACTCTTCTGAGAGCTTCTATATCTACACGTCTATACACGTCATAAATCCTCACTCTACCCCTAGGGGTAGAGTGAGTGTAGTAATGGTTATCTTAGCTATTTTCTCTAACATTTTTATCTCTGAAGTTCTAAAAATGTATACCTATAAATATCATACTATACTATTTTTGTTTATTTTTGAAAATTTTCCATTGATTGCTTGATTCATTCATTGTTTGTTTGATTGTTTGTTTGCTTCATTGATTGATTCATTGGATTGATTGATTGTTTCATTGATTTTATTGATTTATTGATTGTTTGATTAATTTATTACATTGATTGATTTATTTATTGATTGGTATGAAAGTATATACACGGTGACTACGTACACCAGAAAACACTGGAAACACCGTAAATACAGTACTTTTACCAGGATAACCTAAACCAAGGACAGTATCCATGTACCAGAAACTCCCTGATCTTAGACCAGACTACCATCATGCATTCCTCACTTTAAGAGGTCTGCATGACTACCTCTATGACGTCATCCATGATGCCAAGACTATCCAGCTACAAGGACCTACTCTGATCCACAGAGATCTAAGAAGACGTCAAGTACGCTATCACCGCTATGAACTACAGCTTGAATCTAGTCAAGGCTACAAAGTGATCCAAGTAGATTTCAGGATACCAGAAGAAGTGTATCAGGATGGTGATACCAGTAAGTGTGATCACTATCTGAAGATCACTTTCCTTAGAGGCGTGATCGATCATGACCAGCATCAGTACTTCTTCACTTCTCCTGAAGGTAAGTACTGGTGTTACAAGACAGGCAACAAAGATAAGGTCATCTACACGCCGAGTTACACTGAAGAAGCTTTTATAGGAGTGCTGTCTTTCTTTAAAGGGATCCCTGGTATCGATGCAGCTTTGATCACCTATCAGCAACCCAAGATCATCATCGATGGACGGGAGCTGAACAAGTGTAGCGATGAAGAAGCTAGAGAAGATGGTAAGATCATCCATGGATATGGGCTAGAAGACGTGTATAACACACTAGTTAAAGTAAAGAAACAAGGGTTCTCAAGTCGTGTGATCAGTACACAGTACGGTTACGTCACAAGTCTTTTGACAGTGAAAGCAGATCACGAGGTCTACGATATCAAGATCCAAGCAAGAAGTCGAGGATCGGGGTATCAAGATGCTGATCCTTATCTATCGATCTTTTTACCTAGAGGACTCTATGGTCGTGTGAACTACGTCTGTGACATCATGGATGATGAAGGAAGATATCTCTTAAGAGATCGTCATTTCCACATCGTGAAGAAAGAGCCACGGCCAGATCACAAGACCATCCATGATCTGGTATCTCTCTTGAAAGACATGGGGATCAAAGGACAAGATCTCTGTCTGAATGAGACGATCTCTGCAGCCAGTCTGTTGCAGATGAGTATATAACAGCATAGACAGTATAGCACCTTACCTAGGAACTATCTCCTAGGTAAGGCTTTATGACGTCTATACAGCATTATTTCTTAAATCCTTTATATAAAGCTCTCTAAGGAATCTTAACATCAAAACCATATACTCACTAAGGGTAAAGCTCTACAAAGCCTTACAGAGCCATTTAGAAGGCATATACGAGGTTATACCATCCTTCGCTAGTTAAAAATAAATGGAACAACTGTGATTAAACGTCATAAACCCCCTACTAGGACCAATGATAGTCCTAGTAGGGATGTAGATGTTATATATAGCAATCAATAAAGAGCACCTCAGTAGTACCTATCAGTGGTACTACTGAGGATGTATGACGTCTTTTATAGCGTCATCACTGATATCCAGGTACTTGAAAAAGCTTATTGACGACTTTGAGTGTGATCATCTTCAGCTGTTCTTCATAGTCCCGTGATATCGTCAGCACTGGATAGAGATGTTCCCCTTGCAATGGTGCTGCAAGTACCACCATGTTGACATCAACATCATCGATACCGATAGGAGTGTATCTGACTCTGATCAGCATGATGTTGTCAGAGTTCTTAAAGCCTAGTCTGTACTCCATCTCAGTAGACTGACTGCGATAGATCTCGTCAGACTCGTAGACTAGGGTGTAGGGATAGGTGATGTGGTCTAAGACTTTCTCCTGGATGAAATTCGTGATCTCATTGCGTTTGAGTCTGACAGCAGGCATAGATACCTCTTAGATGGCTTTGTGGATGACGTAGTGATGGAGGATGGATAGGGCCTTACCCTGCAGGGGTGTAAGGTCCTGTAGGCTCTCTAGAGCATGATAGACGCGTTCTTTTAAGACGCAGTCACATGCGCTATCGTCGTTGATGACTTCATGACCTACTTTGAAGAGTTTAGGCTGGTCCCGTGACTCCAGGATATCGATCTGGGTAGTGATCTGACTGGGGATATCTTTACTAGGATCGATGATGGCGTAATGACTGTCTTCTAACATGAAGTCTTCAAGACTAAATACTGGTCTATGTACAGGCATACGAGCTTTAAAAGGCAACTCATTAAGCACTTTCATCGCTCTGTTGATCAGTTTTACTCTGTTCTCAGTACGCTCTTCTACTGAGAGCACAGGAACATAGTCCTTAAATAACCGAGATTCTAAGTAGTTCAAAGATGTCTCGATGTGACGATAGTTCTCTAAAGAGATATCAGGCTTTCTTAATAGTACTTCCATGAGCAAAGATGCTTCAGTGTGGTAGTAGCTTTCAGTACTAGTGGTGCTACTGCTACTTACGGTAGTTGTACTACTACCATCACTACTGGTCGTCGTCTCACTAGACTCCTCATGTGTCTCTTCATGTTTACTAGAGTCATTTTTGTTATCTTTGCCATCATTACTCTCTTTGATTTGGATATCATCGTCTACAGAGATATCGCTATCACTATCGCTATCATCACTACTGCTATCTTCGCTATCGCTGTTAGCATCACCGATAGCATCAGTGTCATTAGCCTCTTCTTCCTCGACTTCTTCAGTGAGCTCAGGATGGGCTTCTTCTACTTCTTTGGCTTTCTCAGGATCAGTCGTGAGATCATCAGCAGTCATCTTGTCATCTTCTACGGTCTTATCTTTCAAGATCAGTTTGGTCTCAGTGGGATCATCGACGTCTTCTTGACTACGAGAGACATCGTCAGTATAGTCTTCTTGCCCCATACTGACATCACTACGACGGTAGACTGGGACTAAGTGATCTTCTTGGGCATATTTAATCATGGTTGCATCCTTAAGTGAAAAGTTCATTAGATTTCGAGTCTTCTTATATACACTCATATCAGCACGATGACGCATAGCGTCTATCTGAGAGGATCAAGAAAGCATCGCCGCGATGCTCTCTCTGAGGGACTACCTCCTCTGAGATGGTGCTAACAGCACCATCGATGAAATCGAGATAGTCCAGATGAAAGGACGATCATCGAGGAAATACAGCTACGATAACAAGGCTAAAATAATCCACACTGCTAATAGGAATATTATTTGTCCTAAAAATCATCGCGTGCGCGCTAAGATGTAATGGGGTCGAAGATCTCATCGAGACCGGCTGAAGCTGAAAGCATAATAAAACATTTGTGCTTGCACCGACAGCTTTAGCTGTAAGCCTAGGATCTTTTACTGTCGTTTCAAGATCCGATTCCTTCATTACAGATGTCCTCACCCAAATAGCCTGCTATGAGGACATCTGTGTGATGGAGAGGATCTTATCCTTTCTAAGATCCTCTCTGATCTTACTTACACCCATACTACCCTCTACGAGGGTAGTATGGTATGATGATTTAAATTTTTATTTGAATCTCTTCTGGCTGATTTCTTGATTTTTTTCTTGGAAAAATCAGCCAGGATTTTTCTTCGGAGATTAATGACTGAAGTGAAGTGAAACGTAGTGTAACGGAACGTAAGGATATTAATCGGAGAAGAAATAATCGCGCTAGGGTACGTAGTACACTAGAGGTGGTTAACTTTATAGACTTTTTATTTTGATATACTTACAGTGATTACCCTAGCTACATCTATAGTAGGTGTAACTAGGTATACAAGCATTTATGACGTCTAAGTAAATACACGATCCATTACTACTATGTCAACTATCTCAATCATGTATAGGAAAACACTGTTATGTCGGATGAAGATAAACCTAGGAAGAAGAGTAGATCTTATCCTGGTAAGAAAGTCAAGAACATTAAGAGATCCCAATTTAAGAGAGTCAAACCTGTTACGAAGACTATTGGTAAACCTTTACCAAAGAACCACTTTAGCAGGTATTCTAACATTGAGAAGATTCTTTGCAAGATCAAGGAAGATGCTATCGACTACGATGTTTGTGTAGAAGATGGTGTGGGTGTACACCATGGATATCTGTTAAACTCGATCAGCTTTCAATTACCTGGAGATATCCCGAGGGTCGTTAAGGTGTACACACGTGGTATCGGAGATCATTACTTCATCGATAAGGATCACGAAGACTACTATGGAAACAAACCACAAGCCTTTTTCATGAAGCTGGTGTTACCCTGGAAGTTCTTCGGTCCAGAATCCAGGAACTCAACGATCTTTATCCATGATCGTAAAGGAACCTTCACCGGAACTTGTGATAGAAGAGACGTCAAACATCGCCCGAGGAAAGTGGATAAGGAGTATCTCAGCTTACTGTCGTATTTTGCTGAAGAAGGGTTGTTAGGATCTGGGATATCTGAAGAGAAGATCGAGGTTGATGAGAATGGTATCATGATCCCGATCACCCAAGGAGAGAGGTTGTTGTGGGGTGATAAATCTGTGATAAAGGACGACCAACGGTTTCTTAACTACTTTGGGTTAATCTTGTTATTTAAGGAGATGATAGCGTCCGGATGGACCTATGAGACCAACTACGATTACTCTGTTAACGACATGTACGATAGGACGGAGCTTATATTCCGTAAAGGTAACAAAAACCGGATATTTACATTTATCGTGTTGAACGAACGTTACGACGAACAAGGTTTCCGTTTACATCGCGACATTTATGCGAAATTTAATATCTGTGAACATGGTGAAGGTTGGGGAAGTAGACATTACACTGTCACAGGTGCTTGGGGTTCTTGTATTGCTAAAGGTAATAACAACAGGTCTCTTCCAAAAGGTGTTTTTCGCATTGTCTACAATAAGCACTTCAATAGGGATGATCAGGGTTATGGGTTACTAAGGACACTCTTGACGAAGATGGGTGTGAGAGGACTTCATTTTTACCGAGAGAAAACTCCACCGAAACCGATTACATTGAAAGATTTCCCACAATTACCCCAATTCAGATCTATCTATGGTTGGTTATGACTAAAAAGAGGTTTATGAATGATTATTAGTGGTAGACTAGATTTGCACAAACTAACGACTTTTTTACGTTGTATGTCGCGTACCGAGTACGCGTTGTTCTCACGTGACCACTGTGGTGGGAGAGAGTATCATCTTCTCACCCGTCACCCTAGCGCCGACTATGGTGATATTGACTGGATGACAGTTGAGATCTATCCGATCGCAGAGGGGTATGACTATCGATGGGGAATAACTCTACCTTACCGTGGTGAGGCGAAAGTTTATTTCGCTGACCCTTATGGTTCTTGCGACATCATCATCAATGACGACTACGAGGATCGATGGGTTAGTAAATACCATACGCTGAATCCAGCGTACTTAGAGATGGTAGAGTTGCTAATCAAGATGGGGATAGGAGAGTTGTCTAACAAGTGGTATATCAATAACGATTCTATCAATACTCACGTGACTTACCAGTCTGAATAAGATCAATGAGAAGACAAAAACAATTAAGAGGTTTTTAAGAAATGATCATCTTTGATGAAGAATTGGATTTGTATAAACTCCATGTCATGTTACGCCACTTTGAGTTTACTGATTTCGACACCTACTGCAAAAGTTTTGATGGTGTGACGAACTATCTCTTTATCACTCAAGTCTCCGGGTATGATCTCGATCAAGCCGATATATTTAAACTGGAGATATGGGGAGGAGGGGAGCTTTGGAGTATAACTGTCCCTTATCAAGGTGAAACCAAAGTGGTTTTCTTCGATCATTTTGGATCCCACGAGATCTCGATCAGTGATAGTTATCGAGACCCCATGATCCGTCATTACAACAATCTCAATCCCGTTTATTACGAGATCGTGCAGTGTTTGATCAGGATGGGTATCAGTGAGTTGAGTTATTATTGTGCTGAGAAGAAGGAAGATGCTCCTTTTTACTTATTTGGTCCTGCATGATACCATATACGTCATACATCCTCAGTAGGACTATTATTAGTCCTACTGAGGTGCTCTGAGTGCAACGATGAACATCCCTTTATACCTTACTAGGACTTTAGAGTCCTAGTAAGGCTTTATGACATCTTCGCTAAAAAGTGCAATCTAGATATTTTCAAATATATATCACAAACATGACAGACAACCTCAGTAGTCTGTCATTTTCACGATATCGAGAGATATCACATCACTATTTCTTAAGGAGACTTAAATGAACACTGTACAATTCACTACCACTTTTTATGCCTGGTTCAGCCCTATGGTAGTTAGCGCAGCTTATGCACTGGTTGCTATCTTGGGCATTCGCAGTATGGTAAAGTTCCATCAACTTGAACTTATCAATGGTAAATCACTGCAAAAGGCAGTGACAATGATCATCCTCTTTGCACTTCTCAACAGCACCATATCCTGGTTTGCTTGGCAGTATGACTGGCATTGGGCAATCAAATTGCTCTGGGGCAAGATCTCAGCGCTTTTTGTAGTAGCACATACCGTATTCGTCTACGAAAGGATGAAAACGTTTACGGACGAGCGCGAACGTGTGTTCCGTATGATGGAATCGCGTATCTAGACGTCAAAAATAATACCCATCCTCCTTATCGAGGATGGGTATCTCTATCTATACTTTTATTTTTCATCGACGACACTAACAGTAACCTCTCAGAGAGAGTTCATCAGAGCTATCAAGATAGCTCTTCAGAGAGCATCATGTCGATGCTTACATGTCGTCTCAAATATCATTTTAAGGAGTACTCAACCATGCGTAAGAAAACACTTAACTTCGAAAATATCTTCCTATGGGGTTACGTGGGGCTTGGGATACTTGGTATGTTTGCAGTATTGATTTATGTTGTTATTAAGCAAGAAACCCGTCAAGTGGACTGTCTAACGCAGCATGCGATCGAAAGACCTGTAACTACAGAGACGATTAAATCACCTACAAAGAACAACATCCTCTCTATGGAGTCCTGTCAGTGTGTCATCAAAGAAGAACACACTGTCTGCACCTGTCCTAACACTAATGCGTCAACAAAGACTGCTGCAGTCGAGGAAAAACAAAATAATGGTCCAGAGACGACTGGTGAAAAAGTCGTCTTCTGGGGTTCTATGGGAGCACTTGCTTTAGCACCATTACTTTTTGATTAGGAGTCTCTTATGGGTAAAGTATTTATTCTAGGGATGATCGTTGGTATCCTGGGTGTGCTAGGATATCTGATCTATGTCATCCTCTCTGCTTATGGTGTCGTATGAAAGAGACAGCAGATATCTTTAAGGTAACCAAAAGAGAAATATGTTTGTTTATCATCTCAGCTATTATCATTGTGACTTTTCTTGGCTATCTTGAGCAAAGAGAGAAAGCTACTGTAAATGCTGTCCTCTCAGGAGAGGTGATGTTGACCAGTAATCAGAGTAAAGATACGCTATCTTGTACTTGTAAGGAATACAAGAAAGCTTATATCTGCAGCTGTCGTAACACAGATATCGGTGTCATCTTAGAGGATGACCCGAATCATCTCTCTGTAGAAGATACCGAGAAAGCATTAGCAGACTATCATCAGCGTAAACAAGATGACTCTGACGCAGCTTTTATCCTTAATCAGCACTTCTTAGATGGTGCTGCATCTATGACCCGATAACCCATACAGGAACTATCCATGTCTATCGATACTCCAATACTACCGAATAAACCAGATACTATCACGCTAACTACTCAAGATCTACAGGAAAGACTTAAATCTCACTATCGCTGTACTGTTATCAAGTATAGCATCTGTATATGCCAACGAGCTATACACAAAAATGCCTGCTGATCAGGCTAAAATCATCAATGATGCTTACGCCAATGTGGGTGCTACCAGTCTATCAGAAGCAGAATGGATCTTGGGACTTGATGATGCTGGATCATTGGGTAAAGTAAGTAACAGCATGCAATTTCTCATCATCACCAGCAATGATGCAGAGGAGAATGCTGTTCTTGCTAGAAGGGACAATGATGGCAATATCATTGTCTTTAGTAAAGAGGTCTCTGACCTTTTCTTCAATGCAGGTGATACCTCAACACCAGTAACTTCATCATTAGAGAAGAAGATTTTAGGATTGACAGGTGATGATAATAAATCTGCTACCACTAATGCCGTTGTTACTACTGCTTCTGTCAATAACACAGCAGTAAAAGAAGCTCCTAAGAAGGAAGTAGTAGATAGCAAACCAAGTAAACCAGCGACAAAACCGGTTAAACCATCTGACACGTCGGTATTTGAACCTCTTCATCTTGACAGTAAATCAAGTCAAGAGCTCGTAGATAAAGAGAGAGAACGTAAAAAGAAAGCACGAGTAACACCGGGATACCGTGAGTTCCCGTTGGCTAAACCTTCTACTGAAAGTCAACCCATCTACTCTAGTGCAGAGGATCCACTCAAAGAACTTAAACCTAAAGTCATGGTAGGCGAAGTGTTCCAAGTAGATGACATTCGTTATGCTTTAGAACAAGGGGATTGGAAGAACGGCAATCTTTACTTTAAGACCTATGATCCTTATAGCGGTAACTGGTCCCAGTTGTTCTGCTATAAAGGCTACGGTACTACGAAAAACGTGTTTAGACGCGACGGTGATTCTGGTAACCCTATCTGCCGTCATTTCAACAAAGACGACAGATTTTACAGACCAGATTTCCCTGTGGAATATGTGCCTGAACCTATCGAGATCACGCGTGAAACCACCTGGTATCCGTACAACCTCAAACGCAATGGCTATGTCTTCTATAAAGGTATCCGTTACAATGTAGAGATTGATGATACTAACCAACAGCGTCATGTATTAACCCTAAGAGCAATCCCGTTAAAAGACTCTGATGATTCGTCCCTTGATCACCTTCCTTTCCTGTATCAACATGTCAAAGACGTCTCTGTCAGTGTATCTTGTACTAAGGATGTAGACAATGGTTATTATCGCATGGCTGGTGGTAACAGTGATAATACGCCAGAGCCTGATCCTGAAAATGATAACATCTTCCGTGAACTAGGTTTTGTTATAGACTATCCCGATAAAGACTTCTGTCTACAAGCATGGGAAGCTTTCTATAATTAAACATCATACATCCCTGGTAGATACATCTACGTATCTACCAGGATCATTTTTATTTTTTTAATCTACATCTATAAATAATAAATGACAATCCCGTCATCACCTATACATAGGACTTTATTTATGTCACTTTCTATTGAAGAAATTGCTAAAATATGTCATGAAGCCAATCGTGGTTATTGTAAAGCATTAGGAGACGATTCTCAGTTACCCTGGGATGAAGCTCCACAATGGGTCAAGACAAGCGCTATAAACGGCGTACGTTTCCATTTAGACAACCCTAATGTTGGTCCCTCTGGTAGCCATGAAAACTGGCTAAAAGAAAAAGAAAAAGAAGGTTGGAAGTACGGTGAATTCAAGGATCCTGAGAAGAAAGAGCATCCTTGTTTTGTTCCTTATGATCAGTTGCCTAAAGAGCAACAAGCTAAGGATTACATCTTTACAGCCATCGTCAAATCCTTGTCTAGTCTTTAATCATTAGAACACCTCTACACTACCTCCTTTATGGAAGGGGTGTGGAGGGATATAAACAGGATACTTTATATGGGTCAATTATATATTCCAAAGATCTTATTGGAAAATGGTAGTAGTTCTTACTGTATCATAGACCATACTTTGTTTACACAGGAAAAAGAAATCACTTTAGATTATCTTAAGGTATTGGGTATGAGTTTATCTGATCTATCTAGAGATTATCCTGATTTTGTCAAATGGTATACAGGCAAGATCATACCTGGGATAGAGAAAGGAGATAGGGAGATCATTGTACGACATCAGTCAGGTAAAGTGTTGGGTATAGCGATATTGAAAGATACTTCACACCGGAGTGAGATTCCAGAGGAGTCGAGTGAAAGAAGTACTGTCTTGACGAGACGAGAGGATGGAGTCGAGGAGAGATATCCCCTCTTGAATGAGCTAGGCTCAAGCATAGCGAATGAAAGAAAGATCTGTTGCTTAAGAGTATTGCCCGAATACCAAAATCTAGGTATAGGAGTCAAGCTGTTTATTCGTTCTATGGAGAGATTAGAGACAGATAAACCTCTTTTATCCATCAGTGGCAACAATCTAGATAGATTTAAGAATATCATGGATTATTTCAATTTTAAACAATATCAACATTATCCCGATCTATATCGAAAGAATAGTGAAGAGATATCCTACAACGGGTATCTGGTTTAACAAAATAAAAAAGAGATCGTGCATCCTACTACACCCCTTCCTATAAAGGAGGAGGTGTAGAGGGATATATGTCGCTTATTATGGAGTTAATTATGCTGATGATAAGATCCAACCTGAAGATCCTATCACAATAACCCTACATAGATCTGTTATCCCTATAAGGAGATAACAGATCTTTCTTTTATCTTCTTTTTTATTTTTCCTCAACGCTGTCTGCGACAGCGTCTCAGACATCATTTCACCACTACCTAAGGAGTCTATCATGCGACACCTCATCATCCTTCTCACCTTCCTCACGATCACCCTCTTCGCCAACGATGATCCAGGATACGAACCCAAAGAGGATCCTACACAAAAACTCCACTATGATGTCTACACCGACATCCAAGAGATCAAAGAGATCAATCGTTACAATTCAGATAAGTTCTTCTCTCCCTATGAAGAAGGATTTTACTACAAACCTTACCAGACCAATGTAGAATACGCACAGCTTACTAACCTCATGGTCCTCTGTGTCAAAGCTTCTGATAAAAAGGATATCCCAGAGGGATGCTTCTTAGCCAGAGTAGACAGAGACATAGATGGCAAAGCTTCTCAAGTAGTACTTTTCTCTAAAGGCATCTCTAACATCGTCTTCAACTCTGGTAACACCAATAGCAAACTCTCTATCAAAGGTGGAGAAGCAGATCTTCTTAGTAAGACGATATCCTTTAATGATATCCCAGAACCTTCAGTCAAGAAGTCTTACCATAAAGCCCACAAAGCTAAGTCTAGTAAGAAGAAGCACAGTAAACACACTAAGTCCCGTAAACACACCTCTAAGAAGAAAAGAAGATGACTCTAGTACTGTGTTCTTAGAGATAAGAACACAGCCTACAGACATTTATTTTTCGGATATACATTATTAATACAGTATCCTCTCCCGGAGTATTAAACCATGAATTACCTCGTTGTGGTAGAATCCCCTACCAAAGCTAAAAAGATCCAACCTTATCTCAACAAGAACAGTTCTGACCACTATGAAGTTTTAGCCTCATTCGGTCACATCAGACAGATCCCTTACAAAGGCAAAGTCATCGACTCTGACTATCAGGTCACCTACGAGATCCCCAAAGACAAAAAAGATGTCGCTAAGAAACTCATCGCAGCAGCTAAAAACAAAGATCTTATCTATCTGTGTTCAGACCCTGACCGTGAAGGAGAAGCGATCTCTTGGCATGTCATGCAGGTACTCAAAAATGCAGGTATCAAGAAACCATTTAAAAGAGTGGTCTTCCATGAGATCACCCCACATGCGATCAAAGAAGCCTTTAACCATCCAAGAGATCTTGACATGGATCTCGTCCACGCGCAATTTGCAAGACAGATCTTAGATCGTATCGTAGGCTATGGGATATCACCATTACTGATGCGTTCCTTAAAGCATGAGAAATCCTTATCTGCTGGACGTGTACAATCTCCAGCACTAAGACTCATCGTCAACCGGGATGAAGAGATCGCCTCTTTCATCCCCAATGAGTACTGGTCGATCACCTTAAACACCCACAAAAACGAACATGCATTCTCAGCAAAGCTGCACTCCTTAAGAGGGATGTCTTCCAAGATAGACATCCCCAATCAAGAAGAAGCAGAGAAGATCGTCAAAGACTGTACCGATAAACCTGTCACGGTTACTAACATCGAACAAAAGGAAGTCAAACGTTCACCAAAACCTCCTTTCACCACTTCTTCATTGCAGCAAGAAGCCAACAGTAAGTTCAAATGGTCAGTCTCTACGACCATGCAAGTAGCACAAGACCTCTTTGAACAAGGTCTGATCACGTATATGCGGACAGACTCTACACATCTCTCCGATGAAGCGATCACTGATATCAATAAAGCACTTATAGATCTTAATTGGTCAGAGTACGCTTATGGATCAAAACGTGTCTATAAGTCCAAACAGGCTAATGCGCAAGAAGCTCATGAAGCAATACGCACGACAGTCTATCAACTAAACCCTACTATCAATACAAGTAAATCAGGAGACAAAGCCTTAAAGCTCTTCCAACTGATCTTAAAGAGAACACTAGCATCCCAGATGAAAGATGCGATCTTCGATCAAACCACAGTAGAGTTACTCTGTGGGGAAGGGATCTTCCGTGCGACAGGAACAGTCGAGAAATATAAAGGCTATCGTGTCGCCTATGAAGAGACCCAAGATGAGTCTAAAGAAGAAGAGAAGAACCAAAACCTCCCTGCTCTTTCTGTAAAAGAGTATCTCCCTAATGATGGCGTCATCCCAGAGCAACACTTCACTAAACCTCCTGCTAGGTATAGTGAAGCATCATTAGTCCATGAGCTTGAGAAGAAAGGGATCGGTAGACCTTCTACCTATGGTGCGATCATCAAGAAGATCAAAGATCGCAACTATGTCGATAAAGCAAGAACCCTAGACTCCTCCAATATCGGTAAACATGTCTCGCATTTCTTAGAGAAAAGGTTTCCTGATTATGTAGATTATCAGTTCACCTCCAAGATGGAGGATGATCTGGATAAGATCTCAAGAGGTGAGTTAGACTATATCGACTTCTTAAGGTCTGCTGAGGATAAACTCATTGAAGCAATATCCACAGCTAAAGCTGCTATCCAGACGGATATGAATACCTATCTGGAGATCACAGAAGAGAAATGTCCTGATTGTGATCATGCTTTAGGGATCAAACAAGGTCCTTATGGTAAGTACTATCATTGCACCAATGTCAACTGTGGTTACAAGAAAAACCTCAATGCTCCTGTACAGCATGAACATGTAGGAAGAAACTGTCCTAAATGTGGTAAAGCATTGCTCTACAGACTCTCCCGTAAAGGTACGAAGTTTATCTCTTGTTCAGGTTATCCTAAATGTAAATACGCTGAGTTTATCGATGACCCAGATAGTCCTAACAAGAGAGAGTTACTAGAGGAGGCTTGTCCAGAGTGTGGTAAACCCCTGGTCAAGATCACTTTCAAAGGGAGATCTTTTATAGGTTGCACGGGATTTAACAAGAAAGACAAAAAGCATTCTTGTAAATACACCCGTAAAGTTGAAGCAGATACGCCTGATATCATCTAACAAACATCTAACAAACATCTATATACGTCATAGCACCTCAGTAGTACCCTTGATAGGTACTACTGAGGGATGTATGACTTCTACTCATTTTCATCCATATAAACGAGGTTACTGATGTCTATCCTACTATCCTTGTATTACAAGATCATCGATTATTTCAAACTTAAAGAAGATAAAACACAAAAAGAACATCCGAGATTTAGTCTCGGTTATACGAGAATCAACTTCACGTTAGATCGTAATGGTGAAGTATCCCCACCACTATCTGTCATCCCAAGACACTTCTTTCACTGTGGTCAGCATCTTCCTTTGATCGAGGGGATCTTTATATCTTTCTACTACGAGAAAGGGAACTTAGAATCCTTCATGGTCCTTGATACTGTTAATCAAGAATACACCAGAGGTTCTGTGAAAAGAAGGTTTACTGATTTTCCTACAGTACCTAACAAGATCGATCTTAAAGAACCATGTTATATCAGAGGACTCTTATTTGTCGATCAGAAGTCCTTCACTAAGGACTATGGCGAGATAGATCCCATGGAGCATATAACTTATTTCTTCCAAGACCTCAAACGCTATCTCTCACACAGCTACTTCATCCCCACGGAGATCTTGACCTATGGAGAAAACAACAGACTCTATCCTGAAGGTGTACTCACCACTCCTGATCAGGATAGCTTCATCACAGATCTAGGTTTCTATCTACCCCTCTTTCAGAAGAGATCGCTCTATGATGAAGATCCCTATAACGTCACTTCCCTTCAGTCTACCTTAGACCAACAAGAGAGAACACTAAAACTCTCATTGATCTCTAAAGACAAGATCATCCGGGATATCGATGTACTGACCTCAGGAGTACTGTGGTATAAGGATAAAGATCCTATCTTGAATAACCCAGATATCTTTATCACAACTACCATACCTCAGCATTTCATTGTTGATGTACTGTCTGTAGACGAGACCGTGAACCAATTTAACAGCTATCATGTCAAGGTCAATACTTCTCCCATTACTCTAGGATCCCACACTGTAACCAATTTCATCTTACCCAACTCTTTCTTAAAAACACGTTCATTCAAACAACACTCTAAATTGATGGTAGGTTTTGATGAACATTGGAAAAATAGAGATGCTATTCAGATTAGATTCTATCCTATCCAGATCATCGATGGTCAACACATCTCCCAGATCCCCAAAGACTGTCCTTTCTGTGGTAATCCTTTCATCCTGAAGGAATACCAAGATGATCTTTCTGTCATGTGTTCCAACTATGACTGTAGATCTGCAGCGACAGATAGACTTGCCCATGTATTACGGTTATTTAACATCACTCTTAGTAATGATACTATCCTAGACCTCTATGATCATGGCATCCATGACATCGCGGATTACTTAGCGATAAATAAATATAATACCTATGTCGTAGAAAAATATCCTGAAGTTTATGAGTCTGCGACTGGATTGACGTCTTTATCGATGACGTCTTATGTCTATATGGTGTTATATCACCTGCTCTACCACAAAGCTACCCCTAAGTTATCCCAATCCATCAGTACGATCATCCACCATGATCTTAGTCAGTTTCAAGACCTTCAACAAGATGATTGGGTATCTTCGGGGATAGAGCCCTCTCTGGTAGAGAAGATCTATCCCAATGATGAGCTCTATCTGGGATCGGTATCACACCTGATCGATAAACTGATCTTTCTTCAGCAAGAAGGCATCATCCGTGTCAAAGACGATACTTCCGATAAAGCTTTATAAGGAAATCTTTTTACTATGTATGATATCAGTGATTCTACCAGTCTCTATGATCTTACCTTGAAAGAGTTCAAGGCTAAGGTCAATGGGACTTTTATCCTCTCAGGGGCTTTTTGTACCTTACTGACTAATCCTAATCCTAACCCAGGGTCTGGTACTCAGTCACTCCCTAAACCTACCCCTGGTACTAAACCTGGTTCTCCTGGGTCTACGCAAAACCCACCTCTGGTGTTAAACTCCCAAGGGTTCACCTACAGTGGTAACACCAATCCTCAGGTACCACCTGTACAGCCTCCTTCTACTCCAGGTCTTTCTACTCCACCCTCTGTCATCCCACCTGCATCTTTGGATGACAAAGATATCCTGGTGAAATTCGTCTTCTACAAGAAGTACGATGAGAAACTACCAGAAGACATCCATGGTTCTCTCTACTTAGATGATGGTCAGTATGTCCTGCACATCGAAAACCAAGTGACGATCATCGATGCTATTGGTCATGATGACTTCAAGATCCGTCTCACCCAGAGAGGTCCTCTGACGGTCGCTATCTTGCGAGACATCCTTGCCAAGATCCGTGGTAGTTATTATCTCTTGGATAAACTTGACCATCAACATGACGTGCTCCCCATCCCGTCTACCGATCAAGAGAAAGATGCCATCCTGGATAAAATCCGTGAGTACACCAAACTCTGTGTGGAGAAAGGATACATCCTTGACTTTGATGCCAAATCTACGACTGATATCATCGATCAGAAACTCGTGGACTTCCAGATCCGTAAGAAAGATGGCTCCAAAGCAGAGAAAGATATCGTCTCTATCGAGCTTTATAAACGTAAGTTCGAGCCGTCTATCATTCTGAAGACTTACTTCAAAAATGATGATGCACAGATCAATGGTGGTTTTGTGATACTGGATAAGACCAAAGATCCTTATGTCATCACCAAAGCACTTTCTAAAGAAGAAGCGGATTACTTCATCAAGGGTATCGCACATATCGCAGCGGATATTCCAGGATACAACTACGTCATCGACGTGACGCCGTGATCCCAAGGATAGCAGGGATAGTTTTTACCTCTTCTGTCCCTGCTATCGCCTCACTACGAGTGGTGAGGATAAAAAAGCTTGATGTGATAAAAGATCTGAGTGCTTCACTTTTTAAGACTCCTTGGTTGCCTCAGGATAAAAAAGATTACACGGATGATGATAAAGTGTAATCGATAAACATATCAAGCTTTCACTGTCTCCTAAGCTGCTAGGGTTGTGGCGAGACGACCCTAGCAGTGACAGTGTTTTATCTAAAGATGGTGGGTTCTAAAGATGATGAGATATACATTATCTTTTAAAAGGAGCAGAAAGACTGCTATAGACCATGCTTTCTTTATTTGGTTTTGAGAGCATGGTCATCTAGCGGTTTCTAGATGGACGGTTGTTTTAGGTGATCTGGGCATCACCGAGGGTAGACCGTCATGGGTTATTACACATATTCCCCCAGTCAGCGCTTGCACATCTCTCCGGGGTGTGCAAGTGTGGGGGCTTTTTATGACGCAAATAAACCATTTTTATAAATATCACATAGGAGCAATCATGACTACAGATAAAGAAACTTTGAAGATGCTCGATGATCAGCGTAGAGCAATCAATGATCGTTGTAGAGAAGAAGGGTGTTTTGGTAATTACTCAGCGATAGATATACTGCACATTGGGATCACGCATTTCCTTAAGCAATACCAGTATCAAGAATCATTGATACCCTTACTGAGCGCTTACATTGGTATCGCAAGAGACATCATCGATGATGTCATCAACACTGATCCTAATAAAGCTACTCATGTTCAAGTAACATCTTCTACCACAGCACCTGAACAAAAATCAAAAGCAGTACATGGTCGTGAGTATGAGAAAGATATCCAATTCTCTCATGACTACACACCTATGTTTGAAGTACAGGATACGTGGTTTGAAACGATCACCATGGGTCCTGATACGGAAGATCCTGTGTATCCGCCAGGAATTCCTATCTATCCTCCACTAAGAGCACTCTCTAAACAACGAGAAGAAGAAGCGCACAGACTCTTCTACCCGATGTTAAAGGAAAGGTTTGTGTTGGATAGGATAGATCTGAATACCATTGGTCTTTTCAATGAGTTTGTCTCTATCTTGACTTTCTTTGAAGACAACAGAGAAAGCTTCCTTAAGTCGATCAATCGAGGATATTTCACAACTCCTGGTGGAAAACAGCACAACCTTTACATTGATTACATCAATGTTACCAATCTATCCACACCGGACAACATCCGTGCGAAATATCGTTATACCGTAAATGATGGTAAGGTCTACTATCAGTTCCGTATCGAAAGACAAGATTGCGTAGAAGAGTTTACGGTAGGTAAAGACGAGAACAAGGAGATTGCAGAGATCGTTGAGTATCGTTTCGATGGTTGTCAACGATTGATTACGATTAACTTAGATAGATTTGCCAGTATTGAGAATATCGTTTCATTGTCTAAGTTTTTCTTAGAGCTGGCGCAAAGCTTTGATCGCCGTTTTGATCAAAAATAAACTGTATAGACGGCATACACCCCTAGTACAGGATATCTGTCCTGTACTAGGGGTATTTCATTTATGCCGTATATTAAAACATAGGGAGAAATATGCCTAACAAAGATTATCGCACCATGAGTAATGAAGAACTCATGTCCAGACTTACCGACGTGATAGTGCATCACAAACATGATCCAGAAGCGGTATCTGAACTGACTAGAATCAGTGAAGTGTTACTAAAAGAACGGAAAAAGAATAGGAAGAACATGATCGCAAATTCCTGGAAGAATACTTACTGGGATGATCTAAATGATAAGGATCTATCCTTATCTCCAAAATCCAATCTCGTCTACGATGTCATCTATCGTAAACTGGTGCAAAATGTTAAAGAAGAATGCATCAAACAAAACGTCAATATCGATGATGATTTGGTCGATAATGTCGACTTTATCAGCTCTTTCCTCAAAGATGCAGTACAGGTCATCCTTCCTATTCTTTATCATGGTATCCATTACGACACCGTCCCACGCGATATTTCCGTAGAAAATATCTTCTACTATCACGACGATTCTTTCGACCGAATCAAATATCGTGCAGGAAACTACACCACAGAGGTCTATTTCAATGGAACCACAGAGGAGTATCGTAGAAAGCCCGCTGTTAAAAGTATCACCAATTTCCAATATATCACCGGTCTTTCAGTAATGAGTACCATAGAAGATACCCTGATTCATGGTAGCTCCTACTATAGACTAGATAAATATCCTATCCAAGAGCTCTATCAACAAAGTCTGGATACAGGTACTCTTCCTATTGAAAGAAGAGAAACCCGTTTCCCTGAGTACAGTGGTCTATACATGACCACTCATGACGACTCATCGTCCTTTGAAGGTGTCATCAATGAGTTATATAACTTCTTGGACATACTAAGAAGATGTGAAAAAGTCATCAAGATCGATTCACACCGCTCGATAGACGATCGTCAACTTAGGATCTACAAAGACTATCATGATACGCTTTATGTCGTCGGTGATGCCACCATCAACATCAACAGGTACGAAGGAGAAGAATATATCCTCAAGAAAGATGATCTCAAGATCACGTTAAACGCTCATGTCAAGTATAGTGAAGACCGATATGATTGTGTATCTCTATCACTCAAAGCAGATGGTGATAAAACACGTGAGGTCGAACTCAGGGGCAGATACGCATTGTTCTTGGCGAGAGCCTATACCCGTCTTATCGATGATATCTTGGAAACCAAGAAGATCATCATCCGTTAGATACACTATTTAAAACACTACACGTCATTTTCCTCCGAGATATATTCATATCTCGTCAGAGAGAGCCTTGAGGATCATCTCTGATCCTCTCAGAGAGCCTAAACGGCATACATCCTCACTAGGACTATCATTAGTCCTAGTGAGGTGCTATGTCGCTTATATTAACACATAGGAGTCTATCATGTCATCACAGACAGAAGAGATGTTATCTCAATTTAGTCAGTTCATCAATGGAGAACATCCCAATGATGAACAGTTCGTGAAAGATTTAAAATCTTTCGTGAAAGAGATCCTTGAGCAAAGAAAAGAAGAGAAAGCTATCAGCGAAGCTCATCAGTGGTATCAAAAGTACTACAACAGAGAATATAGCAATGCATCACTCGCTATCTCAGATATCGCAGATATCATCTATCTGCAGTATGTCCAAGATGTCAGACAAGGTTTATATGCTCTAGGACTAGATATCCAAGATGATCATTTCAAAGACCATGTGACGTATATCGATAACTTGGTCACCAACCTTACCTTGATCACCCAACATCTACTTTACCACAACATCAATTGGACTGTCCCAGCCCACCATATCGGATACGATGCTTTCTATTTCAATAACGAGTCTTCAGATGACATTGTCATCTGGGAAGTTACAGACGGGGGGACACGTATTAATTGTTCTTACTATCAGAACGATATTCAACCCCACATCAGTCGTATCCTCTTACAGGCTTTTGAGACTGTACTCTCCCAAGGTAAGACTTATTTCGGATTAGATCATCTCCATATTGAACAAAATTATCAAGACTCCTTAGCGTTTATTGAGCGTGCTGAGTTAAACATTGATCATTTACCACAGATACGGGCCTTTGGTAGCATCTATTATCCACCTGATGATAACCAAGACTATCATCAACTCTATCTCTTCATGAGTAGTTTGGTGACTCACTTAAGTAACAGTAAAAAAGCCCATCTTTTCACAGAACATCACAGTGTCGAAGATCCAGTGCTGAGACGACACGAGAAATACGATAATCTTACTTACCTCATCGGTGATGTTAAGATCTATTGGAAAGGACTGGATCGCATGTACCTCATCATCACCCCTGATGGTAAAATGACTTTGGATAAAGGAGACCACAGCAACTACAACAATGATCAGATCATCTTAAATATCGATGGTGATCCTACCCACTATCACGGTCGTTACGCAGCTTATCATGCAAGATGCTATACGGCTATGTTAGATCGCTATCTATCATCCCCCACTTTCACACAAACCTTAGAACGAGTGTAAACCCATGATAACCCAAACTCCTACCTTCAAATACAACTCAATACCCAATATCACACCGTATTTACGTGACGCCGTGGATCACCTGGTGGATAATAACGGTCAAGATGAATACAAACAACTTGCAGAGTTCATGAATGATGTGCAAAATGATATCGTGGATAATAACCACGAGCACGATGATGCACTTAAGAACTCCGATATCGAGTATCGGGATACAGATATCTTAATCCATGGTAAAGGTGAGATCTACAAACTCGATATCTCTATAAACCTTGAGGGAGATATCAACTATGCTGAACTCATCACCCCTGAGAATGAGATCATCTCAGCAAACCTTTCTATTGAATCCTTATCTCCTAAGCAACTGATCGTACTCTCTCTTGCTGATGGTCTGATGCGTGTTATCCTGGATACTCCGTTTAGTGATGAAGAACTTCAAGAACGGACGGCTAGCGTCGATGAAGATGATGGCAATAAGAAAAACCGTGATGACGTCTGTCGTCATCTGAAATCTATCGGCTATGATCCTGATACCTTCACCCATGATGAAGTCTTTAATGATATCCAAGAGATCTCTAAGAAGTACTTCATGCATGAAAAAGATCCTTGGCTTACTCCAGATGACTTTAGTTATTTCATCAATGCTTTTGCAGATGTTAATACCGATGAGTACGGTGATCCTTGTGGACTTGCTCCTACCATGCACCAGTATGATCCAGAAACCAAGAGGCAAGCATACTTGTTCTCTATAGGAGAAGACACCATGGTAGTTGAGATCATCGATGAGAAGATCGATGCTGTGATCTACTACACCGATGATGTTGAACGCCATATAAGTGACGGTCCTGAGACCTCTGATTTTGATAAGATCTTTCTCTTCATGGGACATGGTTGCATGATGGCTTATGGGTATTATTTAGTCTTACAAGAGGAGAATAATGCATGAACAACGTTTTATTTGAAGATGATATCCCAGACTTCCCACCCGATGTTATTAAAACCATGCACGTCATGGCTAAAGCCACTGCAGAAGAGTACGAGTCTATAGATGATGTCATCGAGAAAGAATACGGATCCTACAAAAAGGATCCGCGTTATGACAGGATCGTGGATCAGCTAACAAAGATCTTCACAGATCTTGAACAGCATGAAGTCTATCAGGTGTTCAGAGACCATATCAAGACAAATCGTCCTAACTGGATGGATGAACGGATGGGATCGATGAAGCGTGTGCTAACCCAAGCACTCGCGAACATCTGTTACTACCATGACCACATTGTCTTTCGTGATATCAGTGAGGATAATATCAGGGGTTGGTTCAGAGAAGTAGTGGGCATCCCTTCTTACCAAGGGTTGTATATCGCTTATACGTGGAAACCAGGTCGTCCTGATAAACCGATCTATTATGTCACTGCTAATAATGGTCTTTATAGCTTCCATTTACATGACGAAGGTTATTATGGCAGAGGTGTTTTTTACTCTGGTAATGACGGTTATACTCAGATCCTTTGGTCTCCTGACACCGAAGAAGAAGTTGATGTCATCCGTTATTTCCATTTGGCCTTAGATCGAGTAGTGGAATTACTCGATCAGAAAGCATTTGTTTAATCACACGTCACAGACGATGTATCCCTAGTAGTACCGATCATGGTACTACTAGGGACTTATATGACATCTTTTTATTTCTTCGTCACTAAGGAGTCTAGCCCATGTACAGTGAAGTGATCGAATATCACAAACGTGGTACACTGACTGATATCATCCATGATGAACTCTATCCTGCTTTTCAACCAGTATTATCCAGATATCTAAAACAACATAAGCTTAACGATTACTTTTTCTACGCAGGTATCATGGCACTGCTAGCTGAGTATATCGAAGATATCGATCTCTCTAAGGTCAAAAAAGAGTATAATAATCTCATCTATCCCATCCATGACTATCCAGACCAAGAACAGTGGTGTCGACTGATCATCAGTGACGACAGATCTTCCACTACTCTAGAGACCCATAGCCGAGATATCACATCAACATCTGAAGAAAACCAATCCTTACTGAATCATATCACCAGAATCATTGAAACCATAGAACTGGGATACTACCACAAAGAGGAGTATCCCAAGATCTCCTTGTTCAAAGTCGATATCAGACAACGTATCCAATCTCTCATCCACTCGATCAAAGATGAATCTATCCATGAAGAGATCTTTAAGCTCTTAGATAAGGTCATTGAGCTACTCTACTACTTCATCGACCATAGACAGGACGCACAATGTGCTATCCATATCACTTATCTGGATAGACCTGATCCCGATGAAAAAGCCTATCTCCCAGAGATCTCAGAGGAGATTTCTTCCTCAGTCTTACAGACTGACTCAGATAGCCTAAACGACATAATCGTCGATGAAGAGACCTCTATCTCTACTTTGATCAATATCCATCTTAAAGAACGTCATATAACCCCTCTAGATGGCTCTCTAAGCCATCCTAGAGGTATAGAAGATACAGAACATCCTATACAAGAAGATCGTGTCTCAAAACAGCTTAAATACAGTATTGATGATGAACACTATATCCTACTATCTTTAAGTGAACATCATCACTTCACCATCAAGTATCCTCATGGTCAGATCTTCTACAATGATGGACTCCATATCGAGAACACCAAAGTGGTCTCTACCATAGAGACAGAAGATGTTGACTTCTTCACCACAGCACTCTATAACAACCTTACTTCTTTGTTATTCACCATCATGACAGGTATAGTGAAATGAGTGATATCACTACTACAGACAAAGAAAAACTCTTGCAGATCGTTAACAAACTGCAAGCATTTATCGATGATCCTGAAGAACATTTCTTCTATGTCCCGATCAAAGAGAGCATGCGTGGTTTTGATGAGCAAAAAGTCAATGCGGAGATGTTTCTATTATCGGTCATCCAAGATCCCTCTGCAAAAGACGTCATTGAAGATATCGTCTTAGTATCCAAGAGGATCAGAGAGGGTCTTAAATCTACTGTCATCATCAGGTCAGAGACCCATGATAGATACGTGATCAAGTTCAAGAAAGAAGATCATGTATTTACTATATATCTCTCACCTCTACCGAAGAAGCAATATAAACTATCCAAGGTATCCGTACTCACTCCTGATAAGCTATTATTAGAAGCAGATTACATCGAAGATGAAGATCATTTCGTGGAATCTGTGTTATTAAAACTTGCAGATGATCTCATGTGTGCTTATACAGATCAGTATAACCAAGAGATCATCACTCTCACCGAAGAAGCGAAACAGATCTTAAATCGTTAGATTCTGTATCGTTAGATCTTTTATCGATGACACGTCATATATCCCTTTTAGGTGTATGCTAATTTATCGTAGATATAGATTATTCACCATGGGAATCTGTCAAATGACAGGATCTTTTTAATCAACTATTGATAAGAGGTGTAATATGCAACAAAGTGAGATTGAGTTTTACGGGACGATAGCTGAAGGATTTGAACAGCGCATCCGTCCTTTCTTAAATGATCTAGAGGATAAGATCAAAGATAGTTCTTATCAGGACCAAGGTTCCGATAAGGCCCACGTAGAGTTCATTAAAGGATTTATGGTCTTTATTGATCAGTTCTTCAACAACCATCAATTCCTTCGTTATCATATCCGCCGCAATGACGGTAGGTACACGAGAGAGTGGTATGATGATACGTATCTCTTCACCATCCAAGGAGAAGATACGTATTCTCCTGAGAAGATCCTTGTATCAAGTCGCAATTTCCCTGAACCGATAGCGTATGTTACCGACCATGGTGAAACCAAAAGTAACGTAGAGGAATACTTCTTTGGTAGTGGTGTACCACTACTCAAAGAGATCACCAAGTTTTTATACGATATCGAACGGGGTCATTATCTAACAAGTGATCTTAAACATCCTTGTATCTACATCACCAAAGTCCGTAGTCTCCTCTATGACGTACTGGATGAGTATAAATGCTACAGATGGTATCCAAAAGTCTATCCTGCATTTGCAAGACTGATAGATAGACTTGAAGAAGTCATCCATGAAGGTGTCATCAAAGAACAATACATCGTCTATGATGACGGATACTACTCTGACGAGTATATCTTCTCTGATGTTGAAGATAACTTCATGTTACACACCGTCTTTAGCGTAAATCACCTGGCATCCTCTATCGCGACATTGGATGACTCATTCACTATTGTGTTATCTCAGCCAGGACACCTGACGATCAGAGATCTTGATACTGGTGAAGTCATCGTAGATCTTGGTATCCCCAATGATGATTTGGAGCTATTCCTGAAGGATATGTTAGAGGCTTCGGAGAAGATGTCCTTTATGATCCGTACAGGTATCATTTAAGTATATACACGTCATAAGAGCCCTACTAGGACTATCATTGGTCCTAGTAGGGTGTATACATAGGAGTCTTTTTATTTATGCAAAGAACACGATTATTACTCGACACCGATGATGAGATAGGTCTGTTATCTCACTCTACATTAGAACAAGTACTCTCAGGATACTATTCTGATTTCAATGATACACTATCTCTGATCGAAGAAGATGCTATCGATATCACGATCACTCTAAAGAGACTGTATCAGCTATTCTCATCATCCTTGGAACAAAAAGATCTCAGATTTCTCACGATAGAGTATACATCAGTATTTCCTCATGATGACTTCATCAACTACGTGATCGCACTAGAGTCTGATTTCACGATAAGGTTCACTATTCACGATGGTGAACTTATCTCAGTAAGACTCAAAGATCGTTTAGTAGAGCTTTATTTCTTCAGAACCAGTAAAGAAGACTGGATCAGCAATACCCATAGTCCCAATAGTCAGGATATCCTCTATTTCCTACTACAACACTACATCATCACCCAAGCTATCCGCAGAGGTCTTATCAGAGCTCCTGCTTATGGTGCTGACGCACTAATAAAAGAAATCGATGAACTCTTTGATAATATCAAAAATGTCTATCCAGAAGAATCAGAGGACTACATCGACTTCATTGGAAACCATCTTAAGATCTGCATGGTATATCGTGGCGATATGGATATCAAAATCAAGTACGATACCCACGAGTATCGTATCACCAATAAATCTGTATCTCAGAATAACCTCATCGAAATAGGTTGTAAAGAGGTTCCTTTTGGTCATGATTCTACGTTGTATATCGCTAACAACGATAACCGTGTGTTGTGTTACGACGATGACGAGGTTGTTGATCTGGTATACATCATCTACTTGGTTGATGATGAAGATCACTACGCCATGCTCTCTAAACATCGTGTAAGTCCTGAACTCTGTGAAGTGATGGCTAGTAATGTAGATACCTTACTCTTTAAAGCAATAACAGGGTTTACTATAAATCCGTATTTTACTTTCCTAACTTCTACGCGTCATACGCGTATTAATTAGCAACCCGATGGATATGAACGAACAGAATGTGAAATATACCCAAGAAGAGATGGAGCGTAATCTCGAAAAAGCGAAAGCCTATTTCGAGAATATCGATAAGGCTTTTGCTTTCTACTATTGGAGAGCAAGAAGATATCAAGAACGCGTCCTGTTCTTGATAATCATTTTGTCGATACTTACGTTAGTACTATGTCTAATCTACTCAAGATACTTCATCTTGATCACGATGTTTCCGATCAGCCTCCTGATCCTCCTGTATGCTAAGTACCAGAAGACCAGGAATGCTTATAAAAATTGGTCTTTTACGAAGTATAAAGATATCACCCCACATGAGATCAACTTCTATACTCGTCTGTAAGCCCTAGTAGCTAACTATGCGTCATATTACCCTAGATGCACCCACCATAGGTGCATCTAGGATGTATGGCGTCTTTATTTTTTCTTTTTCTCGATCATGCTACTGATCCGTAGCATATACGCGAGTGACGCTTCACTAAGCTCTTGTGTATATCTACTATTGGTAACAGAGTTCATACCAAAGATACTGGCTGAATCATAGACCCAGTTGTGGTACTGATTCTCTCTGGTGTTTAATACCCACTCATCATCCTCCCATACTGACCAGTAGTTAGCGAACTTACCATGACCATCGATCAAAGGTGCTTTAGGTTCAGTATAGCTGATATACTGTCCAGGTATCCTCGTGGTGACAACATCTTGTCTACTGACATGTACATCAGTGTTGTCTAGTAGCACAATGAAACTCTGTGGCATCTGTAGGTAATATCTAATAAACCTATCCCCTGTGATATCGGATACTGCGACATGATCATCATCATGTCCTCTGTCTAATGGCGCTGTCTCAAAACTGATATATCTCTTACTCTCATGGAACCTTTCTAAGAATGGGATATTCTTAAGGTCTATTCTGATTGCTGTATCAGAGATCCTTCTAAATACCAACCAATCTAAGACATGAAGATAGCCTCCCAAGATCAAGATGATTGTCTTATCAGAGGTATCTTTACCGATATCAATAAAACACTGGTCGTAGAGCAAAGCACTATCGACCTGTTTGTAGATCATGTCTTTGGTGATAGGGACAACATCTATGATACCAAGTTCTTTGAATGAGAGGATACCGATAGCATTATCATTAGCTTGTCTGACAGATTTGTAGCCATCGATGATATACATCTCGTCTTTACTGACATCGACTCTGTGGATGAAACCATTGACAGAGACCAGACAGTACTTATAGAACTCTAAAGGATCTATCGAGACTTTACCTTTAGCAGTGTTGTATTTCTTCTCAAACTTGATATAAGGACGATCAGAGATACCATGTTCAGAGTCTACCGCATGGATGCTAGGAGAAGGATAGAACTTATAGCCTGCTCTGACACCATCTTCGTATCTAAGTATTCTCTCTTTTAATGATACTGTAAAATCGATCTCTTCAAAGGACTTGTTTTTATTCTCCTCTAGAAATTCTGTAAATGTCCCATCAAAAGTAGAGAGTCTGTCTTTGATCGAAGATAAAGAGATCGTGATATCACGATCCAAGATCTTCGAGTAGATCGTGATGTAAGCTTCTGCAAAAAGCTTTAAGAGTTCTTTAGTTGATATCTTAGAGATATCAACTTTATCCCATACACCTCTTTGGTTCATGGGTTGAGCGATGGTGTTTTTTAAGCTATACATGGGGGAGTCCTAAGTCAAGAAGATATGAGTTCATGCGGGTATAGTGTATATACTTGCATTGATTGCGATGTTTATCTTTATAAATAGGAGTATCTCTATATGGCGATGCTAAAGCCAGCTCCCTATGTCTTCGACTATACGGGAATCAACCCTAACAACAAAATCATCGGGGAGCAGCATGTGCTCACCCATTCCAATTTACAAGACTTTCATTTCATAGTACCTAAGTTCGCCCCTTACTACGAGATGGGACTCAAAGTTACATATCAGGCTGCTGGTAGTGGTGTCACCCCAAAAGTACTCAAGAGAGGTGAGGACTATGAATTAACGCATCACTTCAGTGAAGGGTCAAAATCAGTAGCACAGCCTTTGTTTGGCTCCATCAGTCTTTTGAAAAGAGATATGCAAGGGGTATTGTCGATTGACTATCAGACACTAGGTGGCGACTGGTTGATCGATGAGCAGACGATCTTGAAGATACTCGCTGACAGAATACACAACCCCAAAGTGATCTACTGGGATCAGGTAGCAGAACTTCCGTATAGGTTCCCTGTCACCAACCATGATTTTAATATCAAAGATCTCTATGGTGCAAGAGAGCTGACTTCTGCTATCTTAAGTATCGCGACCACGATCACTGATGTCAGTAAGAAGCAGTATAGTAAAGATGAAGTCAATGAACTTATCAAAAGTAAGCTCAAAGAACTATCAACAGCATTGAGTGCTGCTTTTGGCAGTGCGTTAAATGAATACGAACCTCCAATCACCAAAAACTATAAAAAGTATATTGCTGACCAGATCATCCAAGGATCTAACACCCCGTATACCTTAGGATACGTGTCTGATGAGAATGATCCTCTCTATGGTAACATCGGTAGTAACTCATCTGTCATCAGACCTGCTCTGGGTATGACACCATGCAATGTCATCAGTGTTACTACACCGCAACCGAACCAGACTTATGTCGTCTATGACGGAGAGTCCGGTAATCTGATCAATGAAGCTAATCTAACTAGCTTTGATATTAAATATACCACGCTCCATAACCGAGCTGATTTCTTCAAAGCTTATCAGAATCATTCAGACAGCACGGATCAGTATAAAGTATTTATCGAAGAGAAGACGATAGCGGTTAAGTTCAATGTCATGTTGAACTGGATATTAAACGTCATGAAAGGTAATGTCAACTGGTATGCGGGTGATAACTGGGATAGAAGTACTCATCCTGAGAATCCAGTATCTGGATATCGTTCTGGTATCGTAGGTCTTGCAGCTAAGTTTGGTTTTGATGTTGAGGAATACATCAAAGCTGAGAAAGCCAAAACTGGTGGTTATTATAAATACCCACAGAACAACCAGCTCTCTATCATCACCAACCCTGACTACATTGAAAGAGCATTGAAACCAGAGTCTTTCTTGACCCAACAAGAAAAAGATGACATGAAAGCCAATGGTCGTTTAGTCTATAACTACGAAGATCACATCGGGGATTCCTCTGTGATCCCATTTAAAGTTCATATCAGACATTGTAAATTCCCAGCTATTAATAGCAAACCTGCTTTTATCTATCCCATCGTAGTCGTCTCAGTTTAAGGAAACTACCATGCCACAAACACTTTTACAGACAAGATACCCATTCGATAAATCTGCAAGGTCCCCAAATAACTTCGTCCAAGACGAACCCCATGCGCTCATCACAGGAAGAGAAAGAAGGATTGTTATCCCGACTTATATTCCTTTCTATGTAGAATCTATTATCATCACAGATACCTTAACTAATAGAGTCCTGACTAAGGATGATTACTTAGTTGCAGATTTCTCAGAAACCATCCAAAGAGATACCGGTAAAGAAGTTGCTACCACTATCGTCATTACCAACAAATCCGTCTCTGATAACATCACCGTGAGTTATCAGACAGTAGGTGGTATGTATGCACTCTCTTTTGGAGATGTATTAAAACAACAGTTAGATAACCTTGCTAAAGATAAAAGACCAGTTATCTGGGATAATATCATCGCTAAACCTGAATTCTGGCCACCGGCACCACACATGCATGACATCGGTGACATCTATGGCTTTGAATATCTCGTCTATGCGATCGATCGTCTAAGACAAGCATTACTCTTAGGAGACACCGATAAGTTTGGTGATATCTATAACTACATCGACAAAAGACTCAAAGACGCAGATCGTTTAAAAGATCTTCTGGACTACATGGTATCAGAAGACAAAATGGTTTATGCCGTCCATGAATTAGCGCTTTATGGTGGATATGATATCCCTGATGGTACTGAGTGGACCAAGTATGAAAATGGTAAGTTTAGTAAATATACCGTTACTAAACAGATCGTAGGTGACAGGATGGTTGAGTATTACAACCAACCTTTCCGTGTGTTGTTACCGCAGATCATCCCGATCTCTCAAAAAGCAGGTAACCTGATCACCTTACAACCTGATGGGATCTACTACGCTTTGCCAATAGAACAAGATTGGTCTTATTTTGTCAACCTCTATGTGGATCCAGCAGATGGTGTTGATGAAGCAGTTACTAAAGAGAATAAACGTGGTACGCGTGAGAAACCACTTAAATCTATCGCTTATGCATTATCCCAAGGTCCTGCCAGTATCCATCGTACGGTATGGTTAAAAGAAGGGGTTGAACACCGTGTGGGGTGGCAGTTTAAGAACTGGACTCCTGTCACTGATCCTAACGTTGCCAACAACGCTTTCGAGATCAACAAACTTGGTGATCAAACATGGGGTAAAGTCTTTGCCCGTGGTGGGGTGATTGAATTCCGTCCTTACGGAGATCAGTGTGACACGATCTTTAATGAACTCGGTGGTGAGAGAGGTTGGGATATTCGTTATCACAAGCTCAACACCAAGATCATCTTTAACCACTGTGAGTTCTTGGTTGTCGGTAGCAAAGACAATACTGGTTTCATGGAAACACGGATTGCAAGAGCTGGATGGGGGCACGATGAGAAACTCCCGACGCGTTTTCGTTTCTATGGACTCACGTTAGTACAAGAGCATCCCAGTACCAATGACATCACTAAGATGCTCAAGCAAAACAGATGTCAGTTTGAACCTTTTGTCGTGGAATGTAACCGTCAGCCATTTGGTGATTCTGTCTATGATTTCTGTAACACAACCATAGAGACAGCAAATCAGATCAAGTATCTTGCAAGAAACAGTAATGGTCAAGATGGGATCTATACCTGTAACCATGCTTTCTTTGCAGGAGACCATCACTTAAGTACAAAACAGTACAACTTCATTGGTACTTTTGGTAGACAAGATATCATCAAAGGTCAGAGCTATGCTTTCAATACCGTGTTCGGTAGAACGAAACTAAGATGGCAGGATTTTGACCGCAACATCGTAGGTATTAAGTTATTCAGTCAGTACTGTTCCCATATCAAACAAAATCCTTCTGATGATTACAGTCAGTACCATGTGGATATCAACTGTTGGTATACTAACGCTCAGTTAGCCAATGATTTCTGTCAGTTTGATCAAAATAGAGCTGCTAGTGGCAATATCCAAATCAAGATGGTGGGTAACTCTTTACCGTTTGTGGGTGAACAAGGGTATTTCTATTCTGTTAGCATCAGTGATCCTGATGGATACGATATCAACAAAGCCAAACTCCAGTGGTTGTTAGATGACAAACCCATAGGAGAACCTTTTGACTATGCAGCTCCTGGTGAAAATACTTCTGTGAAGTATCGTTTCAAGGTGGATGATATCGGTAAATCATTATCCCTTAAGATCACTTATGTCGATAACAAAGGTTTCGAGGAATCTTTCACTTCTAACAAACTGGCAGCAGTTATTGATAATACGCAAACCGCTGATGGGGTATTGCGTATCTACGGCACTGGTAAACTCGGTACTGCTGCGATATTACAGTACTTCCAGTTAAACACCACTACAGTACGTAACCTCAACGAGATCGAGATCACGGGTAAATGGTTTATCAATGATGAACCACAAGAAACCATCGATATCGTGAAAAGATTCAAGCTTGATAATGGTAACCTTATCCAGCTTGAAGGAGTATATCCGGGTACTAAAGTAAGGTTCAACTACCAACATGGTACTAATAATCCCACTGAACTTCAGTTATTCACGATCTCTGATGATGATACCTTGCACAACATGGCCTCGCCCATCTTCTCTTACATGGACAGAGGAAAGAAAGTTTATTTAGAACTCTATTTCCTCAATAAGAACACCAATAAGGTTGGTAAACTAAAGTCTAATGTAGTCACCATCGACAACTTCGGTAACTTCAACGTCAAACTTGTTGTAACGAACTGTAATGGGGAAAGAGAAATAGATCCAAGTATCGATGGTTCTATCGAGGTAACCGAAGGTGAGATCATGGAACTCAAGATGTATCCGCCAGATACAGCACCTGATTATATCCGTGTCGGAACAAGTATGGATGTATCGCTGCCAGAGACACCCAACTATACGAAGCTCATCGCAGACTACATCGCTGAAGTCAAGAGAAATGACAACCATATACCTGGTTACCCAACAAGAAAATATCTCGGTCCAGGTACTAACATCGTTGATCTTAAGCCTTCTATCGGTGTCTTCGATACTACGATAGATAGAAGAGATGAAGGGGTGGGTTTCTCTAAATTGCCTGCAATGATCACTATCACTAAAAGAAGTGATAAAGGTAATATCGGGCAAAGTGGGTATACTCTTAACAGGAACACCTATTCTGATCGAAGATTCACCATTGATCAGAATAAAGACCGCAAATTTATCAATTCTGTTCTAGTGGAATATGGTAACGGTTATGCTGCAACTTCAACATCAAGTTCCACTCCAGGTGGTTTGGGTTATCTCACCAGTTCTAGTTGGTACACGGAGTATTATTTCAATATCACTTCTTTAAACTACACAAGTGCTCAGCGATGGGATCAAACAGATCAGTATCTTAACCATTTCCAAAGACCGGTAGGTGGTTTTGATTATGATCCACAGAACTATTTTGAAAAAGGGTCTTTTGATATCTACAAAGATTACGATGGTTCGGTCTACCTGACAACTGATAATTTCTGGAAGCGTAAAGGGAATAAATGGTATCGTTTTATCCAGGTATCAGTCCCATTCTTGTATCATGCTCAAAAACCAGAAGGCATTTATGCCAACTATCCTTATCGAGTAGAGTGGCTAAGGTGGTATTTTGTTGTTACGGTAAATAGACCAGCAGAGATCAACAGCGAACTCAGACCCTTTATTGAAGTACTGGAACGTGGTAAGTTCACCAAAAATTACTATGATGATCCATCTACTGTCAAATATGGTTTTGAACTTCGTTTTTGGAAGAATGAACGTAAACAAGAACCCTGGGCCCCTAAACCAGAGCCGAGACTTCTTGCGACAGCGATCAGAGTGAATCTTCGCAGTACGTCCTACCCAGGACCTAATATCCCTGCGATACCTCATGAGTTCAATGGTCTGGCGAACACCATGACCGGCACTAGTGTTCAGTGCTTGGCAACTTTTGTCTTTTGTGATGAGTATGGTCTTTATTATAAATACCATATTTACAAGTTGCATTATAACAAACGTAGTACTGGGGGAAGTTATGATCCTGGCACTCCTAGAGGTAATAGTTCTGGCTATGAATATGATCCTGGTCGTGGTTGGACAGGTGTAGGTGACACTGGAAATAAATATAATTAATAACATAAAAGGTATCCCTGGCATAATGCCAGGGATACCTGCTTATGACGTGTATGTATTTTTAAATATATATTACCACTATGTAACAAGATATAATCCCCAAAACACAGGAGTCTTAAATGAACAACGGTCAAGAAGCATCTCTGGATGATGTCAATAACGACATCTATCGTTGTCAAGCTTATATCTATCGACATCTCGATTCTTCCAGGCATCATCTTAACAAAAACTGGCCAGAGTACAAGAAAATCACTGATGCTATCTTTAAAGAGATAGGTGGTGTCACGAAGAACATCACTCAGTACCGCTATCGTGGAAATGTTTTGTCGACCAGCATGCCATATGAACACGATATCTTCAAACTTCCTGATGACGACGATGTCGTCATCCGGTATAGTGACAGTAAAGGTCGATTGTTGATTCATGTTGATTGGTCTATGGTAGAAGTAGGTCTCAGTTGTAGAATGAGTGTCGATATTGATGGTGATACGATTAAAACCATTGAACACAACAAACATCAAGTTGAATCCAGTATCCGTAATCCGCAGTATAAAAACGCTTTGATGGATTCTTTAGAAGTTGTGTTTGATGCGCTGATAGCACTACTGAAGATTCTCAATAAAGGGGATATCTTAAACAATCCCCGTCTGACCGCTGTCGATCCAGATAAGATTAATACGTCTCCTACAACGATCGACGATAAAACCTACACTGATTTCGTCTACAATAACTCACCAAAAGCCGTATCTAAGATCTTGCGATCACACGTCATTATCGAAGATATATTGTCAAATAGCACTTTAGATGACATCTTCATCGTAAATCAGTCATTGCCAGGGATCGTGTTGTATGAATTCTATCAGCATAACCAGAAAAAAGATAATGGTAAGTGTTTTGGTGTTGGTATCAACATTAACGGTATCGTCATCTATATCGCAAATGGTTTTATCCTTGAAAAGATAATACCTAACATGGAAAACCCTGATTACAAAGTCTCGATCCATAGACGCTGGGCAGAACAACTGATGAAACGATACGATGAGTTATCATCTGCCACTACTGTTTTACAAAAACAGTAACACTACTCGTCATTTCCTTAGTGGATCATCTTTGATCCACACGGATAGCCGCTACGCGGTATATACCCCTATCATCACTAGCTACCTTACAGGGATAGCTAGTGATGTCCTATGACGTATTCATTAAAAAGAGGTCATTAAACATGTATCAAATCTTCTTAGACAAGGTCAAGAAACATCTTGACCATCCCTCTCGTAACAGACTCTTGCAAGACATTCATGATAAACAATATCCAGAGTTCATCATAGATCTTGCACTCTTTAAGAAGCTAAGAGCTTATCTTTCTTTTTATCCATCGGACTGCACACGTAAAATAGATATCATCGAACTTGGTGAGTATCGTATCAGTGATGAAATATTTTCTTTTGGTAACCAGAAAGAACCTGATCTCGTCTTCTCTTACCAGTATTTAACAAACACTGATGTAATCTGTAGTACCTCAGTGATCAAAGATCCCCTACCAGGTATAGGTATCGGTAATGATCCTCTCCACCTTGAATATGCAAATATGATCCACTGGTTTCTCCATTACTTTGTACCAGCAGGGATGGAACATTATCTCACACCTTATATCCCTTTCCAAAGAAACCACTATATCCATCAGGTCAGAACCAGTCTTTATAGCATCATAAAACAGATCATCGATAGCAAAGATATCACTGTGTTAGCACCTGCGATATCACTATCGATAGACTTTGTCTTTGAGATGCACAATGTCATCAACACTGTCGATATCAAAGAGCTTAACAATGGTGTCTCTTTCTTCAAACGTGATAACTTCAGGATCAACTTCTCTGATGTTGATTTCTCCCTAAACTGGCATGGTAAATCCTTATACAGCAAAGAAGGTAAGATCACGTATAAGGAAGATGATACTAAACTTACTTTAGACAACGCTTATATCGCAAAGTCTTTACATGAGACATTGTTGCTCACCATGATATCCACTTATACAGGATGTGATATCATTGATCATCCATAGAGCATACGGCATACATCCTCACTAGTACTGATAGTGGTACTAGTGAGGGTGGGTATATGACGTAGTGTGTGTTATCTATATACAGATATAGATTATATCAGTAGCATCGGTATAGACGATGCTACTTCTACTTATTTAACTTAAGGTGATCACCCATGACTCCCATAACCCAAACGACTAATACGCTAAACCAATCTTACCAAAATACCGTAAAACCACATTTAGATGCACTTATTGTTTCCTTTGAGAACAACGATACTGCGTCTGAGTACACCACATTGTTCCAACAACTCAAACGCCTCTTAGAAGAGAATATAGAACAAGGTAAAATCAATGTAAGTCTCCATCAAGAGACTACTGATAAAATCACTGATAGTGAAGGGCATCCTGTTGAGATAGACTGTATCACTTACAAGTCTTACTTAGACAAGATCCCTGAGTACTATATCGAATACCACAGCCACCTAACCGAAGTCGAAAAAGATGGTTGGCAAGGCTTCTGCTATTGCATAGATAGCGAGACTTCATTTCTCACCACAGAACGAGAGTTCAATACCCCTGATGTGATCAAGAACCTTCGTCAGAGTCATGACACGGTATTTACCGATGAAGAGAAAACCCTCATCGGTAAACTCTTCCATGGTCTACATCTCTTCTTTTATGCCTATTTGAATAATGAGGTTGCATCATGACCAATATCAGCGTTGGTAGACTTATAGAACCTAAATCATGGTCGGTGCTCTATGGAGAGCACCTCTGGAAACCATTGGATAAACTCCTGACGTATTATCGAGGACAAGACACCATAAACAGTTGCTATGGTGAGTACTTCCCATATGTCTTATCGGAGCTAGCAAGTAGTGACGAATCCCTAGAATACATCACCAAACATATCCCTAACATTCAGGGATCACCATTACGACTACATCTCCATCAGGACAAATATATCAAACAAACATCTCTTTCCTGGTATGAAGGAGGCTTTAGTTACCACTTTAGAGGTAACGTCTATACGACTCCTGTACCTATCACGGATGCTTTAACTGGAGGAGTGGTTGTTGCATCATACACACTCATGGTTGATGATAACGATACCTTCCAACTGGATATCCGTGAAGACAGTAAAGGTGAACGTTATTACTATACACCTGAAGTATCAGAACCTGTACAGACATCACAAGAGTTGTCATTGATCTATCAGTTCTTTGATAGTATCCACCAGTATATCGAATTGATGAACGACATCGGTCATTATTGCGATGATTATCGCCATAATGCCGAAAGAATCATGTTAAAGCACCATCATGAGCTTACGAGCCTGGTATATAACAGCTATACTGATGGTAATCCTGAGTATGCTGAGATCACCAGTCAGGTGATCTCGATGTTATCTGTCCTTGACCTCATGACAGAATATCGTAAAGCAGTAGAGATCAGTCAAACTTTCGATGGTGATAATGAGGTTAAATCCATGGAGTATAAATTTGCAGTCTATGATTATCGCCTTAATGAAGATCAGACTTTCTACTTCAAGTTTGGCTACACTCCTCAGTTTGTCTTTAACAAACACGATAGAGAAGGTTTCACCGGGATTGAGGTGAAAGATGATGGTTATATTCATTTCCAAATAAGTGAACATAACCTACAATTCGTGTCACCTGTGGCTATGGCAGGAGGTACTCTTATTAAAGATCTCTACCACACCCTCCACAAAGCTATCTTTAGAATCATCACTGGACATGATCCTATCTCAGATACTTTTATTTAAGCTAATACACTATACGTCATACATCCCTGATACACCTGTAATGGGTGTATCAGGATGCTATGCCACGTAGTGGCTATCTGACGAGATATGAAAAGAAGATTATTATGTCAAAGAAACTCAGTCGTAAATGGTATCGTTGTAAATACTTCCAGATCAAGAATATCAAATCTATCAGAGAAGAGCTTTTTCATTACGATGGATTGGTTGAACTGTCATGGTACCATAAACACAAACATCAGTTTTGTCGTCTTGATCTAAATAACCTGGATCAGTACAATGATGCATACTGGATCAAACACAAAAATGCAATCAAAGGTTTCATCATTACTTGGGTTAGGACTAATAAAAGCCCAAATATATAGATATGGTTTCTTAACGGAACGTAGATATTTCTTGACAGGATATTGTTTTGAGTGTTGTAGGAGAGATCCTACAGATGTAACCTGTCAAATTCGACAAAACCTACAGTCTAGACACATCAGGTTTAGATAAGTCAATATAAGTGATTATCAACAATCCGATAACTCACTGACGCGGTAATGTCGAGCCAAGCTTACTATATACCATACCCTGGGAAAGCGTATATAGACCAAGAAGGTGCGGAGACTAGAACGGCAGGTATCTAAAGGTGGTTGACCACCCATGATAAAATATAGTCCAGACCACAAACACGCTTCACTTCTAGAAGAAGCTGTGGTAGCGAAAGCTATAGTGGTACGAAAATGCGTGGCGATATGTCTTGGTCGGATCTAATCCGGTCACAGGCATCGCCTTTTTAATAATGTCATAACTCCCAGGATACCTGATAAAGGTATCCTGGGATGTTACTTGATTACACCCTACCCAGGACTTAGTATCCTGGGTAGGGAATTTATGACATCTAAGCTCTCTGAGACGACATTTACACATATCACATAGGAGTTATAACCCATGACGACCTTAGTCTTTCCACATAACCCATTTAACGCAAAAGACATGCTTGATGCGTCAGACCCCATCATTGCTACTATCGACAAAGAGTTTCCAAACTGGTCTGAGATCGATGAGTTTTATCCTTTTATCAAAGGACATATGAAACTTGTCGGTAAACTGATCTATTATACTAAACTCATGAACAAGATTGATCTCATTGTCCATCGTGAGAACCTCAATGGGGAGTCTGTATCAACACTATCTATCAACTTTGCTACAATACCATCTATCAACTTTGCTACAATACCAGCTTTTGATGAACAAGAGCTTGGTTTTGATGACGATATTGAAGATGTTTTCAAAATCTATTTTAAAGATCATCGTTTGCTTAGGTTTAGTTATCATTACTTAAACCCTAATGATCCTAGAGGTGAAGTTGATGCAAAATTTATCATCAACGACGACGGTAAATTCACCATCAGTACACCAAGAGATCTCTCAGACTACGGTGAGAATATTAAACTGTATTTCCTTATTACAGATATCTTAAAGATCCATGCAACCTACCTGATGGAAGCAAGCTATGGTAATGTCATCCATATAAGCACAGAAGAAGCTATCGATCATTACAGCAACACCTGTGATAGAATGCTTAACAATCTTCTTGCCAAAATCAAAGAAGATACTTCCTTATCGGAGGCAGAACATGAGACCTATGATAAAGCGATCTACGCTATTAAAGGGATCATGAATGATTTCGCCCTAGATGTAGGTGATTCCAACGCAGTAAGAAGAGTGTATACTGACGATCGCTTAGTATATACGCTTTATCATGGTAACGCAACCATTGAGATCACTGACCATGATGGAGATGATAAACCTATCACCACGCTGTCTGCACCAGGGATATCGATGGTATTTAACCATAACCACGGTAAAGATTCCTATATCAACATAGACGATGTGGGTTATGTCTTGCCTTATAGAGATTCCGATTTAATATATCTCTCTTACCCCACTGCACTAACATCGATCATCAGAGATACCTTGTTTGCTTATACAACAGGTATCCCACAGTCATCTCGTTTTAAATAGCCGGTATGCGTCATTTCCTCGATGACACGTCAGATGTCATCTCGGATAGCCTCTGCATGGCATAGCACCCTAGTAGGCCTATCATGGTCTACTAGGGGATACGTGGTATTTATTTTAAACATAGGAGTCTTATATGTCAGTCGTTGATATAGAAAGAAAAGAGATTAGTACTTTAAAAGAGCCTCTCTTTCGCAAAGTGGTAGATAATATTATCCATTATTATCAGAACAACGATAGTAAGTATTTTAGTGGTGATATGGTAGAATACTTTCAGTACTTCTACACAGATACCTTAAACGATATCTTTAACACCATTCCTAATATCCAAAACTCACCTCTAAAGATAAAGTTTTACTATCAGGAAAAAGCCACTTACTTCTACTCAACTTACTACCTCCATTACTCACCCGATAATACATCAGATTTCTGTCTTAACTTACAGAACTATACTGAAAAGGAGATTAATGATGAATACTCATTACTCAATAAGATTGAGTTATGTTTATTTGGTAGAACCATTGAATTTGAAGAAAGGGTTTACCAAGAGGGTAGAAAATTCTTATTCTGGGATGAGACACACGAATTAGAAAATCAGAGAGAAAAAGAACTGATATTTAAGTTCGTAGACCAGTTAAGGAAATTGATCCGTCATTACGATGAACCTGAACATTATCTCAACGAATATCGTTACGATGCATCCAGGGTATCATTGTTCAATCAATACGAGCTTATCAATCTTCAGTATGACCAGTACTTGAATAACAGTTATTATCAGGATTTACTAGCAACGATGAACCATTTTGTATTAACTGTACTAGGCAGAATGGTTAATCATTGGCAATCAGTGAAGATGAGATATCATATCCCTGATGATGAGTTAGAGTCTACTAGCAATGAATTTAATCTGGTAATAGATGCTGGTCCCCTTGGTGATATCAAAGGAAATCAATCATTGAAAGTCATTAGCAATGATGAAGAAGATACTTTCACAGTGCTATACTCAGACTCTAATGATTCATTTTCAGTAGAGAAGACCGAAGATTCAGTATACGTAAAGAAATACGGTAGTGAAGTTGTTGGTTCAATACCAGTCTGTGAACTCAACAATGGGTACATCCAGCAATATCATCAACTACTAAGAAAAGCATTGTTCAGGACCATGACTGGTTTTGACCCTATCAGTGGTGAATACTGAAACACGTCAAACATCCTCACTAGTACCCACTATAGGTACTAGTGAGGTGCTATGCCGTCTAGGCTATCTGAGGACTTACTGTCTTCCTCTGAGATGGTACTGTTAGTACCATCGATGAAAGTATGTCCGAGGAAATGACATCTTTTATATCTAGGAGTTCATTATGTCTACATCTGTTACCTTTAAAAACCCTGTCTCTATTCACACGTTCATTGATCAATTTAACTTCTACTTCACCCATCTCGATGACCAGTATGCAAAACTCAGTAAACCCACACTTGAACTAATCACGGAATTCCAAAGAGAGGTCTATAGATTTTTACACGATCCTAACCGCAACCAGTATCACCTCGACCATGAACCTGGTAAGGATATCTTGACTTTCTATGGATATGGTCCTAATGATAAACTCCAGTGGACAGAGATCAAAGAGGATAAAGGAAAGCACGACACCTATTACATCCTTTCCAAGAAAGGTGTCGATCCTATCTATATCCACACTTACGTCAAAGACAGCAATCTTCAGTATGAAGTAGGTTCTGGTGATGCAAACATTCCATCCTCTATGGTGGATATCTTTAAGCTTTTCTCCAATCTTCTCCACGGGATGAATGATCAGGAGATCTATCGTCAGACAGAACAACCTGTATCAAGAGTACATAAAGCGCTCTATCAAGATATCTTGTTCCTGACAGATAGAGCATATCGGTTAAACCTGACGCACGCGGATTACTTAGATAAGGTCTTTGATACCTATCAGAAAACGATTGATTATCTCAAAAAACATATTAGTAGTATCCGATATACGATGCATAGAGACGATGAAGGACGCCTTGAGTCTATCGCCATGCATGACATAAGCAGAAACACCTACTTAAAACTTAATACCAAAACACCCTCTTTCATAGTAGCCTACCAAAACATCTATTTTGAGTATACAGGTGATGAACTTCGGTGTGACGAATGTTTTATAAGAGGAGGAGGGTCTGTTCTTTCGAAGATAGCCATGAATAATGAAGACATCCTTCTTGATAAGGAAGAAGGTCAAACACCATTTATCGTGAAAGCTTACATCGATTCTCTCACGAAAGCTTTCCCGTATATCTGGACTAACATCATCTAGTCTGTTTATATCTCAGGATGGGGTACCTGATACATATATCAGAACCCCATCTTCGACCATCATTCCAGGAGTCTACTCAAATGTATTTACCGATCAACTATCTCGTCAATGTCGAAGATATCACTTGTTATTACCAGGATAAATTACAACCGTTATTCTTGGCAATCAATACCTATTTTGAAAAGCATCAAATCCCTGTACCGGATGTATTATCATCCTTCGAGAAAGGTCTAAAAGAAGCACTCTCTGACCCCAATACGCATTTCATGGTTCATTTTGACTATAACTACGGTAAAGACCCTATCAAGAAAACCGATATCATAGTGCATGGAATCGAATATCTTCGACAGATCCATACAGGTGTTGAAGAGGCTTATCCACAATACATGTTAACAGGGATGAAGGATGTGATCTCTCTGATCACATCCAAAGATAGTGTCTCTGCATCGATATATAAAAGAGCTATCTTAAGTGGTGAAAATGAACTCATCAAGAGGTATGACAAAGAACTGTCTCTGTTGATCCAACAGCTCTTTATAACACTACACATGTTTGCGATGCTCTATGATAAAGGTCGTTTGAGATACTTAGAGAAACCTTATTACACTTTAGCGACAGGTCGTATCCATGGACATTTAAAAGAAGAATTCCTGAATAACAAACTCTACGGTCATTGGGATAAAGACATCTTGTCATTCATGGATAAGATGCTCTATCATTTCACCCGTCTTGTTGATGAACTAAAACAACGGGAATATCATCTGGATCTGATCAGTATTGTAGATCGTGGTACCAACACAGCTACTGCTATCAAGTTAGTAGACCCAGATACTGGTAATTTCATGCAGCATGGTATCGATAACGACTTCTTTGCTTTCTCTTATCAGGGTCATTACTACGAGTATAGCGATGATGTTCCCCATACTGGAGACATGGCAGATCCATGTCTGGTATACATGGATCCTACCAAAATCCGTAAAATGATCTTCACCAAAGAACATCTTTCCATACCCGTAACAGATCAAATCACAGGTCATAAGACCTCTGTCTGCTTCACATTTACAGACTATCATCACGCTATCGAGTATGCGATTCGATACATCACAAACAACATCATCCCACGTGGATAGACGGCATTTCCGCATGCCGATAGGATCGACAGCGGAGAGCCTAGACGGCATAAATGACCTATCTCCTCAGTAGTACCACTGATCGGTACTACTGAGGTATCATCTTTGACGTATATTCTTTTTTTATTGAGATATTAAATATACCCATGGTAGCACGCTACCATCATCCACTATCTTTCAATATAACCCAAACATAGGAACGCTATATGAACTACGATGCCCAAGGCTTCAACCAAGCACTGTGTGATATGTTTTACCTTAATATCACTAGTCGTATCTTAGAAAGAGATTATAATAACATCATCCCTTCTTTAAGACTCTATCGTCTCTTAAAAGACAAACTTCATCATGCTAATAAAGTCACGACTACTGACATCAAGGTCAACGACCATATCAGTGGTAAACATTTCGACTGGACCTTTGCACCTTCCAACCCTACTTCAGAAAACCCTGATTACAGCTATGGTACATTAGAGTTTGAAGTCTATCCTGCAGCGCCTTTCTTAGGAGATGTTTCCCTTAAAACACATTTCCCATTAAACAACGTCAAACATGATATCCGTATCTTGCAGATGTTACAAAACTCTGCATTCAGGAAGATCGATTACCCAAATGCTAAGTTCAGTATCAAAGATCTTACTCCATCCCATCTAAAAGGATCACAGATCACGATGCGGATGCATCTCATCAGTGAGAGCATCCCCGAAGAAGATCGTGTTGCTTATCTTGATAACTACACTGATATCATTAATGACATCAAAGATCATTTAAAATACTTCCTTTTTGACAGTCGTGATAAAGGGGATATCTTCGTGAGTATAGAACGATATCCTACTGTGTACAGTCACACACGATCTATCGACTATCAGTCTATCGACCTGGTTCCAGATGTCCATGTCCTCAAGTTCTATCGCGAGAGTGATCCTGATAGCTATATTGAGCTCAATCTCGATGGTGCTTTCAACTGGGAGATCCATAGAGACGATGGATATCGCTACCATGATGGTAGTATCCTTAGTCAGAAAGAAGATAAAGTAGGGCTAGATGTCTACAATGCATTAGTAGGTGAATCGATATACTTCGTCATGATGGACGCGTTATTTATGTCTTATCTGGGCATGAAGGTAAGGCTCTGATATAGACGTCATGTCATCGAGGATCATCCCTGATCCTCTCAGAGAGCCTAGACGGCATACATCCCCATACCTAGAAATGACTCTAGGTATGGGTATCATTTCTTCCTCAGTCTTACAGACTGACTCAGATAGCCGCTACGCGGCATAAGAAGACTCTTGCTATAGTGATGAGTATTATAGTCAAAAAGAGGTTAACTCATGGCAACTAAAATCTTCTCTGAGCCAACAGAGATCTTACCGATATTAGATCAATATCCCCATAACACAGCTTTTATTGTATCTGAACATTTTGACGTGCAGACTAAGTATCTAAGATGCATTTACAAAGCAGGTGTGCTTAGCAAGATAGAACAATATCTCTATCATGCAAAGAAATGGACCCCTTATAAAGGTCATCATCCTCCATCCATACCTAGATACATCCACACCATCCATTATCCATCGGTGTCGATATCAGGATATCTTACACCAGATGGATTTATCGCAGACGACATGTCTATCTCTTGTCGCAGACTTTTTAGATATAGCTCTGCGATCAATACTCTAAAGATGGACTATGGATTCCAAGTAGTCAATTATGGTATCGAAGATCAGTACTTTGTTAGTCAGTTATATCTCCGTTATGTCAGACAAGGAAGAGCTGATGGTGTGGTCATCAGAGTAGATGATCTGTCTTTGAGAGACAGATACATCATCTTGGAAGATACACCTGTCGAACGAGTAGAGAAAAGATACTATAAACCGGTAGGATTTGGCAAGAATGATATCAATGTTGCCTATACATGAATTTTGAATAATGATTATCCTGTCTCCTTTGATACGAGGAGACAGGATATATGACGTAGCATCTGCTATTTATTTATCTAAACCATAGGAGTCTTAACCCATGAGTAAACGTAATCTGTTTGAAAAAAGAGTAGAGGCCAAACCATACGAGTATCCTGAGTTGATAGATTTTAAGGATGCTATCAGACACAGCTACTGGCTCTCATCGGAGTTCAACTTCAGCTCAGATATCCAAGATTATCATGTTAATGTCACACCTGCTGAAAAGTCAGTATTGACAAAAGCGATGTTGGCGATAGCACAAGTAGAGGTATCTGTAAAACGATTCTGGAGTGATCTTTATAAGTACTTTCCCAAACCGGAGATCGACCTCGTAGGTGTGACCTTCGGCGAGAGCGAATGTCATATTGAAGGTACTGAAATACTTACACCATCTGGATGGGTTAATTTTAAAAATATTACCGGGGATAGATTAGTTTGCCAGTTTGATGCTAGAACTAAGGAAATATCTTTTGCTAAACCTACTAAGGTGATAAAAAACCGGTACCAAGGCGAACTTTATCGTTTTAGTACGGAAAATGATAAGTGGGTAACAGTCGTCACTCCAAACCACAGAATGTTAGATTTCGATCCAACCACAGGCGAAGAAAGAGTAGTGTTGGCCAAAGACTTCGATGTTTCTATCGATAGAGTAAAGTATTACGGTGGATATGATCAAAGGTCAGATAAAGAGATCGATAACATCACAATTTACTCTTTAGATAACCCCAGTATCCAAAAAGAAGTCATCGATTACGACGGGATGATTTATTGCGTAACCGTCCCTTCTGGTTTCATCATTACTCGATATAAAGACACTGTCTCGATTGAGGGCAACTGCCGTCACTTTGACGCGTATAGTGACCTTCTAGAGAAGCTTGGTATGAACGATATGTTCTCCAATATCCGCGAATACCCTGCTCTGATGGGTAGAGTGGAGTATATTGAGAATTTCCTATCAAACAAAGAACTTTCCAAGTCACACTTTATCCTTTCTCTGATCATGTTCTCCTTGTTCGTCGAACATATCTCTCTTTTTGGTCAGTTCCTGGTGATCATGTCCTTTAACAAACACAAGAACATGTTTAAAGGGATCTCTAATGCTATCGAAGCTACTTCCAAAGAAGAAGAGATCCATGGGAGATTTGGTATCGCTTTATATGGTATCTTGAAAGAAGAACATCCTGAGCTCTTCACAGAGGAGTTCTATCAAGAACTCACCGCCCTTGCTGATTCTGCACTCAAAGCAGAAAAAGCGATCCTTCACTGGATCTTTGAAGAAGGAGATCTTGATTTCATCGATCTTGCTACTGCTGAAAACTACATCATCCATCGTTACAACAACTCGTTGGAGATACTCGGTATCGAAGCGCCTTATCTGGTTGATGAGAAACTCTTGAAGAAAACAGATTGGTTCACCGAAGAAGTGCTTGCTGGTAAAGAGAATGACTTCTTCTACAAGCGTAGTACAGACTACAGTAAGAAGCAGAAACAGATCACTGCTGATGATCTGTTCTGATCGAACATCCTTAATCTATACGTCATACAGTCTAGATGGAGTCTTAGTACTCCATCTAGACGCTCTGAGTGTAACGAAGAATATCCTCATCCTTACTAGTGTCTATCAGTGACACTAGTAAGGACGTATGACATCTTTTATAAATGAATAAGCCATGGCTAACAAACCTATTGATTTTGCATCCAGTACTACCATAGAAGCTGCGTATTACTGGATCTTTAACGATAACCCCAATATCGCAAGACTGAAAAGACAAGCTACAGTCAAAGTCTGTATCCGTAACCTTGCATGGTATTTTGGAGATCTCTTTAGATGCTTGAACCAGTCTTACAAAGACATCACTTATAACAAAGATGATGATAAAGAGTCATTCTCTATCATTACTGATAAACAACCAGAACTCTCTATCATGATCTATCAGGATTTCTATCGGTTCAGACATCGTGATATTGAAGTATCTTATCCTTATTTCATTGAAGATGATCCTTACAACTATCAAGTAAGGATCATCTCTTTAAACGGGCGCGATAAACTCACTAAGGGTAACTATCGCTACGGTGGAGGTTATCTGATATACAAACTTGATGATATCAAGACCTCTATTGATCTACTTAGACAGAAACTGAGAGGTGGGATATGGCCGTAACGAGTGAGAGTATCTCTTTTAAAGAACATCTCGATACGCTTTTGAAGAAGCTTAAGAGAAGTGCTAATGTCAATGATCCTGATCCAGATGATCCTACGTTATTTTTAAGAGATCGTACCATCGATGCTTTTTCTCAAGTACTCGATATGTTTACCAGAAGACTCTTTGATATAGAGTGTTATCACAGCAAAGTATCGACCATGGATATCAACGATCTTTTTCACCAAGATGTGGTTACTTTTATCTTTGATAGAGATAAACATCCTTGGACAGAGGAGACCCATCATCTTCCTGGTCTATCCTTTTCTTTAACTATAGCCACAGATGGTAATCCTCATTTTGAACTTATGTTAAATCGTGAGCTTTATGGATATCGTAGACTCTGGTACTTCCTAGATGGTGCTGGGTATGAGATCAAAGATGGTAATGACAACCACATCAATATCAGTCTACTGATCGATGATGAATATTCAGACTGTGGTGCTTATCTGAAAGGGATAACACAGATATTGGTAGAACATTTGGTGATGCCTTTACGAAACCATCCTTTATTTGAAGATAAACTATCTAGACTAGAGATGTCTAATTAAGAGGAGATACCTAATATGCAATATGCACCTTATCCTAATCTTACCAACTATACCTGTCATGACGGTATTTGGAAGATCAGTCCTCAGCAACCTAAAGAGTACCCGGTAGATCTCAATATCCAAAAGAAAGTCCAAGAAGATACTCATGGCTTCTTAGACACAACTGGTAATAAACCTGATCTAAATAAGCTCAAAAAAGACTTATACAAAAAGACGATTAAGGTCTTGCATTATGGCTTTTCCTTATTTGAGGATAGCCCTAAAGCTGATAGCACACCTATCGTTAACTTCATGGAGCAGTTATTCTTCTGTCTAACTACCATAGCAGAACATAAAGACTGGATGCGTATCACAACAGAGGATGATAAAATCATCTATACGCTCCATAAGCACAATAAACTCATCATCTCCATCACTGACAATGAGCTCTTCAACGACCTGCAAGGGTGGATGATAGAGATCCCTAAAGGGAGAATCGGTGTCGTCTGTCGTAAAGACGACTACCGTTTCAAGATAGAGACTGATGATACAGTCGTTCGTGATCAGGATTTTAATCTGATCACAAATAGACAGTTTACGACCAAGATGAGTGAGGTCTTTCGTACAGTGGTTGATTATTTAAACTATTAGACGTCATAGCACCCTGATACACCTGTAGTGGGTGTATCAGTGGTGTTCTTCATTCGCATGCACTCATTCAGAGCACCCTAGTGATACCACAGATAGGTATCACTAGGGATGTATGTCGCCTTGACAATCACACACAATCTATTTATCTTGAACCATTAAATATACTCATGTAGCATACGCTACTATATCCAATATTTCAACATATAAACATAGGAACCAAAAATCATGACTTACCCTTTTCGTATACGTACGTATACTGATCGTATCCGCACGACAGATCGTAGTAACCAAGCCCAAACCATAGATCATCCACAGGCTTCCCAGCTGCAAGCTAAACTCCAGCCGCAGGCTAAACCTAAGATCAAACATCCTACTCATGATGAGATCGTCGATCACCTGATCGATGTCGCACATATCGACACGATCCACTGGGAGAAAGCTTACACGACACTCCAGAGCATCGTTGAAAACACAGATCTGGAGTATCTCTTAAATGAGTTTCAGAAATTAAAATCCTTCTACTTATACGAAGAATACAAGTACGCTAATCGTGATAAGATCAAACTTGCTAAAACACACCGGGATAATAAAACGATAGCTACTTTTGTAGATACTCGTGGGGATTACACAGAGATCGGGTTCTTTAACATTCTCTCTACTGAGTTTCCTTTGATGAAGCTCTATCCGAACCATCTATCACGTGTGATCTTTCAAAAAGGACATTTTCGTATCACTTTCATCTATACTTACGATGGTGAACATGGTGTCATGGACACCAAGCACCGATTCTATCTTTGGACCAAAGAGAGAGCGGATTACGTTAGATTGGGAGAAGAGACCAGTATCCCCTACTATGAAGAAACCGAAGAGGCATAACCCATGAAACATGTAAAAATCAATGAAGCGATCGTTCAAGCGATCAAATCCCTGGATATCCCTGTCGATAAGGTAGATACGGAGAAGTTATTCTCCGTGTTTATGGGTCTGTTGTCACTCACTGAAAATGAGACGACCTCTAATCGGGATAACGATAGCAAACACATCATGTCAGAAGAACAAGAAACTCGACTGGTTGCACGCGAATGTCGGATACGCACAAGCTTTGACAAAGCCAATACGATCTGTAAAGGGTTGGTGGAAGATCGTAGGGTTTATATTGAACAGTTCTTATCCGATCTTTATTCATTATTTATCGATAATCTCCGCGGTATAGGTTCTATCTATCTCCTCAATGCGGAAGATAATGTCACGTGTGTGTGTCATCGCCATTATGTTATCGAGCAGAGTGAAAAAGGGTTTATTAATATAGAGTCTAGTGGTCCTGATGAAGATGAAATCAATGTGGTGTTAATTCGTTATAAAAACGCTGATGTCAAGGTTGATCTGACCACAGGAATAATATCCTTTAAGTTTAAGCTTAAAAGAGACCATATGTCATTCAATGATACAAAAGAAGGTGTCGAATTGTTTGCGATCAATAACCGACCGTTTGCTCATGAACTTGCGAATATGGTCAAACTTGGACTATAAAACATCATACACCCTTATCCATACTAGCTATCCATCAAGGGTAGCTAGTAAGGTTATATGACGTCTAGGCTATCTGAGGTGGTATTGACAACATGTTAGATTGAGGTATTAAACATGATAAATGAGCTACTAAAAGCATCTGCCAAATTGATAACTTACTTATACGGATATCAGTCGGAGCATGCTAAAATATTTTGCTATAGTAATATGCTAGAAGATATCAAAGGCATGCATGATGTCTTGACCAAGATCCACCTGGATTTGGAAGATGTTAGTGCATTTAAGAATCTATTTACAAACGTCACTATTAAAGATGGTGTTACTAAACTTGTAATAGATGGAAATGGTGGTTGTGAACATTGCCTGGTTATCGAATATAGCGATAATATCGATATTGGGTATTTCACCAGATTTATCGATGAACCATCTTGGTTTAATAGTTGGTTTGGTATTTATTATCGTAAAGATAATAAATGCGCTGAGTATCGTAATAAATACTTGAGCAGTGATCCTCATGAACCTGATAACAGAGAATTATTCAGGCTAACTGAAAACTACTTACTTTTATTGAAAGAGTGGGTTCACGATTACATCAAATCACATCCAGACTAAGGAACACATGATGCAACAAAAATATATCAACGACCTCTATCAAGAGTGGTTTGATCATCACGTCAAAGAAGTCTATCGTCACTATGAAGAGAACGTGGTCGCACCAGCAGAAAAAGAATTGTTGCGTTGTTTTCGTGAGATCCATATTGCTTTTAAAGCAGAGATCGATGACCCTCTGCGCCATCGTTATTTCAGAGGGTTTAAGGTCACAGATACTAAGCCTTCCATAAAAGGAACTTATCATGCTGGTAACATAAGTATCGGACCACATCCAACACTTGCGATCAAGATTGATAATGATCACACAACGATAGTCTTTTACGAATGCGAAGCTAAACGCAATAACTTCGTGGGTATCGAACGTTTCTTAGATAATGATCGCATCGTCTACGCATTGAGGTACTTCAATGATAACTTCTGTATCGAAAAATACAATATCACAACACTAATGTCGCTGGGTATCGATCTCATCGGAGAGGCGATATACGCCCTCTATGAGATCTTCGATAAGATCAACTGTGGTTTGGTGACCTTTAAGACACCGATAAACCTTATCAGAGATCGTATCTTGATCGGAGAGGATAAAGATGATGTCAAGAAACACCTAAGAACACTCTATCCTTTCGTGGATCCCATGGTCTATGAAGATCTCTGTAATCTTTATTGGGATAGCGCATCCTTCATCCGTGATCTTTTGGACAGTAGAGATTCCTCAAATGACTACTACAACTTTAGAAGTCCATACGACCATGCTACATGCATCAATAAAAATGCTCTCAAAGTGAGAGAGGATTTCTATCGTCTGGACTATGGCGATCGTATCTACGAAGTAGATCTCACCAATCGTACTTTCAAAGTGAGCAAAGGTCCAGAGTATCGTGGCTACGATGTCGATGACCTGGTTCCCACGGTACTGTATATCTTGTCTCCCGAACAAACAAGCGATATAGACTGTATTGAGGTCCTAAAACGGATACGACATTATCTTAAAACAGCACTACTACGAGTAGAGACTTTGACCTTAATCACTTCACCCTAACATTACAGGAGTTACTTATATCTCAGGATGGGAACCTGATACATCCTTGTATCAGGACACCACCTTCGATAACGCAGCTCCCTTCATTCGTTTCACTCATTACAGGAGTCTACTTATGGCAGATTTAAAAGATATCCTCGAATATCTCCCTAAACTTACTACAGACCAGCTCGATCAGGTCTATGATTATATCAAAAGCCTGACTGAGAATAAAGATACCTCTCGTCTATCGAAGTATCTCATCAACAAAACCACAGCTAAGGATACCTTAGGTAATCTTTCCAAAGTCGTCGAACAAGCTCGTAAGCATCGTGATAGCGTAGAAGAGAACCTGAGATACTTCTTATCCTGTGCACCTAAGATAGCAGATCAATATTTCAAAGTCAAACTAGGGTCAGTCACTGATACCTTTCATGAAGGTCTATCGACACTGATCGACCATGCTGATGATATCGAGTTCGGATATAAGTCCTTAGTATTGACACGATGGTATGTTGATTTCAAGCTCTATGAATATCAAGACTATTGGCTGGGTGTGGGTGAAGATGGTTATTTCTTTAGACATGTAGATAAAAATATCAATATCTATATCGATAAAAACTATCTGGATTCTTATTTTGACCATGGTGGTAATCGATACTACTTCCACCAGTATCGTCTGGAATCCACCATCATTGAACAGATGAAAGACGTTAATCGTGATCTGGGAGAGTATATCGAGTGTCTTGATAAGCTCATGGAGAATGAAGATTAAATAACACACGTCATTTCCTCGAGGATCGTCCCTGATCCTCTCAGATAGACGTATACACGTCATATATGCCTCAGTAGTACCACTATCGGTACTACTGAGGTGTCAACTATGATGCTTTTTCTTTTTAGCAATAATCTATCAAGAGATGATCAGTCACAGCTCTTAAGACATGATCCACCTTTATACAGAATGGTTTTACTACTAGTAATGTGAAATCATCACTGGTGATCTTCCAGTGATGTTCTCCTTCACAGAAGACCTTAAAGAGATAGTTATCCTCATTCACAGTGACTGCGATCTTACATTTACCATTCTCAATTTCTACTAGCCAGCCATGAAGATCTTTCATAGAAAGATGGTCTGTGATCTTACAGACCATCTTGTTATTGCGATGTAGACTATAACTTACCCCATCTTCAGACCTTCCATCGTTAGACAAAGGACTGATGATCACATATTCTTTATTCTCGATCATGTCTGCTAAAGCAAAATAAAGCTCAGTTAAGAAATGTGTGACTTTGTCGTCATGGTCATTATGACTGTCAGGATAGAGATCATGACTCATCCTGACCAGCTTGATCATCTTTCTTGAGAGTTCTTTTTTGACATGACTACTGTGGTCAACTTGTCCGGTCTTTAACAGAAGCATCCTGTAAGCTTCTCCTAATGTCATGTCCTTAAGATCTTTGTCGTATATGTTTATATCTACCATATCCACGTACCCTATATAGACTTATCTTACGAGCTCTTCTTACGAAGGACTCGTATCATCCCTCATGAAAAAGGTTTTTAATTATGTCAAGAAACATCAAAACAACCCTTGGTTTAATCGATGGTCTGCCAGACCGTATCAAGGAGCTCTCTTTTGAACAAGCTGAAGAGTTGTTGACCATCATCGACGATTATTTCGCCCACGGCAATATTCAAGTACCGAAAGATCATCACCAGGATCAACCTCGTGTTCAGGATCAACCCCATGTGGAGCCTCCGAAACCCCAAGATCAGCCTGTCACTCCGAAACAACCTGAACCGAAGGCCCCCGAACAACCGAAGGCTCCTGAACAACCCGTAGCACCAGTAGCACCCAAGGAGGATCCGAAGAGCAATGTCTCGACAGGAGACGATGGGTTTCCCGTCCAAAAAGACAGATTCAAAGACGAAGCTGAACTTCGTGCAACGACTCTGGCGACTATTGATGCGACTACTGCATATCTCAAGAGAGTAGATCGTAAGGATTACTATCTTGCCGACTATGGTGAAGATCAGAACCTCCACATCTACCTCTCTCCGAAGGATAAAAGCAATCGCCATATGCTGGAGGTTCATCCGGATAGAAGAACATTTGCCTTCTATGCAGTCGATAAGAAAGTCAATAAAGAGTATGGTTATAAAGTTCTCATGCAAGACGATGGTACTTTGCTCTTTGTCATGACAGTCAACCCCTATCGAGCAGATCCTAAAGCAGCTGAACGTAGTGAAGAAGTCGTGAAGTACACGATCAAAGATCCGATCTTCATCGCAGAAGCTTACGCACACATCGAAGCTTTGGTCAAACAAGGTTACAACGGCATCCTAAGACAATCTTGATATCGGTAGATATCAAGATCTCGTAGATAGCTTGATAGTTATATATACTCCCATGTAGATCACCTCACTAGTATCACTATAGGTACTAGTGAGGTGCTATGACCTTTATTTATCTTTTATTGAGATATTTATTATTACTTTAGTGTAGGTCACATCAACGCGCCATCATTTCTTCCTCACTACCTGTGATACTGTCTTACTCTTAATACAGTATCACAGAAGGCGAGTCAGATAGCCGCTACGCGGCATATTTCACATAGGGTCTTTTATGAAATTCACTGACATCAAGACTACCGAAGTCTACTGGGATGAACACATCCAACCTCGTTTTAATGATCTCTATACTTACTACAACAGTATCGGTAATGAAGAGATCATCATGGAGTTCAGATCTATGATCGAGGAGTCTCTTAAGTACTACTTCACTGACACCATCGATCTCCATGAATCCCGTGCTATCCGTAAAACCGGATATGAATACACTTTCTTCAAACAGTATCACACCAAAATTAACAATTTTGCCAGATCCTTTACCCCTTATTACTTAACCGATATCAAAGTCAGAGATAAAGGTTATTACCATATCCAAGGGATCACAGTCCCTGGATACAGTTTCTCTTTACATACACCGCTTAATAACCAAGGTCTTCCTGATGAGACACAAGAGTCTTTCGTCTCAGGTTCTACTGATCAACATGAGAAAGATCTTATCAAAGCCATCATCATTGATATCTTCAAGATGATCGACCTCATCGGTATCGGTGGAATAAGACTTCCTAATGAAAGCCACTACCATGAAAGCTGGGTCGTGATCAATCGTTATCAGAAAGACCTGTATGACACACTCACGTTACAGTCATACTTGACAGATGATGAAAATGATCCTAGACCAGGACAGGTCTATGAATACTTCAAAGATATCTTTAGAGTCCTTATGGATAAAGAGGATATCGAGTATAACTATAATCCAACAGGAATCATTAAGAAGATCTATCGTGGTTCTACCAATGATGAAGGGGTGTTGATTCCTGATAAGGAACTTACTTTTACTGGTACTGAGACATACACCTTACCTGATATCGAGATCATGATAGCAGGATACGGAGAATATATCTCTATCAATTACGACATGATAAGCATCTCAATCATCCAGAAAGGTGAAGATCTACAGATCGATGTCGAACAGGTAGGATCTATAGATGATCATCCTGTAGGGTATGTAAATGCCAATCCTTTGCTTACGAGTGGAAGTACCCACGACTATATCAAAGACTATATACCGATATTGCTAGCTTATCTGTGGTGCTTGAAGACTGGTGTACCACGATAAACCATCCGCACGGATAAATCATTTACACGTCATAACACCGCTACTCCTAGCTATCCTTGACAGGATAGCTAGGATATATGTCGCGTAGTGGCTATCTGAGCTGACACAACAAGTGTCAGTGAAGCTCTCTCTGATGAGATATGACCATATCTCGGAGGAAAATGACGTTCATTATTACAGGAGACACAGAAGTATGAACTACCCTTTTGAAGATGAAAATATCATCACAAATGAATATATCGATTATTGGCTATCAACAGCCTGGGACTAATGCATGAATGACAATGAATACATGGATCATGTCAAAGTACTGATCGAAGACATCCGTAACAGAACAAAACAACTCTGTAAAGATCATCATAAATACAAAGACACGATAACATCGATCTTTAAGATCGCAGAAGATGTTGTCATCCACCTAACTCATCCTGTCAATATAGAGAATTTCTACTATGAAGAGAATGGTCTGGTCCATGGTGGTGTGCATGGTGTCCTTTATCTCGAGGGTCATCATCCCTCGGATAAAGATAGACGCTATGTATCCCGATATGAAAAAGGTGGTACGGAGGAATATACCATCTCTGTATCACCTGTGATGGTACATGTAGCAAACAGCATGGTACTTTGTACAGACCCTAATATAGAGAAAAGTGTTATCGCAGGTGCTGGTATTGCCGACAAGGTCAAATCAGCGATCACTGATGTCTACAAGACACTACTTCTTTATCATCAAGGTCCTCTATCACGGATTGCCACGTCATGATCCGATATATTCATAATCCAGAATGTCTCTCTGTGGCTGAGGAGTCTTATCAAGGACTCCTCGCTCACTTTAGCTCTTTTGAGATCGCATTTATCACCTCGATCATCTTTCTCTTCGTCATGATCGGTGGATTGCTAGGTGTAGAGAATAAGAATGATCTTTTTACAGGTAGGAAAAGTACACGTATCTTGGTAGATTTGATTGAAGGGATGGCGATCATTGCTCTCTTTGAGATGATCGTCAATATCGTCTTACTGCTATTCTTCTACCAGAACCCTTATCGCTTATACACGGTGATGTTCATCATCGTCCACATCGTTTTATTTAACTGCAAGAAACAGGAGTCTTAAACGTGCAAGATATAGATCATGTTAAAATGAGGATCCTTAAGAGATCATTAAAGAGCTCTCTGGATAACCTTAACTTACATCATGCCGAACACACTGATGGGTATTGTATTGATGTCATCCTCAGAGATTATCTTAATGCTTTAGAGGAGGATGATTATATCCAGTATCTCAGTCCTAGTTGGCATGGTGCTATCCATGATTTTGACTTCGATGACCGCATCTATTTTGACTCTGTCAGAGATAGTTTCATCGAAACGTTCAACTACTTGAAACCACCTCTTGATAAGAAGAGTAAACCCTACCAAGAGGATATCCCTTATCTAGATGTACTAGCGATACTGATACGTAGCAGTGCTACTATCGTCCATGGTAGTGGTCTTAGGTGTGCTACTTACCCCACCCATACGGAATATTTCATTCATTTAAGTCGTGATGAAGAAAACTTAGTAACCATCAAAGACTATCGTCTGTCTGGTGTAGATGAGATCTACATTACCTTTAAAGACGAATTTGAATTCAAAATTGATAGCACTAACCCTAATCATGACAGGTTCACTTTTACCTACCAGGGTAAAATGATCGACATGAATCCAACGACTGATACAGATATCCTGATGTTCAGAGAACGTATCAGTAACACTACCATTGATCTTATCGACACACAGCTTAAGGAGCTATCATGGAACTCAGACATGTAAAAACCATTGATTCTTACTGGAAAGAATCTATCACTCCAGTCCTTGAAAAACTCACCCCTTCTATCAGTGATTTTAGTAAAGGTAAGTTCAGCGATCTTAATCACGACATCTACATCGGATTAATGAAGTTTGACTTCAGTCGTGATAAAAGTTTTGAGTTTGATGCAGATGGTGATGAATCTGTATATAACTTCAGTTATTATAGTCGACACGCGATTGCTCTTGACTACTACAGTAGTAGAACACAACTCATCATCCAAAACCAAACCATCGATCAAAACACCTATCGGACTTCTATCATCAAAGGTTATGGTTTTCATTTTAGCCTGAGAGAACGTGTTGAGTACAATGACGCTTATAGGAACGACTACTTTTCTTCCAGTAATGAGGTCAGGTTCAATAGCGAAGTACTGTCTGGTGATATGGCTTCCCATGTCAGAGACTATATCGAATCTATCTTCAGTCTCTTAATCAAAGTAGAGTTTGGTCGAGTAATCAACAAAGATAACGGACTTTCTCATGAGAAGATCATCGCTGACTTCTACAACACGATCGAAAATCGCATCGATGACGCTATCCGTGAATGTGATATCCAAGATCAAGATCATGTTTATTATCGGTTGCCGGTACTACTCACTTATGCGATAGATCACTTCTATCGTAACCGTGAGGACTATGCTATCGATTACGATCCTGCTGAACATGCACAGACGCTGAGCTACCAAGACGTCAAGATCATCATCCCTGCTGATAAGGGTCATTTGGGTGGTGAAGTCCATGTCGGTGATGACAGTATCAGTCTTCAAGTTGGTGGTAGTGATGAAGCCATCCAAAGAACCGGATACTTCATCAAAGATGAGAAACAGGAGATAGACTTCATCAGTGGTAAGTTTATCCACTACATCTTTGGGTCTTTTGTCAATGTGATCCAGTCTATCAAGACAGGTCACATGCGATATGTAGATTGATAGTGTAAACGACATATCACCTTACACCCGAGTGATACCTATTAGTGGTATCACTAGGGGTATATGACGCAATCTAAACATAGTCAAACCTATATTACTACCGTGATGATGACTATCGTGGTGATGTTATCATCGTTAATCTTTTAATCTGCTATTTCCCTATAAGGAGTTTATCATGTTTCAACCCAACAACCATTTTGTTCAACCTAACATCAACCCTGACAGTCAATCTACATTAAAACAACACCAACAGTTCTTGCAATCTAGCTATGTCGTTTCCATGTCAGCACGCCTATTTGCGGATTATTATCGACATATCGCGATGAACATTACCCAAGAAGCCATGAGCCTTCTCTACTTCGCCACATGTGACACCTTTATTAAGGCTATCCATGAGATCACAACCAACATCTTCTCTTACAGCTTCAGTCACGATGACAGCCAAGAATATCACCATGTCGTCAAAGTAATCAAACTATCCAATGAAGAAAAACCGACCTATTTCCAGTTCACGATAGATCTTCATCCGGATAATCCTCACTATGAATTCATGGATAATGGCAACCCCTGGCTCAAAGGAGATAGTAAATCACTTACTCTGTATGACAAAACCTATACAGATCCTTTATCTTTAAGATTCTCGATGATCTTGATGTTCTTTGTCAGAGAGTTCTTGAACTTTGGTATCGAGCTTGCGCGTGCTGAGAAAGAACAACATCGTTTTGGTATGATGACTACAGGTATCTAGATCATGGATAAAGCAACTGTCATCCAAGCACTTGATACACGCATAACAGAGATCCTGTCCTATCTAAGTAGGACAGGGATCCATGTCAGGAAAGATGAAGAAGAGAATACGATAAACTATAACGCCTCTGATAAAGAGATCTTGTTCTCCCTTAACAGCTATGAGTTCATGCTGACTTGCCCTGGAGTGAAATACCAACTAGATTTCAACGGTGGTTTCACCTGGGATGACGATGAGTCCTTACCCGGTGATGAGGAAGATCCTTTGTTCTTATCCGTAGAGGATAGCAAAGCACTGTATCACCACGTGTTAACATCGTTTAAGTTCATCTAAGGATATCACTTATGCCATCTTTAACCTTTGGACAAAATCCACTTAATATCGAAGGAGATTATCCGGATCAGTATCTGTTGGCACTACTTGGTTTTATAGATAACCATCTTTCTGCATTAGAGAGACATGCGTCAGTCAATTAGGTATTAATCACCTCAGACCGTGATGATGGTGCCGCCATTTACAACATCCCTCATTTTCCGATCAATATTACTTTGTATCAGGACGGGGATTTTAATCTTTATCATACCACAGGGATTCATTATACCTTAATGGATCATCACTTAAGTAGTGATGATCCTGAGTTTACAGCATTGTATCAGTACACTTATCCAGGTAGTGATAACACTATCTTGTTAGCACCGCAGGATAGAGATACCATCAGTCTTGCTGTGAAAGCCAGAGTCTTCAGAATGGTACATAAATAAAAATAACACGTCTATATACACGTCATACAGAGTACCCTAGTGATACCTATCTATGGTATCACTAGGGATCTATGACTATCATGGAGTCTTTTATGGATATCACGACTACTTTACACTATATCAAGGATCATGCACAGCGGTATGATTATCTCACGATGATCATCACAGTCCTGATCTTTATATCACCTTTTATTTTGACCTTGAAATTATACCCTGTCCCGAAAGACATAACAGATAACTGCTTCTACAATAAAGCCATGTTGATCTTAACGGGTTCTGCCGTCATCCTGATCAGTCTCTTTATCTGTGCAGGGGTTTTTATAGCTTATCGTAATTATAGTTGGCTATTATTGATTGGTATCGATGTCCTATACATCGCTTTTATACTGATTATTTATTACATAGAAACCAAAATGGAGCATAGACCATGATGGACATCCCTGGTAACATCCCTGACAAAGTCATCACTTATGGCTATATCTCAGCTTCTGCTGAGTATGCCAAACTCTACCTGATCAAGAACATCTATCTTGCTTTAGAGGAGAACTTATCACATCCTAAGTTTCCTCAGTTATTTAGAGATGTCGATAAAGCGATATTGGTGATGATGCAGATGTTGATCCACAGAAATCAAGTCAAGCATAGTAAGAAAGACCTAGTGGTTGCAGATAGCAGTAACCACATGGTCTCTAAAGACAGCTATGAAGTCATCAATAACCAAGGTCAGAGATATGTGGTTGAGATCTATAACGACAGTAAAAGATTTGCGCTACATGGTCCTAGCTATGGGCTATTCACTTTGAAAGAAGAGGAGTTGTCGGCGTATCAAGTTGATGCCAAGAAAGAGCAAATCAATGTCAACTATACTGGCGACAGTATCCCAAAACTGAATAAAGTCTTATACGACACGATAGACACAGTCCTTACAGGACTTAATATCCGTGTCATCCCCAATCTTACCTTTATCAAGTAACTATGTCTATCAAGGTTAAACCTATCTTAGAATCACCTAGGGTGTCTATCATTGAAGCATTGAAAGACATCGATAAGTCTTTTGATGAAGTCTTAAAGAAGCAAATATCGCTAAGAGAGCATGAGATGTTTATTAATCTCAAGCTTTTCATGCATCGTTATCTTGAGACCATAGATCTCTCGTTCTTAAAGAACACAGAGATCAGGGTTTGTCATCCTTGGCAAGAGGTGATCTTCTACGAACACCATACTAAAAATGTCATCCTCTCTATCAAGTACCGTACAGAGGACGGTAAAGCGATCAGTCGCATCAACTTACGTGAGGTGTTCTCTTACTATGGTCTTTTTGAGAAAGAGGACGATACGACGACATGCATCAACAGTAACTACACTGGACATATCGGTAAAGCGATCTATGACTTTACCCATATCCTGCTTTCCATCTACAACCTGGATCCACAGTGGTATATCAATAACAATACCCTGGATACAGCAGAGTATAAAGAAAAGATCCTTGTACTGGTAGAGGATGGTTTTGAGCCAGGAGTAACCAAGAAGCATCGTAGTCATTATCAAGAGCTAAAGACTGCATACATCAACGCATTAAAGGATATCCTCTTGTTAGAAGATATCCCCCACACTTATCGTCATTTTCCTGATGAAGGGATATTGTTCAATGTACTGGTGATCCATGCCAACTATGTCATCTCTTGGACAGGATCATCCTTTATTGCTGTATCCAACAACGGATATTCTTACCACTTTTATCGTGATTGTTTCATGCACTACGATGAAAACACATCACCTGAAACCTTACTTTGGGAGGTCAACTACAAAACAGATAGATTCAAAACCAACATAAGAGCATTGTCAGAATTACTATTTGCAGCTCAAACCAACCTTAAGCTGACTTGATGACTTATGTCATCTACTTTTTATCTAGGAGTCTTAACCCATGTCTACTTCAACCAAAGCTAATAAAGCTAACAAAACCGATAGCGTTAATAGAACCAAAAGAAAAATCAACAAACTTGGTCTCATGGAAGGTTTTCAACTTACGGTGAAACCTCATTTTGACACGTTAACTGATCATCTCGCGATCCAGTATGACAACACCATGCACACGACATTTCCTGCATTATGTTACTACATGGAGAAATGGATACCACAGATCACTTTAAAAGACATCCGTGTCTATGAAGAGATCGGTAAAACCACGTATAGTGTATCCTTAGTCACTACTCCAGGAGAGAATAACCCACCCTTTGTGACTTTTCAAGTCGACAAAGAAGGGGTGTTGGTCTTCATCTCGTATCGGGTCAAGTCTCGTGCTGTCACGATAGCCAATGACAATGGCACGCTCGTCAGCACCATCAAAAATCCTGATACCTTAAAGCTCATCTATGAAGTATTCCTTGCTTTTGCCAAATACATTATCGATATCAGAGAAGGTCGATATGTCAGTCGTTATAACAAAGCAGATATCGATAAACGGTTAAAAGCTTTGAAACTGAACTTCAACAGGGTTTTATTTGAACAAGTGCAATATATCGTCGATCCTTTAGTGCAGATGGACTATGTCAATACCCTATCACCCATCCCTGATATCTTAACTCCGATCTATCAACATAGCCATGAGATCAAGGTCATCGATGGCAAAGGCAAATCCTTAAGCTACGAGGACATCAAGATCACCATAGATCTGAATGATCCTAAGTTTAGTCTGAGTAAAGGAGATTACCAAGTCTCTACTAAAGGTAAATCATTATACGTCAAGATGCGTGATATAGAACATACCTTCGATGATGAGATCACCACTGTTCTTATCAAGAATATCCACCAGATCTTGTTGGATATGGTGTTTTCTGTAGAGACCGGTATCTTGTAATCACACGTCACAGACGTATAGACGTCATAAACCCATGTCACCCTACCAAGACCTTACTAGTCTTGGTAGGTATCTATCCATTCGTTATTTTCATTAAGGATCTTACTATGTCTGATATCCCAGCTTACAATATTAGCACCACGGCACTACGTATCGAACTCTCAACCAAGCTTTCTTACTTAGTGCAACGCATCAAAACCACCAAGATGGATCTCTCTGATGAGAAGAAACATCTCCTCTGCTACGCATTGATGCGTAGCACTGAAGTCTTTGATCAGTTCTTCAACCGTCCTGAGACCATCCACTACAACATCAAGAACAAAACCTATCAGATCCTTATCCATAACCAAAGCTATCGGCTCTCTACCAACCCGTTGACGGTCGCTTCTTCTGATTGCAGTATCAGCTATAATCACAAGACCAAGTCTTTAAAAATTGACTCATCTCTAGTAGACTTCCCTGAATCTATCTTACTGCAGGATAAAAGTCTTAAGTTCATCCCCAATACCTTACAGGAGATGATTGAGATTACAACCAGTAAACTGAGACCTGATATCAAACCCAACGACAGTGATGGTCATGTCAGATTGATCCATTTCAGTTGGAAGCTCTTTAAAGAGATCGAAAGTAAGCTAGAGGCAACCATTTTTCCAGAAGAGCCTATCACTGATGAAAATATAGATACATATAACGCCCATAGCAAAGACTTCTTAAAAGAAGCTTTGACTACGGTCTTCACTACCTTGATCCATGCCGCAGATGGTAAATATCTCTTCCACTACAACACTAATGTCTATCCTGAGTATCAAGTAGCACAGAAGAACATCATCTTAAAGTCTGATCATCAGCTTATCCTCTATCATCCTGCACGTAAACCCCAGGATCTATCGATCCATATCGATGATGATGGTATTGAGATATCTACAAGTGGATATCAGTTCTTCATCAATAAACCTGAGATGATGATCATCTATCGCAATCAGTGTTACACTTACCAGAAAGAATACGCTCAAGCTATCGTTGATAAGTTTGCGATGTATATCGAAAGATACTTCTTCCAACAGCTTGACTATCTGGAAGGTAACAACATCACTCAGAGATCACGTAGCGAAGAGGTCCGTGCTTCGTCAAGAGCCCACTATCTGAATCTTCGTAAGGAGAATGAGATCGTAGAACCTGCCGATACATCCTCTTTAAAACCTGTCTTAGACCTCCCTGAAGGCTCTATAACAGAGATGCCAGACATCACCATTGACTAACCCATTATCTCCCCTTAGAGTGCCTCTCACGCGCTCTAAGGGTATTATGACCCATACATCAGGAGTCCTATATGCAAGACGATACGAAATACAGAAGCATCGGTGGTTTGATCGATGCTATCCAACAAGAATCTCGTCATCTTTCCTATCTTTCTAACAAAGAAGAGATCCTTAGTCACACACGAAGGATACATGAACTGACCTCTTTATTACTCCATCGTCTCTAGTTTTACTCTATCATCTCTAGAGATGATAGATATCGCAAAAGAATAAGCGTCATAGCACCTCACTAGGACTTTAGGTAGTCCTAGTGAGGATGTATGCCGTCTTTTATTTATTTAAATAGTTCTGGCTGCCTGTAGTCGATATCCAGCTTATCAGGATGAGGATTCCATGGCTGACCACTTTTTGTCGGTGGTAATGTGACTTTCTGAGTCTCAGGATGACGATGTGTACTCAGCTGTACATTATTCTCATACACCCCACCTTGTTTTACACTGAAATCACCCTGATGGAACCATGTACCTTTAGAGGTGATTCTTCCCTTATCAAGCTGTAGTAATGTCTTACAATCCTTAGTCTCTAGTCTGATCAGCTCTTTCTCAGTCTGTAAGACGATACGATTCTCATAGTCGTCTCTGATAACGATGTGGTAGTTTTTGGTATCGATGAAGATCTGATACTTATACTTCTCCTCATTCTTCTTGGTGGTAGAGATCAACGTGATGATCTTCTCTGCAGTAGATACTCCTTGTACATAGGTGTTATCTGCGTTCATTTCCACATTTTCTTCTTTGGTAGCGCAGTATCCATATACTGCTGCTTCCAGCCTTCTTACTTTGGTGTAGTTATCCAAGGTATCCCAGAAGAAGTTTTGTGAGTTACCGAACTGGTATATTAATACTTTCTCACCCCGTCTGACATCAGGAGCTGTCATGCGGTTAGATTGATGCATGGGAAGCCATACGGCATTTAAGGTTTTGGTGAATTTGACGTTGCTGTCGTAAGGTTTACGTTCAGCATCGGTACCTTGAGCCGTGACCTCTTCCCACTGGTCATTTAGCTCACCATCTAGATGTGGGACGTTCTCTACTGGCGTGAATTCAATGGTGTTCTCATGGAACTTCTTATTTAGAGCAACTATCCCCACACAGTAAAGTCGAAATAGAGATCCCTTGGTAGACTGGTTGGATTCCAAAGGGTTTTGTTGTTGATCCATGGGTCATGATCTCCTGGTTATCTTTAAATAAGTGAAAATAAATAGGATGCGTTTTCTACCGAAATTACTTCGTGGGTTACTTCGTAAAAGTCACGATTTTGTATTCAAAAACGAGTCAGATATATATCACAAGTGTGAAATCGATCGCATGTCTGCTTTTGATTTCGCTTTTCTTTAACAAACATAGGAGCTAAAAATGTTACCCAATATCTTCTCATCTACTCGTTATGATGCATTCTGCGAACATATGCAACGTGCTTACACAGACGCTAACCCAAATCACGTGCTCATCTTTGAACACACGCTAGAAGAACCACAGTTTTTAAATCTCAAAGAAGCCTATACCTACTACCGTAGAGATGGGTCATACCTCATGTCTACGTTGGCTGTGCAGGAGGTTGTGGGCTATGATGACGAGCATGTGTCACGTACTTGTGACATGCTCATGCAAGGACTACCTGCACACATAGATGCAAAAGCGATACGTGAGAAGTCCAAGATGCATATCCCGCATGGATATCGCATAGAGGTTAAAGGTTTTGTGGACCAGCATAGCAAGCGTTTCTTTGCCTATGACATAGGTGCACGGGTACATACGTTCAATGCACGTACCACGTTCAAAGAGTTGACTTACTGGGACCGTATTGAATCCCTGGCTAACGCAGGTATACATGCAGGATTTACCAAGTCTGTGTTACCATACGACTTCTTTAAAGAGCGTGATGTACATGATGTGTTAAAGCATCTGTACATCATCGCCTATGACTACACGGCTACAGGACGTATGGTCGTAGATGTGGTGTATCCGCATGAGACATCAGCGATCGTAGTCACAACAGCTTGCTGAACATACAGGGGGTACCTTAGGGTACCCCTCTTTATAGATGTTTATTATTGCAATCTACGCCTCTGGCGCAGGATGCATTTCTGCCGATGCAGAAATTGCATTCTAGACCTTTAGGTCCAGGTTACACTTGAAAAGTGTAAACTAAAAAATCTCAGATATATATCACAATCATGACAGACAACCTCAGAAGGCTGTTATTTTCGTCCATGTTACATGGACATGTTTTAAATCTGTATTTTAAGGAGACTTAACCATGTACGTATATAACCTCACCCAGCATACCGTCACTGCTGAACAAAAACAAGATGGTGTCAGAGATCTCCCGGAGAGATATCAAGCTCTCGTGAGAGGTCTGTTGACTTTCGACACCTTCCCTGAAAAGGATGATGTAGAACGTCGTGCTCGCCAGCTGGCGGCCATCGCACACGATGTTGCCATCAACTTCGATGATCAGGATGGTGTATATCATCCCAGAGGCGCCATGATCGGTGGCGCTCTCTGGCTCATGCCTGCATTGACACAGGCATTAAAAGATGTCGGTTTTCACGTCTATTTTGCTTACTCTCCTCGGGTAAGCAAAGATATCGTCAAGGAAGACGGAACAGTGGAGAAGGTATCAGTCTTCTCTTATCAAGGATTGGTAGAGGTATAACATCATACATCCCTGATACACCCACCACGGGTGTATCAGGGATGATCTATGACGTCTTTTATTTTTTCCTCAGAGAGAGACTACGTCTTTTTGCTTACTCATCTCTCTTATTTGATGTGTTCTACCCTTAAGAGTACATCATGCGTTACACATCGATCACTTTAAAAGGATTCAAAAGACTTGGATTTGGTCAAGTGAAATCCTTTACGTTAAAACCACTACAGTTCTGCCAGTTGATCCTTGGGATCAATGGCTTCGGTAAATCAACACTCATGAAAGAGATCTCTCCCTTGCCAGGTAACAAGAATGACTACTATCTCAATGGTGAAAAAGAGATCATCATTGAAAATGATCATAAATCCTACAAACTCACTACCTACTACCGTAGTAGTGTCAAGTGTAGTTTCATTGACTTATCCACCAATGAAGAGCTAAATCCTTCTGGTACACAAGCGATCCAGCAAACACTTGTGCAGGATATCTTTGGCTACACCACAGATATCCATCAACTACTCCACAGTAAAGAATCCTTCACTGAGATGTCTCCTAAGAGAAGACGAGAATGGTTCATTGAAGTATCTAACATCAACTACGATTACGCTATCGCTGTATGGACGAAGCTTAAGGATTACTTAAGAGATATCCAGGGGTCACTTAAAGAGCATAAACGAAGACTTGCTGAAGAGCTCTCCTCAGTACTCTCGACTGATGAGATCACGAGAATAGAACATGAGATCGCCTCCATCGAGCAGTCTATCGCTTTTCATCAGACCTATATCGATAAACCCAGTAATCCTAACATCCAAGAGATCCAACTCCATATCAGTAAAGTCATGGCGAAGATCCAAGAGATCCGTCAGCATCTCTTGGATACTTTAGCTTATCTCTATAAACACAGTAACACTATCCCAACTTCAGATATCTCTGCCTATCTAGAGGAACTAAATAAAGAGATCAATGATACCGATGTCAAGATCGGTGTCAAAAAAGCAGAAGTCGATCGACTCAAACACAGTTTAGAGAAAGCCTCTGGTGTACTTAAAGTAGACAAAGAGAAGATCCATGCTGAACTTACCGATATCCAGAGTAAGCTCACAGGACAAACCACTACTTCTTATAAAGCGCAAGATAGAGATAGACTCTTATCCTTGAAATCACGTATCTTGCATTGGTTATCCGCTAGACCTAGCGTAGCCAGTAAAGAAAGTGTTGATGAGATCGAGCAGTATAGACAAACCTTACTTAAAGAAGAACAGGATTATCAGGAACAACAAGAGTCATTGATCACCATGAGGACGACGTTAAAAGTCCTCATGGATAAACGAAAAGACCATCTCATCCACTGTCCTAACTGTAACCATGCTTTCATCCCAGGTTATAATCCTCAAGAGGTTGATGAACTGACCCAGAAAGGTAAAGCATTAAAAGAGTCATTGACGCGTATTGAAGAAGTTCTGATCCCTAAACGTAAACGCTTAGATGATATCACCGCTTCTTATCAATGGCGTAATCAGCTTAAACAACTATTCACTGAGCTCTATCCCGAATATCGATATCTCTTAAAAGACTTCAATATCGATCATCCTTCTCTTCTGGTAGAGCGTATAGACCAAGAACTTGATCAGATAGAGCGCTATCTGGATCAAGAGAGACTTCTGAAAAGACAGGTGGAACTAAATAACATCCTCTCTACTCTAGAAGCTTCTGATCTCAAATCTCCTGAGTATTATGCTGATGCGCTTGAGCAAGAGGAACGATTACTCTATCAACTAAACCAAGATAGAGCTGCTATCCATGATCACATCCAGGAGATACTGAAGTATATCGATCAGAAATCCTTAGTCTCTAAGCATCAAGGGAGTCTTGCTAAACTACTAGAGATGCTCTCTCAGCTAGAGCTTGATAGCATCAAGCATCAAAACAACCAAGCACTCTCCACTATGATCGAGAACCTCAAGATCACTCTAGGAGATAAGATCAAAGCTAAATCAGATATAAATAATAAACATAGGGTAGTCCAGTATCTGGAAGATGAGATCAAAAGCCTCTCCTACAAGGAAGGCTTATTGAGACTACTCCTAGATGAGTTATCACCTCAGTCTGGGATGATCGCTGAAGGACTAAAACACTTCATCGATATTTTCCTGAAAGCGATGAACCAGATCATCGCTTCTATCTGGAGCTATCCCTTGGTGGTCAAACTCCCAGAGTCCCAAGAAGACAGTATCGATCTAGATTTCAAGTTCCCGATGCAAGTGGGACTTAATCAAGAATCGATAGAAGATGTATCATTGGGATCTTCTGGGATCAAAGAAGTCATCAATCTTGCTTTTAAATTAACTGCGATGAAGTCCCTTAAGCTTGATCATTATCCCTTATTCTTAGATGAATTTGGTGCAAGCTTTGATCAGCAGCACCGTGTGTCTGCGATCAACATCATCAAAACCATCATCGAAGAGAAGATCCATAGTCAGTTATTCCTAGTCTCCCACTATGAATCCTCCTATGGTGCACTCACTTCTACTGATGTAAGCCTATTATCACCAGAGATCCCTGTACCTTTTGACAAAGTCAATACGGTCATGCAGATGGACTTTGGTGCTTTTTCTTAAGGAGCAATATGTTTTATATCGATACCAACAGAAGTCGTTACTATCGTGATCAGTATAGTAAGGACAAAATGCTTGCCAAACGTTACCGTTGTGATGAGTTACATGCCTTTATCAAGGAGTATCATGATCAAGGTAATGAACAGTTCTTGATCACCCCTAAGTATAGACCCCACTACGTCAGTAAGAGTAAAAGTAATGGTAAGTTCAAAGAAGGGGTGATCCGATACTCGATAGAAGGTAAAATCAGTATCAATGGTGATGTACTCCATGAGTCCATCGATCATGTTCCTTATTTAAGATGTGATCTTGATAAAGATATTGAGGTGTTGGCACTGGTCTCTCCTAAGGAGGTCTATGTCAAACAACTCTTGACTCACACAGACCAACGACTTCTGAGTCAGTACTTCCATGATAGTGATCTCGTCAGCAAGATCATAGGTCAACCTGATGAGGTAGTCAGCTACCATGAGGAGATCCAGAAAAGAAGGGGTTTTAAAACCGGGTTTTTAGGTATTGAGGTGATCCCACTGTCTTGCTATAAGGACAGTGTGATCCATAGCTACGTATATGCATGAGGTGATTTATGATCGACAATGATGGAAATATCTTAGACGAAGATGATTTTGATGATCTTCCTGAGGATGATGATTTTGACACTGGTGTCGACGATGAAGACGACGACACCAGTGGCATCCCGGAAGACGTTCGTTTCGGTGAAGAAGATCTATTCCCGGAAGATATACCCGATGATGAAGACTGGGATATCCCTGATGATGTTGATGATGGTGATGAGTATGCCGATGATGGGGATTTTTCTGATGACGATGATGACCTATCTTTTGTTTGATTTTCTATTTTGAGAGTGATATATGGATTCTTTTATCTTACACATTGCTGACAACCAAGATATCGCAGCATCCCCTGTCTTTATCTCAGGTACCAATCCGAGTACTGGTGTCGATGAGAAATATGTCGAGATCTTTGTCTTAGACCGTAAGAACAAAGCTCGACTCTATCAGAAACGATATTACTTAGACGATAAGGATCTGCCTAAGCAGCTTATCGTCAGACGTGGTCAAGAGGTGCTACTGAACACCATGATCGATGCAGCTACGGTCTATATGGACCATAGCAAGCATGCAGGTTTTACTCTAGAGAAACCTATAGATGAGCAAAGTAATGTCTATCTGACTCTAGAGAACACTACTGAAACCGAAGTACTCGAGTACAACCAGAAGAAGTTTAACGTCTTTGAACCTGGTAACATCGTCTATCTCTTCCATGACCTATACGAGATCCTCCCTTATGCAGCCTGTCAGTATAGTGGTGAAGTCACCTTTGCTGTGCAGAAGATCTCTGATGATGCTTGTCGGATGAAGTTAGTTAAGCTCACCTACATCAACTTCCCCTCTGAGAAACCTTTGCCTGATATCGGTGAAAGAGTGGTATACGACATCACTAATGAAGGAGATCTGGAAGTAGGCAAAGAACTTACCTGGCACTTCGGTGGTCAAGGTCTCTGCCCACCGATATTTTTCAACAACACCTGTAAGTACTTAGAGGCTTTTGGTTATAAGAAAGCAGAAATCATCTTCCGTGATAAACACTACATCATCGATAAAAATGATGCAGTAGCTCCGATGACAGAAGAAAGCAGTGTATCTGAGTCATCTGAGTAAGTATATACACGTATACACGTCATAGCACCCTACCTAGGATCATCAGTCCTAGGTAGGGTGTATGTTGTCTTATCTATTTCATCTATAGGAGCCTAATATGGATTATCAAGATAGAGAACATCAGTTAAACGTGATGCTCCATCAAGCATTTCAAGAGAGAAGGATTGAGATCTTTGAGAGATTTCATTATGCAATAGCGATATTCAAAGAGAATCTAAAAGTATTGATTACTTACGATGATCCTGAAGTCAACCTTATCTGCATGGATAAGACCCATGAGAAAGAACTGACCGCAGGAGATATCGGTTACTATCTCTACCATGATCAAGGATACTTCTTTGGCGATATGTTATCAGGTATTGAGTATGTTTGTCGTAATAACCGTAATTACTTATACGTCTTTGAGGAAAGAAATCATTATAAAGACCATGATTTAGTCTCCTTCAAGCTTTGCTATCAAGGAGACGATACAGAGAAACTCTGTAAGATCTTTAAAGATATCTTAGATGAGATCCATGATGAGATAGCAGGAGATGCAGTATGACTGAACAAGATAAACACAATAAGCTCATCACCCTGATGAGCTTATGTCGTGAGAGATCGATGTCGATATGTAAAGATGCAGGTGTCGATGAACATGAGGTCGGACTTAGAAACATATCTGATATGGTCTGGAAAGCTTTAAAACCTTTCGTGGATCACTTTGAAGATATCAGCATGGTCAATGGTTTTGAGAATAAATACAGTGGTCAAGACCCCGTAGAGATCATTGATCTGACCTTATTTAAGAATGGGGATGAGAAAACACTGATCCCTTACTGGATCAGACTGGTCTCTGACCATGCATTGCTCATCAAGACTCCTGACTTTATCTTTGTTAGAGACTACCTCGGTAATGTAGAATGCTTTACAGAAGGTAGAGGGGATGTTTACGATGACGAGATTTATCGTGCTTATGGTGATGCGCTACAAGACATCATCATGGAAGTCTTTGTCCAGGACATCCATCCTAGTCAGATCAGTACCAATGAACATGTTGAAAGGAATGAAAATCCGATGCTTGCCGGAGATGCCCATACCGGTAGAATCGGTGTGTAGACGTCATATAGCCCTGGTACCTAGCTACCCTTGATCACAGGGGTAGCTAGGATATATGCCGTAGGCTATCTGAGATGACGTTATAGTCGTCATCGAGGAAATGACATTTTGTTTGAATAAATATCGTATATGCCTCTAGAAGGCTCTCAGAGCCTCTCTAAGGCGTTACCTCTATTTTACCGATAAGTTATATTAGTTTTGTGAGATATCGTCTTAAAATGCGTTTTAGACGGATATCCAAAGTGTAAACTAAATATCTTCAGGTATATATACTAAACATGAAGGACGCACAGTTCTTCTTCGAAGGACATGGTGTCCTTCATCAGTAGTGATAGAGATATCACATCTCCTTTAATCAACTTTAATAGGTGAAACATGAAACAACTATTCTCAGGTACTCGATGGAAGATCGAGTCCCAAGAGGGTTTCTTGAATGCAAAGAATGTTTTCAAGAACTCCCTCATTGACCTTTATCTCGACAATCCTTATACAGGTATTGACCTTAGCAACCCTTACATGAAAACGGTTGCTAAACATGCATCATGCATTAAAGACTGGTGCATGAAGCATATAAACCAACAAAACTGGAAGTTCTTCGGAACCCACGACCATGGTGGGTACTTCAAGATCAACTGTCTCCAAGACATCAAAGGAGACAGGATTTACAGAGAGTACTTGCTGTATATAGACAGTATCGGTGAGATAAAAGCCTTCCACGATGCTGAGAAAGAAATACACGTGTCGTACACCCACGAGGATAAGTGGGTAACTAAGATCAATGGGGAACTCTGTTGGGATAAACGAGTGTTTTCACTGATCATGAACATCGCTGATCTGATCCGACTGATCATCGATGGCAAAGGTAGACTGCGCCGTAATTTCGAGAATGAACAATTAAGGGTCTTGGAAAAGCCCTTGATGTTCATACGGCGAATTGATAAAGCTGTCGGCGATGACATCGAAAACGCCATCAAGAGCATGTTGATGACGATCGCTCGTGAGAACGTATATGTCGAAAATAGATACAGCAGTGACGGCTATATTCGCGGGTGGTATCTTCACGATGGCTGTTATTGTTATCGTGATATCCGTGATGATCGTTTTGAGATGCGCTACCGTGATATCACCATCCAACACGATGGTCGATATCTACGTATCTATAGCGAACAAGAAATGTTGCTTGAACACGACGGTAACAACAGAGATGCTGTTACTAAAGTGGATACAGATCTTGGGTCATGCACAGCAGATGCGATTGAAAAATCTATCTTTGCTGTCATGACAGGTATCCCAATCTATCCGGTATAAACGCCTATAGACGGCATAGCACCAGGATAGCCTTTTACAGCTACCCTGGTGTTTCTCTATGACGTTTATCTTTTATCTAGGAATACACCCATGAAAGAACTCATCCTAACCAACACCAACAAAGTTATCCGTGATGCATTTATCGAAGATGATGCGATCTATTTCCACTATAAACCTATTCTTAGCAATGCCAAGTACCGTGATGGAGATCCCCGTACTCTTGCTATGCAACCTCACGGGTCCAATGAAGTCATCGGAGATATCCTCAAGAACTACATAGAACTCATGGAGCATTTCGATGATATTAAGATAAAAGTGATCTGTGATGACAGTGATCCTAGGTTCTATCTGATCAAAGAGATCAGTTTCATTTATCGGAGATACCAGTATCGCGCGATATACAAGCATGATATCGATAGTTTTCCAGATCCTGATTTTCCTATCCCTTTATGTTATTTGGTTCACGCCATGATCTACATCCCTAATGGCATGGTGCTTGAACGTGAGTATGATAGGTACAAAGTAGAAGATGGGATGTTAGAGAAGATAGGTACTGTGGACAAATCTATCATCTATCTCCTAGATGCATTGTCAGTTGAGGTCATGTATCGCTACTACAAAGCAATGGCAGAACACATCGAACGTAATAAGATCACAGAAGATGACTATCCCAAATGGGAATATCCTCCTGCTGTCAATGATGATGTTTACCACAAGTAAGATATCACTATAGGAGAGACATAAGTCTCTCCACCATGGATAACTATACACGTCTTGAGTGTGTGACCAAAGTTATCCATGTTTTCCCTTTAACCAATCCTACTTAATGGAGCATAAATCATGTATACAAAACCAGAACTTGAACTTACCGACTTCCTGAGAGGTCTCAAGAAACAAGGAGATGTTATCCTTCCTAAAGGAAGTAAGGATGATCGAAAGATCCTTGAAAGGATGATAAACGCTTTATATACCTTTGTCGAAAATAAAGGAAGTAAAGAGATCACAAGACTTTATCGACGATACGATAAAGGTCGTAAGATCTTCAGCCTTTATTATCAAGGCATCCATGTAATCTTCCATGTCGATTATCGAGACGAGATCACTGATCACCAAGTGATGTACAAACCTAAGGATCCGACATGGTTAGATAAGGGTTCATCACTAAGAGTGTGGGATATCCCGGAATGTTATCAGGACTACGTCAAATCCTGGGTAACCTATCTCTTTGATCTTTACTTAGGTAAATTCAAGATAGAACTCGATCCAGATAAACCTGAGATGCCTATCGACGTAGAGAAGATCTTCTTCAAAAGACTGGTAGAGCTTACCAATAAACCCTTCGTGCATATCAAAGAACATCTTCCCCTGATGGAGAAGATGGTCGATCACTTGAAGTACTTTGTAAAGCATGCTGATCGATTGGTATATAAGTACGATAGCAGGCAACACGGTTCCGATGTCTTCGAATATTGTCTGGAAGACATGTCTGATTGCAGTATCGTGATTGTTCGTAATGTCGATCTCCATGATTGGGATACGGTGTACTATGGCATGTTTTTATACCTTAATGACGAATACATCCATGTTAAATACACCACAACTAATGATCCTGATTTCAGACCCGAGAAACACGTGGATGTTGAGTACAGTAAGGATGGAGACCATGTTACCTTGCATTCAAAATCTTCTTATCAGCTAAGTAGGGTCTTCTATCGTCTTGCAAAAGAGATCCTCTATAGCAGCATCACTCGTATCCGTACTTAACACGTCATACATCCTAGTTATACCTACCATGGGTATAACTAGGATGGGCTTTATGATCATTTATTTTTCAGTTATTTAATATACCCATAGAGATGCTATTTGGTGTCTCTGACTGTGGTCCTTACTTAGCGATGATGCTCTTGGTAAAAAGGATCGTGGTCTGTTGTTTAATCCTCTGCTGTAGGAGCACTTATGTACACTAAACCTAGTTTGTCTTTAGACATCGCTATCAAAGATCTTCATCAACAGGGTATGTCTATCCTACCCCAAGGGAAGGAAAGTGATCAAGTTAAACTGAAAAGATTGATCTACTTTGTCGACAATATCACCAAAGGGAATAATGGTCTCATCTTAAGGTCATATCGTGGTTATGACGATGAAACGGAATGCATGAATTTCTCGATACTTTTCGCAAATACGTCAATCAATTTAAGTGTCAAAGAAGATCAGATATTGAATATCGATATCTCGACAGTAGCTAAACCCCATAATACCCAGATGGAGCATTGGGACTATCCAGGTGTCTATTCTGAATATGTCGGAAAATGTATTCAGTTCATCCACGATGTTTACTTAGGTAAGTATTATAACCCTGATGCCGACGATCAGATCCATCAAAAAACCGGTGTCAACATCAATAAGCTTTTATTTAAACGTCTAGTACACACGACTGTAGATCCTTTCTCCCATCTAGAGAACCATCTCCTGGTCTTTAGGAAAGCAGCAGAGATGCTTAAGTATTTCAAGAAAAGAAAGGATCATTTGGTACACCATCAACAATATCGGGATTTTGTTGATCTCCGTGAGTATCGACTAGAAGGTGATGCAGATAAATATGTCAAAATCATGCAAAGTTTCGATGACGAATATGTCCCTTATATCCATTTTGAAATCAGGGTAGATGATGATTACCTTAAATTTAATACGACGGTCTCGGAAGATAGTTATTCTAATAACCCCATGTTAGCTTACCGTCACCAAGGAGAAGACGTACGTGTTATATCACCATCAAGTTATCGAGTCGGTAGAGTGCTCTTCTCTGTTGTACGAGAAGTCATGTATGTATTGTTGACCAATATCCGATGACGTCATAGCACCCATAGAGGCTTCATGTAGAAGCCTCTATGGATATATGTCGCCTACACTTAACCTACGTGAGTTACTCATGATGAAAATACCTTTATTACCATCGATCAAAAGAGAGCGTAATAACACTAAATACTATCTAAAGAAGATCAAGGAAAGAGCTTATTGGTTGTACTATGATATCGATCATTTTCGCTACATGTTTAAGAGTGGGATATACTGGAAAGTAGAGGACTATGCCGTTCCGGCTCTCTTATTGACAAAGTACTTGAAGCTCGCGTTCACCTATCGGTGGTTACGCTGTAGCGGTGTCCCTTATTGCGAATGCTATCCAAATGAAGGTAGATACTGTATCGACATCAGCTATAGTCCTTACATTGGAGATACGGTCTATGCTTGCGTCAACATGGGTATCGAAGGAGATTGGTTAGAGTTTAGTATAAATAACCAAACACTTATCAGCTTCAATAAAAGACAACACACCCTCACCCTAGAGGGTGTGGAGATCCCATCAGGTCTTGATAAGTCTGACCATGCTAACAACCCTATCTATAATCTCTATTGTGATCCTCTAAAGGGCCTCCTATGGAAGCTACACGACTACGCGCAAGACTTCACCCAAACTTATCAGGGTAGACCTCGTGGTCCTATCGATAATCATTTCCTGATGATGTCAGATTGACATCACCACTCTACATCTCTGTATAGAGAGATGACCCCACTGTAGACCTAAAGAAAACACGGTCTATGGTGTTTTTTGTAAACTGTAAAACTAGGAGTATATCCATGAAGAAATATGTCTTTCACGACAGCGTTGAAAGTAAAGTAAACGTCTTTGACGACATGAACGCTTTGTATGAACAAGGGATCATTTTAACCAATGTTAGTGATCATAAATCCTGGATCACGAAGATCAACTTAGCGATGCGCCAACACATCTACACCTTAAAGATGCGTGACATCACATCAATGAATCATCCTCTACATCGTTATCATTACCAGAACATCTTTGGTATCGATGATCATGAAGTTAACGGTCATGTCTTTCGTGTGATATTAAAAGAGTATTCGAATTCAATAGAGAAACCCATAGGTCTCTTCTTCACTGTGAATGATGACGAGATCAAAGACGTACGTATTTCGCAGAATATCGTTTACAACATCCATCTCCATCATGAAAAACCTCCTCTTCCTTGGAAGTATCCGGAACATCTCTCATCCTGGTTATATGCGATCGCTAAGATGTACTATGATCTCTATCTGGGTAACTACCAAAAAGTACGTATAGATGGAGACTACGTCTATCCAAGACCTGCGGCACAGATCGAGAAGTATCTACTAGAACACTTCGTCGATGTCACACACAGTGGTAACATCGAAAAGATCGTAAAGTTCAAGACAGTATTACAAAAGGCTAGCGTTCTCTTACAGCATTTTGTTAATAATGCTAAGAACTATCGTGCTGAGCATCGCTATAATACAGATATCGGAAGATGGCAATTCTTGATCAGTGATGACAATGATGATCAGTGTTATATCTCTTATCACCACTGGTCTAACGATAAAGATAAAGGTGAAACGGTGAGTTTCGATATCTGTCTCCGTGATGAATACATCATCTATACCACTAAACATGAGAAACCGTATCTGGAGTACTACGATAATGGCGTATATACTGCTACCACAGATGATGTCCGGGTAGTAGGGAAAGCGATCACCAAGACTCTGGAAGAACAAGTGTTGTGGTATATCAGTTCTGGTATCCGTTGACATGAATCTAAAATCCTTGGGATATAGATTCGCTCACCATGTTCGCTATCTATATTCCATTATAAATGAAATATAGATTATCCCCATAGGGGTTGATTCAATTCTTATTTTCTATAATGAAAGATATAGTCCTCAAGAGACCTTACAGGGTCTCTTGAGGACTTATATGAGGTGTATGATGAATAAAGATATCATTTACGCAGGTAATCCTAAAAAACACATCATGGACCACTACCTTGATTTCCGTAAACTTCAAGAGTATCGTGAGGAGGATCATGTTTTTCTGAAGAGATTGAATAAAATCTATACAGAATACAAAGAACATAGCTGGTGGAAAGTAGAGAAGATGGGAAAACCCGTTGAGTTACTACACAAGCTACTCTTGAAAAGATTTGGTAATGATTTTAACCTCTTCTCTTTAAGACCTTGGATCGTTAGAGATAACCAGTTAATCTGTATCGATCTAAGTCATATCGATCTCTTCTCCTTTAAAGGGAGAAGAGAAGCTTATTTGACAGGCTATGACCACGACAAGTTTGTCTTTGAGGTGAATGGTGAAGAGAGGATCAAGTACGATGGAGACAGAAAAATCATCGTCGATGATGACTGTGATTTTGTCCATATGACCATAGAGAAATCTATCCATCCATGGGGAGACCATCATGTGGACAGGTCAGCAGGATATGTCATCTATGAATATGTCTCTGATGTCTTACGCTTGCTTAATTATGCAAGAATGAGATGTTTAGTAGAATGATTACACACGTCACAGATCTTAGATACACCTACCATGGGTGTATCTAGGTCTATGACATCTATTTTAATTTAAGGAGTCCTTACTATGGCAAAAGACAAATTTCACCTCTTCATGAAAGAAGAGCATAATGAGAAAAGTAACCTTACTCAGTTCTACAACCACATCTTAGAAACTGCTAAAGGGGTGCGGTCTCTTCGTGACGAGATACTAGATCAATACCCTCACTACAAGGAACTGATCGATAAAACCATCAGATCACTTACAGACATCATCTCTGGTAAGAAGGAAGATGAGCATTTCCTAATCAATCTCACAAGGCGTTACTCTGAAGGCATTAATTTCGAATATCGTTTCACTGATAATCATCGCGTATACGAATGTAGTTATTTTTACAGGCTACGCAAAGACAAGATCACGGATTTCATCTTAGATATCCATCTCCTGGCTAACAAACCTTTCAAAACACCACCTAAGAAACAGACTTACATTGAGTACAATTATTTCAGTGGTACTGATGAATACGTACTAACTTTGTTTGAAAATGAGGTTATTGAGGATAAATATCTCCATGAGGTATTCACCAAGTACATCTATCTCATCAAGGACATGACTTTACCTTTTGTTGATAAACTCTAGTCTAGGCGGCATATACCCAGGTACCCTATATAACAGGGTACCTGGGAGCTATGACGCATTTTCTTTATATCACATCCACTGATAGAATTTAGGATTCTTCGCATCAGTGTTAGAGATCTCAACGCCTATGGTGTCTTTCTTAGCGACATCACTAGAGAAGAGATCTGATCTTACTTGATCAAGATCAGGATCATCTTCGATCATCTCAAGCATCTCGTTCACTTTAGGACCGATGTCAGTACGGTAATAAGGAAGTCTTGGATCATCACTGTTGTTACTCTGACTGATCTGACCATTACTCTCTTTAAACATCGACCCTTGAGTACCACAAGCAACACATCCTTCTTCACTATAACCTTCACCTGTAAGGCTCATCAAAGTCTCTTCATCGATATCTACCCCCATGATCTTAGCGACCATCTGTGCAGCTTCAGTTGCGATATCTTTGGATCTGGTTGAGATATTGGGGACATCTCCTGTATCTAAGAGCACATCGATGACATAGACATCTTCGGTCTGTCCTTTACGATGCGCTCTCGCTACAGCTTGCACGTAGTCTTTATCTCTAAATGGGATATTGAGCATGATGATGGTGTTAGCCATGATGAGTGGGACTGCTGTAGAGAGCGACTGGAATGTAGCTACTAATGGATTAACAGCATCTTCTTTGTCAAAAGACTCGACGATCTTAGGGAGATCTTTGTTGGTTTCCCCAAAGACTACAGCGGGCCTATACTGATCCTGCATGAGCTTTGATCTTAAGGTAGTTACTACCTCAACAAAGGAAGTAAACATGATGGTTTTCTTCTTCGCATTGGTGAGTATCTCGTCTAGGGTCATGAGTCCAAGATCAGGGCCATAGTTGAGTGGGGTCAGTTTCATCGTTCCTAAGTTACTGGCGATATCAACGTTACATTGGGTTCTTGCTTTACCTAAAATAGATCCTAAGCATTCCCCCATGATAGTCAGATTGACATACTTGTAGACAGATTTCGCTTTTCTAAAAGCTTTCTTGATATCATTGGGTAACATCGGGATAATCTTGGTACGCTCGAAGGTATTGCAATACCGAGAGATATCCTTCATGGTGTAAGGATCCCAGCCTTTCCTGATGGTGTGTACTTTAGAGAGATAGTCATCGAGGAGTTTGATCTCCTGTGTTTTGTTCTTGATGGAGCTACGATAGAGTTCTATCCCATACTTGTAGTCTTCTTCAAAAGACTTCATGTTCTCTTTATAGTACTTGCTACGCTCTTCAATGAAAGCTTTCATCTTCAGTCTGATCACAGGTAATGTGTAATCATCACCATTTTTCAAAGTAACGTTAGCTTGGTATCTGTAGAGCTTGACATCAGAAACCACATCTTCCTTTTTCACCGTGTGAGAAAGGATACCGATGCGGTTAGCGAGGATATCAAGCGCTCGTTCTGAATTTTTACCAAAGACTGCTGCAAAGGACTTCTCACAAGCCTCATCAAAGAGAGGATCGATGCAGTGCAGGAGAGGGATGACTTCTTTACCTAGTGCTTTGATAGGGGTACCAGACATCCAGAGACTATAGTGTACGTATTTCTTAGTAAGCTCTATCAGGGATTGCGTTCTTTGAGAATTGATCTCGTTGAAGTTGTGACTCTCGTCAACCACCAAAGCCACCTTACCTAGATCACCGACATTGACCTTAGAGAGATACTCGAGGAACTTAGGTATGTATTCGTAATGGATGACGTAGACATGTTGTCCTAGTGTAGGTGGTAATCCTGATAATGAATGGAAGTACTTAGGAGTGTTCCTATATTTGTTATCTAAGGTCTCTTTCCAGACATCAATGACAGCATTCTTAGGGGATACCACGATGATGGTATCAGCTTTCAATGACTCCATGAGGATCAGAGATGCGATGGTTTTACCAGTACCAGGTTTTGCATCTAAGAGATGTCCTTTTAGCTTATACTTTAAAAGTCTGTCTGAATAGATATCCAAGTACTCTGACTGCCATGGTAAAGGAGATACTTTAAAGAGATTGACAGCATTTATATCAATAAGAGAGTTATCTACTCCTGGTTGAAATACTGCTCGAAGCTCAGTAAGCTCTTTGAGTTTACTGACAGCGATTCTTAAGGATCTTCTAGATACGGGTACCTTAGGCTCATCAATGAGTTTCTCTAAGGTATAGATGATATCCATCAAGAAGAACTTGTGGAACTTGACTGCGATGTAATTGGCGCTATGGAAGATGTTGTTACTGATCTTAGAAGTACCCCAAGCTTTGTTGATCGCATCTACCAGTCTGGATCCATTAAAGCCATGTAAGGTGATGTACTTGTTAGACTCACTGACTTCGATATTACCGATGACAGAGTTCCCTAGGGATTTAAATGTAGAAAATAGACTCATGGTTTCATTGTTCCTCTAAAACAAAATCAGCGATCGTACCTTTCAGATCCACTTCTGCAAGGTCTGTATAGATACGATCTGTATCCCAGAGATAGAAATCTGGTTTATCGAAAAGATACGCAATCAGTGTAGAGTGGGTGAACCTGTTCTTGGATTTCAAAGGCTCTACGGTTTCCCCATTGATAATGGATACTTGATCACGTAATGACTCACCATAGATGCCGTAATAAGGCTCAAGTTTATCAATGATTATATCACGCTCATCATCACTGTGGTTGATGTTGTTATAGGTGTAGACATAATCCATCTCGTAGTTCACCACTCGTGGATAGTGGATACTACCTTTTTTAACATCTTTGATCTGATCTGCACCGACTGCAGGATACCAGTATTTCTCTAAAGGGTTGTTGTAATCTATCCAACCAAGATGTAGACCATCTTCTCGATGGTCGATCAGAAATCCATCTGACCATACTAAGAAAGCATGATAACATCGTCTGTTGTGGATCATTTTGATCTCAGCAAGTGAGTCCTTGGGATAAGTGACATGACGGTTCATCATGACAAAAGCAATATAGAGTTTATGTTTATTCATAGCTCACCATACTCGAGAAGGATTTTGATAGTCTAACATCGAACAAGTGATCTTTCTCGTATCTTCAAATACCTCTTCGTTGACTTTCTCTATGCTGTATTCGTAGCTTTTGACTTTATCATTATACTCAGGTTTACCAGTAGTTAAGAACACCTGAGTGAGTTTATAGCAGCCTGCATGAAGGGGTGTATTTTTATCAAAGAAGATATCTCTATCGACTTTGATAAAGAAAACATAAGTCGTCTCAGTACCCTGTTTATCACGATAACGTCTGGTATGAGATTCAATAAAGAATTTACCGATATTGACAGGATGATAGGGTTTCTGGTCTTTCTGATAATTCACCAACCAATACTCTCCTGTATCAGAGGCATCATAGACCAATGACTTATTCGGTTTCAATGCTTCTTGATAGTCTATCGCGTAGATGTACCATCCACCACGAAAGACTACACCACTGTTGTCACGACTATTCATCTTAGGCATGGGGTGATAGTATTGATAATCACCATAGATCCCAGCGTATCCTACCATACAGCCATACAAGCTATCAGCGACACAGACTCTGGGCACAGTTCTGTCCTCACTGAAGGCTTGTCTACGACTGATGTAAGGAGACATCTCTTTTAACTGATGGTCTTTACTGATATGGATAGCAAAAGGATGGTTATCATCAGGGACTTTGATTTTACAGTTCTTCTGGATTTTATCATTCTGCATGCTGATAAAATCCTTCATTTCTTGGATACTCATGATTTTCACATTCGGTTGAAGTTCATATCCTTGAAGTTCTTTTCTTAAACTTTATCTAAACATAAGGAGTCTTATCCATGCGATTACATACAAACCTCTCTGAAGGTCCTGAATATGCCTTTGGTATCGTCCAAGGTAAACTACTATCCATGACAGATGCTACGATTAAAAAATCATCTTTTCAAGAGTTCTGTCAGACGGATGAATGGTATCTAGGACGTGAACCTTCTACCCTACAGATCATGCTGATCAAGGATAACCATGATGGACAGGTAGAAACCTTGATCATCGAGAAAACCCATGAGTCCAACCAAGATCCTATCCTCTATACCTTTATCTACAACCAGATGCAAGCAGGGGATAACACCATAGATCTTGAGAGAGTAGAAGATAGCAATATCGTCAGTATCACCATCACAGCTACCAGTGAAGAGATCCCACAGGTCTTCGACATTGAGATCTCTAAGTTCATCCAGGTGGATCTAGATGCTTTACCCATCGGTGGGCACTATAAACTCGAGCTCTCTTATTCGAGTAATGGGGTTGATGTGATAGAAGATGGTGTCTTTACAGAGATTGAAACTAAAACAGAGGAGTAATCCATGTACATAGAACTTAAAAGAATCGATATCGATGAAGAACAACTCTTAAAGAACCTTAAAAGAGATATCGACTTCTTGATGAAATTTGATCTTACCAACAGAATCTGTATTGGTCCTGATGGAGGAGTATTCACGCAGTATACAGCAGATGAAATCACTTGTGCTTATAGCATCTCCAATGAACCTATCTCTTTCTTAACGATCAGTTGTTACAGTAGCAACAATGAGATCTCTTATCGCCTGCGCTATCAAAAACGCTACGAGATCTATCAGATCACCATGTCAAAAGAAGAGGTGTATACCCACCTCTCTGAAGACTTCCTGACCTATCTTCAACACCACATCAAACCTAAGAGGTAACCCCATGATCATCACTTTAAGTTCGTATGAAAGAGAAGGATTTGTTAAAATAAAAACTGACAGACACTATCAGTTCTCATTAGAGGAATGCATTAAAGAAGAAACATGGCCATCCGTTATAGACGAGATATACTCCTTAATGGAAACCTACGAGTATAGTCTTGGTTATTCCACTAGTGTTTATACCGTAAAGAAATCATTAATCTTCTTTAATGAAGACAAGTTAGTATATACTGTCAATATAGAGATCCCTGATGATGACCAAGGATTTATATTAGGTGGTTATTTGAAAGACACTATTTTGGACAGTATCCTATCTGGACGTATTAAAGAATAAACCTTCTCAACATCAATATCAAGAGGTATCCCATGGGCAGTAAAAGACCTAAAGACAGTCAACTTCTGACACTCTCTAAACTCATCGAAGCAACCTATCATGAACAAGGAAAGCTTCCACCTTCTCAACACAATACTTTTTATAATGCTAGCTCTACGCTAGTCATGGATATCGATTATCTGTTAGCCAATGAAGATCTTCCATTGACAGTGTCTATATATAGACTAACACCCAGAGAAGTCATCTCTATCTTGCAATCTGCGACCATCAGACAGAAGTCTACTGAGGTCATGGCGATGATCAGACATTTCTCGCACTTGATGCAAACATCAGGTATCACGTCCCATGGTAGGTTCTCGATCACCCGTAAGACCTTGAATGATTCGTTCTCCTTCTATGTTTACTTCATCACCTCAGGTGAGGTGGATGAAGAAACAAGAGAACACGTCACCAAGTCTACTTTTAGGTATGGTGGTATCAAAGATCAATACTTGATCGAAGAAGTCGATCAGATCAGTATCGATAGTCTGGATGATAAACTCTTCCTCATGCGCAACATCAGTAAACGCTACGCTGAGTCCTATCGTTCATTTGTTGGGATCAACAACGGATACAGCATCGTCCACACCATGCAAGTCAGACCTAACCTAGATGAACATGGTAGACCTAAGTTCTCTTATAAGACACCAAAGCATGCAGCTGAGAAAGATATCAAACTCCCGAAGATCTTCCCCATCAAGGATCAACCACAGCGGAAAAGAGAAGCTCTGTTCTATGTGAATCTGATCACATCAGCCAATACCGCTACCGCAGTGTAGACGGCATACGGCATAGCACCCTACCCAGGATACATGTATCCTGGGTAGGGTGTATGACGTGTATAAATGACCGCAAGAAATTGCATTCTAAATTTATTTCAGATATAAATTATAACCATGATCTAAGGATCCCATCTGCCTCTTATCATTTTCAAACAAGGGGTGGGTGGTAGTGGAGTTGATAGTCGGAATATCAACTCCTTTATACCTAAAATAAACGGGACGATGTCCCAAAGGAATATATCCGATGAACGAAATATCAGTTCTCCCTTTATCTGCAATACTTGCAGGAGTAGTAACACTCCTAATGATAGGAATGACCTATCAGCAGATGTCGTACCTATCCATATATGCTAATTTCAAGCATAAGGTAGGAACGGCTATCATAACTTTACTAACAGTGTATCCAGGTTGGGCTTTTGCCTACGATATTGGTAGATCCAGTATTGTTGCTAACCTCACACTAGTCACCATTATCTTCGCTATCGTTGTCGTGCTGTTTGAAGCCATAAAAGACAACGCCGCGACAGAGAAACGCTACAGACAACAGATCCTGTACAAAGCACTTCATTACGAGATGCTGAAATCACAGGTAGAATCTCGATAACATCTAATAACTAAGCATTATAACTATCACAGAGAATCAATGTACCTACAAAACCCACCACCCAATACATACCACACATCCCTCACTATGGACTTAGTAGTTCTAGTGAGGGATGTATACTACACCTTTATTTTTGTTTAGACGCATAATAAATACCACATGACATAACACCCTACCCAGGATACTAAGTCCTGGGTAGGGTGTATGACGCACATTAATGACCGCAAGAAATTGCGATCTTTGGAGTTGATAGGTTCAATATCAACCCCTTTATACCAAAATAACGGGATGATATCCCAAGGAGTTAGTGTGGTTAGCGGTTTCTAACCACATATCATTCACATAAACGAGGTGAAACCTCGGAGGAGGTAAACGTACATAACTACATAGTTAACTATAACACCTACCAAATCGAGTGCGTGAGCCAAAATACACACTCTTTCATGTCAATAACCGTGGCATTGCCACAGGAGTATTTACCATGTTAACGATAGAGTTAACCTTACCGACGGCATTAGCTGTCATAGTAGCTGCATTAACAGCCGTAGTAACGATACAGTATTGTACGTATACATCGTCAAGCGGAACCCATCGTCAAAAGTATCGGGATAGACTGTTCTATCAAGCGATGCATTACGATATGTTCAAGGCTCAATTAGAAGCTAAATGAACTAATGTCACATAATAATTATTTATAATAATCCATGGTACTCTTGGAACCACAAACCAGTTTTATACATCATATCTCCCTGATACACCAATTACAGGTGTATCAGGGAGGTGCTATGACATCTACTTATTTTTTTGCTTATCGGGACATGTGAAAAATCACAATTTCTTTTTCGCGTGCTCAATGAAGTTCACCGTGACATCTTCTTCGATAAACAAGATATCGTTAGTCTCAGCTGTAAGCCTTTTCTTCAAAGAACAACGTTTACTGTCATCAAGCACAGTAAACGTGATGATGCGATCATTACCACCTAGACCATGCATGTCTACACCGATGACATCAAAGCCATACTCTTTGGTCAAAGAGGATAAGATCTCATTCGTTGCTACCATACCTGAGTCTAATTGACTGTTGATGACTTTGGTGGTAGCTTTAGTGATCTCTTGTCTTAAGGCATAGTTCGCATATACCTGTGGTCTTACTACGAGATCAATGGTCAGTCGTTGTGCTGCGTTGATTCTCGTTTGGATACCATCATTGTACATCACTTCTACTTGACCGAGTGTTGCTCGTGGATAGAAGTAGATACGAGTTTGCTCCAGTACTCTATCATTGACATCTTCCAGACTATCCACGATCCAGTCAACATAGATGTCGATCATGTTCTTACGATACTCTTGGATGACAGGATGATCAGCGATGAAATACACCCATTCCAGGAGCATCACATCAAGCTGTACTAAGATCTTTCTGTTGTTGATCAGTACTGGTAAGGAGTTCTTGAACTTGATATCCCCTTTCTTGTGTTTCAAGATAGGTTTGCCATTAGGTCCTAGTACGGTATCTCCTTTATGGTGTTTGATCTTGTACTCGACATTACCGTTATTGACAGACAGTGATGATGCAGTATCAGTATCCAAGACATCGTGATCATAGGTGAGATAGACATCTCTGTCCCAGGTCTCGTACACTTCACTACCAGCAAGTGTACGACATCTCTTCCATAGGGCATGTAAGGGATAGCCTAAAGTGATACGGATACGTTCATTGACGATAGCTTTTGTATCAGTAGGTAGTAAGAACTTCCCGAGTTTTCTATCAATAGGAGAAGATCGCCAGGATTGTGACAAAGCTTCATTGGTCGCAAATAAGATATCAAACTCCTCCATGAGACGTGAGGGTACGATACGATCATCCAAGTTATACATCTTCGCATTGGTAAGCTCGATGTAGTCAGTCTTTCTGACATGATAGTTAGTTTCGATGATGTATTCAAATACCCGATTCTCGCCTTCTTTACCGATGAATCTACCATTGATATACGCGTAATCAATCTCACCTGGTGGGATGAAAGCAAGTTGTGTATACATCTTACTGTCATCGATCCTAGCGACCATCGCATCACCTCTAGCTACCACTACTAAACGATAGCCTTTTTCGATACGTTCGATCTGGTAGTTGGTGATGGTAATTTGAAGAAGCTGGGTAGTATCATTACTGTCTACGAAGGATTTATTATCGGCTTTGGGATGATCAAGATAGTAAGCTCTAAAGTCAAAGACCCTTTCACTCATGTCTAAGACATAGTGGAAAGGACTACGATAGAGGTTCCTTGAGTTGATATTGGATACTTTCTCATCGGTAGGCAGTGCTAAGATAGATCTTACTTCTGATTTAGGCAGTATAGAGAGGATCCCTTTGCTAGACTCGTATACTGCTTCTGGTGAGATAGTGATCGCTTTTTCATTCTGGTAGACATATCCCGTTGCAATAAGACCATCTAGAGAAGTGTTTAGTGCTTCAATAGACGCTGCTGCTGAGGTAAGTAAACGTTCATTGCTCGGAGGGGGTAATGAACGAGATGCCAGATATGCACGATTGGTGACTTGGTCGATGTTCTTGATGATACGGAAACCATTGTCTTCCAGATAGTCTTCTATCTGGATATTAGAGATTGGGATATGTCTGATGCCTACTGAGTTCTCGATGACTCTTTCCCGCAATGCTTTAAAGGATAATGGTTCACGTCCTCCAGAGACAAGATCATTAGAGTATACGGTAAAAGTACCCAATTTAGGCATAGGAGCTGTATAAGCAGAACGATCTCTTCTGCCATCTATAGCACGGAATGTGACACTAAACTCTGTGGGTTCATATCCCGAGAGATCCATATTGACCTCACCTTTGGTCTCGTAGACATCCACTCTTATTTTAGTATCCAGATAACCTAGATCTGAGTATACCTGTGGGATAGAGATCCTTAAAGAGTTATCAAGGACTTTCAGTACTGCTGTAGGTTTAGCAACATCGTAGACATCAGGCGCATGGGTGGTCAACATCTCTTGCCAGACACTGTTTTGATCCTGATAGAAGACTCTTGCGTAGTAGTAATGATCCGTGAGATCTATCCTTCTATTGAAAGCAACTGCTCGAGAAACAGGAAATTCGTAGGGTGTCACCGTCACTTGAGTAAGCTCTAGACTAAACTGCAACCACTTGATATCCCGACCATGCGGGATATCAGATCTTTCAAGTCTGATATCAAAGTCCACAGTGTTGGTTTTAAGGACTTGGATAGGAGAAGCGATCTTGTGGTCTATGAGTATCTGGATACCCCCATGCTTCATCTCACGGATCTCAACTGGGTATTCCATGGTGTAAGTGGTACCACCGACTACGATGAAGGTATTTCTCGGGATGATGACTTTTCTAAGATCTGCATCAGGGTCATAGACCATGTGTGAGGAGACTTCATCTACCCGCATCAGGAAGTTAAATGTTGCCGTCGTTGGTAGCGCAAATCTCCCAATGTAATCTTTATCACACATGTGTAGATAAAGATCTTCTTCTGTCATCGCAGCTGCAGGATACTGCTTACGATTAAGATCATTGTCGTAGCTGATAAAAGCAGATGTTAAAACAGCAGCAGACTCAAGATCAAAAGAGAATGGAGAAGTAGGATCGATCTTATCAGGGATCTTATCCCCCATGATGTTTTTTAGATGTTCATAGACGGCCGCTTGGATCTTGAAAGGGTTCCCTGGGAAATCCTTAGTGTTTTTGATGATATCAGAGACGTATTGAAATTGTGACATGGATAGACTCCTGGAATGTAAATGGAGGGAGCTACGTTATCGAAGGTGGTGTCCTGATACAAGGATGTATCGGATCCACCATCCTGAGATATAAGTAGACTCCTTACAGTTTATCGACAAATGAGGAGAGGTTCATGAGTTGATTCTTTCTTTCCTCGATGATCTGGTTATTTCTTTCTACCCGAGGATCAGGGTTATTATTCGGGAATCTGAGTTGTTTCTTCAGTGCTTCTGCAGCAGACTGATAGATCTCTCGTGGTACCCACCACTCAAGCTCTGTGGTCACTGGGTTGATTCTGGGATAGCCATAGTAGTTTAGTACATCTACTTCTACCCGATCTAGCTTCACCAGTGTTTGACTACGGATAGTATTATCCATCATTGGGTTTGCCATAGCTACTGCTGTATTGAACTGATGGAATAATAAATCATCGTTAATAATAGAGCCTGCACACTGGAACTGAACATCCATAGTCGCCATATCACGGTTTAATGGTTCCTCAATGTTGTACTTGAAGATACTCCCTGTCTCTAAGGTGACAGGATAGCAATATGCTGGTGCCCAGATACCTGTGACGTAAGTCTTGGTATGATCCATGATAAGACGATAGATACGGCTAGTATAGTTCATCCTTCTTTGGATGATATCTGGCATGGAGGCTACGATCTTACCCATGTACTGCAATGATGCTGCTAGTATCCAGGAGTAGAAGAGTAGTAAGAAAGGATTACCATTCATGTTACGGAAAGTCGCTGTGACAGTGTAGGTTTCGTAGTTGTAGATGTTATCATCTATCATGGTAAAGACTTCTTTAGCGATTCCTCGTTCAGAGGAGTGGGTACCTGCGACTATAGAAGGTACACCTGTTAAGGTCTTTAAGGAGTTAGACAGTAGTGGAATAAAGACATTTTGGTTATCAATCAGTGGAGAAGATAACTGTTCTCTACTTTCTAAAGTGAAGTCTAAAGTCATCCTGACCCATTGTTGGATAGAATAAGGGATATTGGTGATCAGCTGGGCAAGATGACGATCCCGCATGGCGTTGAAGCGGGAGAGGTTCATGGTAGGTCTGACAAAGAAGCAGTATCCATTGTGATCTGCATGATCTGGTAGGTTGACTGCAGTCTGTCTGTGGTTAAAACCACTGAGTTGTTTGTCTCTGATGGTCGTGAGTTTCCCTCGACCAAAGCTTAAGAAGATCTCATCGATGTAGTCTCTGACCGTTCTTTGATTGTTAGAGATCTTGTTGATGACATCATCGATAGTGATTTTGTTATAGGGATCTGTTGCCATGGGAGTCCTGGTTAAGAAGAATCTATTTTTCCTAGTGATACCTTAAATAGGTATCACTAGGGATGTTCCACATTCGTATTCACTCATGTAGAGCACCCTGATACACCTATAGTGGGTGTATCAGGGATGTATGACGTCTAGTTCAAAAAATAGCTTGATGCATCCTAAATAAGATATAGCAGATTTTCTTGTAATATACAGTGACAGTCTTTTAGAGAAGATTTGTTTTTTTCTATGTCTCTTCTTTCTCAAAAAAGAAGAGATGAAACCTTTACTTTTATATAGGAATGGCTCAATGAACCCTACCTCTATCGCATTTGCGAAATCTACAGCATCTTCGCTGACTACGACGATCATGGATATCATCGGTTACTATAATCGTCTCCAGCAAAGCAATAAAAGCTTTGTCGAACAGACTAAGCTTGTCAGAATAGAACCGAGTTGTATGGTGGACATGTCGTTACGTGGTGCAGATATGCTTGCTGATCTGCATGCTACTCTGCTCAATCTCTTCTCTGGCTTCTATGTACAAGCGATAGCGATCGCCATGTCAGGCAAAGAAGTCAACGTCGCTTCTCAACTTGCACCATTTGTTATCGACTCCACTAAGATCGCCAATAAAGATATCAAGACTGATCTTGCAAAGAAAGTGCTGAACACAGTAGTTAATAAAACAGCTGAGATGGCGATGGCACAAGAAGACTTTACTGATGCTACCGACAAATACCTCAAACAGAAAGACTATCATGACAACCTAAGTAGCGTTGTAGCTCAGTCTGTAGAGTCTTATCTCGTTAAACAGAATAGCTATCAAGGACTGAAAGCATCCCTTGAGTCTTTGGATAAGAACTTATTTACTGGCAGAGTAAGAGATACCGTATCTCAAGAAGGCCGTGATGAGAATGTCACAGGGGTCAAGACGAGTCTAGATAGCATCTTGGATGATCGTTTCGCTGTCGGTAAGGTCGTCAATGTACAGATCTCTGAGACGAAGAAAGATGAGGATAAAGAAGTCACCAAGACCGTGATTGTTCCTATCGGTATCCGCATGATGACAGGATACGTCAGAAACAACCATCTAGTAGAGCTCTTGTCATTCGGACAGAAAGACATCTCTGAACTCGATCGCAAGATGGCATATAAGCTCGGTAAGATTGATTTTGTCAAAGACGTGATCTTCTGCAAAGATCTCTATAAGCAGTTTAGAAAAGATCTGATGCGTGATAAGACAGGATACTTGAAAGCACAGATGGAACGAGCGAGCGAAGTATCCTTATACAAGCTCTTCTCTGGTAAAGACAGTGGTGCACATATCACCTCAACTGCTATCTTAACAGAAGCGACTGCAAAAGCACTGGAACAGAACTTAAATATCTCTCTCGATAACTTCCAAAAGAGAAACCAACTGATGGAGATCACCGGCTGCATGATGCTCTGCGTGGTCAATGAAGACCATCGCATGGTGCGTATCTACTTCCACTCCATGGAGAAATACATGGATGCTTCTTTCAATGATCTTAAAGTTGCTGGGAAGAAAGAACCTGATATCACAGCTATCGCACAGCTTTTAGCGATGGGTCAAGTTCCCAGATTCTGATAATGCTGTTCTGAATAACCTTACGTATATACGGAGAAACTCCCGATGAAATTAAAAGAAATGCTCTCTTTGCTGATCCCGACCCTCTACAAAAGAGATCTGACAGATACGATCGTCAATGCTTTAAAAGAGCTGAAAGAGACCAATCTTGTCGTCTACCAAGATGCTGATCAGCAGTTTACAGGATACGATTTCCATTCAACTGAGATCAAAAGACTGCTGCCGACCTTTAATGTCAGAGTCAAGAAACGTCCTGGTAACATCATCACCACCACACATTTTGCTTTGAATAACTTGGTTGAGATGATTGAGAAGATCAGACCAATAGTTGAACGTAACTTCCAAGATGCTAATATCGCCTCTGCCATCACGTATAAGAAAGCACAATACTTACAACTGATCGATGCGATCAAGTTCTACATCAAGTACACCAGAGAGTTCTTGGATTATCTTATCATCGCAGAGACTGCTAAATTTGATCCTGGTAACACGATCAGTAAAAGACTCAATAAAGCACAGATCCAGCAAGTCGAGAATGGTTTTAACTCATTCTGTCTTCTGACAGGAGTCTTTGTACAAGATATCCCACAAGTGATGCGTCTTTTAGAAGAAGTCCCTGATGTACTAATCGTCCCTGAGAACATAGAGGTCGTAGAGTCTACTTTGGGAACTAACAAAGTCGATCCCTTAAGACTGAATATGTTCTACGACGTGAAACGCAATCCTTTCTACATGAAACAGATGCGTCAAGCACTGAAAGATCATCTGGAGTATGAGAAAGCTTTGGAAGAAAGAGAGCTGATCAGATTGAGACTGATCTACTTAAGAAGACAAGTAGAAGATGGGGGTGAAAACCAAGATCCGACACTTTCTAAACAGATCGAATATCTGGAAGGTCAGGTACAGGTACTACAGTACAAGATCGAGAAGTCTGAGAAAGCTTATCAATAAGAGGGTAGGGAATAATGCTTAAGATATACCCAAGAGGGTTTGTAGGACCAATACTCGATAACCCAGATGCCAAACCCAGTAAAAAAGAAGTCTCTATCGCAGGTGCGACCTTTAAGGTTAACTACGAGGAGTCTACCAAAGTCACCCCTGATAAAGAGATCCAATCTCTCTATCAGGCTTTCATTGAGAATGACTCATTGATCATGCGTTTTGATTTCAGAGAAAGAGTGATCAAGAAAGCCAAAAGGATGTTTTCTCTGGATGGTGTAGTAAAAGACATCAATGTCTTCATCTCTACCCAGATTGAGTATGGTAGCTTTGGTCGTAACCACAGTGAGTACTTAAAGAGATTACTAGAATACCTGATCCATGGGAAGATGCTCCTTAATCAAAACACAGATGCCAGACTCCTCATGGGTCAAGACAGTATCAAAGTAGATAAGTCTGTCTTGAAAAAGTCTATCGATGGTGTATTGAAAGAGAATAACATCAGAACCGTTACTGACTTTGTTCTAGCATTTGTGCGTAGACCTGGTGGTTATGGAGTATTGTTATCAACACTGTGGTTGATGTACGGGGATTTCACAGGAGCGCATGATGAGTGAAAGACTCTATGGTCGTGAGATCACAAGAGAAGCATTGCTCTCTCCTGATGATCTTAAAAAAGTCAATATCGAACATGATGAGACAGGAAGAGATCTGATCATCTCTCTATCTGAGGTGAATAAATCCTTAGAAGAAGCGGTGAATTGCTTTAACACATTGGTCTCTATTAAAGATAAGACACACTCTAGTGAGGCTTTCTCGGATAGTGAGAAAGCCATGATCTCGAGTATGATGCGTACTTTCTATCAGAGATGTCCTGATGTGATCAGATCACAAGAAGGTTTTGTCGATAACTTTGATGACAGATCTTTCTCAAGATCTGCTGATAAAGTATTACTCATTATCACAAACGTTCTAGATGTCTTCTTAAGTATCCTGAGAAAGTTCTTCTTGTGGATCAAAAGTGAGTTCACCGATACAGGAAGGTATGTTGATAGACTAAGAGCTAACATCGCCAGGATGTCTAGTAAAGACATCCATGGCTGTGAAGTAACGTTTACTGGAAAAGAAAGTGCTTATTTTACTATCAAAGACAGTAGTGGTCAAGAGACTTTTGATCCACTGGATGTGATCGCAAGATATCGTAACCTACTTGAGCTCTACATCAGTGATAATCACGTCACTGAGAATATAGCATCAGCGATGTCGATGACGACCAAAGTCAGGGCTTATGTAGATCTTTATATCACACCTGTGTTCCCAATAGTCAGTACGAAGCATAATCCTTCGACTGACTTATACGAGTATACCGGACCAGATCTTCCTAATGGTTACAGGTTAAAAGCAGTGATGCCAGACACGGGACATTTCAATCCAGCTACCGATAAATCGATCAATAAGCTCAGTTTGTCTGATGCGATGATCATGGAGACGAGTAAACCGAGTATTGGGGATACTACTTTGACCTTAAGTGATATCCAGTTGGAGCAGTTATTTACGGATCTGAAGTCTTATTCTCGTTTTGGTAGTCAAGTGGTGAACTACACAGATCGTATCTACACTGCTTTGGACAAACTAAGAATGTCACTGAGGAAGTTTAAGCTTAGCGAGTCTAATGCTACAGAGACCAGTGATCTTAAATATCTCTCTTTCAACATGGCAGCAATCTCTTATATCACGAGAACCATCAAGCAACCTTTCTTTGATCTGTCAAAGATGGCTTCTTATTCTGAAAGAATGCTGCTTACTAAACTCATTCATGCAACTAAATCTTAAAGGAGGATTTATGGCAGGTCCGATATTTCTTGGGAAATCCTTAGAAGATCTTGATAGTGAATACGGTCAAGATCTCAAGGAACCGACCATTTATGATGATGCTTCTGAGGTCTTAGATTCCTTAGAAGCTTATAGGGGGCTGTTAAATGCCTCTTTAGAAGAAGGTGGACTGAGTCGTGATGGCATCAAAGCCATCATGATCCATCTTAATGCTATCGCCAAACATCATCCGGTAGAGCAGTATAGCCTAGAGTCATTTGACTTAAGCTCTAATAAAGCAGCTACCTTAGATGCGATAGCAAAGATCACTACGATGATGGATGTGTTGTCGAAGTGATCTTGTAAACAAAACGTTTTGTTCAATTTAAAATAGGAATTGTAATTATGGCTGGTATTTTTAGCTATGGTTTAGGTCTTGAAGATCTTGATGAAAATAGAGCAGAAGCTCTGGTAGAAGGCGATACTGTCGTTG